TAGAACATAGCAGAGTCGAACTGCTGACCACGATTATCAGTCGTGTGCTTTACCGTTAAGCTAATATTCTATAATACAAAGCTGCTACTTGGCCCTCTTCAATAGGCACTTCACATTTAAGATTGACTTTCTTCCTTAACAGAATACTCGCTCAATACACTCTGTAATATTACACCTACAACGATAAGCGGTAACATGAATTGCCCTTATCCCTTCGACAGACGGAAATTTGCTGTCATCCCTTTTCTTCTTCTTGTCCCTCGGTGTAGTGGGCAGAGCTAGATTCGAACTAGCGAAGCCGTGAGGCGACGGAGTTACAGTCCGCTTGTTTTAACCACTTACCTATCTACCCAAATGAATTGTTTCAATTATACAAAAACAGCGGCTGGATGTCAAGCCCTCCAGCCGCCATATTAACAAATTATCGTATTAAGCAGAAAGCGGCGGGACTTAGCAGGCGTTCCCGTCGCCTTGATATCGTTGCACATCGTTGTGCTTATTTCATTTTTTGTGTACGCATTTGCAGTTATTCTTAATATACTATTTGTTTACTGCATGTTCTTTATTACTAACCATCTAAGTGACTTCAATTTTTGTAATATCTTAGCGGGTTTGATAACCAGTTTTCCTTCTGGGATATGATATATGTTAATACCATTAGGAGATAAGGTTGTGCGCGTACACTTTTCATCTAGTTTATAAAATCAAAATAGTGACGCCCAATCCAACCGTTGCTGGGTTTCAGTGGATTACCACCATCGAGAGTGTCGGTTTCGACCAATATTCAAAATCCGCCCAACATAGCCTTCATGGGCTATCTGGGTTCTGGTCGCCAGTAATCCGAATGGCGCACTCTCAACCGCCTCAAACAAACAAATCCGTTGCTTGTGTTTTCTGGCGCACCTCCTGACAGTTTACATTTGAATGCAATGCTGTCACTCAAGAAGAGCAGTGCAATATAACCCAGAATAACATCATATACAAATATCATCATAGAGTTCACCACTCTCCTTTCTTTAATTGAATGCATATTGCATTTTAATACATACACAACAATGTTATGCATATATTAAAGCACAATAGGGAGCTGAGCTAGGTCATTCTACCAGCCACAACAGACCATGTAAATGTCGTGGTTCGCTCAAGTAGTCTTGGGGATGGGGTTGGGAAGTATAAAAGTTTGTCGATGATATGGATTTTCCATATTCATTGTAATGCCGTTAGGCATAAGTCGGGAGCGCGGAATCGAACCGCAATGAAGGATGGGTTTTCACCATAGTAATAGTCGATGTGATACTTAGCGAATATCGCACATAACACAACTCCATATTTTAAATCTCACCGCTCACAAGCGGCTGCTTGCCACAGCCCACTCCCGCTAGTTAGGCGTACCAGACGAGCCATAGGCTCGCCCTCAATGACCATTGGTACACCAAAGACAGAGAGTTGGGGTTACACCAACGTAAGTCTTGTCATCAACTTATACACTTTCATCTCTTCGTTGTTGCTTACTGGGGGATTGACAGTCCTCAACTCGAAACAGCAATGATTTGACGTGTTCTCTGCTTTTTTTCACATGTTGACTAGACATGCTACTTACTGCCCGCTCGTTTTCGATATGTGTCTCATATCTGGTTCAATTAGCAGTACCTGTTATCCAGTACATAGTATGAATGAACAATGGTCAAACAAGGGACTATGCCGACTGAAACAGTCTCCAACCAGGCGCAAAATGGAGAATCCCAGATTTGAACTGGGGCTATTTCCTCTGGTGTCTAGGAGCATATTGCTCACCCAATCGAAATTCCTCACAGGGCTCTAGCCAACTGAGCTAATTCTCCATAATATTATCGTTAGGTAATGATTCGCAGCTGGGGTTTCACCGCCCCAGCCACTTGTGATAGTTCGTTAGACATTTCACCTACTGTCTGCACCGACGAACTCGGCCTCCTTACGTCCTCTGGTGCATCTCGGAGTAGCTTCACTAACCATGGTATAGTGCCAGATTGCTATGCGTGGACCATTTAGGGCTCGAACCTAAGGCCACTCGGTTATGAGCCGAGCGCTCTAACCAACTGAGCTAATGGTCCAAAATCCCACCACATGTACCCGCTTGACTCTTGACCTAACATATGAACTTAATCACGGAATAGGGAACATCAAGCCAACAACTCTGATTTGTTACACTCTCGTAGTAACCACGGCATCCGTTTAACTTTTAGCAAGTTCCATGCTATTTCGGCTCTACTCTTTCTGAATAGTACATGTCATTTCTGAGCTCATAGACATGTACCTGACCGTATAGGTCAAATCGGAAGGGCGAGATTCGAACTCGCGACCAACGGTGTTATCACTTGCAGTTACCCGTTCTAAGGCAAGAAGCTCTGGCCTCTGAGCTACCTTCCGTTAAATTCTGTTAACGTACAGAAATGATAGAAACGGGAATGACCACTTTATTCGTTTTCCAAGCAGATACTTCTTCGTAGTATCAACATATCTATGTAACTTCTTCCTACTGGCGCAACATCTAACTGGTCAGGCATATGTTTCGGTACTCTTGTCGAACTTTCGCGTTAGGCCTCGAAAGGCCACTTCCATACTCATTGTCCTCAACCTCCTGGCGTCTTTTACAGGCGTGCGTATTACATAGCTGGTTTAGCACTTCAACCCAGCGGAGACTGAAGGGTTCGAACCTTCGCTGCCCCTTAGGACACTAAAGACTTAGCAAGTCCTCCTCTTCAGCCACTTGAGTAAGTCTCCGAATTTGGTTATTTCTTTGACGTGAGGTTACCACCCTAAATAAGTTTATTTGAGATAACTATTCAGTAAAACTCTCTTATTTTTCCATGCTAACAAGAAAAAGCAGATTAGCCATCGCTGGTGTTCTCAGAGACGTAAGCTCTATGGATGTCAACCCATAGCTCATGAATCCTTACGATTAAGGTTTTGTTACAGCTAAGACCTTTCTTCTTAGCGGTTTACAGTTTTCCTTCTGTTGTCTTACTCTATGTACACATAAAGTAAAACTCGTGTTAAGTACACGAAAAACTGCATAGGCGGTGTGATTGTGGATAAGTTTGCCACCTACCAAGGTGTGTTGATTTTAAGATTACCTATGCTTAACCTTAGCGGAGTAAGTAAGATTCGAACTTACGGTCCCTTTCGGAATCACTGGTTTTCAAGACCAGCGCCTTAAACCACTCGGCCATTACTCCAAACCATAATCATGAGATACATGCGTTGTTCCCGCACGATACAACTTTGTATTACGAGCAACTAGGCCCACCGTCTGTACTGCGGTTCACTGTTGGATTACCTTCGTCTCAACTCATGAATATGTTAGGTCTGGTATAAATACCCTACCTGATTCCGTAATGTAGCTTTGACACCACACTACAGCTTAATCTTCGGCTTGTACGCTGATTCAATATCATTGCCAATACCATGTTACCCAGGAAGAATGATGAACTGGGTACGCCATACGTAGACGTAAACCGACGATGCCCTTGTGCTAATTTCTTTAAGTTTGCGTACTGAAACTTCTGGCATGTTAGAACAAATATGTAACGCATAGCAGAACTTGTTTACTCGCACTTACTTAGTCCCCTGCTACTTAGAACCTTGTAAGTTAAACATTACTGCCTACGAATAAACATCAGCCCCAAGACGGGCTCGAACCGCCGACCTGCTGATTACAAATCAGCCGCACTGCCAACTGTGCTATTGAGGCGTTTAATCCCCCTGTCTGTGACAGGGGGAGAGTCGAGGTGACAGGGCTCGAACCTGCGACGTCTAGTTCCCAAAACTAGCGGACTGCCAACTGTCCTACACCTCGGTTTGCGGGTTGATGAGACCCGCGCTGTACCTACAAAATACTGAAAGGATGGTCTCTTATGACCTAATATATAACTAATGCCTGGTTACCCAGTTCGTTATACCTTTGTTTTACAAGGTCTTTGTCGTATTCCACAATTCCTTGCAATGGGTCTGCAATAATATATGTATCTTCAGTGTATCCAATCAATACCATACAGTGAAATGGAGATGTCCATTGAACAGTTTCACCATTGATAATCCATTTGGTAGTTGGATAGCTTGCTTTCATATTGATGGTAGCCCATATGATAACGGGAAAACCATCGTTTATGTATTCAAGCAATGAATCGAAATCTTCTGTTGATGCATCATATATCTTGTGAGTCGCTAAGACATCATCAAAATATTTATTTGCAGCCTTTATCAACACTGGTGCGTTAGCACCATAAGAGCGAGCACTTCTAGGGTTTCCTATGAAAGCCTCGTCGGGGTGAGTTTTACCAACCTCTCCTTGTGGCAGATACTTATCAGCCATAGTAAGTTTGTCGACATTATATCCCATGTAATTTAGCACAATGGTTAATGCAGTAATTTCACAACCTGTAGGTAATTCAGGTTCTTGCATAATGTTATCTACTGCCAATTCAACAGAACGAAAATGAGTGTAATCCATCTCTTTTTCTTTTACTTTCTGTACTACTTTGACAGGTAGGAACCTATACGGAGTGCGCAATCGCATAAAATCGAATTGCCACCATAAAGAACTTATTAGTGTCGTAATTGACACTAACCAAACAAGTGGTTTCATACATATACCTCCAAACTACAAGAAGATAAATGGAAACCCGCATTGATTTAGGGAAAGGACTGTACCACGGCTCAATACGGAAGGCCTTTAATAGCATGATAAACAACTACTATAACCAAAACAACACCATTATTAACCCGTTAGGGTTAATTAGATTATATAAAATGTAACATGAAATGTCAATTACTCTTTTAATAAATCTCTCATTTCTTCGTCTTCGGCCTTGTAAGTTGCTGGTTTGCATACATTCGGTGGCATATTGGAACCATTTTCCTCACCGTTCGCATCTTCGTTACATGACATGATAGCATATAACTGCTTGCCGTCAGGAAGCTCCATATCCATTTCATGAGCAACCTTGGATACTGCGTGTAACAGTCCCAACAATACCAACGCTGGTATTGGCTCATTAGTACAGGAAGCTTTCCATGTATTGAGGATATCGTCACCAATCTGCTCTTCCAGTTCGCGTAAAGATTCGATATTGTAATTCTTAAACGGCCCTAAAGGATTGCCGTCAGTCATCTGTAACGACGCAAAGGTAAATGCCTGCAAAGATGCAAAGACATTGATGTACTTGGCCTTAAAGTCTTCTTCATACTGGCCATACTCAATAAGTTCACACAACATGCTAACAAAAGTTCTTTCGAACTGTATCTGCGGTGTAAGAAGCATTTGCTCCTCAAGAAGACGGAGTGCTAATTCTTCCTTCTGAGTAAGAGTGCCAGTTTTTGCTTTCTTACGGAGCTCCTTGTAGTCGCCAACAGAAAGCTCAAGTGTCTCAACAGGTGCATGTTCCATTGCCTGTTCAATCATTGCAATAACGGCTTCCTCACCCATTTCGGCAACTAATTCTTCAATCGTCACACGCTCATGTGTATGAGGATTATAAAAGGCAGCGGTTACTCCCGTTGCCTCTGAATGCATTAGTGCCTGGATATATTCGTGTTTCTCTTCTGGTGTAAGCTTAGCGAAATCTTCGCTACTCTGAATGTCTTTAATATCCATAGCTACTTCCTTTCTTATACATTTGGTATTCTGGTCTTCGGACTAACCTCACTTAACTTTTTCATGTTATGTGTGAGATAATCTTTATTTTCCCCGACAGGGGAATGACCATTAGGTGCGTTATAATTCAAACGCTCTTTAACCTTTTTCTCCTCTGGTTGATGCGGTCTCTCACATTTAGCAATCATGCGTAAGTCCGTAATCTTAGTGATAAGTTCACGAACCTTTTCACGCTCTGCCTCTGGAGCTTTACGCATCACTCCATTGAAATAGTTTTTATCAGTGATAGCTCGTTCAAGTGTACGGAAAGATTCCATCATGCTTTCGTAATCTTTCTTTACACAGAAAGAGTCTGCGGCATTGATAACCTTTTCTAAGGTTCTAATCAATTCTCCGTCGGTCTTACAAGTTAATAACATGTCTTTCATGAATGGACGAACCTTATTGAAATAGAAATCACTGGCACTCACCTCAAGATAGCCTTTTGCTTCTTTCGCTACTGTGTCATATGTTTCGTTTGTAATAGCCATGTCGTTATTCCTCCTTAAATTTCTTTCTCGCGGATAAACAAGAGCCATGTGATATCCTTGTCGGATATAATGTCACCAGTGTTCTTGTCTATTCTCATGTACGGAAACTCCTGTCTGAATGCCGCCTCAGCAGCCTTACGGGTTGCTTTAACATCAACAAATATTTCGTCTCCAAATGGCTTTGCTTTTGTCATAACATAAACTTTCATAGTTTAGTCCTCCTTGTTGTCTGAAATAGCCTCGTCGTGTTGGTCTCTGCCAACAGTATACATATGTAATACCTTGTTGAATAAATCGTACTCAACTACCATATTACAAAGAATTGGTAAGAATCGACTGGTAGTATGGTCGCCTCGAACCGTTGGGTTAATACATTCCATAGGATTGCCATCCTTACAAGATTGACAATTCCCACATGGCTGTGGGTCTAACAGAGCAGGAATAACATCAGAAACAGTGGCGGTTCTGGCTTTCTTCACATCAGTTAAAAATTCCTCTTCGGTATCATACAGATAAGAAGCCAGATGAGATAAGGACTTAGCGACTGCTAAGATTGCAACACTGATATTAAACTTGCCTTGTTCTTTGACAATGGATTCAATCAGTGTTGAAGATATTTCTTCAGCCACATCGTTTGCCTGTTTCTCCATTTTCGCGTACTCTTCAAGACCAGCTTGCATCTTCTCGTCTTTCTTGAGAGCCTCGTCGATATTAAGTTTCATAATATTCACCTCTTTCAAGAACATTATACCTCAAGAGAAACAGAAGTGCAACATGATATTACAAAAGGTTTATCCCTCTCCCAGCGAAAACTCACTGGGAGAGGGATAGAGATGACGCTCTTAGAACGGAGCAGTTGCACCAGCAGGAACAAAGTTCGGGTCTACAACAGGTGCTGGCATTGCGGTGAATGCTTCAGCAGACTGTGCAACCTGTGCTACAGGAACAGTCTGAACAACAGGTACTGCCTGCGCTACAGGCTGAGCAACCTGAGTGGATACAACAGGAATAGACTGCGGAACAGTATTAGCAACAGCAGGTGCTACCTGTGCATTTGCAACAGGCATAGCCTGAGCAACAGGCTGAGCAACAGTACCGATAGGAGTAATGGATGTTACGCCGTTACCAGAACTCTGCTGAGCATTGTTAGCATTCGGGTTCTTATCAAGGAACTTCATGCTGTTAACAACGAAGATGGTGTTGAAGTTGTTCTCAACATCGAACTCAACCTCATACAACTGACCGCCGATGTTAATCTGCTTGGTTACCTTACGGGTATTGGTGTAGTTCTCAAAGTTACCCTCAAGCCAGAGATGACGGGACTGTAACTTGCCGTTCTCCTTGGTGCCAGAGCAGTGGTCTGCAAATGCCTGAGCCAACTTACCTGTGAACTTAGCCAACCAGTAATCGGTTGCGTATTCGCTGATGGTCTTGCCGTTCTCCTGGCGTGTAACCTTATAGTCACGGTCAACAGCGATTCTCACAAGGATATCCTTGCTTTCATAGGTGCCGTTTGCACCCTGGTGTACTTCAGTTCTTAAATCACGCACAATCGCAACGGTGCGACAATCAAAAGAGCTTCTGTTCATAGTATTACCTCCTTATAAAAACAGTTAATAGTTATGCCTCTAGTTCAAGGTGGAAGAGGCTAAGCCACACTATGTTTGTGCCGATAGGCACAACAGGTGAATATTGCTATTCATTGACGCCCCGATAGGGGCGATTAAGCATGGCATACATTGGTCTGATTAAGAGTAACAACACTCGCAAGAGCGTTAGCGATGCCTCTTATCAAATCAACGATACCGTGTAACAGCGTGCCAGCGATATTGATAACCATGTGTCCAGCATTGCATACGGCACTAATGGCAATACCTAAGATATCGCCAACGGTTCCCAGAGCCTTGGTGAAAAAGTTCTGAGCCAGTTTCTTCGGCGGAACATTGTACTTCACGGCAGTCTCATTGATATCTTTCTTAAAAGCCTCGGACTGCATGTACGACTTAAGATGGTTCAAGAAGCCTTTCGCCTCTTTCTCTTTAGCCGTTTCCTGACACGGTACTTCTTCAGATAAACCGCTCATTGCATTGTTAAATGCCTCTGCGGTACTGTGCAATACCTGGTCAAGATTTCCACCGTTACTGCCAACAGGACGAACAACACAATCAACGCCCTGAATAGTTGAATTCTGCATAGTAAAACCTCCTTTTTAGATTTCATGCTATTTACTGGCCGATAGGCCAGTGAATTAGAATTGAGTACAATCCTCTCCTGGAATATTTGAGGATTCATAGGCAATCTGCCTATAGTACTCCGCTACTTGCTTTTGCTCTTGATATGCCTCTTCAAGTGTTTGTGGTTTCTTACCCAGTAAACAGTCGATAGAGTTCGTTTCATCGTTCCACACATAAACACTAGATTGCTCGACATCATAGTTCTGTTCGATGTCAACAATCGTGTTGTGCCTCTGAATCATACTTAACGGACTGTTAAGCCGAACAATCTTTTCGGATTGTTGATTGGAACCATTTGCATTCTTGGAGATATAATGGATACTTCCATATCCTTTATGGACGATAGTCCCCTCGATAGTTTTTAAATGGTTATAACCACACCACTGGCAGGTAACCCGCTCCTCTTCGACTACATAGTAATGGTCTTTCGTAGCGGGTAACCCACATTGAGGACAGTCAAGAACATCAATGATGACGCTTGACATGTGACATGCACCTCCTCTTAGTCTAAAGCCAACTGTGCATTGACTTTGTGTTCAAATTCCTCACCATAAGCCTCAATAAGCTTAGATTGAGTATCTTCAGTTAAGGATTTAAAACTGTACAATCCTGCACTGAGTATGTATTCGATTACCATGCAAACTGCTACCTCTGGTCTTGCCATAACTTTATACCTCCCATAGTAAATAGAGCACTACCACCTCTTTGCTCGCATACTGGTTTTTCTCCTTTCTTTGCAATACTCGCTATTGAGTAACCAGTCCCTTAATTTTCTTTTCTCGTAAAGAAAATCTATAAAAAAGAAACGAATTTATCACACATGCCCCGATAGGGGCATGGGCTTAGCATAACTTAAAGCTTGTCCTGCTATCTACCACGATAAATCTGTCGTCAAGTATCATGGATAACCATGGCTTAACTGTTTGTTCCCAGTTAAGATGTCCACAACCACAACCTGGTGGTGTGAGATAGCATTTGTGAATGCCAAATTTGTTGCACATCTCAACAAGCTGTTCTGCCGACTGGCAGATAAGATTGATATCACTATCCTCTTTATAGTGATGTTTAGTTGGGAACGAAAAAACAGTAAAGTGAACCAACGGTTGGTTAACATAAGCACGCTGATACACACCTAAATTAAAGGCACGATTGCCATATTGCTTAAGGTATCCGCCTAATTTCTCGGATAAATGAAGCATTTTGTTTGCCTGTAAAGCAATGCCAGCACCCATAACGGCATGTCCGTCATTCTTGACAATGCCGTTAGTGGTAACACAAAGAGCTTCTGTTACAGCAAATGGATTTGGCTGTTGAGGAAGCTCAAAGATGTTATAATTTCCTCTTAATTCAATCATTTGAGTATACCTCCAGCTTTTCAAGAATGTAGTCAACAACATGATTATCTGGTATGTCATCAACACAATTAGTTTGTGCATAACAGATATCACATGTAGGACAATCTGCACAGTCTCCGCCCTGACATGTATTACATGGACAATAACTTTTTGCCATACAATCACCTCTTTCTCTTTTTCTTGCATTTAGGACAAACAAACGGAGTTGTGGCTGACACATTGCCAGCCTGAGTTCTTACAGATAATCCTATTCTGGGAACAGGACATTTGCATTTATAGCAAAAGTTAATACTAACAAAAGGTTTAATCTTCATGATTACCTCCTTTAGCTAAAGCTTCATAGATTGTCGATACATAATCTACTTCGTTCGGATATTTTTCACGAACAAAGTTTAATAAATCATGAGTACCATTATATGGTAAGCCACTATGATTAAATTCGTTTACTATTTCAAAATATCTGCTTGTATCTGGCATACTATACCTCCGTTCTTCGTTTGATACCGACAATTGGTTGTGTTATACCCGCTAGGGTAAGTTGTCTGTGCGCTTTACGAAAGATATAATCAAGGTCTTCATTCGGTTTGATAGTTCCGTCCTCCAACAAATGCTTATTAGGTATCCATACATTTTGATTAGTATGATTAATGGTAAAGCGTTTCGCATTATAGCCCTCATAATTTCGTTTAATGAGATGTAATGGAATAGATTTGTAATATTGAATAGCAGTGTTGTATTTCATGATTCCCTCCATTTCAGTTCAGAAGCCTCGTCGAATTGAAGCCGATTAAAAAAACAAAGGGCTGGGCGTAAGCCCAGCCCGTAGGGGTGATGAAGCCCTTGGCAAGAAAGGATGGTTCTTTAACCACTAGCACGCCGTTAGGCGTGCGTCCTCTTACAGCCACTGACCTCTTAGTGTTTCATTTGACAACTGGAAAATAGATTTGTGATGCTCATGAGCATATCTCAAACATTCAGCAGTGCCACCTCTTGTGGTTGGCAACTGCCAACCGTAGTCTGGATAAAGACCGAAGGTAGCATCAGTATCATCAACCATTGCATGATTGCGTCCATATAAAGCATCAACAACCTCTTGCTTGTTAGCAGTATTGATGTGCCGAAGGACACGCACTTCATCTGCAAGTCTTAACATCAGCTGATATTCTGCTTTGGAGAATAAGCCTGTGTCTTTCCAGGCTTTCTCCTGTCCCTCAAATGGAACATAAACAATGTTTTGAACCTGATATCCCTCACGCTTCAAAGCATTTACTGCCCAGAAAGCTAACTGGTCAAAGCCCTGGGCTCCACCAGTTACAAATGTCGTGTAACCGCTGGCAATATGCTTACGAAGAGCATCTTTAGTTGCATCAACAATAGGGATATATAAATCATGATTGTACCCATGAAGGTCTTTGGGTCTGCGCCCAGTAAAACACATTTTCATAGTATCACTCCTTTATCTTTAATGCCTTGTATAGTTTGCACTCATCATTCTCTTTATCATAATGCTTACAATAATAACAAGGAAACGAATCTGTAACGCCATCCTCTTTGGTGCCGAAACAGAACATTCTGAATATCCATTTCTTGATTGCATTCCACATATGCACACCTCCTAGATGAGAATATAGCTCCCCATGCGACGACAGTCGCACAGGGAGCATAACAATGTTAGTCAGCTTCACCAACAACTTCAACGATGATGTTGGTGAGACTAGCATTGGTTTCCTTTACAGGATTGTTGATATCGTTGATGACACGAACCTTAGCGTTGTTAAGGTCAAAATCTGCACCAACAGGCATCAGAGCACCGACAGATTCATTGTTTACACGGGTAACAACTCTTCCATCAACCAGCACGATGTCAAACATCAGACCATTGTTGTTGACTGTATTCAGCCAACCAGCAGGAGTCTGTGCTGTATGGTATTTGAAACCATAAACACCGATGATGTATCTATTACCGATGGTAATGTTACCCTTACGCTGTGCAACAGTGTTGTCAACGGTCTTATGCACAAATGCATAAGGTCTTCCGTTGATAACCTGAATCGGAACATTCTCCTGGTCATAAGCATTGATGTTGATGTACTTGTTGCCATTGACATACATTGCCTTGTCAATGATGCATACGCTTTCAACAGATGCAGGCAGACGGAACAACTCAAACTTCTTGTTGTTACGGGAGAATACAGACAGTAACTCATCAAACATTAACCATGCATAGCTTAAACCATCGGAAGGTTTGCTATTCTTGGTATATGTTGCAATGTAACTAGCAACAGCAACTAACTCTGGAGCAATACCCATTGCTTCAGCAAGGCTGTATAAGCCATCGTTTGCACGGGAGCCATCATCCAGCTTAGTACCATAAAGCTCAATGTCCTTAATAGCCTGACGCACATCGGTTAATTCCTCACCGCTGTAATGCTCTTTGAGCTTGTACATATTGGTGTTGTATGCCTGCTTACGCTCTGTAAGATAAGCAACAAGAGTGGAAACCTTGTTGTTAGGCATCATGTACTGTGTCTTAGTAATTGCAGTAACCTCTTCCTCGCTCAATAAAGACTGAAGCAAGAAAATCTTATTGGAACCATTTGCCAGCTTGTCGGTGATATCCTCGGTAACCTTAACAGAGTAATCATGTAATCTACCCAAAGGAGATAAGGAAGTATACTGATTCAGCATAGCGGCAGTGGAGATACTTCTTTCCAGAGTATCCTGTCTGGTCAGTAAGTGCTTCGGTGCAAATACAACCTTAACAGCTTCGATGAAATCTTTACCAGAAACACCCTCAGCATAGACGCCAGTCTTTGCACCGTCAATCTCTCTGCCCTGTAAGATTCTTAAAATCTCTACAAGACCTAAGAAATACTTTGCAATATCCTCAACTTGCTCGAATGTATATGTGCCGATGATATTACCCTCATTGCTGAAGATTACATCGCATGGCTCAACATTACGCACATGGAATCTCTGAGACTTAATATCAGTGTAATGCTTGTTGTATCCCTGGCGTGTAAGCTGGCATTCAACATAGCCTTTCATCAAGAAAGTGTATCCACTATTGCCATCTGGCTGTTTGTTTGGAATGTAATTCCAGCCTAAGCCCTTGCCAAAGGAGCGTGGATGAAGCATGGTTATAGACTGACAACCTAGTCTCTTTGCAAAGTGTACAGATGCTACAAGATGATTAGCAATATCCATAGCACAGGTAGCATAGTTGGTGATAACGCCAACTCTGGACTGTACGGCAGTATTGGTGAGATGTTCAATGAGTGTAGCTACAGAGAACTTAACCTTCTGAGCATCCTGACCTTTCTCCCATACAACATACGGAATGTCACGCACACCATCAACGATAATCTTACCAAAGAAATTGTCATCGGTTACAATTTCACAGGTGTCCCCGTCATGGTCGCCGCCTCCCATATCGTCTGCGGCACCATCAAAGCCATTAAAGATTACGGTATCAGCAAGATACTTATACTCTTCGTTGTTCACAAGAGTAACCTTCTTAGCCTCATACGGAGCAATCAGCGGACTACGGAATAAAGCGGCATTACACTCCTTACCGTTGTGATAGAACTCACCACTTGCCAGACAAGGAAGCTCAAGGTTGAAGTACTTGTTAATCTGGTATGCAGGGTCGAATATCATATAGGTATACTGACCTCTAACCATCATTCTGCCGATAGTCATGTTGGAATTGAATGTGTTGTACTGTTCCTTACGCCATTTCAGAATCTGGAAATCATCCAGTAAGTCTGGGGATACACGCAATGCGGCATTGAGATGACCAGCATTGGTCTTGTTGTCCTCATCATCAACACTCTTGATGATGCCGTGGAACTGCTGAGCCTTTGCCATGTTGACAATGGATTCTCTTTCGTATTCAGCCCAGTAATTAGCGATAGGAATTAACGCATTAGGGTCTTCCCAGCCTAATGCACTGATGAACTGCGGATTAAGGTATGCCCAGTCTCCCTTTGGCTTAAGGAAGTTACATACCTCTAACGGATAGTCAGACCATTCGCCACCGATGAACTTTCTGACGGAGTCTGGAATGATTACATCGTAATCCTTAGTAGTGTCGATAGCTTCTAAGTTCCAGCGTACAAGCATTCCCTTCTTTTCGCCATGGCGAATCTGGAATGCGGCAGGAATCTTCTTGATGATAGATTCCAAACGGCTACCTGGCTTGACATTGTGGATATCGTTCTTAGCCTTGGCGAATTCATCCTGGAATTCAGCCAGCTCATAGCGGGAGATACGGCACAGAGCAGCGGCAATGATTGCCGCTGCGTGGAAGGATACAATACCCTGACCATCCGCATCGGTAAGCTTACGGGACTGACCAGTTACCAAATCCATGAGACCTGGTCCCTTAAGGGTCTTGTAGTCCTTGAATACCTCTGTTTTGGTATCCTTGCAATAGTATGGTCTGAAGTTACGGATAACATCTGCAAGGTCTGGAGCGGTCTTGTCAACAGAGAAACTGTTAGAACCTCTAGTAGATACTCTAGCCAGTAACTTAGCCATGTTAACATTGCCGTTCTCATCATAGAATGCCTTCTCGAAGTCGCTCCATGTCTTGAGACCAGTGATTTCCAGCCATAAAGCAAACACTTCATCCCAGCTATTAGCTTCAACGAACATGAAGTTAGCCTTTCTACAGCTGGATGGATTCTGGAATGCAAACATGTAGTGTTTGCCAGTAGCCACATCAGTGAAACCTTCAGAGAATACACGACGCTTCATGCCCAAAATCTGAGCCATGGCAACCTCATCCTGGGATGTCTGTCCCATGAATACAGTGATGGAAGACAACGGCTTCTCGCGGGACTGTAACATACGGGTAATAGCATCCTCAGCAGTTTCAACAATACGCATGTCACCTTTGTGGTTCTTTGCGTCGTCACCGATGAACTTGCGTGCCTCACGGCTGTCAAATATCAGAGCATCCTTGGTAAAATCAATATGCTCCATGGACATCTTAATGATTGTATCGCTGTCCTTAGTGAGCTTCTTGGAAAACACGGATAAACTGAAGCTGTTCAATGTTTCCAGGATATAGTCACGAGCTTCTTCATCAGTCTGAGCGCTGAAATCAACCTCATTAACACAGAAAATGCTGGAGATAGCCTGAGCAGTCTTCTGTAAGTTGTCAGTGATGTTGATGTGCTTAATATCATCATCAACCAGTCCCAGTAAACCAACCAGGAGCTTCCACGCATCAATCATACGATAGTAATCGTCAGTCTCCATACGCTTTAAGTTGTTCACTCTCTTCCAGAACATTACAGCCTTGTTGAAGTCTCTTCCCAGTTCGGTATGGGCAAAGTCCTTAGCCTCATTGTGGATGACTTTCTTCAGTTCCTTGGAATTGTTAAGAGCATCAATCAGTTCAGACTTACGCATCTTAGAATAACCCTTAATGCCAGCCTTACGGCATAAGTCTTTAAGTTCAGCAACCTTTAAATCTTCGTAGTTTGTAGTACCATTCATCATAGCGTACCATCCTTTCATAAATTAGAATCTCATGGGTTCATCATGCCCATGGAATAGCCTCAAAGAAAGAGTCACCCACGGACGATAGTCCGTGCTCTACCTAGAGGTTTTGCAACAAAATTGGAAACATACCCGACAGATTTGATTTAAGCATCGTATATTATTTAAAGCGATAAGATACGAATAAAACCTCAAATACTGTCAAAACTAAAGCAATAAATCTCTAAGAATCATGATAAGAATAATCATGAATAGAGATAAGAATAAAAGAACCTCATCATGGATAAACCATAATGAATAATAGAGAGAAAGATATAGAATGCCTATGATATATATAAAACCGTATCATACCATAGGCATATATATAGACAAATATATAGAATAAGAGTATAGCTATATGAGAATAGAATCAAAGAATCCTCCTCATGAGAGCTATACTATTCAGTGAACGGGGCTTCTGCCATGTTATGTTACATTTTCCTCAAGAAAAGATAAAAACATGATAAGAGTGCCAGCCACCCTCGTCGAGAGACTGAATATATTCTATATATTACATCTCATCAACACGGACTTCGTAACGCCAACCCAGTGCCGAAGGCATATATTCCAGGAGAATTCCTTACATCTGGGGGCTACTAATCCTTTGATTGTTCGCATAAATGCATATATATGCACTGACATCTAGGATTTTATGTATAGAGATATCAAAATCCTCGGATGTAGTATACAGTGACATGCATATTTATGCTCCGTTAAACCGTTGGGTTTTACACAGCAACCTCAACTCTGTAGTGTGCCACTTGACAAACCTCTATTTCCGTGTTATACTTAGCGTATCGACAGATACGCTAAGCGACACAGAGGTTCCTCTTCTTGGGGAACCTTATTTTTAGGTCTTGACAAAACCTCTAAAACATGCTAAACTGAACGCAGTTCAGTTTAGTACCTCACAGAGACTAGAACGCGCCTCTTAGTCAGGGCCGAAGGCTACATTCTACATATCATATCGTTCAAGATATTAATATTCGCACCATAGTTCTCTGGCTGAATAATCTCAAAGCCTTGTCGAATCAAGTCAAGTACTGTGGTATCCTTCAATAATCTTAAAGAATCCCCGTCTTTCTTATAATAGATACGTCCATCCTTTAAGGCATAGAATCTCTTATCATCAGAGAGACCTAAGTTTGGCATGTACCCAATTGCCTGGATATCTTTCTCATGAACAGCAGCACCGCGGGTAAGATTTACAACAAACTTCTGAACCGTATCACTAAACATATAGGACTGCTTGACAGATAACATTCCATGACGTAAGTGATACTGAGTCTCATCATCCAAATCAATGGATACAATGCTCTGAAATTCCCAGTCATAGAAAGTCATGATTGGGTCAAGAACATCACAGTAGGTAACAACAGTAAATCCCCAGTCGTACACTCCATCCAGAGATGCACACTGATTGTACTGGTCAGGAATATCTGGAGCATCATAAACAATACAGCGGTGAACAAGTTCCTGGTTGAGTTTCTTCATAGCTTCGATAATTGTGTTCTTCATAATGAGTTCCTCCTTATAAGTTTAATCTTAACTGGCCATTAGTTTCTTCTATATAAATGGGTTTAACAGTTTCCTGTATAGTACAAGCAGCTTCATTATGGTTAGGCTGTGAGAATTTGCACATTAACAGGAAAGAGTAACCCTTAATTGTTAAATGGAACGCAAGCTCCTTATGCTTCAATACATACTCATCAAGGCCTGCTTTCTTAATAGTAGCTGGATTAGTTAAGTTGAACTTAATTCTCCAGCTCTCATATTCACGAAACTCCTTGAATGAATGTACATTAGAGTTCCCAGGGAATTGAAGATTGTTGAGCTTGTCGTAATAATAAAAGAACGGCTTAAGGCCGAGACGATTAGCCACCTGGTTGCAGTAATATTTGCAACCATCTGCGGTAAGACATTTGTCAAAGATACTGTAAGACATATAAAGCACCATCCTTTCTTGGAGTCAGCGCCCCTAACGGGGCGCTGTTGTATTATCATCGTATTATGGTTACCAGTTTGGGAAAGCGGGAGCAAGCGGTTGGTAAAGGTTTTGAATGTGCATGTTAATCACCTCCTTTCAGCACATCCAGGAGCTGTTGCATTATTTCATAGTTCTGTTGAAGTTGAGAGTTGCATCAACCTTAGCCCAGCCTGCATCATCCAGCTTGGTAACCTTGTTGTCACGGAGATTAAGCAGCTCGTTCTTAGCAAAGTCTACCTTGTAGTCTACATAGCCCTTGGACTTATCTTCGTAGCGGAATCTGTAAACAACATGAAGCTTCAGAGCTCCCTCGTAGTACCATGCCATGAGTCTTGCCTTGATGATATAACCTGTACCCTTATGTTCGGTAACAAAACCAGCCTGGATTAACTTATCCTTAATGAACTCGGTCTGCTTCTGCTGAATATCCGTGAATGTATTATCCTGTCCATTCTTTTCCTTGGAGTACTTGCCGTGAAGTACATGGTTAATACAGGACTTCAACATATAATCGCTGACATAGTTCTTAGCAACCTGCTTCTTGCTGTAATACTGTACGTAACAGCAGTTAGCAACTACATCGTAGAGAATCTGTACGGTGCTCTTTTTCGGTTGTTCCTGTTCTACTGGAATCTCCTGAGGAGCATTGTCTTTGGTAATCTCTAAATCACCAACAGGAATGTCAGTAGATACAGGTGCAATTGGCATAGCAGGCTTAGTTGCATTAGCAGTAGTAGTCTCTGCCTTCTTAGCTTCAAGCATCTCAAGTAATACTTCTCTCTTGGTGTTCTTGAACTTAGAGTTGGATAACTCAATACCGAGCACTTTAAGTTCTTCACGAATCTTATCCTTGGATAAATAATCAGTTGCGTGTACGTTTGCGTTCTTCATAGTAGCTACCTCCTGTGTAGTGTTCTGGTTGTTGGTTGCGGTCTTGGCGTTACTTGTAGTAGTCGCCTTCTTTGCATGACTAGTAGTTGTTTTCTGTTTCATGCTATACTCCTTTCTGGGTTATCAACCCATAAAATAGTTTATAGTGTTTGGAAGTCTTAACGATGTTATCCTTACCATCCCCGCGTGAGAATCTCTGATGCTGTTTCGGCTCATGCCAATCATCAGGTAACGGACTTTTACCGCTACGACAGCAAACCATTAAGGTGGGATATATACATATACCCCCTGGTGTTAAAGATAACCCGTAAACGTATTCAAGTAACACCAGGGAGTATAGTTCATGTATATGTATAGTAGTTATGGGTGATAGCAGTTTATAGTCTTACACACCCATTGGACTAGTAGTGACGATTATTCTTCGTCTTCGTCAGGAATTACAAGATTGCCCTCTTCATCTGCAACAAAGAAGAACTGGTCTTCCTCATCATCAATCATTTCATTCTTCTTGTTAAACCATCCTTTGATGCCTTCACAGAAAGTCTTAAATGTATTGATAATCCACACGCCAAGCTTAATAGCGCCAGCAATTACAAAGCTTACACCAAACTTTGCAGTGTGCCATACTAACTTAACGCCTTCACGTACCACAGCAGCAAAACCAGAAAGAGCACGGCAAAGAGCACCAATAATGGATTTCTCATTGTCTACCTGGAACCATTTTCTGAGTGTCTTAGCTACCCATTTAGCAATCCAAATTAACATGGATACTAAAGCTTCAAAGATAGACTTGCCTCTCTGGTCTTTAGATAAAGCTTTTAACTGTGCAGCCTTTCTGAAATCTTCTTCGCTACCCCATGCAAGAAGTGTCTCAACCTCAAGGTCAATACGCTTTCTGCATTCCTCGGCCATTGCGAATAAATCAGTCTTGCCATTACAAGTACCTGCTTCAATGATGCCTAAGATACTTTCCTTTAGAGCATTGTAACCAAGCACTGCGGACATCTTGTCAAGAGTAACAACCATTGCACCCTTAACCACGTTAGCAGATTCATCAACCTGCTGTACGTACTGTTCCTTAGTCTTGTGTGTCTTAGAAATTACTCCGTGGATAACTGCATCCTTTGTTTCTTTGAGTAATTCTCCGATGCCTGCCTTCTTCTGCATCTCTTCCATTGCCATTTCCATGTTCTGGTTAGTAGTGTTGTTCATCATAATAGTATCCTCCTTAATATTTATTGCATTATCACCTTGGATAATGTTCACTAAATCAGCAATGGCTAGTTTAAAACTAACCTCATCTACGATATTTACCGCAGTACCAAGGCAATCCTCGATACATATCTCAATCGCAGGAATTAAATCTTGATGTTTCTTTGCAGTCTGATATGTAAGCTTATCCCATATCTCTACATCAACACCCAATAGATTACCTAAATCGAACTTTACCTGTTCTTTGCCAACGTATACATTTAATACTTCCATGACCTACACCTCTTTCTTAGAGAAAATAGTCTTTGCGAGTATCGTACTCGTGGCCGTTGTTAAATACTTGAATCGCGCGTCTATTCAAGCAGTCTTTTAGAAGGTCTTTATGTCCTTCCAGTTCTTCTTGTCTCATAAGTCCATGCTTAATATAAGTCACAGCTATACTAGACAGTGTAATATCAACATCCATGGCGTATCACCTCCAATCCATGTTAGGATGTTTACTGGTAACAGAAGCAGTTTTAGGTCATACTCCAGGACCCAGTGCTATCTGCGGCTTATTAAAGCCTTCTTTTCTCTCTCGCTCATACGAGGATTGTATGGCACACCAGTTCTAAGATAAAAACCAAAACTAGCATGGTTATTATATGTTTTCTTAGGTTCTTTTGTTGGTGTGTGCTTGGTATAAGTAGTAGTCATATTGCTCACCTCCTTATAGTGAATTAGTGTATCTTCTACACTAGAAAGGACACCACTCATTGTGATGCCCTCAAAGAATAGAAGATGATTAACGAAGCATATCCATGAAATAGTCCATGCTGTAAGAATAATTCTTAGGGTTCACACGAATGATTTCGCCACTGTCTTTTACGGTGATGTCTGTAATAACAACATCAGTAGTAGGAGAGATATTTTCTCTAATAATATGATAGAGATTGACCTCTAAGTCTTGTATGTTGTATACGAAACAACGATACTTGGTACCCTGACCATGTTCAGTATTAACATAATAGTTAATCATGAAATGCATGTAGTCTTCGATGAGATTGTTTGCAGTGCAACCGTTGACACAGTCCTGTACAATTTGACTAATCTTATACATATTTCTTACCTCCTGTAAGTTTATTGATTATGTAATGTGCAATAGGAAAATACGCACGCATTACCTCATGGTTTAAATGTATCTCTTCTGTAGAAGGTCCAAATGAGAATGGGTTTTTCTCTTGTAACATTTTTGCATGAAGAGCTAAGATATAGCGTCTGCCTTTGCTTTTCTGTACTGCGTACTCGTTTGCATCACGCTCTACCTTGGAATCTCCATGAGCTTCTAAACGAAAAGAGAATTTTTCGCGAACATCACCAACCGTGAACTGATTCTGATATTGCCAGATATGACGGCATTCGTGTTTCAGTAATATCAGTGTAATGTCTGTCATAATCTGAGGGTTTAAAGTCAGCATACAATACTGTCTCTGAGTATCAGCTAAGGCCTTGGTGTTGACATGAATAACATAGTCACTTTCAGTCTTTGTAACTGTTTCATGGAACAGATTACCACGAGCCCATACTTGTCCAGACGCTGCCATGACGTAATCACCTTCTCCGTCATATACAATAGTTGGAACCTTGTCTAGCTTTAAGTCCTTTGCGATTCTTTCCAGTGCGCCTGCGTTTACTAGTTTCTCCAATACCTTGTTTGTTGTAGTGTTCATCATAACTACCATCCTTTCCTTAATGTAATCTAGGTTTATAAAGTCTCAATGGATACTACTTCAGCATCCTTAAAGATAGAAGTAAATTGTTGTGCCATTTGTTTCTTAAGCTCCAGAAAAGCACTACTTGTTTCGATTGCTTCACCAGTAACCTTTTGATATCTGATAGCAAGTTCCTCACTAGGGTACAAGCTATAGAACGTTAAGAGCAAAGCAGCAACAGCATGAGCTCCTACCTTATTAACTGCATAGGCATCTGCTTCATACTCCTCGTTGTCATTACGAGTCATCATGGTAAACTCGTATAACAGGTTAGCCTTCTGGTCTTCAGAAGCAACAGCAATCTTGCCTAACTGTACACACTGTTGCCAGATATAGCGGAACCCCTTGTTACTAAAGTGACCATGTGCATAATGCCCTACCTCATGGTAAATCACTGCCTGTTGTAATTCCTGCGGTAATGCATAGAATTTGTCATCCACACCGATGAATGTCTTTTTGTCAAGATGTGGGAAAACAAAGATTGCTCCATATGCAACACCACGCTTATTCATGTCAGGGATGTAGTGAATACTTAATTCCCTATCATCAACAGTTACTACGTCAACCTTATTAGCTTTAGTAGCCTTAAGATTAACCTTGTTTGCCTTGGTCTGCTTGTAGTAAGCAATAAGACCGATAATGCCATAATACAGATTCTTAATCTTCATAACCTTATCCTCCTTAGGATTATATTTGCACCTGGACTTGTGACCAGTATCCCTATATGGGATAGTGCATTAACATAGGGATGTACAGTCCCTATGCCACTCTGCATGTAGTACTACTCTTCAGGGTAGATGTATCTTGGTACATCTGGTGTTTCATACTCGTTTATGTACGCTGGATTAGCAACAGGTGCATTAAACGGTTCATTAGCAAGTGCATATACGAATGCATACGCAAATGCAAGCATCATGAGTACACCTACTACAACAGCAATAAAGTTAGAGATAAATTCCTGTCTCTTTTTCTCTCTTGCTATACGACTACGTTCTCTGTAGCTGTACTGTCTCATAGCTTCGTTTTCCTGGTTGTTCATCTGATAACTCATATGGTTTCTCCAATCTGCCCTCTACACATGGGTCTTTATTTTATTTTTTGTTGTGTGCAGACCTAGTATTTCTACTAACGCTCTGGGCCTAACTGCCTATTTAGTCTCCCCCAGAGGAGAGAGCCTTTTATTGTCATGCTCAGGACATACACTACTGCTGCTCGATTGCATCCATCATGTCAATAATCTTCATACCGATTTCGACACACTGGTTCGTAGCACGGGTAATGTCACCCATGGAATCATCATTGTGATGCATTTTCTTAACTACACCTGGATATGCAGCTAATGCAGATACGATAAGCATCATGTCATCATGAGACAGGGTTATGCGGTTATTCATAACAATCCCTCCTTTAATGTGAGTTATTCAATCCATATCATTAGTTCGTTATCATCACATATTACATACTTGAATGTGAGATAGCACTCCCTACACAGATGCTTGATAGCCTTAAGATAGGTCTTACGTCTCTTATCATCAGTAGGGGTGAATGTACAACAGTAGTATCCATAGATGTGATGGAACTCAAGGATATGCAGTGTCAAGGTATCAACGATACTCATGAATGTAGCGATATTACCTGTAGATTTATTGTGTATCTTATCTCCAGTCTTATCACCATTGAACCAATCATTATTAGCACGTCTACTCTTACCTACACAAATACTGATATTCTCAGTGTACTGTGTTTCAATAGTATCTGTGCCATCTGTGAATGTTCTAAACTTTGGAAAATAAAACTCCTGAACATATACACTTGCTACTTTGTTACTAACTACTTCATGGTATCTTTTCTCATGTTTCTTCATAACCAATTCCTCCAATCTTTATTGTCTTCCACACATAGGGTGGGGTATCGAACTAAAGAACATCATACAAGATTAAAAGCAGGTTCCCCCCAAAAATATATATATAAATTTACCCTATACTGGCCGAACATCTGTTCGAGTATCATGTACCAAAATGTAAAGCAACTGGTGGGTTTTATTTTGCGACTATATATCTGTTGCAACGATTAGTGTTTCTTTTGCGCCCATGGTTAAGCGGGCCTACGGCCCGATACAACCATAACAAAACGGACCTACGGTCCGAATAATAGAGTGAAATTTGCTTTTTGTGACAAAATGTGATATAACTTTAGACACAGGAGGTAATTTATAATGAGAAATCTGGAACTTGAAGAAGTGTCAGAAATGACATTTCGATATTCTCAGGACAATCATGTAAATTTACTTGCAGCTTATAACCATGTCAAAGAAGTCCTTGGGGATGTACATAACTTTGAGTTCGAAGAGGTTAAGCAGTTTCTATTTAAAGTAGACTTTAATAAGGAATAGATTTCCAGTAGTTTATTAAATGAAACTGTGATATTCTTTAACATGTGGTGAGAATAATTCTTTCTACATTCCTTTTCGAGTCAACTAAAAAGACCAGTGGGGTTCGCATTAGCCTCGCTGGTCTTTGTTGTAAACGTTGGTCTGAAAAATATATATATTAAAAATTTGCTTGCATAATGGCCAAAGTCATGCTATGATGAGATTGAAGCATAGGCTTCTCCTTCGTGTAAGTTTATAGGCATTTGTTCCTACGGCAAGGGCTCCAGAGTGTTACTCTCTGGAGCCCTTTGTCATACGATGTTACAAAAAAAGAGTGGAAAAAACGGGGGCTTCGCCCCAAATTAGTAATATTATGTTGCAAAACTGGTACCTTATCGGGTATATTATATATTAAGATACTTATAAGAAAGGAATGAGAAACATGAGCGTAACTAGTCCTGTTATTGTTAATGAAATCAGAAGATTATCTCAAGAAGAAGGATTGAAGGATTCTGAAATTGCTGATATAATTAAATATAACAGAGTAAGTATCCAGCGTATCCGCAATGAGAATAATATTCCAACATACAACAAGGATGTACGTAAGGACAAGAAAGTGATTTGCCCACAATGCTGCGGAGAATATCTTATCCGCAGAAACGAGAAGCCTGGAATTTGTTGCCCGAAATGTGAAACAGAATTGAATCAAAAGATTCAAGAACAGTATTGCAATGAATAGAGAGGTGAATATACATGGCTGGATTTGGTATCGGTAGCTTAAGAGAGCTTGGTGAAGCATTAGGTAAAAATGCAGATGACCTCGTCAAAGGAGCTACCAAAAGCACAGGAAAAAACGCTGTCAATAACGCTAAAAAGCAAGTACTAAAAGAATTACAAGGAGAATTTGACGAAATCGGCACTAAAGCCGCACAGTGGGGTGGTATTGCTGACTTTAGTAAAATGAATCAGTCAGACCAGCTTGATTTAGTTAGACGCTACAGAACTCATATGGATGACATGCGTGCTAATCCTGAAGCACGTAGGGCGCGTTTGGAAGAGCTGAGAAGCAAAGAAGCTGCACCAGAACGAGTAGTTAGTAATAAACTGGATGGTGAAACTCCACAGCAAGCTTGGAGACGTCAACAAAGTGAACAGCGTAGACAGTCGCCATTAACAGCAGAACAAAGAGCAGAAAAGGGACATACTTCTGGCCGTTCTTATGATGAATATCATGAAGCTACAACACGAGCAGAGAAGAAACGTAGAGGCGAAGAAGTTACTCAAAGACGAATTGACCGTGAAGCAAGACAAATGGAAAAAGAGGCGGCAGAGCGTCAAGCTCAATTAGAGGCTCGTAAAGAAGAGATTCGACAAAGAATTGCCGACAGAAAAGCAGGTAAACCTGTGCAAGAAAAAGGTGACCTGGAAGGCATGGGTGGAGAAAGAAGTCGTAGCGTTCCTCAGCCAGAAGCACAACGTCTCATTAATGAAGCTAGGCGTGGTGGTGTAAATGAAGCTCGTACACCAACCAGACAAACATCTGTATTTAACACAAATGATGCATTAGAAGATGCAAACAGAAGTCCATTAGGTAGAGCATTTCATAATGTAACTCATCGTTCACATAGACCAAGTACACAAGACAGAAGAGCGTTAAATCAAAGTATTGATGCTTACAATAGAATGCATCCTGAACAACAAATTGATTATGTAACTAGTAATCGACAAATGAGACAAATGCAAAGACAGTATGGTGAAGATTTTGATGTAAGCGATATTGAGAGAGCTAATCAAGAAGCAGCTGCTAAAGCACAAGAACATGCGGAATGGTGGGCAAATAAAAAGAGTGGTATCGCGGAATTTGCTCAAAATAATCAGATTATCACTGCCGCAGGTATTGCAACAGCAGGTATTGGTCTGATTTCCATCCTGGATGACGACGATTAAAAAGAGAAGGTGATAGAATGTGGTTTCCAGGGCAAAGCGTAAGTCAAGAAATAGTAAATTTAATCATTGCTGCTCTTAACAACAACGAAGTAAAGGCTGAAATATCCAAGCAAATACGTATCGAGATGGATAATCAGCGTGCCAAGTACAATGGAACTGTACAATCATATTCTTCATTAACTGCTGGTAATGTAAATATGCAAGCAAAAATGGCGGCTTCTGGTTATGATGTATATGGTAATACCATTATTAGCAGCAATACCACTGTTTCATCTAATAAGAATGTACATAAAAAAATGAAAAATAAGATACATTATGGCAAAGCACCACGGGACGGATACCGTAATCGTGGTGACTATAATATAGTTTAATCAGAAAGGAGAATTACAATGGCTAATCTTTGGGGAACACTTGATGATGTTTTTTCAACAGCTTTTGGTAAGAGCTCTTTAAAAACTACTATGGCATTTAATAATGTAAGCGTAGCTCGTTCACTTGCAAATTCCAAGGCAGTTAGTGCTTTTAATGGCTTTGGGAGAGTAGCGGCATCTGATATCACGCTTGGTGATGACGCGGCAAAGCGTATTATTAAAAAAGGCGAAAGAGTTTCTGTTCGTGGTATTGATGAATTGAATCAAGCATTAAAACAAACAGGTAGTTTTGAACCTTTAAAGGATAGCGCAATGCAAACTGCATACGCTGATGCTGTTGAAAGTTTTGCTAAACATACAGGCGAAGGAGCGGATTTACAAAGTGCTGACTTTCAGAAATTTATCGGAAGAGAAGGCAAACAAGGCCTTGGTCCTTTAAATACTGCAAGAGGATATTTTGGCGACGAACAATTCGGTAAAGCTCGTACTAAGGTTGCAATCGCTGGTGCAGTAGGCGTAGGTGTTGCTGCTAGATACTTATCTGGTGGTAATTTAACAACTACAGCACAAGGAGAGCGTAATATTGCAGGCATTCCATTTATTTAAGGTGGTGAAGACACATGAATAAAGGCGTATTGAATTCAGTGGGGGCATCAATTGAAGATGTTGCAGGTTCCATTGCAAAAAGTGATTGGTATGCTGCTGTTAAGCCAAAGAGTATGCAAGATGAATTGGCTTCATATGTTGCACGTTCACCAAAATATTTGAATGACATTGCTCAGAACGAAGTTCGTGCTACATTTGGTACTCACCTAACAGACGACATAGAAGCTGCAATTAAGCAAATAAATGCAAAAAACCTTGAAGCATCTATTGATGAGCAATTTAAAGACATGGGTGACATTCCTGAATCAATGCTGGAAATGATTAAAAAACGTGCATCAATGGCCGTACAAGATGTTAATGGTGGTGAAGTTACTAAAAGAATGTCAAGTCTCGAACGTGCCTGGGCAATACCTAAAGCATATTTTAATCCAGAAGATGCAAAAGTAAAAAGTACACGTATTAAAACCGCAGTTGCTGCCTATGCAGGTGTAGCAATTGGTGGCAGATACTTATCTGGTGGAACATTAACAACTGATAATTATGGCCGTAAAGATATTGCTGGAGTGCCATTCTTATAAGGAGAACAACATGAGTAATAATTTAACGCAAGGCATAAACGTAAATAAGCCTATTACATACAATACAGACAGTACATTACCAGACCTTGCAAATAAATCTGGTACTGAAATTACAACAGCAATGTGGGGAATAGACCCAGCAGTTATCAAAGAAATTGGTAATATGAACAGGGTCTATTCTTCAAAGCACGGTATGTTTGCATCGGTGCCTATCATATGTAGAGGTGCAGATTGTGCATACAAAGACACTTGCATGGTAAGTCAGGCTCAACGTACTGTTGGTCAAAGATGTCCAATGGAAATTGCAGCTATTTTATCCAGATACGAACAGTGGTGTTATCACTTTGAAATTGATACTGTTAACGATGTTATTGATTCAAAAGACCTTGTTGACGCTACGTTAATCAAGGATTTGGTCAATATTGAGGTACAAATCTTAAGAGCAGAGAATAAAATAGCCTTAAATGGTGATTTTATGGCCGATACATTACTTGATATTGATAAGAAATGCCAACCATATTATGGTAAAATAGTTGCTCCTGAAGTAGAATTTCTCATGACATTACAAGACAAAAAGATTAAAATTTTGAATCAACTGAACGCTACTCGTAAAGATAAAGCTGCTGATAAGCGTAAAGAGTCTGCATCTGATACGGCAATCAAGATATTCCAGCAAGTAAAAGAACTGGAAAAAGCTCAACAAATCATCAATATTAGCGATATGGAATTCGATGATGACGGTAGTGTAATAATTGATGAGCCAGTAGTAAATGAAAATGGCAAATCTGAGGTTCATACAGTTATGAATCCTGGAGGTGAAGATAGTGGAGCACAAGATTCTTAAAGGAATAGGTAAAGCTGTTACAAAACCAAATACTATTGCAAATGGTGGTGGTTTGTCGTCACTATTAGTTCCTCGCAAATTTAATGCATTAGGCGCAACATTAGTTGTTGGCGGAGTTAGTGCCTTTAATTTAGGCAAGGAAGGTTTAAAGGGACGAAATAAAGCAGTACTTGGAAGAGTATCCTATTCAGATGGATTAGCGCGAATGACGAATTCGTATACAACAGGCGTAGTTCCTGCAATGCATAGAGCATCTGGTGGTAATTACGCAGCATTCTCGGATATGGCAGAAGAAACAATGCAAGGCAATACATTGGGTAGTGCAATAGAAAACTATGGAGCAACCCCAGAATTGATTTCTGCATTATATCACATGGGAGGTAGATAAATATGGCCGCAGGTGCAATGGTAAAAGCAAGTCTCTCAAGTGTTACTAAAGCAGCAAACATTGGAGACGTTTTAAACGTTGTAGGTGGTATATCAGACTATAAGCAGGCAAGAAAGGAAGGCAACAACGCTGTTGTATCTATTGCTAAAGCAGTTGGTTCGTTTGCTTTTTATGAAATGTTAGGCCCAGCTTCATTTGCATTAATTGGAGCGCAAGTTGTTGGCTCTTTGGTCCCAGCGACTGCTCAACATACAGCAAAAAGCATGGGACAACGATATCGTTCTGCTGGTAAATTTGGCTCTGGTCATTTTAATATGACAGAGGCAGGGTATACAATGAGACAACGTAGCTTGAATGCAATTCGCAATAATGGTTTGAATACACAATCAGTGCTTGGTAATGAAGCACGTACTTATTATCGTGGTTCTTTTTAGGAGGTGTAAATTATGCAAATACATCCTGGCTTGCTTACAGCAGGTTTTGCTGGTGGCAGTATCGGTACAGCAGTTGGCTTTATGCGTAAAGGCGAACAATTAGAAAATCAGGGAGCATCTGATGCTAAAGTTATAGCGGGGTCCATTGCTGGAGGATTTACACATGGCTTAGTCGGTATGGGTATTGGTGCTGGTACAGCAGGTACCGTATTGGCATTAAAGAAAATACTCGGAAAGTAGGTATAACATGGCAGCAAGTCAAACGATTATGGAATTAAATGACCAACAGCTTGATGAAGTCATTAAATTATTGACTCCATTAGATAATCAACTGGATAAACGGGTCAATTATGTCATGAATGCCTATAAAATGGCCAAAAACGAAGCTTTGGAATACATAATTACCGATAATCCTGTGCTCTGGGCAAAAGTCTATCTTGACTGGGAAGCCAGAGATTATCAGTTTGCAATTCTTACTGAAGGCAAAAAATCTAAGAAATTAGTGCTAAGATTAGGTCGTCGTCTTGGTAAAACTGACGATATGTGCGTACTTATTTTGTGGTTTGCATATACTCAATACAATAAAGGACCAAATAATCAGTATGATATCATTATTGCAACCCCGTATGAGACGCAAATTGACTTGATTTTTAAGCGTTTGCATCAATTAATCGAAGTTTCTCCGTTGTTAACAGGTTTGATATCCAGAGATGTTCATCATAATATATGTTTTAATATCAATGGGGTAACTAGTAATATCCTTGGTTTGACAGCAGGAGCTAACAATGCTACTGGCGGAGCAAACTCGACTCGTGGTCAGCGTGCAGACGTTATTATTTTAGACGAATGTGACTATATAGGCTCAAATCAAGTAACAAATATCCTTAATATTCGTAATGAAGCACCTGAGCGTATCAGACTTATATGTGCTTCAACTCCATCTGGTAAGCACGAAGAGTATTATCGTTGGTGTGTGGGTGCGTCTAAAAAGTATTTTCCAACACAAGACGATATTAAAAATAATAGATTTAGTGGTTATCAAATCGAAGAAAAGCCTATTGGCGAAGGTAATGGTTGGACAGAAATATATGCGCCTTCTAACGTTAACAAAGAGCTTCTTAAGATGAATCCAGACACATTACAAACATATCTTGAAGATATTCGCGATGAATTATCTGAAATGCGTTATGTTCAAGAAGTTATGGCAGAGTTTGGTGAAGAAGAACTTGGTGTATACCAAAAGAAATATATCTACGAAGCCGTTGCTGAAGGCGAAAGGCTTAAATATAAATACATTACCAAGTGGACACCTGAAGAAAGAGAAGCATATCTTAAGCGTACTCAAGGTCAATGTATTCGTATTCTTGGTGTTGACTGGGATAAATATGCAGCAGCAACCAATATGGTATGTATGGAATTTGATAGATTCCATCAAGACCATGAAGGGCGTATCGTTCCGATATTTAAAATGCTGTTCCGTATAGAAATTGCCCGTTCAGAGTTTACATATGTCAATGCCATGAATAAAATTGTTGAACTAAACGATGAATATAAATTTGACTGGATAGCTATTGACCGTGGTTATGGCGAAGTTCAGCTTGAAATGCTTCACAAATACGGAGAAGAACATCCAGAAACTGGATTAGCAGACAAGGTAGTGGGTTATCAGTTCTCACAAAAAATTGAAGTTACCGACCCATATACCCGTAAGAAAGACCAAAAACATCTCAAGCCATTCATGGTTAACAATTCAGTTAATCTATTCGAGAAAGGCAAGATTGTTCTGGACCCTAAAGACAAGGTTATGATTCAACAACTGGAAGAATATAGAGTAAAATCTATCAGTAGTGCAGGTTTACCACAATATACTGATGAAAATGAACACGCTATTGACTCTATGAACCTTGCCTTGTTGATATTTGAGCAGAAATACGGAGCTCTTCTAAAGAAAGTATTTTCTATCAAGACTGTGTTTATTGGCACTCTTGATAATAGAGATGTTGACGTTAAAAGCCGTGCATTGCTGGTTGGAGACACTGAAGACCTTCCGTTTGAGGCTATTCATGCAGTACCAAGTAGTACTTATGGTATCATAGGTGTAACTAATTATAATAATAAACCCGTAAATAAGCGTGCCACAGCTTATCAAAGGAGGAAGTTTTAATGAGTATTAACCAACTTCATGATGATGGTGCGGTTATAGGTTATCAGCCTACATTGCAATACACGAAAGAACGCATCAATAATGGTGATGAAAGCGCTAAGCAATCTTTAGAAACTAATCATTCTGGTAAAATTACGTATAGTAATACTATTATTGGTTTAAAAAATAATTTACCAAGTACGTCTCTAAAAAACATTGACTTTGTTCTCAAAAATATGAAATTACTTATTGACAAATTAGCCGCAACGTTTCAAAATGGCAATTGGAATCAGTATGGAGAAATCTCATCTTTGTTGAGCGCAATAGAGAGTAATAATACAGAATATATTGATAGTTTTATTGCATACCATCAACAATCCATTACTGGTAGTTTAGTTCCAGAGCTTATTGGTACAATCTATGATACAGAAAAACGATTAAGAGTTCTTAGTACAGTCATTAAAGAACTGTATTATGGTACTGCATCTATTAGCACTGAGGATGCCAAGCAAAAAGACGAAGACTATCTAAAGAAAATACAAGCCTTTGAAGCAGACGGCAACATGGCACAAATAGGATATTTAGCAATTTCATCCGATATATCTGTTAATAGGTCTGTTAACATGTATGCATTTCAAGCAAACGAACAAGTAATTGGATTGGCAAATGTCGTGAACAAAACAGATGATACAACAACTGATGAATCCAAGGCATCTTTGTTGGTTCAGTACTTTGAAGACGCCAATAATGAAATAAAATACCGAAAAGATGCATATGATACACAACAAAGTATTGAAATAATGCAGAAAACATTATACAATTATTATAATAAGCGTAAAGAGATGTTAGCATTATATGATATCTTTGGTGCCAACAGTAATTCTGTCTTTATAGGTAATAGAATACAAGCCTGTAGAAAGCAACTGGATGAAGCACTTGAGAACATTAACAGAAGCTTTGTTGGAAATCAGTATTTTTTGTCCGAAATGGCTAAATTAGAAAGCGAAAAATACTTTTTAAAGAATCTTTACGCTAGTTTTAGCTACAAATCGGATGTTTAATAGTGTATATTATAAATTAAGGCAGGATGGTGAAGAAAAATGAATCGAATAAAAATGTTTGTAGCCAAAAAATTCTTCAAAGAATTACTGCCGTCTGTAACTGAAGAAGATGCATCTGGTAGTTCTGGTGGAGGAGCTGGTAGAGAGTTAGCATCTGAGTTTGTCAAGAAAGTTACCTATAAAGAGAATAGCGATACTGATTTTGAAGACCCTGACTTTGACCTGGAAGACATACAAAACGGTTACAATACCGATTCATATGTCCGCCAGGGTGTCGACAAATACGTAGACCAGATATTCAAAGAAGGTTATAGCTTTTATGGGACAGACTCAAATGCAGTTGATTACTTAAAGCTTAGACTTGCATATATTGCAGAAGCAAGTAGCACTCCAACAAATCAATTGTTAATGGATATTGCAGAAGACGTTGTAAAGTATGGTAACTGTATGATTGTTAAGGCAAGAAACAACGACCCAAATGCAATACCGCAAGGAACAACCGTTACAGGCTTATATGGTAAAGACCCAGTTGTCGGTTATTTTTGTGCCAATCCAGTAACAATGAAATGTAAGCGAGATGAATTTGGAACAGTAACAGAATGGCAACAAGACAATGATGGTGGTACACAAACATTTCCACCAGAAGACGTTGTCCACTTCTATTATAAACGCGAAAAAGGCAATGCTTATGGTACAAGCTTCTTGATTCCAGTACTTGATGACGTAAGAGCATTAAGACAGGCAGAAGAAAATGTACTGAAAATGATGTATCGTAACATTTATCCGTTTTATCATATTGCAGTTGGTACTGAAGAGCAAACAGGTACTTCCAAAGAAGTAGACCAACTCAAAGAAGCATTGGACGGAATGGATGTAGAAGGTGGCTTAGTAACCACAGAAAGAGTAAAGATAACACCTATCGCTTCTGATAAGGTTATAGATGCTGAGCCATACTTAAAATATATGGAATCCAGAGTGTTCTCTGGCATGGGCATTCCTGAAATCATGTTTGGTAGAGGTAACACTGCTAACAGAAGTACAGGCGACAACATGACTTCCGAAATGGCTGACCGTATCCGAGCTATTAGTAGAGTTATAGAAATGTTTTTTAACTCATTTATTATTAAAGAGCTTTTGATGGAGGGCGGTTATGACCCAGTACTTAATCCAGACCAGGCCGTTGAGTTTAAATTTAACGATAATGATGTCGATGTCATGATTAAGAAAGAAGTTCATGCTATCTATAAATACGAGCATAATGCTATCACTGAAGATGAAATGCGAGATGAAATTGGTATGGACCCTATTCCTGAAGGTGAACGGGCAAAACTGTTTGTTGAACTTATCACTAGAGAAAATCTTAGAGTTGAAGCAGAGCTTAACTTACAAGCTCAGAAGGAAGCAGCTAAGCAACAAGGAACTTCAGAGACCAACAACAAGCAGAAGAATCAAGGCGGTAAAACATCTGGTGGTTCAGGCAATAAGAAAGCTGCATCCAAAAAGAGTGACAGTATTGATGCAAAAAGTATTGGTTTAATAAAGGATTCGATTGACAATCTTGAACTTTCGATAGATAATTACATTAAAGAATGTTTTGCAACCGATACACAAATCTTACAAACCAGATTAGTTGAAAAAGTGGTTGCTTGTAACAAAGAAATAATGTATATTATTTCAAGGGGTTCCGAAGTTGTTGCACACGATATCCAAAATGCTATTGCTAAGCACTCAACCAATTTGATTAATCACATACATACAGACATGGTTGGAACAAATACATTAACCAGTACGGAATCTTCTATTATTGACATTATTGATGTCCGCATAAGTATTTATCGGGATTCATTAATGACATATATTCAAAACTATAAATCAATGCAAGCGCAGTTGATAGAAAGGGGTTCCTAAAATGGCAGATGCAATTCAACAAGTTCAGGATGCTAATGGAAAAACATTTTCTGTAGATGTATCCAAGATTTGTGACATTAACGGTGATTTAGGTGATAGCGCCTCCGCTTCTATTACTGACAACATGAAGAACAGAGTACAAAAAGTCCATGACATTACATATGTCAATCAGAACGGCGAAGCGATTGATAATCTTCAATTATTAAAAGACATGGCCGCTGGTAAGACTCAAGTACTTGCCCTTGATGTTGAAATGGAAGCTACCCATTCTGGTAAGAATCATAATTACTGTGTGTATTATGAAGACAGCATGGAGAAAGACGCTGAATCTTTCACTAATCCATTTAAGAAGCCAATGCTTAAGAACCATGACTCTTATTCAGAGCCACTTGGTCGTATTACTCAATCTTGGTATGGACCGTCAGCACTCACAGATGAGCGCAGCGCCATTCATTTGAGAACACGAGTTACAGACCAAGATGCCATTCCAAAGTTCTTGGATGGTCGATATGGTACAGTAAGTATCGGCGGTACAATGGGTACAGTCACATGTAATATTTGTGGTAAGACCATTCTGAAGGATGGCAAATTCAAGTTCTGTGGTCATTGGCGTGGTGAGTCCTACAAAGACCAGGTATGTTACTGGGGAGCAAGAGATATCGAATATCATGAGGTATCCACAGTAAACAACCCTGCTGATGATTTCGCACAAATCATGAAAGTTACTGTTGTTACAGACAGTGATAATAAGAAAGATAGTAAGGAGGAAGAACCAATGGCTGGAACTAACACAGACAACAAGAGCGCAGAATTAAAGAAGAATGTCTGCGACATGATTGACCAGTTATTAGGCAACGGTGCAGCGACAACTTCAGATGCTTCAGCTACTCCTGAGAATAAAGATGAAGCTGAGCAACCTGTAGTAAACGACCAGGCACCAGAAGCAGAAGCAGGTCAAGCAGAAGATGCAACTAATAACGAGGCTGAGCAGCTCAAGCAGGACTTGGCAGATGCTAATGAAAAAGTAGCTAACCTTGAGAAAGAACTCAATGAGGCTAAAGACGCATTAGCAAAAGCACAGGAAGACCTGACCGCAGCTCAAACCGAAGCAAATGATATGAAAGATAAGTGCTTAGCACTTGCAACAGCTAACAAAGAACTTGTAGCTGATGGTATCATTGCTAAGGAAATCGCAGCTGGTACTCTTAAGGACGAAGAAAAGGATGCTCGTAAAGAAGCACTTGTGGCAATGTCTATGAAGGACCTTAACAAGTTGGCTGAAGAGCAGACCACTACTGACTCCAAGGAAGTACGCAAGCCTGCACAGGTAACAAGTCCAGTAAAAGTGGACGACAACAAAGATAGTAACGGCTCCGCCGATACTAATAAAGAAACTACTGACAACAACGCCGCAAAGAAGACCGTAGACGACTTTGCAAATGACATTGTTGGTAAGTTGTTCAAATAATATCAATAAGGAGGAAATAAAGATGGCTTTATTTAGAGGTTATGAAAACCAGCAGGGTTCACGTTCTCATACCGCGTTAGTGCGTTCTGGTCATATGTCTCCAGCAGAGAAGTGGATTCTCGACCCACAGTTCTTAGATAAGAAGATGAGCAGCATCTTTAAGGACGGTGTATTATTCAACTACCAATACGGCGGTCCTGGAATGGACGAAGTAGTTATTCCAAAGGGACGTGTTGTTGGTGTCGGCGCATCCGTTAAGGATTACGTATCCAAGAAATTCCTTGCTTCCATTACTCTGCCAGGTATGGCATTAGGTGGCAACACCATCGGTATGGCTCCATACAACTTCACTAAGGATTGGTTCCAGATGGACAGATTCGGCGGCAATCAGCCTTCCATCATTACTCTGGATTACGTACAGCTTCCTTATATGCCTGGCTTTACCGCTCAGACTACTTTCGACGTAGCTGGTGTCCTCAAGGAAGAGCAGGAGCTTTCTGTTGATAACAGAATGCCATGGGGTGCTGTTATCGGTGAATGTCAGAACGGTGATTACTTAAAGGCTACTCCATCTGGTCGTTTAACCAAGTGGAATCCAAATACAGATAAGCCTCATGAAATCGTTGGTCAGGTTCTCGCTTCCGACCTTAATGCTGAGCCTACTGGCTGGCTTAAGTGGATGCTGTGGGAAGAACAGTACAAGTATGATGACAATGAGTTCATTAATCGTTCTGGCGTTTCCAATCTTCCTTCCGATGAGGGATATCCGTTTGACCCAGGCTATGCTGAAGGTAATACTATCTTCCAGAACTACCAGTCCAAGCTTATCAATAATCCAACTGGTATTATTGGTCTTCATGACGGTTCTGGTAACTACGATGGATTCGGCAAGAATGATACCGAATACACCAATATGGAAATCGGTGCTATCCCTGCTGGTACTGTTGCTGGTACTCTCGTTCAGTTCCAGGCAAAGGATTTCGCAGGTGGTAAGTTAACCAATCTCCAGAACGGCGTTAAGGTATTCGTTGATGGTACTGAAGTAGCTGCTGATAAGGTTGCTATTAACTATCAGAAGGGCTTAATCTCCGTCACTGTTGCTGAAGCTCCAGATGCTGACGCTACTGTAACCGCAACTTATAAGGCAATGCATTATGGCACACCGTCTTGGGCAGACTTCAAGGGTGTTCAGGGTGCTATGTACGTGCTGCTTAAGAAATAAGTATTCAAGCTGGCTCGCAAGAGCCAGCAAAAATAAAAATAGGAGGATATTACAATGGCATTAGTTAATATTTTAGACCAGATGGAACAGGCAAACGCCTCAATCCAGAGAGAATTACAAGATAAACTGACTAAGGGCTTACCGCTTACAGATGCTGAGTTAGACCAGTATCAACTTACCGAAGATGACCAGAAAGTATTTACTGCTTTCAGTAATGTTCTGGACGGCAAGAATGTACCTGGCTTTAGCTTTAAGGATTTCCTTGCATCTCCATCCGCAAAGGTTCTTATTCCGAGAGTTATCGTTGGTACCATGAGACAGGCGGCTGACCCTGTATACCTGGCTTCCAAGTTCTATAAGAAGATTCGTCTTAAGAACGGTCAGGCTGTTATGTTCCCTTCCATCGGCGTTATGAGAGCACATGATGTTGCCGAAGGTCAGGAAATTCCAGAAGAGACTGTTGACTGGCAGTTACACAAGAATTCTCTTATCAGCGTTGGTAAGAGCGGTGTACGTATCCAGTATTCCGATGAATTACAGTCTGATTTGGAATTTGACCTTATCTCTATTCTGCTTCAGGAAGCAGGCCGCGCAATGGCTCGTCTTAAGGAACAGAAGGCATTTGATGAATGGTTACGCCATGGCTGGACCGTATTCGATAACAGCTTAAGAGGTACTATTCCAGAAGCTGGTACTACTGGTCTTGACTTCCAGGGTAACCTGAATGACACAATGAGTATCGACGACTTGCTCGATATCATCATTGCTGTTTACAACAACGAGTACACTCCTACTGACCTTATCATGCATCCGCTTGTATGGACAGTATTTGCTCGTAATGGTCTTACTGGTTCTCTTACAGCTCCGTTTGACCGTGAAACTAAGAGAGAGATGCCGAACGCTCAGTTCAAGCTCGGACCTGAAAGCATTCAGGGTCGTCTCCCATTCTCTTTCAATGTTAATCTGTCTCCATTTGCTCCTATCGACAGAGCAGGCAAGACCTTTGACATGTTCTGCGTAGACGCAAACAATGTTGGTGTACAGATTGTTAAGGATGAGCTCAAGACTGAAGAGTTCAGAGACCCATCCCGTGACCTCAACAACGTTAAGGTTATCGAGCGTTATGGCTTCGGTACATATAACGAAGGTCGTGCAATCTGCTCCGCTAAGAACATTAGCATGGCTAAGTCTTACGCTACACCAGAGCGCATGATTGTTATCAACCAGTAATTAGAACGGAAGGAGAAAGACAATGATTAAGTTGATGTTGAACACACATAAATTTAACAATTACGCTTTCTTCTGTCCTGTTTCAAGATTGCATTTGACAGTAAGTAACCCCGTTGGCTATGCCAACGAGGTTACTGCTGCTATTTTAAGAGCAGTCAAAGCTAAAACGGTCTTAGACGTTGATGGTGTAATTGACCTTGAAACAGGTACAGTGAAGGGTAACGCAGAAGTAGCTCCAAAGAAGGAAGAAACTCCTGCTCCTGCACCACAGAAGCCTCAGGAAGCTCAGGAAACACCAGAACTGAAGAATTCTGAACCTGAACAAACCAATGACGAAGAGAATAGCGATACCGCACAGGTAAATCCTGATGAGACTGTAACGGTTGATGAAACTACTGAATCTGCTGACGAAACTCAGCAAGCAGAAGCAACTGTTGAGCCTGCTGCTGAAACAGGAGATAAGCCAAAGAGAGGCGGACGCAAAGCAAAAGCTGAATAAATGAATAGAAGGTGAGATACATGAACAACAATAATGAAACAATCGGTCTTAGAGTGTTGAGCGTATCTCCAAATCATCAAATGGCCAGCGTTAACGTGCATTCCAGTATTGAAATAACATTTAGCGCTGACATTAACCCAGCAAGCTTCGTTAAAAACATTGTAGTTCTTGAAGATTACAACAAAATATATAAGAATATCAATAGCTTGAAAGATTATTCGCAATACAGTGTAGTGAAGGGCGCAATATCCTACAAGGATAGGGTTCTCACGTATACGCCTGACGAACCATTTAATACAGATACCTGTTATGTGGTAATGTTAAGCGATGGAATCACTGATATTACTGGGAATAAAATGATTAAGAAGCATGTGTCTTGCTTCTATACAGAGTCAGTCGCAAGCTTCCCTAGATGTGAAATCACATCGCCTAAATATGGAAGTATCATAAATGCAATACCTGAATTTGTATGGAAGAATCAATGTTCTGAATCATATATTTTCCAGGTTTCGAAGAGTAATACTTTCGAGCTTTTGTTATGTAACGAAGTTATTCCTGGCAATAAGATAGAAGAACTGATGCGATTTACTCCTGTCTTTGATGCCGAAGAAGGTATGTACCATGTTAGGGTTAAAAGTGAGAATGGTGAATGGAGCGATGTTCATCAGATATTTATCAAAGCAATAACAGATGCTGTAGTTGCAGAACAAGATACTCCTGAAATTCTTCATCTTGATGAATTCCTTGATGGCTTGGAAGAGCCAATCGAGATTCTTGAGTTTTTTCCAGCTGAAGATAATGTAAATATTAGCTTGAAAACTAATGTTATTTATATTAAAATAAAAGGGAAAATTGATGAATCTAGGCTTAGATTAGATGATTGCTATGTATATGGAGAAAGTTTCGACGAAGAGCACGAAGAATATGCCCATGAAACAGTGGACGGCAAATGGACTGTAGTATATGATGCGTACTTCGATGTAACTTATGTTATCTTTACTCCAGTCAATATTGACGAAGTCGAAGAGCTTGAGTATCTTGAGACTTTACGAAGTGGCAATCTTATTCAAGCTACGACTGGAGGTGTGAATAGTGAAGATTAGTAATCTTACATCCAAGACTGCTATTGAGATTCAGGATACCGATATCCTTGTAATCGAAGATAGTGCTGAAACCAAAAAGATTACAGTCAAAGAGTTTCGTGACTACTTAATGAACAATGGTATTACCAAGAGTACCAAAATGCTGATTAACGAAATGATGGATAGCGTTATCCACTCATTACAGGCTTCTAAGTATGTTATCTCAGAGCTGTTAACTTTTAAGATGAACACCGTAATTAACGATGCAGCTTCAGGTGATATCTTCATTACACTGAAAGACATAAATACAGACAAATGGCTGACAGGTGATGAAATCAAAGCATTGCTGATGCCAGATGCAGACGGTCAGTGTGGCAGAGATTTTATTATCAACGTATTGGTAGATGACGTTTATGTCAAAAGTGCATCTTATAGTATTCATGACGCAAGCGAGGTAAGTGATATTGTTCCAGAAGGTAATATCGGTTATATTAAAGCTCACTTTGATTTAGACCAGAATCAGATTGCTGGCATTACATACGACGATATCATGATTACTATGGATGATACAGAAGTAACGTTTGTGCTGCCGATTGAAGACAAACACGAGTACAAGTTTGTTGGAGACCCTGACTACTTTAACAATCGTGTACCTTATGTACAAAACATAGGATAGAGGTGAGTTCATGGGATTCCAAGTTGTATACGTTGCAGGTGGTGAGCTTGATAAAGTCAAGCGCGTCAATTACGTAGACCGAATTCGAAACTTTGCTTACTTAAGCCAACCGTACAATAAGATGACTATGATAAACATTCCTGCCATTGCTGGCGTTTATGATTTAGATTACACTAGCCCAGATGAAGAGATGGAATTGATGTCGATTGTCGTAACTTGCAGTGGATATGGCGAGAATGACTATTATAATTTATTCGTTAATGATGAACTTTGGTTTGATACTTGGTTTCCTACGGAAGTTAAAGAAGGTTTGTACATTGGTACATCAACGTATGTATATGTATTACCGCCTGAATCCAAATTCAAACTAAAATTTGTTAATATTAGCGGTACATCTAAGAAAGTATGGTTAGGTGTGAGACTATTAAGAAATCCAGTTAAAGCCGAACAGATTACTGTTGATTTGATAGATACTTTTACGGTATCTACACCAACAGCTGAAATCACGGGAGCAGAAATGAACCCTATTCCAGACGCATAATCGTTCGTTAGACTGGTATATTATATAGTATACAATCTTATAAGGAGGTAACCAAAATGGCTGTAAATGTCAATAATGTAGAACGTAAAGTGTTCAAGTATTATGAAGGCTTATGTTCTTCTACAGATTTCCCGAAGGAAATCGCCAAAGTATTGGCCTTAGGCGTTAGAACAGAAGCCCTGAAGGACGTTGATGGCAATGAGCTTGAAAAAGCATTGGTGTCAATCGACAAGAACTGGGATATTGTTTATCCTAAGCCTGATGACTCTCTCGGCTTAACCTTGTATGACGAGGAAGGCAATTACACTACAGAATACTTATCTATTGAAGAATATCAGAAGAAGATTCTCAATCAGGTAAGCAAGATTGCAGATACCGTTATCTTACGTACAACTACCACTCCAAAAGATTTGGCAGACATTGAATTTGATGACCTTACGGTAGACTCTGATTCCAATAAGGCATCCTTAACAATGTATCTGGAGATTTACAAACCAGCATATCTGGCAAATCCAGAAGAGTATCCGTTGGATTGTGAAAGACACGGTATTACTCCTAAGCTGATTACCAAGGAGTTATATTCCGATTCCTTACAACTTCAGCATTCTACCGAAGAAGACATTAGTGCATTTCTCTGTAAAGAGGAAGACGGTAGCTTGTTGCACCAGAATGACCCAACTTCTGGTACCGTCAAACTCACTTATACTGAGTGTGATGATTACGTAAGAAAGATTTGTGGTATCATCGGTGACGATACATTTAGCCCGCCGTTAACTGATGGAGCTAGTACATTCGTTACTTTTAATGCAGCACAGCTCACAAAGATTAAGCAGGACGATGCGGCTTTGTATTCCTTAATTCTGAACAGCCTGGACAGTGGCGAAGGTATTGAGCCGAAGACTTATACTTTATTGGAGAAGCTTACAATTACCATTTTAAGACTCGGTAACGTATATAACATGATGTTTGAAGGCCTTAAGAAACTTAAGACCTACAGCATTAAGACTGGTGTAAATTCTACTTACAAAGTAGCAAAGTCACCAACCGAAAAATTAGTTCCTGAGTTTTGCCTGAATGGTATTTACACTCCATTAAGTACCAGCTTATATCACCTTGATAATCAGACAATCATCTTTGATGAAGATATTACCTTTGAGGAATCCAGCCAGGGCCGCTTAGTAGTTAGATATACTTACGAGACCAACGAGCAGGATGTTATCTCTGAAAGAGTAACTCTGTTGAATAACCATTATGTTTTAATGAGATTATTCGATATCATCAATGACGAGATGAACGGTCCGATGGATAACGTGTACAATGCCAGCGGCGAATTGGTGCAGACTAATTCACACATTTCTCCTTGGTCTAAGCTGTCTTGGTACCAGGATTTCGAAGAAATCATTGTTGACTCTATTGATGCTGACGTTAGCATCTCTAGTATTCACGATGGTACTATCCTTGTTCCATTGGAAACAGCGGGCTTAAACGCTGACACAAAGATGAGATACTGGATTAACACCAACAACGACAGATTCTCCATTATCGTAATGGGTAATCCGTCTCTTGACTACGAGAGAGACCGTCACTTAGTATCTGGTTGTTATTGTGGACGTATCGAATCTTTCGATAATTCCATCAATGATACCGCAGGTAACTTTGCATTATTTACTTCTTCCAGTACAGAGCCATGTAATACTACTCTGACAACTGAGAAGACCATTCGTGAAATGTACGAGTATACCTTAAGTGCGGCTGAAGTAAAAGACGGTACATATGACCAGGATGCGCTTGCAGCATTCATTACCGTTTGTCCTTGGAGTACTGAATGTACTGGTGATGAATATTACGATATTCAGTTAACCGACAAGACCTATTTCAATCGTGAAAGATGGCCTAAGTACATGATTATCGAAAAGGGAACTGGAAAACCAGTAACTCCTTTCGTAAATGCTACTGAAAGAGAGTTCTACATGAACAATGGTAAGTCCGACCTGTTGCGTATCAAGATTGACCCTGAACATCTTCAGTACAACAACGATAATTATATTATCCTGTTGAACTTCAGTGATTATCAGGAGAAATTCGTAATTACAAGTGGTGTATCCAGAGACGTTTTTGGTAACGTTGTTGACGTAGATAAGGTAAAGGACTATGGTATCAATACCTCTGACGGTATTACATCTATTATGATGTATCATACCCGTTCTAAGGCTTACTATCAGAAACACCATATGTTATTTGCAACCACAGAAGAATACATGAGTAAGGTAATGTATGGTAAGTCCAGTTACACTGGTGAATACTATGCAGACCGCATCAAAGTTACACATAGTAACGATGGTCCTCGTGGTACTCTTAGTGACTTACTCGTTATCGACAGCGCAAGCTTATATGCACTGGATGAACTGGTAATCAATAAGGACTTCGAAAAAGACCCTAATGAATATGAAGAGACCTTTGTATTCTTCCCGATTACCGCACCGTTCTCTCCATTAAGTGACTCTCCAAATGCAAGATATGGTTTAGCTATCAAGAAACAGGAAATCGAACCTCGTTATGAAGACGAAGAAATCCTGTTAAAGCTTGCAATACAAAGCTTGTCTCTGTTCACTGAGCACTGGAAGAATGTTGAATCTGACATTTATCCAAGAGATAAGGTTGATGAATGTAGTGTATATTGGAGCATTGTTCCAAATAGCGCATGGATTGGTAGTGTTAACACTCCATCCGCTTACAGCCCAATTCAGCTTGCAGTCGTTAATACTAGTGAATATAAGGGCGATTTAAGTCAACCGATTGCACCTGAAACTGGCGTAACGCTTGACCAGGGCGATAATAAAGCAGATAATACTACATCTTATCTTAAGATTAGTGGCTTTACTGCTGAAGCAGGTGAGAAAATCTATTACGGTATTGCTCCTGCACCAATTGACTCTTTTGGTACTGGCGCTCACATTAAGGCAGTACTGTACGATGGCACAACCGAAAACGAGTCCTTTGAATACAATATTCAGGGTGTACCTTATGGTGGTGTTATCGGTGATGTATTACCTACTGGTGATGTACAGCTTACCGACGCTGCTCCTGATAAGTATTTGATGTTATATTCCGTTAAGGAAACAAATACTACAGAAACAGGCGGCACTACAACAAAGACTTATACAATTTCCAAGTTTGCATGTGTACCTCTTAAGGACGGTACTAATGATACAAACTGGTTATTGCAGTATCCTTGCTCTATCAGTGCTTATATTGAAGGTGGTAAGGGCGCAATGCTGTACGATAACAAGACAGTAAATACTATCACAACTTCTGTTGAGTATGACGGCGTATTTGATATGCCTTTAGTACCTGCGGATGGTTATGAAGTTTCCGCTGTTACTGTTATCAATATGGCAGATGCTTCTACTGTAGAAGTTATCGAAGCATTCGAAGATATGATTATCAATAACGTAACCTATAAGGCTGTGAGATTGAAGAACGTATCCAAGAACATCCAGTTAAAGGTATTATTTACCGAAATTGCATAACAATAACCCCCAGGCTAACCGCCTGGGGGAATAAATAAAGGAGGAAAAATATATGTCTTTTGTTGGTTTAGTAACTCGAAAAGATAAACCTACTGGCGTTCGTTTGATGGCCAAGGTTGTTACAGAGAATAAGAAGAAATGGGCTAAGAAGACATTTAATGTAAGCGTTAAAGCAGCTGGTATTGACGATATGACATGTTGTATTCTTGACCATGCAACTGCGGTAGAAAAAATTACTACTGCCCACGATTTAAGTCAGCTTGTGGACAATGTTACATTGACATATAGCGGCGCTAATGGAACAACTATTACATATCGTATTGTCGATATTGACGTTCCGTATCTTAGTACCTATATGACTGACGACGGTAAGGTCTTAGGAAGACCAAAGTTTGGCGAAGGCAATGCTGTTGGTCATATTGAGATTACCGTTACCAAGGGCGATACTGGTATGGTAACTTCCAGAATACAGACAACTGTTATGGCAATTACTGCTGAAGAAGTACTGAATAGCACTACATTTACTCAGGCTGGCTTATGGGCTCTGATTGGTGGTGCAAATGAAGCTTATCAGCAGAACAGTGAAGCTTCTGGTCACAATAACATTTTAAAGCCACTTAGTCTTGTTCAGAGCAGAAGCATTCCTGATATGTCTACAGAGCCTGTAACCATTAAATGGAGTGTCGTAGATGAAACGCTTCCGTTTACAACTGGTATTTATACAGAGCCTCGTATTAATATCGAAACAGGTGCTGTTACAAGATGTACATACAAAGAAGCATGTACGCTGATTGATGTTATTCCTAATGCAACTGCTACCGTTAAGGTTGTTGGTAGTACGAATAACGCATTACAGAATCGCGTCCGCATTGGCGGTCTTGTTCTTACTGCAACTCTTACTCTTGGCCAGGTTACCAGAGATGTTGTATTTAACTGTTCTACCATTAGTAAATATATTACCAATGAAGAAGTTCTTGACGTTGTACTCAACAATCTGTATCTGCAAACAGACGATGAAGGCAAGTATCAGTACAAGACAGATGGTAGCTCTTCTTACGAAACCCTTCTTGCTCCAACAACAGGTGGCACAATGACATTGACAGCATTCAGTAACAGAGGTAGTGAATTATTTGAAGCTCCAGAGCTTAAGCTTGGTCTTGGTCAGATTATCGGCGTAACACTTGAAAGCGTAATGTATAACTATGGTACAATGACTCTCTTCAAGGAAACCCATCCTGCAATCTTTGTTGACGCATATAATAAGGGCTTCAATCGTAACGTTGATGACACATTAGCTATTCTTACTATCGACTTTGATAAGCTTAAGGATGCAAGCGAGGAACAGAAGAGATTCACTTGTGGTATTAAGATTGGCGTATCTGGATACTCTGCAACAGGTGATGAAATCGGTGGCGGTTCTACAACAGCTGACCGTACTGCTTCCTTCCAGATTGATACATCTAAAATTGCAGCAGCATAAGGAGTGGTGAAATGAGCGAAATATCCTTTCAATACAAAACAAAATCTGAACCACGATACGAAGCTAGATTTGCATATTGGCCGTCTGAATCAATCGAATATGGTTTAGTGTATCAAAGATATATCGCCCTTTCTGATGCAAGCACATTCAATAGCCCAGTTGCTATCACAAAGGTAGCAACTGGGCTTTACCAGTTATATGGTCTATTTGTTGACCTTAAGCCTTATGAGACTGAATACCATAACTTGTTTTTAAGTCTCGATATCGTAAAAGACGATATGTTTTCTGATACTACGCAAGAGCAAGCACACAGAACCCATTATAACTTAAGTACATTTCTTGATGTGCGCAATATGGCATTACCATTATACGTATTAAATGTTTATGACGATTATTATCTTAGTAGACATGATACTATTCTCAACAAATACGAGAATCCTATTGCTAGTATGGACAGAGATGCCCTAAGCAAGCAGGTTTTAGGTCAAGACATCTGGCTTCAACAAGATTATGTTCTATCAAAGTATTCGAATTTACTTTTACAAAAACGTTATCATAATCATTTAAGATATTTCCAAGAGTGGCGTCATCTTGCTTTTACAAATCATCTTGACATAATGCAATCTCCTGGAATGCTCGCAACGTTTGATAAAGAGCTAAATATCTATGATACATTTGCATTGAAACTACCTACATTTAGATTAAACCGATGGATTAATCCACAAGGCGGGTTTCTTGATAATGATTTAAGTCGTCTGGAAAACATATTTATGGCTCCATTCGATTTAGAAATGAATATTCTGCCTGTATATATGTTAGAGCGTGCAGATGATACAATACATATGAATATTTTGCCACAAATAGCAGAACAGTATCCGCGCACACATAGAATGAACATTATTCCTCAAATATACGGAGAACGTTCGTCGTTTATTGGTAATATCAATAAAACACTTATTTGTACTCCACAGCGTAAGTATGCAAATGCATTTAGAATTTTATTTGGCAAACCAGGTGATAAGCATGGAAATGTCTTTAAACAAGTATCTGGTAGTGTTTATTTAAAACATCTGGATAGCCATAAAGTTTTATGGGGATATAGACATAACAACACTGCTTTTATGTTTCAGTCAGCATTTGTAAGTAAAGCAGTTCTTACTATTGGTAGCCAACATAACTTAGAGTCAGCATTCAAAGACGACAATGTAATGAATTATGTAATACCTACAATGGTTTTTAGAGACAAACATGTTGTTTCTAGGTTTGTTACAAATACAGCATCTAAAGATAAAAATACCATAACACCTCTTCGTTCTGTTTTTGCTGGCTTGGACCATAAAATCTTAAAAGATTTTATAATAACCACAGGTACATTAGATAATCCATTAACGTCACTTTTTGAGGGCATATGGATGACAGCAGACAAAGCAGTAATTGCATTGTTTGATAATGATGTTCATGGTACCAAATTTAATGGTGGTGCAAGTATTGCCGATAGTACGTTTCTTGGAGATAATGGAAAAAATATTACATTATACACTTCTGTGTCGGGTATGCTCGGTGATAAAAGCGTTATTGTAGACCCATGGCAATTATACATGTACAAAGACAAAGCAGTCCTAACGCTTCCAGTTACAAATGTTGACCTATCTCTTGATAAGAAAAGTATTTGGGCCGAAGACAATACATGGTTTGCATACAAAGACAATCATTCTATTGAGAATTGGAGTCAGATTTTTGTCTCTAAAGATAAAGCATCTATCTCTGTTTTTGGTGACAATGACTTTGCTTATAAAGACCAATATGGAATTAGTTTGTGGCATGGATTTGAAGAAGCAAATAAAGACAGAGCAAGTATATTTATACAAAACCTTGGTTCTTTTGGTCATAAAAGCAACATGAGCATCGAGATGCATGATTCGGTATTTGCGTTTAAAAATCAACTTGGGACTATGTTAGATACTCAAATGAAACTAGCAACAAAATATAGTCACAGTATATACACATTTGATGATGATTGGGCGTTTAAGGGTCAACACGATATTGCTATAGTTAACCAATTATTTACTGATAAATTGATGCACAATGCTTCGTTATTCCGTAATGTATTGGCAAACAAGGCACCACAGCCTGTATATATACCTGATGTGGATTTCGTTTTCAAGAACGAGATAGCAGAACATTATATTGAAAAAATACGAGACAGTAATTTTACAAATATGATTATTCCGTTATCTAAAGTAAAACACAGAGCATATATTGATAGTATCAATTCAATGGTACAAAAGCTCGCAGGTAATGGATATATCAATCATGATGTAAGTGGCTCTGTTATTCCGAAAGACACGAGCATTCCAGATTTAGATTTATTTTGCGATAAACAAGCTTTTGATGTTTACTTAGACTATAAAAATACTCAGATTACGAAAGTCAAAGTACGTGGCTTTGTCTTTGAAGATGTTTTTGTGGATAAATATCAACATTTGACCGCGCTAAACGCCTCAATTTTGGTCGATAAGACAATAAGCGAGTGTTGGTTAAACGAAGAAATAAAAGTCCATAGAAAGTCATATGACGGCCATATAGAAGGTGACCTGAGCACTATTGTAATTTCAAGAGATATTTATTGCAATAATTCAATATTTGTAGATAAAATCAGTCAAATGTGTTATTATGATTACAGTACTTTGTGGAGTCAAAAACAATATAGTGTTATGCTAGATGAAACATTTAGCGTTAGCAGAGACCAAAGACATGGTTATATGTTAGATTGTATTTCTCCTACAATCAAAAAGCACGTTGATACTTTTTATGATTACGGAGTATTTACCCATAAAATTATTCGTGAGTCTGCATTGTTTCAACAATTACATGAAGTTCATACAAAAGCATATGATGCAGGTATTCGTCCTGATGACTTTGGCAATTGGGCTTGGGTATATGAAACACCAGACCCGTTCCCTGGTAATGTCTTTGGTATTGATGAATTGTTATTACCAGAAAACGATACTCGCTATGAACAATTCGAAGACATTATCTTTAATAGACAAACCATGAGGCCACGTAACCCTGTTAAGGTTATTGACGACCATACGTTTATAGCAAAGTTCCCAATTAGGCACCCTTTAACGTCAAAACATGCCGACATTGCAGTTAACTATGACGACAGTGCTATAAAGATAGAACAATTCTATGGTATCGAAACTAGTGTTATGCATACGATATTTTTGAAGTTCTATCGTTTATGGCAAAGCAAAATCTTTGAGTTTGGTACAATGACAATGATGCAGTCGGTAAAGTTAATGATGGAATATATGTATGCTTGGATTATGGAATACTTCTCATTGGACCAGCTGGAACAAGCACTAAGAGTGTTTAAGCTGATTCGATGGTATGGCGAAACAAGTATTATTCAAAATTCACAGTATATTATTTCTTACGAATATGATACACTAGAATCAAAGCTTACAACTGGCGAATGTTTGATACCAAATAATCTTAACGACCCCGATGCAACTATGTATGTTGACGGCAAACTTGGAGTTATTCGTAATAAACCTGAGTTAATTGGACAAAGAGAAGCGTCTGTAACTTTCGAAATTAAGAATAAAAAGAATAGTTCATTCACTTTTTCATTGTCAAATACGATAGGTTCGGTTAATATATATATAAACGATGCACTCGTTGATACAGTTTCACGGTCAACATTAAACTTAATGTATGAGTTACCTTATACTGGCGAGCCCAATATAGTAAGAATAGAAAAACCAAAAGAACACAACTTGAATGCTTTCTTCTACATCGGTAATATTAAAGTACCGAACTGTACGTTCAAAAATCTTTCTATTGATTTTGACCCTGTTCTGAAAGCAGGCAATAAACCATTGAATGACATCGCAAGAAAGATGATTGAGTATGCAAACTTGTATGAAGACCGAGCAACTATATATGAGATGCTTAGAAAAGGTAACTTAGGTATTGGAGAAATCTATAAGCGATTACAAGAATATTGGGACCTCCATCACCAAGACAAATCAAAAGGTAAGCGATTAACCATTAAAGAAACCTAAAGAAAGGAAGGATGTAACAATGGCTGCAACACAATATCAAATTCTTTGCAGATACATCAATGAAACTACTAATACTCCAGTTACCAATGATTTGCACTATGATTATGAGCCAGTGTGTGAATTCTATACTGACCCATATCATAAGCTCTTTGCTGGTAATGAAATCGAGAAATCAGATGCGATTGACGAACAGCAAGAACTGATTTCCTTTGGTAACAGCAGTGAGAATCCTAAGAACAACATGATTTTTGCTTATGATGGAACAAAGAAAATTAGACATAAGAAATGGTATCCAGAAGCAGAAGGCTATGTAGTAAAAGATTGGCAGAGTCTTGACCGTAGTAAAATCGGAAACCTTGGGGATTATTCTAAAGATTTTACTACTCTTGAGCGTACTACACCAGAAGATGGTGGGATTGTTGTTTGTAAATCACACTCTATTCAAAAACATTTTAAAGATACATATATTCGAGACCTTAGTAAAGCCGATAAGGGTAAAGAAAAGAATAGATATTATTCTGAAGAACGCATCCAAGCTCTTATTGACGAAGCTTTAGATATATTCCAGGCAAAAGAAAGCAAACTTAGCTGGGAAGATTATACCGTAGTCGATGAGCCAATTGATTCAAGTTATGGTGGCATCATGTTTACATATTATGATGGTCCAGTAGCAATTGGCAACAATCCAATGGATAAGCTTATGTTGCCAAATGGTAGAGAAACATGGGGGTCTCGTACACAAACGCATTTATACGAAAGTGTTAATATTACCAAGGAAGATATTGCACGTAAAACAGTACCTGGTCATTACGAAGAAATAAACGAAGCCCCGTATCTTATTAAAGATACATACACACGTATCAAGTTAAGTCCATGGTTTGTTAACACTACAGTTGGTTCTCTGGAAGCAGCTTTAATTAAGGCTAGACTTTTAGTTGAAAAGATTGGCCTTGAAAATGTTAAGCTTATCAAGGTTGTTCCATTTGACCAGTTCGTAAAGATTAAATAGGAGGTAATGACATGGCTGTTACACAATATCAGATATTTTGTAGATATCTTAATGAAACCGTTAACCGTGCATTGACCAACCATACGAATATCGAATGGATTGGTGCCGAAGAAAAAACAAAACTTGAGGCAGATTACGCTGCAAACGAAGCTGAATATCTTGCTTTAAAAGCGGATATTGTCAGCGGTAAAACCAAAGTCATTAACTTAAGTGTTCCAGAACTGAAGGTTTATAATATCGGCCAAAGATACGAAGAAATGCAAGATAAGACTAGTAAAGATAAAATGTCTGTTGAAAACTGTATCATTGAGCCAGAAAATTCTTTCTATAACGATGTCAATGGTATATTACGAAAGAAACAGGCACAAATTGACCTGGATAACTATGAAATTATTACGGAAGAAACATCTGCAAACAATCCTAAGTATGATATGGTGTTTATTTATGACGGTATGGCTTATGCCGAGAGTGATATTGTGGACCGTAATGGAGACCCTGCAAATCAATCTAAACAAACTCCGTATCTGTACTATGACAGAATGAAGCGTCTTCAGCTGGACCCTTGGTTCTTGTATTCTACTCATGCATCGTTAAATTCTGCAATGGCAAAAGCTAAGGAATTAGCAAATCTGCTTGGAAAGGATGCTGTTAAAATCGGAAAGATAGTTCCGCTTGACCAGTATATTGATATTGTATAGTAGGTGATTAACTATGGCAAAACTTAATAAAACAAGTGATGGACTGTTTTTCTATGACGACTTCTCGGAACAGACGTTACTGTGGACATTATCTCCATCTGACGCTAATTGCTTATCATTTGGAGATAATGGCCTACAGATAAAGCATCATGGGCGATACACGACATATACCATAGTTGAGCCAAGTGTAGATGAGTATTCCTGCATTGTTCATTTAGACCATGTCCCTGCGGCAATGGAAGACATTGCAGGAGTACTTATAATGTCCAATACTAAAGAATACGCTGAATGTCAATCATATATTGCCACAGGAGACTCGGCAATGACAAATTCAGAAGATGTATATGCTGATGTAGAAGGTATGGTAGACAAACTTCTGGATGAGCGTTATGTGCTTTGGAGCATGGATGATGGCACTATAACTGCTGATAATCCAGATGCAACAAACATTAGTACGGACCCTGATATTAAGTTTGTCGATGTAAGATATCCATATATCAAGTTTACCAAAATTAAGTACAAGTATATGTTCAGCGCAAGTCAGGATGGCATTACATGGATTGATATTGGCAATGTAAAATTTGATGATGCTGGAGTAATTGGCTTTTTCGTGTATGGTACAAGAAATGCCAATGTTCTCAAGAACAGTCATTGCTATTTTAAATCTTTTGCATTATACAAGAGTAAGTATATTACTTTTGATGGTATCGACAGAACGCATGAAATGGAAATTCTTGATGAGAACGGTGCTGTGTTAATGAGAACTGATAGTATTCAGTATATGCACATGATTAACCGTTCCAATAAACGATGTTTAATCAATACAACAACGTTACCAGCACCCATTAGAAATGCTAAAATGAGGATTTATCCTCGATGGCAGTATGACAATGCTATTGGTGTATATGACCTTGGAACTACCGTGTACGGTGGTGATGGTTTTACTCTTGAAAGAGACATCAGATTGTTTATTGACAATACTGAGTTAAGTCCATTGGAATTGTACGATTTGGGTACATTCTATCGTGGTGCTTACAAGATACAACTTGATGTTTACAACAAGGAAGAATATACTATTCATGATGTTAAAATTAAGGTCATTAAATATTCCGAATATTATGAAGGCGAAGAAGAAGTTTCTGTTGCCTTATATAACGAAGAGAGAAAAGAAGATGAGCTTGTCTACGATAAAGAAGTGGTAATAGACGCCATTGAACCATCAGAAGGGCGTAGTATATTTATCAAGCTAACAGATAAGCCAATACAAGATTTTTATATGACTGCAAACGATTACAGGTTTAAAATTATTATAGAATAGAAGGTGAGAAATAGTTATGGGAGTGAGATTAGTCAGATATAATCATGGCATGAATCCTGGCTCTGGCGGCTCTGGCTCTGGTGGCATGGCCAGTGACCACGATGAACTTATCAATAAAGACCTAATGAACCAGCATCCCATTTACGCTATTACTGGCCTTCAGGAAGTATTAAACTTATTGGAAGATACAGATTATGAGTTAAGTAAGCTATTAACTGCATTTGTCGACGAAACCAATAAGAGAATACAAGAAGTCTTAGATATGGTTGCGGTTATAGATACATACTTTACCAAAGAAGAATTGACAGAAGTATTACTTGATTATCCTACATGGAAACAAGCAGATAACAAATACGCTGCTATTGCTCATTTAGCTGATGCCATTGATTTCAGATTCGTTCCTGCTGTATTACAGGCAAATAAAACATTAGGGGCTATAGAAACCATTAGAAGCTATTTCTATAAGTATGATATCAGTGGTATGTATGCCTTTAGTGCTACGGCTGGATGGACCACTGGTGGTAATGGCACTGGATGGCAAAAAGCTGGTACTTATACTGGAGAAGCTAATGTTCTATGCGATATCTACACAAAAAGCGGTAAGCGTGTTGCTTATATTAAAATTGGTTCTCAAACTAGTGGTGGCGGTTCATGGACATCAATGTTTAATACTGAAACAGTATTTCTTAACACAGGTCAGAAAATTGCAGGTAAAATTGCTAAAGTACAAACCTGGTATGGCGGTACTGATGGTGGTAGATATGAGCATTTTGCCATTACCTGTCCAAAAATGACAGACTTCCAGACTTATTTTGGCGAACCGTGCTATGCAATCATTAAAGGTAATGGAGCTCCCACAATGACTGTTACTCCGATTGTGTGTGACCATCACGAAGTTACCATTGAAGAACGTGACTTAGAAGCGAATTTACGTCAGAAACTTGTTAGTGCTCATAGTCATGCTAACAAGGACTTCTTGGACAAACTAAGTATTGCAGATAATCAAATATATTACGATGGTCAATTTGTAGAAGTACCACTGTCTCAAGAAGAAAACAATGGTATTGTATTGAAGCCAGATGGTTATTGGAGCGAGCAATTTAATATATCAGCAGAAGCTGGTAATTATTTAGAAAAGCTACCAGATGGTTATTACATTACAGACCGTGGTAATGCACATATCGTAACACAAGCACAACACGGTCTTAGCGTCGGAGAGTTTATTTACTACCATCATGATAAAGGTTATCAAAAAGCGTTGGCAATAGATGACTTAAGCATTAATGTTATTGGTATTGTATCAAGAGTATTTGATACCGATACATTCGAATACAGGTGGACAGGATTCTTTGCAACTGATATTTTTACTGAAGCCAATGGCTATACACAAGGTATGCCTTTGTATTTAGCAGAAACAACTCCAGGCGGAGTAGTACAAATACAACCTGATATGTCTAAGGCAGTAGGGTATCCTGTGGAAAATCTTGGTCTTATCATTAGTATCGAACGAGGTGTTGAATACAATCGTAGCATTGCTCTTGGTGACTTTAAGATATCAGCCAACGCTTATAATGTACGTTCTGATGGTTATATCCGCATTGCAGAAGGCATAGATTATAAATTAACCTTTGTAGAAGACTTACTGGCTATCTTATCAGATGAATTCAAGGCACAACATATATTAGTAACAGATAATGTAGTGCAGTTTATCAATACAGCAACGTTATATGCACAGAAACATGTTCCTGAGGGATTAAATCTCTTTATACGTGCCTTTGATATTGATGCATCTGGTACAGGTTCCTTCGAAGAACTGAAAGCACAAAATGCTCTGTTACGACAAGAAATTTCTGAATTATCCAGAGTATTTGATATATTGAATCGTGAGGTGATTGAATAATGATGCCATTACCAAAGAAAGTCTTAGCTGCATTAACTTCTGTTCAAGACATTGAAGATGCGTTAGACGAAAAAGGTTTTGTAATGTCAAAATACGTTCTAAGAGATTATGGTGCATTAATTCGTCGCCTCAGGACCGAAGGTGGTGCAATTTCTGGTAGTATATCAGATACAACGATAGAAGAAATCATTAGTACTAAACAATTTGCTGTTGACCCTCATCATGTATTTAACTATATGGGAAAACTTACATTTGTACCAATCAATGATGAGTATCATCGTGAACCAATTACATTATATAAAGGCGATGAGTTTGATGTGGATATTAACCATGTCTTCTCTAAAGGTAATACCATTACATTAGTAGAGGAGGAATAAGAGATGCCATTTATTCAAAAAACTTATAACCATACAGCAGATAGTTATACATTATTGGATACTCCCAGTGTCCTGAATTATCCTGAGTATGCAGTAGAAGACAATACAGGTACATTAAAAAGTATTGCTAAAATTACGCATGTAGCAGGATATGTAAACACTAGCGGTTGGGGTACATTTACAAACATCTTTTTGCATACAGAAGGTACTAGTATATTTTATCAAGACCTTAAGCAAATACTTAGCGCCTTAGATGATAAAATTTTATCTATTCAATTTGAAGATAGTAATTTTTCATTTACAATTTTTGATACTACTTTTTACATAAGAGCATTAAACTTATTTGATAATGCAGCATCAGGAGCATCGACTAATATTCAATGTGGCCTGTCGATTCCTGTAGTGTATCGTAAAGGTAAAATTGTTACACCAGGATGGAGCTGTAATCGTAGTATTAGTATGCACATTACGATGTGGAGTAGTCCTAGTTATGGTTACAATAATCAAACAAATATACAATCAAATACTACTTCTAAAATGAGTTCCATACGTAGTTTTAGTAAGGGCGCATATTCTTCTATTACAACACAAAATAAATTACAATACATTTATACTATTAAAATACGATACAATACAAATTTCTTACACATTAGCTATGAAAACTGGAATGGTAATGAAATACCATTATTATTTGTTATGCAAGGACAAGATATCAATCAAAAAAACGTTGTTTTTACGACATTAGGTGGTGCAGTAAATTCAAGATGGTATAATTTTAATACTATTTCTTTAGATGCTATTACACATGTAGTAAACGGAAACTTAAATGAAGGAGAAAAATCCCATACAAACGAGGCAAGCCAGTGGCCGAACTTAAATGCATTTACTTATTTTGGTCACCATATTGAGCCACTATATGATTTATTTTATCCTGGTGGTAAAGACATTACAGGTGCTATAAATATCAACCCATATTGTTTATTTTCTAATCTATACGCTACAACAAAGCCATATTGCTTTGGTTTATATAGTCTTGCAAGGTCAGATAACACTCTGTTAACCAAACCAATATGTATCAATGGTTTTATTGATTTTGATAATGTATATTACGCACCGTCTGGATTGCAAAAATGGAACGCTAACTATGAAATCAATGGAGAGCAATATTGGTGCATGGGTAGCTATATGAGAGATACCATTGCTAACTGGTCTAATTTAGCATATAACACAACATATTGGCAGCTTTATTATGACTTTTCATTCTTATTAAAACTGTAGGTGATATTCATGTATGAGTTCAATTATATGAATCAAGTACAAGAAATCCATTTAACTGCTGGGTTATATAAAATAACTTGCTATGGAGCCAAAGGCGGTACGAATAATGGCAATAATCCATATTCTCGGTCCAATGGTGGTTATAGCGAAGGATTTTATTTAGCTCAGCATAATGTCACGTTATATGTATGCGTTGGTAAGGCTGGCGGTCCATCGTCAGACCCTACCAATGGATATAATGGTGGTGGAAGTAGTCCAAATAATAATGGTGGTGGTGGAGCTACACATATTGCCATTAGTAATCATGGTACATTGTCAGGATATTCTGAACATGAACTTGATGTTCTTTTAGTTGCAGGTGGTGGCGGTGGTGCAGGAAAAACAAATCCAGAAAACTATGGTCATGGTGGCGGATTAGAGGCTGGACCAGAGCGACGCGGTAACAGAAGAGCAACTCAATCCAAAGGATATGCTTTTGGTCAAGGACAAAATGGTGTTGATAATAAGCCTGCTGGCGGTGGCGGATGGTATGGTGGATACAGTTCGGATTCCACTTCATTTAATGCAGGTGGTGGTTCTGGATTCTGTAATCCGTGTCTATACGATGCATTTACACAAGAAGGCAGTGATACAGACCGTATTGATGGCTATGCTACTATTGAACGTATTAGTGATGTATACGAAATCACTGTAAAGAATTCGTTTGATACACAGTTATATCGTGCATGTACACGATATCCTGTTAGAATCGAATTACAGAAACCATACAACGCATTGAAATTATTTCAAGAGTGGGCATGTCAAGATTACGATTTACAATATCAAGCATATAACGAAGTGCTAAATATTACTTCTCCTGGTTATGATATAACAATTGAAGCTGTCTTTCAGGAAAACAAAAAGAATACTAATATAGACAGAGATATATTTGGACGAACGGTATTTCGTTTTGATTACTTAAATGTTACGCCCGATAAATTACTGACGCCAGAAGATGTAGTACAAGAAAATCACGGATTGCACAAACATGATGTTGTCTGTTTAACGTCCGATGGCAAGTATGAAAGAGCGATTGCTATTGTTACGGATTTCAACCCACCAGTTGGTATTATAGCTGATGTATATGATAAAGACACTTTTACTCTTGTAACTACAGGCGCAATACCATGGACCACATTAGACTGTAAAGATACAACAATATTATACTTATCAGATACTACTCCTGGAGCTTTAGTTCAATATCAAGAGATTACTTCAATGGTATATGTACCAGTGGCTGTTTATACCAACAACAGAATTCTTATTAGAATTGAGCAAGGTTCTACTGGTTCTAAATTGGCACCGTACTCGACATATCAAGATGACTTTGAGAAATACACAAAGCAAGAGCTTGATGATATTATTGCACAAACAGTGACTGGGGTGATGTAATGGTAAAAACAAAGAATAATTCATTGATATTAGAAGTGCCTTATGGTCACGACATTCATGATTTGGAATTCCTTGGAGTGTATGAGCATATAGATAAAGATGTTACAATTCAACAAGAAAACCATGGATTTCAAGTTGGCGATGTGATATATTATAATATACAAAAGCAAACTTTTGAGAAAGCTCTGGCAATTAACACCATGGAATCAGAAGTCTGCGGAGTAATATCATCTGTTATTGATAATCACACTTGTAAGTTTATCACTTCAGGATATATATTAACTGATAGGCTTAAATTCGATGTCGATACGCCATTATATTTGTCTGAGCTTATACCAGGTAAATTAGTTAGTATGGCTCCAAATATGATACACAAACAGATTGCAGTACAAATGCCAGACGGATTACGTGTCGACATACAGCGTGGTTATCGTTTGAAGCAAGAAGAAGAGTCTACACAAACTGATTTTCAGCCATATACACAGGAAGAGCTTGATGAGATTATACAAAACATTTGGTAGGAGGAAGTGATATGCAGAAAGCGTTAACGAAAGACGATTTAATCTACATACTGAATGGTATCTTCAGATTGTCTGCACAAGCTGATAATGCCTTCCAGATGCTTAGTGATGGTTTATATGTAAAAGATTACACCAATGACTTGAATGCGCACATGAATAATACAGACGTACATGTTGATGCTACCATTAAGGCAATCTTGAACAAAATTACTGCTGATGACCAAGGTAATATCTATTATGATACACATCTCTTATGTCGTGTGTCTGCACAAGCAGATAATGCAATACAACAATTACCTGATGGTATATTTGTCACAGATTACTCAACAGAAATTCAGCAGCATACAGACCATACAAATGATAATGAAATTCATGTAACACAATTAGATAAAGATACGTGGAATCAAATGCTGGCAGATGCCAAAGTGTTTACATTAGATGAAATTCAGAAGTTAAAAATTCTGGAAATACGTCCTGTGTCTACATTACCTGAAGAAGATGATATTTCTGAAACAACTATATACTTACTTGATAATGACCCAGAGTGTCCTGAAGGTTGTCCATGTACTATGAACATGTATATCATGGGACAATGGATTAAGCTTGGCGTTACCAATACCATATTAAATCATTATGTACTTAAAACAGATGCGCAAGATGCTATAGATAATAGCCATGTTCATGATAACCAATCTGTTATTGATAAGTTTACTGAAAATGAAAATGGTGAATTGCTTTATGACGGCGCTAATATTCATGACATTGGAGTGTCTAGTCAAGACAAAAACGCAGCACAATTGATTAACGGCCAGCTTTATGTGCGTGACTATACAGACGAAATCAAAACAATGCAGATATCATCGGCATTTGCAAAGATAAATCTTTTAGATTACGAGTTAACTGATTCAGGCGTGTATGAATTAAAAGATTTTATAGACAATTACAACATACTTCTGGTAGAATATTACTATAAACCAAATGACCCTCAAGATACGCCAGGGTGTGCAAAAACAGCAGTCATTGATACTGATGTACTCAATCTTCTTTACGAGAAAGGCATAGACTACATGTTAGAATACGGATATGGTATTCTCGTATCTAATTCAAAGATTAGGATGCACGAAAACAAGATATGGATAAACTACTATCATAACGTGTGTGTCTATCGAATTACAGGAATAAGGAAGGGTGACGATAGTAATGAATAATAACAGCCCAGGAAGTTTAATACAGCTACATTTTCATGAAAACTTTGATGTAATAGACAAGCTTTCTGATGTTGGCGGTATATTATATTATAAGGACACCCCTGTATTTCCTTCCGTATCGAAGAAAGACAATAACGCTGTAACCTTAGAAACAGATGGCTTATATGTAAGTAACGTAACGATGTTAAGTCAAAAACAATATGATTTGCTTTCAAAGTTCGACTATATCAACAATGTTTTGGTATTTAATGACGTAACTGTTTCTCAGGAATACACGAAAACTCAGATTACTGTAATGATACACGAATTGTGGTTAGAAATAGACCCTGAGTATGACGGAGGCGATGAAGACAATACGGGAGGTGATACAAGTGACCCTGCAAAACCTTAAGGATGCATTGTATCTAAATAATCTTATTCTGCTTGGTAAAATAGATGAAGTGAAGGCCTTGATAGAAAGTACTGGCGGTAACAACTTAAATGACCATACTAGTAATCTTGTAATTCACGTTACTCAAGAAGACAAAGATACATGGAACGCTATACTAGATAATGCTAAGCAATATGCAAAAGAGTTATTTAATGCATCTACTTCATTGCAAATTATTAAAGTCACTGAATTGCCTACTGAAGATATCAAAACAGCATGTATATATTTTCTTGCAGTTGACCCAATAGATAAGAATTACTATGAAGAATACATGTATCTTGATGGTCAATGGGAACTTATCGGCAACACAAGAGTAAATCTTGAACAATACATACTAAAGACCGAAGTTGAAGAATTACTTAAGGACTATTTACTTAAAACAGATAGTCATGAACATGAAAATTTATTAGTACTCAATGACTTATCTGATACAGATGGGCTGTTAAACTATAAAGGAATTCCTGTATTTCCTGTAGTTACAGATATAGAAATACAACAAGCAATTACTGATACCTTAAACATTTTATTAAAAAAGGAGGGATAAACCATGACATTAAATCAATTACAAACATACATTGTAGGCGTACTTCAGGGATATTTTCCTAACAAAGCTGTCTTGGATAAGTTAAGCGAAAGCGAAGATGGTATACTGCTCTTTAATGGTAGGCAAATTAGTGGTGAGGCTTTAGTAACAGATGCAGAAGTTCAACAGGCTATTGAAGATACTTTAGTTGAGCTTGGCGAAATCCAAGTAAAGATTGGTGAGCAATCTTATTCCACTCTCGAAGGGGCAGTTGCTGCTGCAACTGAAGGTCAGACTATTACTCTGTTGAGCGATGTTACTTTAAAGACTGCAATCGAGATTACAAAAGACTTGACCATTGACCTAAACGGCATGAATATTGCAATGCCTGAAGATACCGATGGTAACGGTGTATTCTGGGTTACCGCAGGTACTCTAACCATCAATGGTGACGAGAATAGTATTGTTAATAGCGTTGGTAATAATGACTGGAGTATCGGTGTTTTCGTCAATGGCGGTAATGTTATCATCAATGGTGGTAATTTTACCAACGTAGGTGCAGGTGAACATGACCACTATGACCTGATTTACGTCAAAGGTGGTTCTGCAACTATCAACGGCGGTACTTTTACCTGCCAGACTCCTCGCTGGACTTTAAATGTCAATAATACTGTTGGCGGTACCATCACCGTCAAGGGTGGTACTTTCTATCAGTTCGACCCTTCTGGTGCAACTACTGATGATAACGGTACAGAAAATAACCCTGTTAACTATGTTGCTGATGGTTACACTGTACAGAATACAGGTGATGCTTATTCTGTTATTAAAAACGTATAATCACAATAATATAGCATACCGAAGTACTAATAAGCTTCGGTATGCTATACACTAAAAATAAAAAGGAGGGCAAAACTATGGCAGCTTTTAAGTTCAAATTGTTTACAAGCGCAGACCCACAAGCACAGTACGATGCCGTTGTAACTAAAGACCCGATGACTTTCTATTTGCTAAATACTGGCGTTGGTTATCTCGGCTCTGTAAAGCTTTTTGATGCTACTGATGACGACAATGTTCTTAGCAATATCGTAACTGATATGCTTGCTGAAGGATTTACGGCTGACAATACATCGGTTGCAAGCACAAAGGCAATCGTTGATTATGTAGCAGACAAAGTCGGCAATGTATCTTCTGTATTGTCTACATCGTTCTTTAGAAAAGTAGAAAGCCATACACTGACAGCTGATGATTTAACCAACAGTGCGATTACTAAACCAGAGGGTGTAACCGCAGGCGAAGTTGGTCTGTTATTTACAGCAGATACGGACAATGAAGCTGGTGGCGAAAGCTATTACTTCATCTCTCTGAAGAATTATTTACAGAATGTATATACCACCCAAGACACGAATTCCATCAAGATGTCTATCTCTGCTGACAATAAGATTTCTGGAGAACTGAAAATCAAAGCAGGAGAGGAATCTATTAAAGTCGATGAGACTAATGGTGGCGTGTATATTGACAAAGCTACATCCATTAATGATGGCGACGGAACCACCGAAGGTGGCACAGCTCCTTCTGCTACAAAATTAGTAACAGAAGAAGCATTAGTTAATTACATCATTAACTCTGTATTACCAGCAGTGGATGAGGCTATCAAGGACGCATTAGAAACAGTAGTTACATATGCCATAGATGATGGCACAGCACAATAATAGGAGGAATAGGCTATGACATGGGAAATCTTCTTAGGTATCGCTGCTTTAGTTACCTTCGTTATTGCTATTACTGGTCCAATGATGAAACTTAACACTAGCATCACTAAGTTAAATAACTCAGTAGATGTGTTACGTGATGCCATTAATCGTATCGAACAAGATAATGAAAAAAGTCATAAAAGACTTTGGGACCATAATAGCGAGCAGGATGAGATTATTGCAGCGCATTCTAAAAAAATCAGCAATATCGAGCATACAATGATTATGACCGAAAGATTGCATCCTGAATTAACAGGATTACATACTCAGTTAAACCAGGAATAAAAAGTAGGTGAAAATGATGAGAAAGTATTCGGTGAATGAAAAATTTACTGCTACACAAGGACAGCAGGTTTTCAATGTCGAAAAACCTTTCATCAATGACACTATATCTATTTTCGTTAATGGGATGCTTCAAACACTTGGAGAAGATGAAGATTACCTTACTGTACAAGATACTGGTAAGGTAATCTTTCATAGCCCATTAAACGAAGGAGATATTGTTTCTGTTATCAGTAACGTTGCTTCACAGAAAATCAATCTTGAAATTGTATCTTCTGGTAAGGCAGATAAGCCAAATGCCTTATATAAGAAATATGGCACCGTAAAACGACTGAAGGGTAATAATAAATACGAAGTCCAGATATGTATCGGTAAAGATATCTTTAAATGGTCATTCGTGTCAAAGTTATCTCCTCTGTTTGTATCCTCGAAGAAAGTATGGGAGGATATCGGTGAATTCATTGAAGGCTTTACCGAAGAATATATCAATTCAATGATTTACAGAAACAGCGTTGAAGTAATAGAATTGATTGATGAATTAGCTAACGCAGACGAAGCAGTAGAAAACGTTACTTATGAAGTAGATGGTGATGGAAACTATACGACTCCGAATCGTGCCGTAAAGAATTGGGTTCGATATAAAACAGAAATCGCCCTGATAATGGCTCGGTATTACGGTATCTCATACCGATATGGTTCTGTTCGTAAAGAAATTGGAGATATCTCTATAGAGAAGAGCACTAAGTTACCGTATATTGATAATCTTCTTGATGGTCTTAAAGACCAGTTCCAGGAAGCTGATAACACTATCAGAGGTATCAATATCGTTGCATCTGGCGTAAAAGCTATCAATAACTATAGTTACGAAGACTGGGCAAGGGAGACTAATTTCTAATGTATAAGTTTACAGACAAAACCTTGGAAATGAAAAATGTTGAGATTAACCTTAGACATGATGCTGAACTTCTTACAGATGAGTTTGGCATCAACGTCTTGTATATTCGTAACTGTAAGTTTGTTAGATGCACTTGCTTTGATGACCTGAATAAGACTGGTGACCCTAATTGTAAATTATGTATGGGAACGGGACATTTTGCCAGCATTCAGAAACTTAGAGCAATCGAAAGTTCTAATAGTGCTTACTCTTCAGAAAACTCCATCACAACGAATCCAACTGGCGTCACAAACCAGAAAAATGAAATATATTATATCCGTCACCAATACAACCCAAAAGAACGCGACATGATTTTGAAAGTTACTTGGGATAAGCAAGGCTATCCTGTGGATGTTTTACAAGTGTTAGAAATAACAAATGTTTACGAAATGCGTGGAGACAAGGGTAGAGTAGAGCTTAACGGCTGTTTAATTGATAGCCGTACTGACCTAGTCAGACCATTTACAAACATCTTATCTTCATTACCTAGAAAAGCAGTTTCTCAATTACTGAAGGGAGGTAAATGTATATGGCCGAGCAAACTACTCAAGAATTAAAGGCATACCGCCAAAGCTTAATCTCATCCATACTACAAGATACACTTCATGGTAAGCATATATACTTATTGGGCTCCGCTGAATTTGGACCAACAAATGAACCTGTGTTGATTAAATCAACCGTTGGTCTTTACAATAAATTCGGTAAACATGGTACCCTAATAGATGCGTTTCATGCTTTGAAATACACAAGTAAAGATAATCTCGTTTATTTAGTTAAAACAACTGGTGAACATTCCAGTGCATATCTGAATATAAACATTCAGGATGGCGAGATTATCGAGAATGGTTTCATGCTTGTGGCATCTCAAAGTAATGAAATCTTCAATGAAGTGGAAATTCTGATAGATATCGACAAGATAACCATTATCTTTCCAAAAGATTTAGGCTTAGGAAAGCTGGAATATAAGTACAGCGATTATCCGACAATGGATAAATTAGCAGCTGCAATCAATCAGGATACCAGACAAAAGCGTAGTCATATATACGCATACTACTATGTAGATGCAGCTACTCCAACAAAACATGCATTTTTTGCGTGTAATCCTACAGATATCTATATGTATGGCGGGCAATGTGGATTAAACTATTCGAAAAATTTACTTTACAACTGCCTGAATCAGACGTATGATATTCTTGAGTCACATGACATTGATATCGTTATTCCAATTGATGCATTCATGGATGATATCTATCCTGATGATTCTGAAGGAACACAATATCAGTATAACAAAAAGTATTATCAGTCCACTAAAGATTACTTATCTGAAGACCCATCTGGCAAAAAACTATCCTTTATGGACCAGTTATTACAATTCTGTATTCGCCAGATGAATTTTGGTATGGTAACTACTGGAATTATAGGTTATAATTCAAGCTATAAGTATTGGAGTCAATATCTGTTTGAAGCAGACGATATTGCTGAAATGTACAAGGCATGTTACGAATATAACCTAGCGTGTTGTTCTAATCCATTCTATGCATTTCTGATATCTGTTGTAGGCGGTGATATTCGATATAACAGAGGAACCATTATAGATAATGGATACTTAGCATATGCAGCATTGTGTGCTAATACAGTTGTTACTAGTGGTACTACAAACATTCCAATATCCGATACAATTAGTCTACACCATGAGTTTTCAGAAGAAGTCCTTAAGGATTTGGCGGATACTGGTATTGTTACTTTCCGACAAAGTCCATTATATAACACGCCTGTTGTATATGATGGCATTACCGCATCACCTTCGCATGAAAATTTCAAACTATATTGTAATGTACGCATGATACAAATGTGTATGTCGTACATCAACAAACTTTTCCAATACTACATAGGATACAATATGGTAGAACTTGTTGAAGATGATATTGTAGCCAATGACTTACAGCAAATACTGGAACAATTATTTGCTTATGATATTATTACAGCATATGATTTTAGAATCGTTCCGTATTATAGTCAAGGCGAAATCAAAGTATATTTAAGTCTGACAACATGTTACATGGTGAAAGCCGTGCAATTATGTTCTGTAATAAATGTAGAGTTTGCAGAGGAGGATTAACATGGACAATGAATTACTGGCAAAAGCATATGCTGATTATTTTGGTAAAACTCCTGAAGAAAAATCTACGGTTCTTCAGCCGAGCAATACCAATAATGTCTATGAGTCCAAGAAAGCGGCTCACATTCATACTCTTGAAACAGTTTCAAGTAGAGAGTATAACATACAGACACTACGACATGTTGCAGACGATAATATAGACGATATTGAACAGTTAGCCGACATTCTCAAGAGATTGTGTAATGCCGCCTGGGGTGCTGGCTGGGGTGAGCTGTCTCCTGACCTTAAGAAAGGAGAAAACAGTGACCAAATCGTCATGCCACAGATTACAATCGAGATAAACTCAAGAGACAAAGCAGAAGACATGGGTGGTTTAAAACCTAAGTTAACTGATATTGTTAATGAGACTGATGCCAACGGTAATGAAACTGGCGATGCTTTTCTGATTTACCGTCAATGGTATGATTGTAATGTCGAATTTAATATCTATGGCAGAACCAATAAAGAGGCCAGACAAATACAGAAGAAATTTGAAAACCTTCTTTCTGTGTATACTGGTTACTTAAAGCGACAAGGTATTAGTGAAATCTTTTTTCAACAAGAAGTATCACCAAAATGTTCGCTTAATTACGACGAATCGACCCCAATGCGTTGTATATATTATTATATAAGGCTCGAAAGTATTACTCCAGTACGTCAAAGCCTTATCAACAGCATCAATGCTGAAATCGGTGCAAATCAACTCAGCACCGACAAAGTTAAGACGTTGATTAACAACTCGTCAAAAAATTCTGACCCGATTGAATTAGATTTCTTTGATGGTGACAACGGAATAACTTACAATTTCTAAGTCCAATAATAAAAAGGAGGAAATTAAAATGGCTGTTACAAATTTATATCCAAATTTGCCTGGACATCTTGTGGAGTTTAAGGATGGCGGATTAAAGTTGACTACCAATGACACTGCTGCCACTGGTAAGAGTCTGCTCATCTTAGGTACCGCATTCGATGGTCCTATCAACGAACCTGTACAGATTGACGCAACAACCGTTAGTCAGTTATTCGGTACAGAAGTTAACGAACATGGATACCCTAACGGTGCAACTCTTACCAAGTACGCTAAGCAGGCGTTCAGAAACGGTTTCACTGATGTAAGATGTATGAGAGTTACTGGCTCCCAGGCTTACACTGAAATCGCAAAAGCAACTACAACTAGCGTAGAAACAATTGTTGCAACACCTATTTCTGGTGCAATCGAAGGTAACGCAGCTGTTAGCGGTAAGACGCTGGCAAACGTTCCTGTAGTTGCAGGTTCTCTCGTTCTGACCACTGGCCCGAACGGTACTGGTACTCCTGTTGTAGCAAGCGGTTATACCGAATATGAAGCTACTTTCAATATCGGTGCAAACGTAGTTACTAAGGGTAGCACAATCTATGCTTCCTATCAGTACAAGAACATTGACACTGCTGATAAGGGTACAACCACAAACGTTCCTGATGCCGCTGCATTCATTGCTCAGGGTCCTGTTACCTTGGCTGATGCTGCTCAGAACCAGTTCGTATATGCAACTCCAAAGGATACCTTTGGTCAGTACATTGACAAAACTGGTTTATTCCCAGTGACCGATGGCTTTAAAGCTACTCTTGCTGATGGTACTGAGCTTGTTGAGGGTACCGATTATACTATTAACAACGGTGTATTAACATGGTTAGCTGGTGGAGCTATCGTTGATGGCGTAGAGATTACCACAGAATACTATATTTACGAGTTAGTTGATGAGACAGAATCCTGGACTCTGACTGACGCTGACCAGGTAATTGCATTACCTTACGCTCCGATTGCTGGTTCCGCAGTATTAACTGTAAACGGTACTCCAGCTGATACAGCTGACTACAGCGTATCTGGTAAGACTCTTACCTTAACTGCTGGTAGCTTCAATGTAAATGACAAGTTTACATTTGCTTACAATTACGAGCAGGTAAATACTACCAACAAGAGCATGATTGTTCGTGCTATCTACGGTGGTTCTCTTTACAAGGAAGCTTCTGTAACTATTACTCAGATTGCTGATGCAAACGGTAATATCGGTAGACAGTTCACCTTCACAAAGCCAGAATCCAAGAGATTCTCTAATGCGGACCTTCCGTTCTACTTCACTTCTTTCGAGTGTCCGACTGTTGGCCACTTAAAGCAGGCGTTAGCTAATTATGCGTTGAATAATGTATTTGAAATCGTTACTGACGATGAAGAAGATACAACAGCAGATTACCCTGTATTCAACGGCACTCTTAGCGAAGGTGGCGATGACGGTGTTGTAGTAAACGCTAACCAGCTTTTCGAAGCATTATCTGGTAAGAGAGACGCTCAGGGCTACTTAATTGAGCAGGGTGCATATCAGATTCTCGAAAACTACAATGTTGACTACATCTACCCAGCTGGTGTATATGCAGACTCCAAGCAGACTGTAAATCCACTCAGCAGCTTCCATTATGAATTAGCTCTTCTTTGTGCGGTATTAACTTACAGAACAAAGATGACTCACGGTTTCATTGATGTTAAGCCGAACTCCAACACTACTCTTGTTGGTATCCAGAAGCATGTTGAGAAGTTACTTCAGTACAATAACATTCACTACATGAAGGATGCTGAAGGTAACGACATCGTAGACACTGAAGGTAACAAGATGGATTTAGGCTGGTACACATCTGTTGTAGTTGGTCCAGAACCAGTTGTAGCTTCCGATACTCTCGGTACATACTACGGTTCCCCAGCTATTGCATATGCAGCATTAAATGCAAGTCTCAGGCCAGAATCCGCTCCTACCAACAAGGCTCTTCCTGGTGTTAAGGGCATGAAGTACAAGCTCTCCAACAAGCAGATGAATGAGTTAACTGGTAATCGTATGGTTGTCTTCAAGCTTAAGAACGAAGGTACTGCAACAGCATCTTCTGTTCCGTTCGTAGTAGACGGTTGTACCGCAGGCGCTCCTGGTTCTGACTATGCAAGATTATCTACCGTTAAGGTAGTAACTGACGTGGTTGACCAGATTCGTGAAGTATCCGACCCATTCCTGGGTGAGCCGAACACCGTAGAACAGAGAAATGCTTTGTCTGCTCTGATTTCTAAGAGATTAAGCTACCTGATGGAACAGGGTGAAATCCTTCATTACGAATTCGAAATCAACGCTACCGTTCAGCAGGTTATCCTGGGTGAATGCTCTATCGCATTAACTCTTGTATGTCCTCAGGAATTACGTAAGATTACTACAGTAGTTGCTCTCAGAGCTGCTGCCTAATTGAATAATCTCAGGTAGGGACAGCAATGTCCCTACCTAAATAAAGAAAACAAGGAGGAAAATATTATGGCAAGTCCAACTATCCAAACCTTAACAAGTTTCTCTGGTGCTGACTTAGTTGCTACATTTGCTAATAAAGTAATTGGCGAACTTCAGCAGATTTCATGGGCAGTACAAAGAGATAAGGCACCTGTATTTACATGTGGTTCTCCTGATGCACGTTCTTTCTCCAGAGGTAAGCGTGGCATCGCTGGTTCCATGGTATTTGCAGTATTTGACCATGACGCATTAGTATCTGCATTACAGACCGTATGGGACGACATCGCTCCATCCGCTATGTTTACCGCAGCTGCTAACAATGTTCCGTCTATGTCTGAAGACTTCACAAACGCTCTGGATATGATTAAGTGGAATGCAACAGTATCTCAGGCTGCTCTTGCAGAAGATGATACAGCTAAGAGAGCTGGTTACGGTTTCTCTTTCGGCGCTACTGCTTCTGGTGATTACACCAACGCAATCAGCGCTCAGTCCACTGAAGGTTCTAACAACAGCCCAATCATTAACCAGCAGACTGGTTTCGTAGAAGATTGGAATCAGGACGGTGACAAGATTTTCGTTCCAGCAGGTTTCGCTCCGATTCGTGGTGAGAACGTAATCTATGCTGACACCTTACCGCCATTCGATGTTACATTAACATTCGCTTCTGAATACGGCCATACCGCATTCCAGAAGATTTACGATGTTGATATCCTGAATGAGAGCTCTGGTGCTTCTGTTGATACAGTAGTAATGGCTCGTCAGGTAACATGGATTGCTCGTAGACTGAGTCCACTCATCCGTGGTGTTTACACTCGTGATGACGCTGGTAATCTCAGAGGCGTTGCTCCTACATCTGCTTCTAAGCAGGTTAATACAGCAAACGTTTTTGGCGGTCCGTCTTATAACGCATAGTGCTAATTCAATCAAATCAGATTTTTAGCATAAACAAAGTGAGTCAAGTCAAAAAAAGGGCTTGGCTCATTTTGTTGTATATGCTATAATTTATTTGAATAATGTGAAAGGAGAGAATCATCTTGGACACAGAATTGAATTTAGGTAATCATATCTCGAAGTTTTATAAGTCTTTCTCTGGTACAGATACCTTGGCTTTTATTATGATGCCAGGGTCTTCTCCCGTTGTCATTGGTTCTCTTACAACAATTAGCTACTCTATGTACAGAAACAAAAAGCCTGTTATTAACATAGGCAGAACCAATATCAATGGTGTAACACGAGGTTCCCGTATATTTGCAGGGACCATGGTTTTTACTCTTATTAACCAACATTGGCTTAAAGAATTACAGTCCCAATTAGATTGGTTACAAGGCTTTAAGGACCTAAAGGTCGACGAATTACCGTTGTTTGATATTATGATTGTATCTGCCAACGAATATGGTAATGCGGTTTCCATGTATATCTACGGTATTGACTTTACAGATGAGGCACAAACAATCTCTGTCGAAGACTTATTTACAGAGAATGTATTCAGCTTTGTTGCACGCGATATATCAAATTTTAAGGCATGGGATAAAAAAGCTAAAGCAACAGTAAAAGATAGCTCTAATAGTAAGTATGATAAATATACAAAACGTGTTTATGTATTGGAGTCAAGTAACATTACTCTTGAAGAGGCTATTGAGCTCGAAAGAAAACAAACTTTAAAAGAGCTTGAAGCTAAGGCTCCTCAGAAGAAAGTATATAGCTTATCTCGTGTATTGTATCAGTCTACAACTAGACTAATGATGGGTAATGACGTTGCAGAAATTCAAACGTTATTAAATCAGACAAGGCTGTTTACTTTAGAAATTAACGGCGTATTTGACAGCCAAACAGATGAAGCAGTGCGTAGATATCAATCATTAATTGGCGACACCATTGATGGAGTTGTAGACGACAAGCTTTATAATGCATTAAAAAATCAAGTACAGGAAGTGCCAGTAAAGCTTGCTGTTGTAGTCAATAAACATGGTGCAATGGTGTACAGAAATACTTCTCTACATTCTGATATAGTAGATACCAAAGAATATCGCGAACATATCAATATTCACGATTTTATTGTTACTGATGATGGCCGTTGGTACGAAACTGACACAGGATATGTTATAGAAACAGATGTATATAGCTCCTATTATGCTGGTAATGTAATAGAATTTCCTACTATAGATTATGGAGCTTCTGATGCTTATGTAACATTAATACAATCTGCATTATCAACTATCTATCCTGATTTCAATAATATTACTGGTACATATGATGCTGAAACCAAAAAGAAAATCATGCAATTGCAGCTTGAAAATGGATATACAGCAACAGGTATCGTCGATTATAATACATGGGTATTATTGCATATGCTTTCTGGTAACAACTCCATTCAGATGTCAAATGATAACTTTGTAATTGAGTTCGATACTCCACCAGGAATATACGAAATGGAGCTTAGTCAAGTTTTTAAACAGATAATCAACTTTAATGCCATTATGTCATGTAACAACTACTTAAATGTTAAAGCAACCCTTATCTGTACTTACGACAACAATACCAGCGAAGTGTATACTAAGAATACCATCATTAAAGACCATACAACAATGTCTTTGGATGAGTTTAACAATGCTTTTGTATATAATCCAAAACATGGTAAAGCGCCATATCGTATAGATTATATTTTGTATCCATACAACAAAAAATCGTACAAGTGGACGATAATGATAAAGGAGTGATGAAATGGCTACCTCAATGACACATAGATATATACCTCGCATTGAGCAAACAGAAGAAAATCTCTTTATGGAAGAGTATTACTCCAGTACCGACACGAAGATTTACATGGACGACATGGAGCAATCCGAAATTGCGTACATAAGTTATACCATTCAAGAGCAATTAAAGCCAGTTTACGGATATGCTTCTCGTACTTTTGATGATGTCGCGATTGGTAACCGTATCGTTACAGGCACATTTAAAGTGCCAATCAAGAATCCAGAAGCACAAACGCCAATGGAAACAATTATTGAACGCAGTAAACATTCAACACTAGAAAGTTATAATGACAATCAGCAAACTCTCATGGATGCAGTTGATTGGATTACAGGAAACATCGGTCAGCAAGTAGAAGATACAATTAACGAAGACGATGAAACATTTCGTTATCGTCAGAAGCTTATGTTACTTGGATACCAATTAGATACTAACTCCCCTATTGCTACATTAGTTCAAGTCATTAAACAATTCCAAAAAGACCATGGAGTAGAGGCTAATGGTAAATTAACCGAATCTACTAAGTACGAAATCGACAAAGCGTTAAATGAAACAAATTTACGAGTTGGTCGCATATACAAAAATACTAAATTACGTACTGCACCCATGGAAAGCGCAGGATATCGTACTATTTTAGAAACACAAGACATTTATATTCTTTATGACAAATACGACGATGGCTGGCTGTATGTACGTACAGCTAACGATGGTTGGGAAGGATATGTTAATGAAAAGGAGGTGCAAATAGGGCAATGACAGCGCAATCTATTGCTGAGCTTACAAATTATGAGCTCAATGAGTTAGCATATAATAGTGCCGATACAGCAATTTCAGGTACTTTTGTGTATCAAGTATGCGATATGCTTGATAAGTGTTACATTAACGTAAAACCCACAGGAACATATGATGAAACCGTAGCAGACGGCGTAGCGCAATTTCAAGCAATGATGGGCTTACCTGTTACTGGTATTTTAACTACATCAGTATGGCAATCTATGATACTTTATACTAGTCGTCTACAGGATGCAATAGAAAGTGATGGTGATGAACAAGAAGACCCTACTATTGATGATTTGACTGAATCACCTCACTACAATGCCTTCTTTGATGACCGAAACTTTAAAGTGCATCGTAAAAATCATAAAGATATCAAGATTGTATTTGGCAATAAATCTATTACTAAAACTATTAAAAACGTCTTTATGCGTAGTGTATCTGTAGAAGTCGATACTTCTGGTAATCCAGTATCAGAAATTTACGAATTTATTGCGCAAGACGTTGTTGAGTCAGACGAAATTAGCGATGTTATGAAATATACAGGTGCTAATGAATTAACTACCCCATCTGATATTAAATATGATTTTTCATTCATCAAGCCAAAAGCATCATCATATAAACCTTCGTATGATATATCTGCATCTTCACGTTATGAAGGTGGTGGCGGCGCATCTTCAGTAACAGGAGGCAGTGGCTATTCTGGCGGAGGTAGTGGTGGCGGTAGTAGATAGTGGAAAATATCAAGAAAGGGTGATATAATATGAAAAAGACAAGACCTAAATTTCGTTTTATGGCAATGTCTAAACTTATCGGCCTGATTGCTTTTGCTTTTATATCCATTATTACTTTATACACCATGAAAGAAATGCACGATACAGGTAACTATGAAGCGTTACCACAGCTAATTATTTCAGCGTTTGGATTCGCAGGTATTTACGCTGGCTTCTATTTGACAATGGCTAAGGTTGAGCATGTTGAAGAAGAAAAGACTAAGCGTGAAAAAGAATTGCTAACGTTGCAAAAGAAACAAGCTTCAGAAGAAGAAATCGCTGAGAAAAAGCAACAGGTTGAATCCTTAATGCAAGATATCAGTGAAATGATTAAAGACACCACACAAAATTTAATGTAACCAGGAGGGAAATACCATGGAAGACCACAACATTAACGATTTAATGAACGCAGCAAAACTAAAGTTAGAAACTCAACAGAAACAGGCAGGTCAAACGGAGGACATTTACGCAGAAATGAGAGCAGAGATGGACAATGATTATCCTGAAGTTTCTTATGAACCTCAAGCACAAACACAGGAGTATGCAATACAGCATGAGCCTGAGCCAGAAGAAACATATTTCATTGACCCAAATGATACGCCACTGTTTGAAGGAGGCCCTGGTATTTCCCAGGTAGACTTATGGAAGAAACAATACACCAAAGAAAAAGTCTTCCATACTCAGATTTTAGATAGACATTTTGTTTTTAGAACATTAAACAGATTTGAGTACAAACAAATCGTCGCCATTGAAAACATTGATGCTTTATACCGAGAAGAAATTATCTGTCATACATGTGTATTGTGGCCATACAATTACGATTTCAAGAAGATGGCAGCAGAAGATAGTGGCTATCCTAGTACTCTGGCACAAATCATCATGGAAAACTCAGGCTTTACAAAAGAATATGGCATAGAGGTGCTTTAGGAGGAACTTGTCATGGCTGATAATAAAGTAGATGTTGCATTACTAAATTACTACAAAGACCTTTACAGCGGACATAAGATTATTTATGTCCGCTTTTTAGATACGGACTTTGTATTTAGAACGTTAACGCGCAAAGAGTATAAATATATACTTAAAAGTTGCGCATCACAAATGGATATTGAAGACGCAATCTGTAATACATGTTGTGTCTATCCAGAAGACTATGAATTCGAAACTAGTGGTTTTGCTGGTTTGAATGAATACATAGCTGATGTCATAGAAACTACTTCTGGCCTTAAAAATATTCAAGATGTACTTGCAGAATACAGGCAGATGAAAGAATATACGAATCTTGAAATTCAATGCATGGATTTGATTAAAGCATTTATACCAGAATACACTTACGAAGAAATGGAAGAGTGGACATGGAGCAAGCTTATGCACATGACTGTACGAGCAGAAAAGGTTGCTGAGTTAAAAGGCTTTGACTGGCATATTCAGGACCAGACTGAAGAGTATATGCAAGAAATGGAACAAATCCATTCTGAAAATCAAGAATTTATTAAAGAATTACAGAACAATGGCATTGACCCAATGTATTACTTCTCAGATGAACTACAACAGCTCTTCAAAAAAGAAGTATTAGACTTCCCGTTGATTGGTGGAACACACTGGAAAGATGAGGTGGTATTAAGTGTCATTAGACAACAGATTAGAGCAAAGAACAATAGGAGAGACTAATCAGACTTATCAGGATTATCAAGACACTAGTGATAATGGTGTTTTGTATAATACAATAGGTCTTGGTTTGGCGGCCTTAGGTGGATATGGTTTATATAAGAGTGGTATTCTAAAACCAATTATGAAACCACTCTTAGAGCTTGCTGATACTGTCGCACGCGAAGGTACAGATAGAGCAGCTGTCGCTATGTCTACAATTAAGCAATGGTCACAATTAAAGCACTTAACACCAGAACAGCTAAATCGTTCTAAGGTACAGAGACATAATGCGCCTGCTCTAAGTTTATTTAGACAGAGAGACACTAGTTTATTTTATGATATCTATCAAGATGCAATGAGCATGTCAAGTGCTCGTTTAACGAACTTCCACAACGTTAGAGAGCTCATGAATGGCACAGTGCAAGATATGCAACTGTTGCATCGTATGATACAAGAAAACCAGGCTGGTCTGCAAAAAATACGACAGAACACCCGTAATACTGAACTGCATTATCGTATGCAAGAAATGGCTAATTTAGAGAAGCATTTAGAGAAATTTGCAAGCAGTGATAGAGTTGTTTATACCCATAAAGCCATGGAGGAATTTATGCGCTTTATGACTCTTTCCGAACGTCAAGTAGTACAAGAATTGCGTGAATCTGGATATAAACGTTTGACATTAGGCGATGTTGCAGATGTTGTTCAACAGGATGGTATACGGCGTCTTGTGCGCAGAAGCGACATTGTAGATAATAAATATGATGCATTATTGAACGAAGTTACCGATTTCTTTAATGAAGGTTTCCATGGATATGGACCAAGAAATGCTAGTGCATGGCAACAAGACTGGAGAAATATTATCATAGATAACGACATGCGTATTGACGAAGCTGGTCGTATACTTGACTACAGAATGACTAAAGAGAATATTGTTGGCTTCCAACATTCTTTAGCAAATGATTTTAAGTTGCCACTAGTGCAATTCAATCCATTTAAAACACTTTTAGGATTTGATAAAGCAGGTAGAGTTAAGCCTCTCATGGGCTTAATTAGTAGTGGTCAATATGACCCAAACATTACAAGAATTGGCGGTCAGAAAAGAATCGGTGATTGGTTGGCCGAAACTTTTGGTGAAGAGTTTCAAGATAAATCAGTAGCAGTTATCAATGGCAATGCTTTTGTAACAGATGGAGAAGGTAAGCTACAAGAAATCGCATCTGGTTTGAAATTACATGACATTACTTATGCTGACGAACACTATGGCTTGACTCCATTAACAAATGCGTCAAGACAAATGGCAGGATTAAGTATGGGTGAGCCTGTCAAACAAACAACTGAAGAATACGTTGAGTATTTACGTGAACACGGTTACGGCGAATTGTCTACGTTTCAAAAAGCTAAACATCGTATTGGTAACATGCTTGATATGGGATATCAAGAATTTCATCCAGAAGCTAGTGATGCGAGACAAACGCTTGATACAGCAACAAGTATAGACAATATCACAGACAGAGCAATCTCATGGATAACAGACAGGCCATTATTTCAAACAACAGGTTTCGAATATAATGACATGGAAGAAATGATAAGAGCTATTGAACCTGGTACGTATAAAAGCGCATTTGGTACTGGCTTTGCAGGGACCATGGATAATGGTAAAATCCCTAGAATGTATACCACAACTAAAGAGGGCTTTAAATTAAGAAATGCATATAACTCTTTTAAGAGTAACAATACAGAAGATGCACTGTATGAGCTGCAAGGGTTTGTAAGGCAATTTGTTGCAGGACGTACTAAAGTTCCAGATGGCGACGATGTTATGAGCGAATTTTTTACCGAACGGTCTGGTATATTGTGGACAGTATTTAATCAGTTATCAGAAGGTTTAGGTGGTGCTTCAAAGTTATTAGGTCTTAGCATAGATAGCAAAAACTCATCAATGGCATTAGCTGGTAATTTGCTTCTTAAAAGAGCATTACCTGTATTTGCATTAACACAGATACCTGGTGTTATTAACTATTTATCAGAACCGTTTTTTGGTGGTGGAGACGAAACAGGTAATCGTGACAATATTAGTAAATATCTCATGCGTAATGTTGTAAGGCCAATAGATGTTGGTGCTCATAATGCCATGGACTTAGTGGGGGCTACTGATGTCTTTAAGTTTCTTGGAGAAATGGTACCTGGCGCAGACCAATTAGGTATCCATGATTACGGACTTGGTTTGACTCAAACAGCAGAAGAGCGACGAGAATACATTGAAAATGGATATGACCCTGTACGTAAGGGACGATATTGGGGCTCTGGTAATACACCATGGACTGGTGGTAAAATCATGTATTTCAGGCCAAATATTTATCGTCGTGTAGAGGCAGATGTAGAATTCAGTGATTCCAAATGGGGCTCTCGTCAAGAGTATTACAATAATACATGGTATCCTAATCCTGTAAATCCGTTGGCTCCGTTAAACTATTTTATCTTTGACCGTAATCATTATGATAAGAAACATTATCACGATAGGCCGTATTTACAGACTGCTCCTGTAGGACAAAATATACCAATTATTGGTCCAGCATTTAGCTCTACTATTGGTACTGTGATTAGTCCGCCAAGAAGAATGCATCATGAATACTGGAATAACGGATTACAAATCAATCCATTAGATGAGTTACCAAGTCCATTATTAACTACGGGACGTATGGATAATTCTGCATTGGATATCAATACGTTTAATACAATGCAACAAAAGACAGCGGTTTCCAATGCAATATACCAGAATGCATTAACAACATCTGCTTATCATGCTAAGCAGATTACATCAAAATCCTTTATAGACAAAGCAGGTATTACTTTTCAACAAAGAAGTATATTGCCAGTGCGCACCTATGATAGATACGATAATCCTTATGAAGTGTACTCTACTCCTTCTGGTGCATTGAATGTAGTTGACGTTCCTGACGAAATGAACTTATATAATGTTAACCAAGACTTACAAATGTACAGTATCAATAAAATTCTTGGCACCAATCAGCAAGTAGAAATCAATGATTTTATGGGACCTGGTATTCCTGTTGGTAATGACAATCCATCTATTGATAATGCGTTTGTATATGGCATGGGCGAGCAATACAACTGGCTGGCTGACATTGCAGGTCTTAAAGGTTTTGCAGTGCAAAATTTTATTACAGGCGAAGCTAATCAAAATGCAAGAGTAATTGAAAATTCAGGGTATGCATACAGTGTCAATAATGATTTCTGGGAAGCTAATCTTGGTGGTTTAGGCGGAGGATTATCTGAAATTACACGTCGTTTTGTTCCTAAACGAAATAATAATGTCGAATACATCAATCCAATTAGAAATACCATGCCTTCATGGATGCCTGGTTCCAATTACTTTACAGATTTTAAGCACGGCGACCCTTACTCTAAAATAGATAATGGTGAAGAAAGATTACCTGGTGAGGGATACGAAAGATTACATGGTATCAAAGGCTTAATGGATTTTAATATTGGCTCTTCTTCTATCGGATATGAACAAGATTACATTATCAAGCACATGCTTAAAGCCGATAAATATAAAAGTGCTTTTGAGCAAGAAACACTTGATACTGGTAATCGTATTCATAAAGAAATTCAGCAATCATGGTTACAGTCAGGACTTGCTATTGATGTAGAAGGCAAAATAGAAGATAAACGTAATGGCATTGTTGGCTGGTACGATGCTAAAGTACATGACGTTACATCTCCAACTGGAACAGCAATCGTAGATATTAAATCTACATCAGCTAAAAAGCTTGAAGAAATACGTAAGGCAGAAAAGCCTTTGACACATCACATGCGTCAAACAAATTACTACTTGTGGGCAACAGGAACACCAAAAGGATACATTCATTATGTAGATAAAGAAAACCCAATGAATACGTATACTGTTGGTTTTGATTACAGTCAGAAAGAATTAGAAACTACTTTGAATAATGTATATGGTGCTCGTCAGACTATCAGAGATGCTATTGAAACTGGCAAACTTGGTCGTGGTGAGTTATATAGTACATTAGATAGATTTAGAATTCTTGCTGATGTTGCTCCGTATTCACAAGAATTCAGAGATGTTTCTGCACAGTTAAGTATGGAAAAGCTATCTACCGAAGAGCAAGAAGAAGTATCACAGATTCGAGATAGAGTTACTCAACAGAAAGAACCATTACGTGTGTATCCGTATAAGTTCAAAACGTCAAATCTTAAATCCGAAACTGTTACTGTTGCAAAAATTATCGACAACAATACAATTATTACTAAAGAATACGGTAAACGTCACGCAATTAAATTTGCTGGAATTAACGTATCTGCATCAGAAAGCGAAATGTATGATGATAAACGTACCAAGAATGAAGCAGCTCGTCAAGCAATACGTAGTTATGTAAAACCTGGTGCTAAAATTCGTATTTCTTATGATGCAGATGAGCGCAATAAATATTCTAAAGATTCCACGCGGTCTATTCGTGCTGTTGTTCATTCTAAAGGAAAGAATGTTAATAGAGTATTATTAGAGCAAGGTCATGCAAAAGAAAAAGAAGACGATAATTCTCCAGCGGGCATACGTGCCAGATATTCACAAGGAGAGATTGCATTTGGTTCTGCTATGGAAACTGTAACTCATGATATTGTTGGTAGCATCCCGTTCATTGGTAGTAAATTTATGCAAGTGCGTTCGCCATATGAGCAATATCGTAAACGTGAAGTATACGGCAAAGATTTTCAGTCATGGAATAATCCAGTAAGAGACATGTTAATTCCACACGTTGAAGAAAATATCGCAAACAATAGATTTCTTGGACTTGGCGGTATTCTTATGGGAGGTTTTATCGGAAGTTTATTTGGCAAAACTGCATTTGGTAAAATTGTAGGTGCTACAGTAGGTGCAAGTCTTCCAGCTATTGGAAAGATTGCCTTTGCCGCTGGCTCTGATAAAGAACGAGATTGGCGTCCAAAACGTAGACGTGAGCAAGAAAAGCTCAATGAATATGTAGATGTATTAAAGTACGTAAAAAATATGCGTCTATATGAGCAATATAAAACCAAAGCTAAAAGGGAAAATAACTTTGATGTAGAACGTTTTATGAAATCTCATGAAGCTCAAGGTGTAACTAATTCATTAAGGCAACGGGAACTTATTGATTTCAAACGAAAAGTTAAGCTTGATTTCAAACATAGAGACAGGTATAATTTTAAGTATGGAGAACCAAAGTATGTTGAGCAATCAATGACCAAGCAAGAAACAATTCGAGCAATCAATCAAGAGCTTAGTGAGTTACAAAGCCAACGTAAAGTAACAAAACTTCCATTAAATGCTATGCGTGCCATTGAATATAAACAAGCAGCGGACAAAACCATGTATGGTTATGAACCTGGTGACTCCTTAGTAAATATCATGAGTGCTCTTCCAAAGAAAGAACGACAGTATTTTAAGCACTTTATGGATGCTCCTGAGGAAGAGAAACAAAAGATATTACGTATTGCTCCTAGTTATTTACGAAGAGCTTTACAGTCTGCATGGGGAATGCCAGTAGATAAAAAACCTAGCTTACAGGAATACTTCCAGACGCACGGATTACCAGATGCTTCATGGATAGGATGGAATGAAGCTACTAATATTGAAGACGTTAAAGTAAAATTAGTACATCAAAATAATCTTGACCCTGGTGAGTTTGACATTTGGGAAAGCGATGAGGAACAAGCTGATGCAGTAAACATCCCAATCCCTATGATAAATGCAACCAATAATCCTCGACAAGTACAGATTAGACTCAATCAGATTCTTGGTAGGGCTGGTTATAACGATATACAAACAAGTTTTATGCAGTCTTCATATGGCACTAAAACATCCTTGTATATTCAAAGAGATGCTCGTAATGATGTATCACAGCAGATAGCAGGATTAGATATATAAAACAGGAGGGAATTTAGAATGGACGTCTATGGATTTAATTTTAGATTACATGATATATGGGCAAGACAAAACAATGTATTTAAAATTAATGGTCTTACTTCGAACGAATGGGTAGAACAAGGTAATGGTACATACGATGATTTCTGGAATGCCCGTACTGAACGTCTTGAAGCAAACTTTAATCAAATATGGAACCATTCTAAACAACCTTCTTCTTTCCCACTAGATGGTTTATTTAGAATGCTTGATTCCAGGGACAACAAGGCTGTTTTGCAAACCCTTGATGCAATGGATGAATGGCAAAAATTTGCACAGATTCGTCAAAATGGCGGACGTGCATTAGGTTTCGACTTAGAAACATTTGGTAATATTACTAAACCTGGTACAGACGCAGCTCAGTTTGGTATAACTGAGCTTGCGATTGGTACACGTATTTATGATAATAGTGGTAATGTAACACGCACAGGTCGTTCGTATATTTTTGGTATTAATGATGCCCAAAGAGATTATTTATTAAGCTTAGTTGACAAGTTTGAAAAAGTTGGCTGGGATGGTCTTAATGAGCGTGATAATGCAGAGCAAACTACGTTAAAACGTATAAGCATGTATAGTGGTCGCGATGCTATCCGTAATGAAGTAGTTGATGGCAGAACTTTTAAAGTAGCTGGTGAATTATCAGCAGAAACTCGTACAGCCACAGCATTTAGGGCAGGTATCAAAAATTTACATAATGCATATCAAGTTGCAAAGCCAAATGAACTATTACCGATGTTGATTGGTGAAATTACTGATGCTATTCATGACGATAACGCTGTACTTTTTGGTGCAAATAGTCAATTTGATATAGACGCACTCGTAAATACAGCAAAAGTATTAGGTGTTGATGCAAGTGAAATCGCTTCTGTTAGAGGTAGTATATTAGACGTTATCTATTCAGCAAGAGCATTGGCAGCTAGTAATTCGCAGTCAGTGAATTCATATTTTGAAAATACATATGGTACTAGAGCAGGTGCTTCTGTAGATGAACAATTACGAGTAACACGCATTAATGCGTCACAGATACATCGAGGTGATGCCGATGTTGATAATGAAGGACGCTTATTGGATATTCGTATGCAAGAAGTCCTGGATGGTACTAAGCAATTACAAGATTTTGCAGATTCATATAAATCTCAAAGTACCATTGACGATAGTATATTTTTAATTCATAGAGGCTCTTTACAGCACAAACATGCGCAAGACATGGCCATTATTGACGGTAGTCCTGTGCCTAATTATTCTTTTACAAATGAATATTGGACCATTGATAAAGAACATTCTCATTATGTAGAGCTGGATGGCGAAACCAAATATGTTTTAACGCTTGATAACCTTGTAGACGATGGAACTACTAAGGTCTCTTTAGTGTATGGTTCTGAAACAGAAGCATTAGAAACATTAGTGCATAACTCAAGTATTTTTACTAGCGCACAAGTAACTTCTGGTGATGCGATAAAACAACAAGCATTTCATTATAGAGATTTTGGTCGTAGAGAATTTAGTAAGTTAATTGACCCAGTTAATGTTGGTTTAGATGGTAAAGACAATATCTATGGTTTTGAAACGTTACAACAATACTTAAAATTCATGGATGATTTAGATAGTCTACCTGCTGAAGAACGTTTTGATATTAAGCCAACTAGTGAATCCGCTAGAGAGTTAATGCGATATGTTGAAACACATTACAATGCAGAAAACCCTAGTCCTGTACCAATTAGAAGTCATTATCAGGCCCAGGCTTTCGTGGGTATGTATGATAAGCTTCAAAATGAAAGACCATTACTTCGTCAAATCGTTGAAACAGTACAAGCCACGCATGGTAATGCAAACAACATGGATAAAACTATTGATGTACAGAGAGCATACACACAAGCAATGGCTTATCTTGATAACAAATACGAAAGATATTCAGCTAAAGAATCATATGCAGTAATGTCTGACGCTCTTGGTATTGATGTGGAAATGCCAGATGGTAGTATTCGCAGAATCAATGGTTACAGTGCAAATACAATAACATATGATATCAATAGAATCTTTCAAGGTCTTGATATTAGCGAAGCGCAGACTATTTTAACAGACCTTAATAAACGCGGCATACTTGACGAAGAGGCATTCCAACGAGCTTATCAACAAATGACCTCTTTGCCTGCGGATGAATTGTATAGCATTTCGCAAGACCTCGGTTATGCAATATCTGGATATATGGACAAATATACAAGTGCAACTCAAAGTATTGATAATGTTTTTGCAGCAAGTGGCAAACGTAAAAACATGCATTTGTTAGGTGTGGACCTTGAAAGTGACGCAATTATTCAATACAAGAAACCAAGAGGTAAAAAGACGCTGAAACTAAGTGAAGTCTATGAGGCATCAAAAACCGATATGCAAGACATTATTCGTGATGCAATCGCTGAGAGACCAGAAACTTTCTATGTTAGCAGTCGTTATGCAAATCGAGAAGCATTTGAAAATCACATGAACACCATTGCTTCTAAACTTAACATTGCTCCAAATAGTGATGAAGCTAAGTTACTTATAGAATTATTCAATAAGACAACAAGCAATGGCGAGCCAACTAGTTATGCCATTAACAACTATCTTGACCAGGGTTTGCGTGCATTTATTGCGCAACCAGAAGACGGTAATGCATATCTGTTTATGACCAGAGAACAGGACATGAATAGATTTTATACTGCTCTTATGGATGGTAAATTTGACTTTACTAATCGTTATACTTTATTGGACCCAGAACAGTATCATAGTGCAGTTGTTGGTGCAGAATCTATCAGTGATTATGCATCATTTATTGAGATACCTAAAATTAACGAATACCAGTTAAGCGAAGGTACATTACGTACCATCACACAAGGACACACTGGTTCAATGGAAAAGATTATCATTCCAGAATTACAAGTTCGTGATTTTAGTGATGGAACACTTGCGGCATACTATAATAGTGGTGAGTATGGATTCTTATCTACCATTAGAATGGCAAATGGCCATGCTATTGAACATACGTTACATGGAGAATACAGAGCAGCAACAGATGCTGTACGTCGTGCTCAAAATAGATATTTGGATGATTTATCTGCCTCCGCATCTTATAGAGGCTACATTACTGAAGTAGATGGCAAAAAAGTTGTACGTCGTATTGCAGAATTCACGCCAAGTGATTTTATTCAGGCGTATGAAGCAAAAGTGAGTGAAGGATTGTATTCTATCTTCAAGGCCGCTGTAGCTATTGATTCAGCAGATAACCTGAATACCGCACAAAAAGTTGTTGAAGCATTCGGTAAAGCATCTGGTTTAGCGATTACAGAAGGACGCCATGCAACCGAATACTTAATGCGAGTTGCTAATAATACTGAGTTTAAAGAATTCTTCATGAAACGATTGTTTACTGGTACTGTCGCTAGTGATATTTCTTTACAGGGCATTATCTCTGGACCAGAATTTGATAAGAACATTTTTGATATTATTACTGAAACCGTAGAACGAGATACGACTCATACCTTCCACCAGTCCGTAGGTGAGGCATTAAAGAAAATTCAAACCAAAGGTATTAACCAAGTATTATCAGAATCTGCAAGTGAAAAAGGCATTGTTTCATATGTACGTCCTGGCGACTACAACGATGCGGCAAGTTTATACAGTACATTAAGACCTACTTATCATCAGCAAAATAATAGCATGTGGTTCTCACCAAGCAGATTCGATATGAAAAAATTCATCGGCTTTGAAGAACATGCATTACGTGTTGGTACTAACGTTATTACAGAAAAAGAATACAAAGATAAAATGGCATTAGCGGCATCTGGATATCAGCCAATAGATGGAGAAGATTACGCATTAAGAGAACGTTCAATGATTGCAAGAGTAAAGCAAATCAATGATTACGATTTAATCATGCGTTATCAAGAACTTGAAGAAGACGTCGCAATGGCAAAACAGTTGGGCATTTCAGAATCTCGTTACGGTAAAGCTGTTGAATATTTTGAACAAGAATTCATGTCTTTACATGAGGGTAAGATATTCATTGCGCCTGGTTTAAATGAACAAGAATTATTCCAAGCTAAAGATGGTAAAAAGATTATGTTCGACAAAGATATTGTCGACGAAGCGCGTAGTAAAAGTATGCTTGCTCGTTTAGCGCACGACGGAACTGTAGTAACACGAGATACTCCTATTGCAATAACGCCAGATGACACGCTTATTTACTATGACGGTCCTGATACAGTATTTACACGCGAAAACATTGATGAATTCTTTGATTGGGGTTCTAGTAGTGTAATTCCATTACATGGCGATATTGCTGATACAAAAATCATGATTAACGGTGCAGAAAAAGGTACTGTACACAGTATAAACATGACAAAGTTTATGGAGTACACTGGCATTACAGACAGCCAAAAAGCATTACGTGTTGCTAATAGCTTATTTGCAAAAGTATCTGATGGCGCTGTGGTAATGGCAAATCTTGGCCTTGAGAAGCATGGTAATATTGTTTCTACCCATTCCTTATGGAATACTATTACTTCTCAGTATACAGAACGTGGTCAGGGACAAGCATTAGTTAATCATTTGAATAGAATGATTACTGAAGCTAATCCAGCATTCCGTGGCATAAACAAGTTTCAGTTTATTGATGGACATATTATTTCATCAAGTAGCGACGCTCACAATTTTAGCTATGCTATTGAGACGTTATATGACCAGATTAAGAATAATACCATCTTATCCACAAGTATCAACGAATCAATCGTAGAAGAAATTGAAGAAATGTATGCCACTGGCACGTATAATGCTCGTATTCAAAGACAAAGTATGAATGAACACATGGGTACCAGAATGGTATATGACCAAAGAATTGAACAAGGTATTCGTACTCGTGGTATGCAAATGGGCGGTGATGGCATAGACCCAATCGACAATGAATGGGCAGATACCTTAAGATATTACTCTGAACATTATAATGCACAAGGAACTGGATTGGCTCAAAATGACCAGACAGACTTACAGCAATACATCAATGTATACGGTCAACAGAAAAATGCAAATAGAATACATTTATTAAATGGTAAATCAGAAATTCAGCGTAGCGCTAAAGGCATTGTTGAATCACTGATGTATTATTACAATCCAGAAAAATACGGCGCTGAAGGTAAGAATATTGTTAATATTAACATTAACGACTTAATTGATGAATCGAGCCGTTTAAAAGGCGGTATGACTACTAAGGAATTACGTAATTCTATTTTCTTCGTAGATGGCAAGCCTAGTGATTTCTTAAAGAAAGCCGCTCGTAAGTCTGGTGTAAACCTTGATAATAAATCATATAGTATCTTTATTGACCTAAACGACGTTTCGTTTTCCGTTAAAGATAAATTCGGATATCGTGACTTTAAAGGCGTAATGATTCCGATTCAGACTGTATTTACTGGCGCAACCGACAAGACATACTTCCAGAGTCAACAAAGTACAGTTTCACACTTCGTAAATCAATTAATTGACATTACAACAAACCCTAGTAGATACACAAAACAGGGTGGTATAAAACAAGCTTTAAGTGCAGCATATTCTTCCACAATGACTAGTTTATCTAAGCAACTCGGTTTCTTGGATAAGCAAGGAGACGTTTATAAAGCATTCCAGCAATATATCATGCCAACGTCTCAAGAATTACTTGCACAGGATGAAGCATCTCCTTTAGTTAAAGCAATGATGACACCTGAGCTTAAGGCTTTAAAGAAGCGTAAAGATAGATTAGAACGCATTCTTAAAATCAATCCTGACAATAAAGCAGTCATTAAAGAATTAGAAGATGAAGTATATGCGCCACTTAAAAAAGAGCTGTCAAAGATTTCAAAACGTATACTAGAAGATGATAGTTATTATTCAGAACTGATGTCCTTAAGTAGTAACGACAATCTTCGTAAGGCCGCTGAAGTCATGATAGATGGCAAAAAGCAATATGGTTTAGCTGTTGCCATAAGTAAAGAAGCCTTTGAGCGTCAAGGCATTAGTGTTGGTGCCGTAGGATTACAAGCGTACAGCGACTGGGAAACTGGGAACTATAAGTTTGAACGTATCAAAGAATATCATCACAAATTTGCTGGTCGTAAAACAACAATAGCTAGAAAATTAAATGCACTGAACATTGAAGGATTGCACATTGATTCCAAGAAATCCATTACAGGTCAGTTAAATGATTTTGTAGCTAGACGATATGGCCAAACACCTGGCGGATTAGACATTAAAGCATTGAATCAAGCTATTATTAATAGCGAACAAGGTAGTATTCTTAAAGTGTTCGATGAAGAAATCGGCACAATGTATCTTTCTGAAGTTGGTACTTTCGGTGAAATTACTCGTTATCCAACATTCCGAAGCCAAGCTATGACAAGAGTAATTCTTGATACTACTTTAACTGGTACACAAGTACGTGGTTCTAGTGCTGTATTCTCGTCCTTAAATAATGTTGACTTCGATGGCGATAAACAATTCTTGTCTATACTGACAGACGGTATGAGTATCATCAGAACAGATACAAAGATTAATGGAACGCAAGTTTTTGATACTGCTACTGAAATTTATAATCGTTTTGCGGCACGAGAGTCTCGTTCTTTATTAGCAGAGCTTGTTAATGATATTGGTCTTTTTGGTTCAGATGACCCAAATGCAAGTACCAGACAATATGCAGCAATGCTTAAAAAAATGAAACCTAAAGAGTATGAAAGTGCTATTATGGCATGGGCTAAAGATAACAGCATTCGTGTATCCTCTATTGATAATCTTAGCGATGCTCAAATCTTTGCTGCGGAAACATCAAAGCAAATGCATGATACATTTGTACACATGAAGTTTAATACCATGACAGATGAAGACTCGATTATTGCTTCTATTGCATCTCGTTTCCGTAAAAAGAACATTGGTAGTATTTCTACTCCAAACTACACTATGAGAAATGCATTGCTTACTGCAATGACCGACCCAAAATTAGCGTTATCTCAAAAACAATTACTTAATGATACTTATGTAAGTTTGAGTAATATGCTTTCTAAAGCTGGTGGTTTCTTTAGTGAAACAGAGCAGAAGAGTATCGACGTAAAGCACGCAGATGACGGTTTAAGAATTGCAAAAACAACACGTTATTCTACAGGTATGTCGCTGTTATTTGGTAACAGTAAGCATTCTCCAGAAAGCAATATGAAGGGTATTCGTAATATACTTGAAGCGGTCAATTCTGGATTGTTTAAAGCATCTGATAGAGAGTTAGATGACATGGCACGTTTAGTTGTCAATAGTACTCTGGAAGATTTCAATCGTGCAATACAGTCAGCAAAAGATGCAGGTCAGAAAACAGCAAACCTGGAGAATTTAAGAACATTGCGTAGACTGTTGGATGTACAAAAAGAAATTCCAGATTTCCATAAATATTACGCCGACAGGTTGCTTCATGGGTCTCTGGATGAATCTATTTACCATACTATTGAAGAACTGAATAAACAAGGTCTTGATAAGTTATCCGAACGATATGTTGGTACAGGTTTTTACAATGTACTTGATATCTTTGCTAATTCCTTCAGTGCTCCAAAAGACCCATATACCGTTAACGATATTTATTTTGATATTGGCACTCTTGATAGATGGCAAGATAAAAGCTATATCTATAAAGGCAATAACCGTTTCGTCGAAATAGATTTATCAACAGGTAAAGAAATCGGTAAGCCTTTTAGTACCAAAAGAACGTTTGAAAGCGTATTATCCCATGGTGTTAATATTCAAGACTACATGGAGTCTATATCATTACAGGAAAGAACATCAAGTGGATTAACAAAACGTAAATTCGAAAAAACACTTAATAGTGTCTTATTAGATGATGAAGGCAAGGTGCTTACTGAATTACCTCAGTCGTTTAAGAAAATTGGAGAAACAAGAAATGGTTTAGCTAAATATGGTTCTGCATGGCAGGGAGTAAATCAGCTTCTTATTGGTAGTAAAACTGCGGGCCGTACCACTCCAGTTATCTATGCAAACATTAACAGATTAGCTCAGACATATGATTATGCTGTAAGCAAAGGTTTCTTTGATACCAGAAAAGACCCATCGTCCGCTGGAGAATTGATTAAATCAATCAATAAACAGATTGCAGACAATCCGAGAAGTAGAGACGAAGAAAGGGGATTTATCTTTGACGAAGAATATGATACAATTCTTCGTAAGGAATTAATTCAACGTTTCGGTAGTGAAGAAAACCTTGAACGTTATGCATCCGAAGCACAGTTAATGGATTTTTTCGATAAAAAAACATATCAAGAAACTTTAGACTTTTTAAAGAAGAACACCTATGATATAATAGAAGAGCGAAGAAACATTGAAGGCAGTTTTGCTAACGTACAAGTGGAATTAGATGGCTTACGTCATCAAGGCGTTTCTGATGATGAACTTAAGTCATTACAAGACATTGTTGATAATTCCATGCAACGAGCTGATGAGATTATTACAAAGTTAAAGGCAGAGAACCAGCCAGTTATCAAAAAAACACAACAAGACATTTATGCATTATTTCAATCAGAAGCGCAGATGGATGCATTCTTTGGATGGAAACAACCTTCTGATGATTCTATTGTAGGCTTTGGTGATTTCATTGGTAAACGTTTCGATTCTCTGGTAATGACTGATATTCAAGAGATACAGCAGGCTGGTATAGAAGCTCAAAAATCTATTAAGACAATGAGCCATACCGAAGCATATGCATTAACAAATACGTTAAATGCGTTATCAAATTATCGTCCTGTTGCACAAACATCAGCTCATAGCGGATTGAAAAACACACCATTAGTCAATGACTTAATTGCGGAACACAAAAAAGCTATTGGTGCAGTACATGACGCATTAGAAACCCGCACTCCAGAACAAGTACAAGAAGCAGTTAAACGTGCCGCAGAAAGACACGTTAAAAAGAAAACTGTTTCTGGACAGTTCTGGCAAAGTACCAAAGATGCTTTCGGTAAAATGCCAAAGAAAACTATTGGTATTGCTGTTGCTTCTATGGCTGCGTTAGGCGTTGCAAATAATTTATTACATAATGACAAAGCTCAATCACCATTAACACCAGCAAGAAACAATAATAACAATCAGCCAGAAACACGAAGCCCTAGACCACAACAGGCTCCGATGTCTAAAAAAGCGACAGTGTATCATGATAGAGCATCTGGTTTTAACTTCAACGTTTCAGCTAAAACACAAAATTATATTAACGACATGAATAATGCAAAGCTTATCGGTATGTCTGGTGGTGGCAATACATCAGTATATAGTCAGGCTGACACTAGTGGTGTAACAGATAACTGGCTTGCTAATAAGTTTGCAGAACTTATGTAGAAATAGGAGGTATTATGGGAATCAAGTATAACAATGCAGACTTGATAAGTATTGAAGATACCGTCACTGGATTACAAATGATTGATAAGTTTTCCAGAATTAAAGACGAGCGACGCATTGAACCATTGGATGCGCTGGACAATGTATTATATCCTCACAGATATATGTATGATGAATACAATCTTCAGATAGGTGATACGTATTTCATGATACCTCCTGAATTTATAATGGTAAGCTCCGAATCAACGTCTCAGAGTCTTGTTACTCTGAGACAGGAGAATACCCAGAAAATGAAAGCAGGTCATCACAAACGTACTATTCTGATAGACCTTGTATTTAATGGATTAGAACAACTGAATGGTTATGCAGTACCTGGTCCAGAAGGGACTTATTATGTAGACGGCTTAAGACAATTATTGGCGCAGTTTAAATGTACACCGTTTTTACCAATTTCGAACGAACTAGTTAATGGTATGTACGGTATTTTTACTGTCGCTTTACAGTCTATTACCATGTCTACTATGCAAGGCTTTCCGAACGCAATGACAGCTCAAATTACATTGCAGGAAGTCAATATGTATCCATATCTGGAAATGCCAGATGTATGTTTTAAATACATGATTGACTGGGATTTATTTAGATTTTATTATCAAAGATTTTTAACAGAAACACATGTTTACAAAAAGTTACAAAGCTTACCTGCTAATAGCGAACATAATAGATTCAAGATTAGTGTTTTGAGTGATGCTGTTTTTAACTCAGAAAAAGCAACAGAATCTAATATGCTCTCTATTATCTGTGATGAATACAAAGTGACAGAAGAAGACTCCAATTACATCACATGGTTAGATAGTGCTGAATCAGATGTAGTTATTACAGCATTTCAGTGCGGTTATTCCAACATTTTAACCAATATTCAGCTATCTGATATTTCCAGTCCAACTATCCAATACATTGGTGGCATGGATACTATCTACAGCATTACTATGGAAACAACTGACTATAGCGTCGTACAAGCATTAGAACAATGTCAAATATCAAATGATTTGTTGATAAGAAATAATGCCAAAGTACATTCCGTAGGTTTTGTTAAATTGGAATCTGAATTAGTTTCTTTTACTGGTTCATTGTTCGTGTTAATTGATTCCGTAGTTACAAATACGGTTCCAGGTTTTCCTGGATTATATAACGTACAAATGAACTGTATCGCGTATGATATTGCACAGTCTTCACGAGAACAACTGCATGGGTTCAGACCGTTCGACTGTGAAGATTGTGACGACAATGATTTTAATCCTGACCATGTGCATGGCGGTGATGACGAAAGATATTCAAATCAAACTATCGAACAAAGCATACAGGGATTGGAGATTAAAATTAAACAAGACAACTATGCAGAATGGAAGATTAGAACTTCTATGGAAGTTTATCCTGACTTACATTTGCCTACATACAATGAAGTTGATGCATTTATTCGTAATTGTATTGACTTTAGAAAGAAAAATAACTTAACTAAATTACCTTATACAAAGTATCCAAAAAATCCAATGGGTATGTTACATGGAAGCCATCCAGGTAATAATATCTCTGTAAAGAATGTTAGCCACGGTATAGCATATACAGATGACATTGACACAAGTAAGTTGGAGTATGATATTTATGTTGACCCTGATTTCTATGTATTCTATTCTTGTTCTTACTTATCATTCTATTTAAGTGAACTTGAAGAAGGTAATGACACATATTATGGTTACCAACCAAAACACATGAAGTCATACAGTAAAACACGAGAAGTCATTCATACTCCTAATTATAATGGAGAAACTTACGCAACAGACTTAATTGAAGCATTTATTACTTGCGCCAATAGTTTTATTGGACATACCTATAAGTGGGGTGCAGAAGGTGAAGTATCTGATGCAAAAGGCTTATGTTTTGATTGCTCTGGTTTTGTAACTTATCTGTTACAGAAAATAGGCGCAATGCCAAAAGATGAAGGCAGATTGACAGTAGATACAATTCCTAGTTCGCAACACTTCATTGAAGTCCCATGGAACCAAATGCAACGTGGCGACGTCCTTTGCAATAGTGATTTAACACATACTGTTGTGTATGAAGGAAATAATTCTATTGTTCATGCAGCAAACAGTAGTCCATATCCTATTGGTGGCGTTAAGAAAGATACACAGTATTTTAAGAACGGACGATGTTTTAGACCAAAAGCATTCATTAAAACATCAAAAGCGTCATCCGCTACCAATACTACAGGTTTCCATGTTACACAAGATTTTGTTGACATGGTGAAGGACTGGGAGGGATTTTTAGGCACAGCGGAACCAAGAGATGGTGGTATAGATATTGGATATGGCTTCCATAATACCTATTTTGATGGAACTCAAGATGTTAAAATTACATCTGGCATGACAATGTCTAAAGAAGATGCAGAACATTATTTGACATTGGAATTAGAGTCAATGATTCCAAAGACGTTATCTAAATTAGAGCAATACGGTTGGAACACTAGTGATTTCACTAATAATCAAGTATTAGCATTAACATCGTATTTCTATAATAGAGGGTTCCACAATAAAAACGCAGACTCTCTTTTGGTTGTTAGTAAAACGATTGAAGATATCGGTAACAATTTACCATTGTATTGGGGAACTGCAAGTTATGCTAAGCAGGGACTTATAAATAGACGAAACAAAGAAAAAACATTGTTCTTCTCAGATTCTTCATCGGTAGTGTCACAGTACACATTAACTACATCAGAGTTCGAAGCTATTTGTAAGGTTGTTGCAGCAGAAACTCTTGGTGAAGATGAAGATGCGCAACGAGCTGTTGCGCAGGTAATTTATGATAGACTTACTCACCCAGAAAAGAAATTTGGCGGTCTGTCCAATATCTTAAACGGCGAAGGACAATTTAAAACCAATTACCAAGGTGTAGTTGAGCATTCCGTTGCAGACATTGTTAGAGAGGTATTTACTAAAGGAAAGAAGCACTGGAATGATGCACAAATCTGGTATTTCCTAACGCCAGATGCTAATAATGCAGCTATTACTATTGCTCAACGAGACGAGGTATATGATAGAATTGGTGAAGCTGGCATTCATGTATTCTGGGGAGCAGAATCAGCAGGTTCAAATATTAAGTATAGTATTATTAGTGACCCAAATATAGGAACGGCATCTAGTAATGAACTGAAAGAAGCATATACTTTATTACATAATGCAAAAACTATTAAAGATATCAAACGTTTTGCAGAACCTGTATTGGCAAAAACAGAGGCAATGATTTATGACGACAATTGGGCTCCATGGAATAATGAAACGAACAAAACAAATGCCATGGAATATCTAAATGACGGCTTAAACATTTGTAACACAATGTTTTGTGACGAATATCAGTATTCTGCACGCGGTAGGCTAGTGCGTGCTTTTCCGACATATCTATTCTGTATTCTTGATGATAATGCACAATGGTATGACGGTAGAAAATTATGGACGAATTATTATGTACATCGCTCTGTTGTCGATATTGCTGTACATGGTACAAACGATATGCCAACAGAAACAGCAACATTAACAGTAACTAATTCATATCATAATCTTGACAGAACCCAAGGAGGTTTAAACGATTATAGTATTGCAAACGACGAAGGTTATGCAGAATGGGTACGTAAGTTTTACAAAGCAACTGGTTTATTGCTTGGTCTTGGTCCAAAACTAACTGATAAGCTCATTAAGTTACAACAAGTAATTTACAGTCATGCAAAATTACGTGAAGGAGCTCGTGTGCATCTTAGAATTGGTTATGGCTCTGACCCTCTTGGACTGGCCCCAGTCATGAATGGTCATGTTAGTGATGTTGCATTAGGTGACCAAATTACTATTGTCGTTACATCTGATGGGCATGAGCTTATTCAACATGTTACCTCTGCAAAAGAAAAAGACACAAATAATGGCTTACTTGGACTGTTTGGCTTAGGAGAAGACCAGGAAGCAAGTAATATCATTGCTGAAGTCATGGCTAAACGAGAATCGTGGTGTCATTATCTTGCGGAAGATACATTTGAAGGTTCGGCTTATGGTATCGAGCATTTTGGATTGTACTTTAATCAGAAGGGATTATTAGTAATTTGTATTGCCGCAGCTGGTGGTATCGTTGGTGGTGCAACTATTGGTATGAAGTGGGGCGGCGCTATTGGTGCTGCAATCGGAAGTGTTGTACCTGTAGTTGGTACAGCACTTGGTACAGGTATTGGTGTTGTTTTAGGTGGTTTATTAGGTGCTGGTATTGGTGCATTAACAGGAGTGCTTATTGATGGAAATGTATCTTTAGCAGATTTCTGGAATGGCGTACAAGAACAATACGATATCATGAAGAATATTTATAAAGCATCTTATAACGGAGAACACTATATATATAGCAGTGACTTTGGTTACGACCATGAGCAGAACTTTGTCTTCAACAAATACAATATGACGCCATGGGATGTATTTCAGGTTAGTACACAGCAGATACCAGAGTTTATTGTAAAACCATCTTATCATCAGTTTGATTCACGTTTGTATTTCGGCTTACCATTTTGGATGGAGAAATACAGATATAATTACCTAAACGGAATAGTATATGAAGAATGCAAGTCCGCAGCACAGGTGCATTTATTGGATTGTACAAATATTATTGACAATCAAGTTAAAGTTACTTCGAAATTCAGTAATACAAATACCAAGGTAATGTATACCAGAGGTGGCAAGGTTGTTTCTACACCAACTATTCATAGTGATGATACGATTGATTTTGCATATCAAAAAACACAAATCATTGACAGTCCACTTGTACAAGATGCTTTGGGTCCAGATTTAATCTATGAAGTAACATTTTATAGTTTAGGTGAAGATGCAGCAAGACGTGTTGGTGTTAGCAATTTACTGTATGGATGGCAACAGCAATATCAAGGACAGTTAATTTTAACAGGATGTCCAGGCATTAAAGCACACGACTATGTAATGATTCACGATAGTTTTGCTGATGTATATGGTCTTGCAATAGTGCGCGAAGTTACACATAGTTTTAGTCTCAATACAGGTTTTACAACATCACTGACATTGGGTATGATAGGCTTCCATACCGAAGACCGTAGTGGCATGATTCAGGTATGCCAAAGCTTACTGGGAATACTAAATTGTTTCTCTAGTTATATAGAGACACGTAGAACGCTACGTAATAATTATGAGCAATATCTTAACTTGTTCTCAGAATTTGAAATTATGCGAGACAAGTTAACAAGCGCTATCAATAACAATCAAAAACGTGACTCGACAGCCAACATAGTTAACGGTGCGTTTTCTGTTGTAGAACTTGCTCAAGCAGGCGTGCTTGCATACACAAGTTTTAAATTTGCTAAGAACCTTAAAAATTTGGTCAAAGCAAAGAAATTTGTTAGTACAGCCGCAGATGCATTTAAGACTGCAAAGACAGTATATAAAAGTGCAAAGGGCATTACAAAGACATGGAAAGCTATTAAGACAGGCGGTGCTGTACTTGGTTTATCCAGTGCTGGTCTTGGTACCCTTGCATGGTTTGCTGTTACCTGTGTAATTGATGCATTATTAGAAGATGTATTTGACTGGTTCGATAACCGAAACGTATGCGTTCTGTTGCCATTATGGTGGGATGGATATCCATTTGTATCTGGTACTAAAAATGGTGAAAATATCTTGCTTATCAAACAAATGCCAACCTCTCAGAATACAGGTGGAGAACAACCAGATTTCAATGATTAAGGAGTGAAGTTATGGGTATTATTAAAGATACGCTGAATAAACAAATACAAGAAAATAATGCACAGCAGTTCAATGATGCCACAGCAACTATCATTGAATATCATTACACAAGTAATACTGCTAAAATTCGTTACTTAAATCCTAATGGTGAAGGAATATTATATCGAGATAACGTACCGATTGCCAATACATTGGGTGGTCTTACAGGGGCTGGCTTTCATCCAGGCCAGTCCTGTAGTATCACTTTTATCAATAATAATATTTATTCACCACTTATTACTGGTATGATAGGTAGTAATTATAGTAACAAGACCAATGGAGACCAAGGAGCGTATTTAATCGACACAAGTATTTTACATCAAGATAAACCTGTTATTATTCCTATGATAGAAAGCTGGATTGATAGCACGAACAATAACCCAGCAAAATATAAGAATGACCTTGGTGATTATACAAATATTGATGTTACTAAGTATGTTCATGAGCTTTTAAACGCTCTGAACAAATACAAACCATCGGAACAGGGTATGACCAATCTTGATACAAAATCAACAGTTAAACTTAAGGAAAACGGCGATATCGACATATTTGTATCAAATAATATTGGTATCCGTATCTGTCCTTGTAACAAGACGATTGAATTCTATGGATTAGACTTTTGGTTCAATGGAGTGTCCTTAAAAGACTTCATGATTAAAGAGCCTGAGAAAGATAATATCAATATTGGCGATATCATGAAAATTAACTCCATTATTGATTTGTTTAAAAAGATAGATGACCAGGTAGAAGAACTTAAGCTTTGTATTGAATATACATCGAAAACCACTGGAGATGATATAAGATTTTTAGCTTTACAATCAAAGATTAAGGGATATCTTACATTCAAGCAAGACTATTATGATGATGTTAACCAAAATACATTGACACCAGAAGACTTAAACAATGTATATAATACATTAGTAAGTATCAGTGAAGATTTCGATAAGGAATTATTCGAAGCAAGAGGAATATTGGAGGTAGAGTAATGGGAACACTGTCTAGTGAATTAAGATTAGTAAAGGGCTATTTAGATAAGGCCCTAAAATCCATTAACAGTAAATACAAAGCGATTGGATTACCAGAACAATCTAGCATGACCGTTAGTCAATTACCAGACTTCATTGATAAAATCAAGGTTGTTAACACTACCGACGAGGCCATAAGTGTAGACGCTATTCTTTGCGAAGAATGTGCAACAATTGACGTTACAGAAGGCTGGCACAATAAAGGTAATGTTAGAATCCAGACTCAAGAAAAAACAGGTTTTCCTGCTCAGCATCTAACTATTATAGAACCAGACGATAATCATGTATTGAGTAGGGTTTTTATTGAAGGCGATGCAAACTTAACACCAGGTAACATCAAAGAAGGTGTGACTATCTTTGGCGTTACTGGTGAATTAAAGGACCCTAAAATACAGGAGAAGACTGGAACGCCTTCTGCTAAAATGGTAGTAGTTACACCCGATAATGACGATTACCTGTTAAGTAGAGTATTTATCGAAGGTGATGAAGACTTGATTCCAGAGAACATTAAGAAAGGAGTTACTATCTTTGGTGTAACAGGTGACCTTGAAGCTGACACACAAGAAAAAACAGTTACACCTTCAGCACGACAAATAATAGTTGAACCAGACCAGGATTATCTTTTAAGCAAGGTGACAATTGAAGGCGATGAAGATTTGATATCGTCTAATATTCGAGAGGGAGTAACTATTTTCGGCGTTGCTGGTAGCTTAAAAGCCGAGAGCGATTTTTACAATATTGTCTATGTTGTTAACTTAGAAAAGCATATTGCTTATAAACAAGAAATCAAATATGATGAAGCATTTAACATTATCAATACCATTCCGTCTCATCCAAATGCAGTTATGGATTTTATGGGCTGGAGCGCAAGTCACACCGCTACTACCGCCACATATAAACCTGGTGAAGCAGTTAATACTAATCTTGCTGGCAAAGGCAAGGTTGCTATCTTGTATGCGGTATGGCATGAAAACCAAATACCTACTGCTCCTACGATGACATTTACTTATAACAATAATGGTCGCATTGTTACATCTACAGGTACAGAAACTGGCAATATTACCATCACTCCAGGTGTAGACCCAGAGGCTGGTATGGTAACAACAACATTACAATGTGTATCTGAAAATGCATCCGATGTTGAATTGACAAAACTTTCTGAAACGGTATATAATGTAATATATAAGCAACCTAGTATTTATGTATTTATGGCTACCACTACTGATGAAAAAGGCTTGAGTAATTCATGTGCAGGAACCAGTATTATCTATGGTTCTGATGGAGCATTTGCAGGTACTGGTACATTTGAAATCGTCGGTGAAGATGGTGCATTCACAAGTGACATTAGCGATAAAATCAAAGGCTGTTATATCTCAAAAGTAACACTGAAAGTGAAAGTTGGTAGTGGACATAGTAACAGCTCAGATAGAGTAGATTTTACACTATATGACTCCAATGGAAATAATAAAGTGATTACTGCTTTCAGTGGCAACTTTGGTTCCAGTGAGAATAAGATTACTAAGAACTTCACTGTATCTGATGATGTAAGACAGATTCAATTCTATGCAGTCACACCTGGTCATGACCATTGTATTAGTGAAAACTCTACTATTAGCTGGGATATCGAATATGCATTTGATATAGATTTATATAACAAAGAAAAATAGGGGGCTTAATAATGACAGGATTTGATTTTAGATTAACAACAGATGGTGAAATCATCGTAGATAAATTCACACATGACATACAAGCCACTCAAGATGATGACTTCCGTATTCAGTTAGCCTATAATCGTATTAAGTCTATTGCAAACAACTGGTTTGTAGATGAAGTCGGCGCAGACTTAGAAGAGATTATCGGCAGACCGTGTACGCAGGAAGTTGCTGAATATGGCAAATTAAAAATTATTGATGTTCTGGTATTTGATGGCTTATGGGATGATAACGATATCTTTATTAAGTCAGAAATCAAGAACAATACAAATATCACTTACTCTATATATCTCAAATTATATCAGTCCGAAACAGAAGACACATACTCTTATGAGATTGTTGCTGAACTTGATTTAGTGAAAGGTGTCTTTATACGATTCGGATGGCAACCAAGGAGGTGAGTTTAGTTGATAGTATTAAATACTAAGACTTTTGAAGAACTTAAAACAGAAGCAACCAGTGATTTACAAGCCATTGGATTTTCTACTGCTCCTGGTGCAATAGCAAAATTATTCATGAACATTGTCAACAAAAATATTGCCAATCTCTATAATACTCTTACAGTCAATCATATTAGAGCTTTCGTAACAACAGCAGATGGCGCAGCATTAGATGCTATCGGTGTACTGTTACAATGCACAAGGCTTAAAGAGGAAACAGATGATAATTACCGATACAGAATTACGAATCAATGTCTTACGTTGGCTACTTCAAATGAAACTGCTATTCGCTTAACGGCGTTAACTGTAGATGGTGTCAAGGATGTTATCCTTAAGCCATACTCTATGGGGGCAGGTTCTTTTACTGTTATCATATTATCTGATGAAGATGTTACTTCTACTGGTATCTTAGAAACAGTACGAAAGAAACTATTGGATGTTCACGGATATGGTATTCGCTATAATGTAGTTAGTCCGACACTGACATACGTGTCTATTAAACAAAGATTACATTTAAACGATACTTTGTCTGACATTGAAAAACAGGAGATTAGATATAACGTTCAGCTTGCATTAAGTAAGTACTTATCTAATCTTAGCATCGGTGAAGATATTATTATTGATAAGCTTACACAAGTTATTATGGACGTATCTCCTGACATTATTCAGGAATCCAATGTGCAATTTAAGATAAACGGTGAACGAGCATTATATGTAAATCAGTCTTGTAGATGGTTTGAAAGATTTATTGTATCCAAAGACGTTGATAATGTCGTAATTGTATAAGAGGTGATATTATGAGTTACACACAAACAATTACCATAGCTAAGAATACAGATGTTGACACCATAGAAAAAGCTCTGGCATTAGTTAATACAACTAATCCAGTAATCTACATATCAGACGGAGAATATGACATTGAAGCAATGTATTTAATGTCAAAAGCAAATACAACTATTACCTGGGTTGGTAAAGGTATTTATACGACTATTTATTTGCACAAGCCAGGTAACATGTTAAATTTTAAAGGTCCAGTACATTTTCTTAAGATTAAATTTGAATGCGCAAACGATATGCCAGTTTATGCAACTACAAGATATGTTATGGCATACTGGACAGATGCAACTAAAGTCACTTTTGAAAACTGCATATTCAATGTATCTAAAGATGGACTAAAACCAAATTACGTATTTTTCTTTTTACATAATTCGCAAAATGATTTTATCTCGAACAAGACATTTATTAACTGTACATTTAACGCTAAAGGCATCACAGGATGTGTAGGTTCAGGTAGAGGCACATTTCGTAATTGCTTATATAATACTAATGCATTTTCTATCGTGACTAATTCCAGCACTATTACTAATTGTATTAAAGACGATATTAACCAATCAACATATATGCCAGTTAATATCGCTAAAACAACAGCTGGCGTATATGGTGGCGCAAATGCTATTTCTTTAATCTCAGAAAGAATACGGAAAGAAGTTAAAAAGATTTTTGACAACAACGAATTGTTTCAACAGCATTGTGTGAAATACGAAGTAGAGGAGGAATAAAAAGTGACTGACTATAAAGAACTCGGTAAGAAACTTCGTGAGCATCATAAGGCGATTGAGAACGAAGTTCTATGCTTAAAAGAACAAGCTCCTGAGGGCATGGATACTTTTGCAGAAGTTGCTAAAGCTATATCAGATTTATCAAGCACTATTGATGAAGTGAACATTGCTCTTAATGATAAAGTGCCAACCACAAGAACTGTAAACAATAAAGCTTTATCATCAGATATTACATTATCCGCTGCTGACATAGGAGCAGACGTAAGTGGTACCGCGGCAAATCAGATTACATCTCATAACATCTCTACAGCATCCCATAATGATATTAGAACTTTAATTACAGGTATTAGTGATAGACTGAATGCTTTAGCTGATAGTGATGACACTACATTGGACCAATTAAGTGAAATCGTTGCTTATATTAAAGCCAACAAGACTCTTATCGAGTCTGTTACTACTTCAAAGGTCAATGTAGCAGACATTATTAATGATTTAACTACTAATGTAAGTGATAAGCCTTTGTCCGCAGCTCAAGGTGTTGCTTTGAAAGCTTTAATAGATACTTTACAAACTAGTGTAAACTCCAAAGCAGAAGCAAGTGCTTTAGAAAATTACTTACCTAAAAATGGACAAGCAAAATCAATGGCAACCGATACAATTAGTACCTCTATTTTAGAGAAAGCTATTGAACTAGGTACAGGTATGTATTATTACATGCTTAGTGGCCAAAATTATGCTGGTGAAGATTTACCTTCTGGAAATGAATGGTATTACTCTTCTGTAATTATTACCAAGCGTAATCAAACTTCAATAGAGGTTATATTACTTCATGAAGTTAAAGGTTGGGTTGCAATTAATTCTTATTCTGGAGTTACATGGAGTGGCTGGAACGTGTTAGTGTCACAAGATGACCTTGTTGCCGCACTTGCGAATTATCAGAACAAGAACGATAGAAGAGTACTAGATACCAGTGCAATTACCACACCTACTGATATTAGAGTGATAATATCTAATTATCCGAGTGGTACTTACACGTTTGCGTCATTTGAAAACGATAATATCATCATGCCTTTTGAAGATGCGGTTGGAGTAATGATTGAATGGGAACGGGTATTTAATCCAACATATAGTGCAATATATGGTATTTTAACTGTTAAATCAATGACACACTGTAACCATTCTTATTCTTGCGTAGTATATAACACCAATATGTATACCGAATGGGTAGACAACAATCCGTTACATTATCTGTCTTTGAGTGGTGGAGGAATTGTAGAAGCACAGACACCGCACCCTTTCGGAATAAAAAATTCACTTACCGATGAAAGTTGCTATGTGAATTTTAACAGTAAAACTGGTTTACTCGGCTATTTGGGCTTTTATTGGGATAAACCAGTTTATATAGACGGTGCTACTTCCGCTTTAAGATATTTACTCCATGAGGGCAACGTAGGCGAGTATGCTTTGGTAAAGAACGGTGGAGTAATTGGAGATGGTAAAGACCATTACCCACTTGTAGTCAAGGGTAACAACGGTAGTAGAAAAGCATGGATTGGTTTTCGAGATGATACTGACCTTGGTTTTTTGGGCATGACAGGTGTTAATAATCCAGTATTTACAAAAAATGATTTAGTAACGTCTTACTCACTCCACCATGACGGCAACTCCGCAAAAGTGGTACAAGCAACCTCTGCTCCAACAGATACTACAGCAGTATGGGTAGACACAGCAAACAAGGTAATTAAAATCTACAAAGACGGTGCATGGACAGCATTGGCATAGAAAGGAAAGGTGAATTTATGTATTTAATCGTAAACGAAATTGAATTAGCAGTAAATAATGCTTACACAGAAAGAGATGAAACTACTAATGTTCTTACAGCAGTTATCTTGGTTCCTTATGATGCAATAGATTTTGTGTCTCTTAAGAGTCTCTTTATGAATAATACTAGTGTAATTACAAAAGTTCTTGATGACGAATCGACTGAATCTTGGGATGGTTTCTCTTATAAAACTCCACCAGTTGATGATGGAGAACAATATAAAATTATTCTCATCGGCAATGAAGAAAATTATCAAATTGAAAGACTTCGCCATATGGAAATAGTGCTGGCTCAGAAAGAACAATTGATTGCTTCTATTAGAACAACACTTGTTGAAAAAGAAGCTACTATTACAGAACATCTGGCGACAATCGCTAAGAAAAATGAAACTATTGCCGCACATTTGGCAACTATTACATCCAAAGAAACTGCAATAACTGAGTTAATAGCAAAATATCAGAAGCTGCTTGCCAGCACATTAGGTAATGTTCTTCCAGATATCACAACAGGAGAAGAAAGCGAGGCGTAATATATGGCTGATTTAACATTCGCTAGACATACAAATGCTATATTGAATGCATTGCCTCATTGGTTCAAGATTCGTAAAGAATCTGAGGACAGTATCGGGGCAAGATTCTTAAACATATGTGGTCTCGAATTAGATGATGCCAGATATGTTATAGACTATGCTTACCGTCAATGCTATATTAATACAGCTGACATAAGTCAAGTCGATTTCTGTTATAAGACAATAGTTCCGATGCCGCTGAAGGTATCGGAACTTCAATCTGTCTTTGCAAATAACACTGCGCTTATCAAAGCTGATTCGTTAAAACAATTCTTTGGTATTGACCAGAATGGTATTCGTGATGTTAATATGCATTCGTTTGAGCTTTACTATGCCGACGAAAAGCGTAATATTATCTATGTAAGACAGAAATTTAACGCCGATGCTATTAACGATAATGGAAAAATCAAGCTTATCTTTAAAGACGGAACAGAACATGTTCGTCCTCTTGTTCCTCATCAAGTATGGAATTTCTTCGATGAGCTTGGAGCTTTGGTATCATGTCCACGATTACCAGAAGAACCTAACATTGAATATAAGAAACGTATTATGGATGTATTCACTAATAAAGCAAACTCTAGCAGAGATGGTCTTATTAACGGTATCGGACGTGAGCTGGCAACCAGACGTAATATTATCTGGACCAATCCAGACAGAGATTTAGAACTAGAAGATGCAATGATTGTATTGAATTCTATTACAGTTGACGGTGAATACATTGACCAATCCAGAGTATTCCTGACAGCAGCTGGCACAGTATTGCTGAAAGGTTTTACCGATAAGAAAATCCGTAAAAACTGTAAAATAAGCTATGTATACGGATTAGAAATGCATCAGCTTCATAACCGTGATGACATCAAACTTTATAACGAACTCTTTACGGTTGAAGGAAAACCAAAGAGCAAATTAAAGCAATACATTGATATTCTGAATTCTGAATCCCCTATCTTTTGGGACCACTTTCATTGGAACGAACATTACTGGGACCAGAATGAATCCAATGTTTCAGGTGTAGGTTTTATTCCTCATCTCTATGATGGTTCTATTAAGGGATTCAAGAATTACAAGGGGTGATTAAATGGCATTAGTAATATCACCAGCAGTAGATAAATGGCTAACCCAAACAGAAGTATTCACTATTGTTATCCGAGGCTATGATGACAATGGTGAACAATGTAAAGGCGAAAACTTATCTATCCAATATGGTATAACATACGATGGCACGATGCCTGACTTAACAACATTGATTACAGAGTATAGTGACGCAAGTGGAATAATTGCTATGACAATTTCAAGACCTTGCGTCATTAGTCTATATGGCTCATATGCTCGTGATATCAATGACCCAACTCAGGGTGTTGTTACTCAAGAAATCTGTATCAATTACGAAATTACATTTCAGCCTTCTATCGTTAGCATTACAACGATATATACTGGTCTGGATATTGAAATTACAGACGAATATAATCCAAAGGATTTGCTTATTACGGCAGAAATGAGTAATGGTACAACATTAAATATATCCCCGCAGGATTGTATTTTCGAATACTGTCAAATCACACAGACTGGAGAAAATCTTAAAACAGGTGTTTATATTGACCCTGCGACAAAAACCTCGTGGCCGTTAGAGTTTATTGTTATCGGCATTCCTAAACTGCTTTCACTGGAAGCAAATTATATTGGTGAAATTAAAACTCTTGGTGACCGCATCTTTGCAGAAGAAGTCAGAGCCGAAGGTGTGTTTTTAATAGCGATTGATACTACAGAAACTAGAGTCTTAACGTCAGATGAATGGTTTTTTATAGACTTACCTGTCGTTACTGAAGGTAATGAAGGTAATATCCGAATAGGATATAGATTGTTGGAAGCCATTATGATAGTACCTTATACGGTACATGAAACAATATGGCTGAATGCTTGGTACGAAGGTTTACCAATCGAAGTTGGCAATGCGTATGACCCTAACAACGTTGTAGTGTTTCTAGTATATCCTAGTGGTCATAGGATAAAGCTTAACTGGCGAGATTGTGTAATTAACTCTTATGATGTAACTAAAGAAGGCTGGAACTGGTTTACTATTACATATACAATAGAGTTTAAGAAAATCAAGCAACAGTTTCCCGTAAAAGGAATAATATATAAAAACTATGTAGACTTAGACTTCAAAGTATTGTATATTAGTAATAGATACAATAATCAGACAGAAGACCTGACCGAAGTATTTGAAGACTACATGAAGTTTGAAGACGTTATGGTTGTAGATTGGAGCCACTTTTTGACAGCCGTAAATGCGCTTCAAAAGTACGGAACGTACATTGTAACTGTCCCTAAGTTATCAGGATTATCTAATCAATACGATACTGAGTGGACAGTGTTATGTATAAATGAAACAACGTTGAAAGCTCATATCTCAAAAATCTATAATGAGGAGGAAGAAGACAATGGCGAAGAAACAAACATCCACAACAACTAATCTTGAGGAAGTGGTAGCTCCTGTAAAGGTAGAGGGCGTAACTCCTGAACTAGTAAAAGTTACCGAGGCAAAACCAGAACCAATTAAGCGTCGTACTGTTATTGCAAAAAGCGCCGCATCCTTTAGAAGTATGCCGACTATGGAAACCAAGTATATCGTTGGCAAGATGCCTATCGGCGTTGCTTATGAAATCGTACAGGAAATCGACACCGTTATATTTGGCAAGTTCTATAAGTTGTCTAACGGTTACTACATTACTACAAATGGCAATTACGCAGTAAATTAAAGGTGGGATAGAAAATGATAATTCAGTATAACATCGTTGTTACTATCGTTAACTTAACAGATGATAGCACAAGTAAATTCAATAAAACATTTGAAGCAGAAGTGTCACCAGCAACTGATGCTTTACTGTATAATAATTATCATGTTCTGTCTAAAGGCGTGTACATTCTTGACATGTTCGAAGATGAAGTCAATGCCTATTGTACTGCATTAGGCATTGATAAGTCTTCTGTCGAAGTAGATGAGTTTGAAATTGTCTCACTAACAGATAGAACCGATGTGTTCTTTGAATCCGAAGGTGACGATAATTCTTTCTCATTAAAGCCTATTATCAAATGTTATGTATACCCAAAACATGATGCGTTACAGTCTCCTACTTTAGTTGGCGTTGCCTATGATAGTACAACTATTATCTGGTCATGGCCTGAGGACGAGCAGTACGCTCATTATTTGATTGAAGAAGCTATCGACCCATATAACGAAGCGGACCAGAGCAAAATCATTGCTCAGCTTCCTATCGGTGCTACTTCATATACAGAAACAGGGCTGGAGCCAAACACGCCTTATACCAGACGGTTGATTAACTATACAGATGAACAGACATCCACTCCTTCTGCAAGCGTCACAGTCATGACTGAAACTGTCAACACATCTGTTTCTCTTGAAGAATATAATACTCCAAAGAACTATGATTTCACTACAGATGATACTGAAAGAGAAATCATTGAAGAGAACCTGCCAGCATTCCATTCTGGCATTGGTGACGGCAACGACCTGAAGGTTTATAAGCAAATGGATGCTAACTTCTATCAGAAGTTTAAAACCTATTTTGAAATCACAGGCCGACGTGTTGAAAGAGAAAAACGTTATGACCAAGTCGGCTTTAACTATAAAATCTGTCTGGAAGCAGAAGAAACAGTAGAAGACCAAGAAGGCGAAGTTACTTTTAGCGTAGATGCGTATCCGCGAGAAGAAATTACAGTTAGTCAATACATGTATGGTACCCAACCAGTAGATGTATATGCTAAGTTGTATGCTACTATCTTCCTTCGTAAAGAAATCGAAGAAACAGAAACTATTGAGATTACCACTCAGAAAGAAGTATGGGAAAAGGGTGAAGACATTGAAGAATTCTATGGTAATCCATTGAATGTTGTTTTTGTGCTTGATAAAACAAATTCTTTACGCACTCTGCCATTTGGTGATGGTAGACAAGTAATGAAAGATGCAGTGTATGCTTGTATAGATAGAATAGAAGAACACAGAGGAGACACTCAAGTAAAATATTGTATTATCGAATTTGCAGCAGAAGCAACAGACCTTTGTTTTCGGGAACATGGCCAATCGTTTGTCACAGCAGAAAAAGCCAAAGCGCTTGTAGAGGCAATGAATATTAATGGCGGTAGTACAAACTGGAGTAGAGCATTACATGCTGCAAAGCAAGCGATTGTTAATTCCGATGAAGAAGGTAAATTTGTTACATACTTTTTCTCAGACGGTTTTCCTAATCATAAATTTGATGGTATTAACAACAACGGATGGAACCAACCATGGCCTGGTACAGACCCAATCCCTGGGGCAAATTGGTACTGGAATGAACAAGGTCTTTTAGAGGACTTAAAAATCTATGCTAACGCATTAAAAGACCCTGCTATATGTGAAAAAGTTGCGTGTTTGATTTCTAATTATGGTGGCGGAGACTATTTAGACCGTTCCACTAGTGGTGGTCCATCTGGTTATCACGCAGAATACATTGCTGCGTGTCAAGAAGCTGTAGCATCTGAAGGTGGAATATTAACCTGGAATGATAAAGAAGAAATTGAAAAGGTTTTCTTAGATTACATCAAACAATTCACTAGAACGGTCCCTGGTGAAGATGTCATGACTGGTCACGAATCTGAGGTCGTTACCATAGAACAGCCTTATAGTCTGGATTCGGTTAAGGCAGTTTTAATTGAAACAGACCTTATTGGTCCATTCACATTTAGCGAAAATGTTACAGACGTATACTTCAGTCAAAAAGAAAAACGTGCCGTTATAAACAAACAAGATATTATTCCAGCACATACACAACTTATGTCTGATGTTAGTGTATATGATTTACTCTTGGAAGCTGCTCAGAATAGTCCAGAGTGGCAAGCAGGATACAATCAACCGATTACTACAGAAGATGGTGATTATCTGATTCAAAACCTGCACATCAAAGATACATATCATTATGCTGATGAAGACGTAATGACTAGTAGATACTTTGATGAGTCTGACCTTGAAGACGGTTTAAATGGTTCTGTCAATGTTTATACAGACCTTGATACTGTTGGTACCAATCCTTATGGTGACGACTGCTATCTTGTTTCACGAGATAATTATGTTTATATCGACGGTTATACCGATGGTATTATATATGATGGTACGGATTTTGTTACAACTGAACTTAATGCATATAATCAACCATCAGTTATCTTATTAAGCGCATCTGGCGGATACAGAGATGTAATGCGCAATCGTAAAAACCGAAATAGCAGATATACAGGAAGAGCCGATAAAGTAACATCTATGATTAAGCTCATTGAAAAAGGCGAAGATATTGAGCTTGTGGGATACTCTGGCTTAGCAAAAGAAGGCGATGAAGTTATTTTACAAGGTATTACACAAGACTTAATTGCTACAATTGATGAACATTATCAGTCTCCTGTGTTAAATTACAGATTTAACTTAGAAGACCCTGATGCCAAAACGCCTATCAAAGAGATATTGCCAACATGCAATCCAAACAGTAATTATCCGAATATCGTGTTCCTGCGTGTGTACTATGCAAAGAACGTTTATATCACTAACAAGAACAACTATGTTGAAATATTTGGTGATGACCCATTAGCAACCACAAGTTCTGCGCATATGCCATTAACAGAGAACCTGTATCAGTGGACTCAAATGCAATGGAAACACGGTTCAGATAACTGTTGGTATATTGACGATTATCTTTGGTTCATGGCAAAACCTATGAAAAAGCGTCAAGAATACTATGACGAATTACCTGGTCGTGGTATGAATACATTTTATGGCATGGTAAATGGCAGATATCGTTCTGATAATCAGGATGGCAGATATGACCTTGTCGTAGATACTCCACAATTTAATATACCAACAACAATCCATAAAGATACCATTAAGATTTACATCATGATTACAGAATTCTATCCAGATACAGCACTGGTGTCTTATAAGTGGGAAAATCCTTGGAACAATAAGGACGGTATTACACAGGTTAACGGAGATTACGTAACCTTTAGCTCAGATAGCTTAACCTATAAAGATGTTGAGTATCATGACATGATTTCTACCATTAACGTAGAGCATCAAGAAGTAATAGATAATAAGACCACAGAAAAAATATACGAATTACCAATGCCGTCTACTGTTAATCGCTATAAGAATTATTATCTCAAAGTTAGCACCGATAATGCAGACGTATTAGCGATGCGATATCCTACAGAAATTACTTTTAACGAAGATGGCGTTGCCACAGTTGGTGTAGCATTCAAGGGCGTGGTTAATGCAACATCTCAATGGGCTCCACGTATTCACAACGGTTATTACTATCTTAACCAGCACGAATATTTTGCTTATAGTGAATTCGATGTTCAAGCAAACTTCGATACTTACGAAGAGTCTAATTACAAAACCATTAACGGTTATGTAACTTTTGATGTGCAGCTGCGACATAAGGCCGCCAAAGAAGAGTCCTATTCTATTACAAAAGATACTCGCTCTGAATTACTGCAAGACGAAACCAAATTCCAATGGATAGACGATAAGGGATTAACAATTCGACCACACATCGAAGGCGTATATTATCGTGAATATTTAGCTCATACATATTACTCACCAATTATCCTGTTCCCGAATACATTAACAGATGCAGGACGATTGAACGTTGATTATTACTTCGAAGATGGAGTGTCTTCATTGGTAATGGAAGTACGTAGTTATGTTACCGCAGAAGGTAAGTGGTCCGATTGGACTCCATTTAGTAACAATACCATTCCAGACGTCCCATTAAGTTGTGCTTATCAAGTAAAATTTATCTTACAGGCGTCGGTACAACAGAATGAAATGTTCTTAGAGGATTATATGTGTTGTTACCTGGACTGGAAAGACGATATGGATGAGTCCAACACAATCAATATCGTTACCATTACAGACCACATGATAGCAGGGCCAGAAAAAGGTGACGGCATCTATGTGTCTAAAGTTATAGATTATGGTTGTGAAACTACATTAGCGCTTGACTTGTTTGATACAAAGTATACTCAAGGAGCTCGTCTGTATATCGGATATTCTTCGAATACTGCCGATAATCTGTTGCTTGAGAATATCAAATGGACAGACATTACAGAAACTCCAAGTAAAGAATTTACTGGTAGATATTTCAGATATAAGATAGTTATTCCTTATGGTGAAAAGGTATACTGGTTACACAAAAAGACACAGACATTACAAACCAAAGAGTTATTACCTTATATAACTGGCATTTCTATGACAGGTGAATTCAAGGCTTACGATGTAGTAACAAACTTCATCAATACAGAAGCATTTACTATTCCGCGAGACGGTAACCCACATACAATATTCGAAAGAGTTATTGATGTAATCGGTTCCGATGTACTGGATAAAGGATACACTGAACAGGAAATCGAATACGTAAAGATACGCTGTACTAGTGATGACATTACTATTGATTATAATGCTGGTCTTAATGGACGTTATCCTGTATCGTACTTATCTACTCCTGTAAATGCAAAATCCAGTGTTGATGTAAGTATTGTAATTAAGAATACGCCTTATATCTTTGTTGAGCCAGATATAACTGGTGAGTTTGATGTTATCAATATCATCGGTACTCCTCAGCAATTCTGCCCAATCACAGTCGAAGATACCGAGGGTAACTCTTATATTGAATTACACGATACTACTTCATTTGTGCAGGAAGATAGTTATCCGATTGAAGAATTAACTAAGTATCTTGAATTAAAAACCAATCGTTATGATACACGCTTTAAGGTATACATTGACGACGAAGAATTAGACACAGACTACTACAGAGTAGTTAATCACTTAGTTATCTTCAATGATTTCATCGAACCAGGTCATATCGTTAAAGTAGAATACTGTCTGGTACGCAGCTTTATTGCAGTAATAGACAGACCAAATAATACTACAACGATTTACCTGCATCCAGGTGAAGGCATTCCTGTGCCAGAGAAATGTAAGGTATTCTTTGAGACCAGTACAATGAACAACAAGTTTATTGCACAAGATTTAAGCCTCAATCCGATTTACAGAACGGATTATAAAGGCTTCATTTACCTGACTGACGAACACACAGAACCATACGAGATTATTATCCATTGTAATCCATTAAGATTGCGAGCTGGAGGATATGACAGTACTGACGTGGCAATCGAAGTACTTGATGTACACGGTAATCCTGTTGTATCAAAAGATGTTGCTATAGACTGTGAATATGGTATACTTACTTGTGACAGTTATGAAACGGATATCAATGGCGTTGTACATTTGGTATATGAGTCTGCATATATTAAGTGTACCGATAAATTAACAGCACGAGTATTGACTGATGACAAGAAAGTTATCGAACAGTCCATTTCTATTATTAATGAATAGGTGGTGTAAACATGTTTAAAGCAACAAGAGCTTTTAGAAATAACGTTACAGGCCATCCGAAGGAACCAACCCTTCGGATAGGCAAGTGCGTTCCGAAGAACGCCGTTAATTTGGCGTATTATTATAATCCAACCGCAACAGACGCAGAGAAAGTTTTAACGTCCGAAGCTCCAAGAAACACGATTGACCATCGTGTAGAAGAAACATACAGATATTTGTTCAATCAAGCAATCAACGACGATGACTTGTTTCCTGGGTCTGTTTTATACGAAGACGAAGAAGGATACAAGGGACAGTTAGGTCGTATGTACGTTAACTGGTATCCAGAAGCGCATGTCGAAATAAAAAATGTTCAAGACACTAAAGACGTTTTGGTTATCGACAAAGCAGAAGTTCCAAAGATGATTGAATACACAGACGGCACAGGATATGTTGGTAACCTGTACTTAGACGCAGTAGATTACGTAGTAACTAAAACCAAAGATGAAAGCACAATCGAAGTACTGGACCGTGAAGTACTAGAGCACGAATTAAATTACTATGAAATCTTTGGTCGTTATGTACAACCTAACATGATTGACGATTGGATGATGGCTCCAACGGCAGACGACGATAGCTTCTGGCCTAAACATATATTAGTCGATGCAACTCTGGAAGCGTCTGGCGGTAGTCGTAATATACAACAATTTGTTAGCTCTATGAGAAATCCATATGACGAAGCCATTGGTGTCCTGCAATTCAAAGATATCAGATACGAACCAGTATTCCAAAGTACTACTTCCAGTGGTGAAATCAATGACTATACGATTTCCAGTATCTTCACTAATAAAGCCGAAAAGGGTCCGTTGTCCGAGATGACTCAAGAAAAAGCTTTTGAAATCTTCGGCACAGTATACGAAGCACACCGCAGTACAACCGACGATACTTACGACTATACTGAAATCGAAGAGTTCTTAGCTATGGCAGAAAAGTACTGTGAAAATCAAAGTGCAACATTCTTTGGTGTTCTTAAGGCAGCAATGGAAGAAAACCAGGATATTGCAATCGTTATGGATAAGTTAAATATCGTTCCAGAAAGTTCAGAGGCAAATGCTAATGCATGGTTCGAAGTAAAGTATAAATATACTACTTCAAGTGCAGCCGCTGTAAATAGTAATTATCAATACAACATCACTGTTACGTATACTGGTACCTTAAAAAAGACTGTGACTACGATTAAAGAAACTCCTGCTGAATACAGAGCAACCTGTAATTATACAGGTATCGTTCGCAAAGTCTGGTATGATTACGACGGAGTTGCTTATTATCGAGGCGCTGTCACTAAGGGCAATAGCGTTGGCAATGTTAATCCAGATGGCAATAACGAAATCCTTATGTTCTCTGACGACGAAGGATACTTAAGACGACCAACAGAAGTTACTGACGAGAATGGAGAAACATCCATTAAGAACTTCTATCGAGTCGAAGCAGACTATATTTATTTAACAGACGTCTTTAAAGACGGCGTCGCATGTTTCTATAAATATCCGTTAAAGCTTCCGATTTATGATTACAGAGGTCCAGATGACAATGGATTTTACGAAGGCGATACGGTTAAGATTGTAACCTCTGGATTTAAAGATGTCCCGACAGGTTATAAACATAACATGAGACTTAAGGTAGCAGAATACGAAGATATAATGGATATCACAAATGACTTCCAGCTGACATCCAAGAAAGTGCCAAAAAGATATATCGCTGAGTTATTTACATCATATGTGTCCAGCTCTTCTGATACCTATAAAGTTATCTATAATGCATATAACGATTCTGAAACAGATAACGTTGCATTGGATAACGGTGTAACTGAAGAAATTTACAACTATCCATTTATGCTCAAGGATAGAGATTTCATGTTAGAGTCTGTTGATACCCGTGCCAGAATAAACAAAATTAAATTACCAGAACCAAGACGTATTGAAGATACACGTCACTACGTAACCTTCTCCTATACGATTACAGCGGAACGCAAAGAAGACGGTAAGATATTTACCACCACACCACGAATGGTGAGTATCTTAAATCGTGACTATGTAGTTCCAATGGAATACAAACAATTCGATGGCAGGGCAATGATTATCTCTCCAATGCTTAATGGAGTGTATTTGTCACCATTTGATTTGGTGTTGCATGACCAAGCAGCTAACCGTGCAGAAACCGTAATTACATCCAAAGATACAGGATTTATCTTCTATGCAACCATTACAGAGATTGCAAATGAAAATAGGGGAGCGGTCAATATCAGATGTAACGCAGACGGAAGCGGTACTATTACTGCTGAAACAACAATTGACACTGGCTTCTGGGATGAACGTCAAGGCTCATATACGAAAAAACTTTACATGCAAAATCCATATTACATTGAGAATGGATATATCTACCCAGGATTTAAGGTTAAGTGTGTAGACTCCAGATATATCAAAGTACAGTCTCCACGAGAAGATGGGTTGTTACAATCATGGTATCCGCGTATTCAGTTCGGACATTACAGTCAGATACTTGACCAGTATGGCTCTCATCTCAAAGTGTGTTATACAATGCCAGAGTACGACATGCAACACTATTCTCAAGAGTATGGCAAGCCATATGTTGATGTTACCGAAGAAAAAGTATTGATATTGAACTCACACATGGTTAAGACTCAATGCTTTCCGTTATTTATCCACGAAACAAAAACGACAATAAGCCTGTTTAAAAAACTGGATAATGAGTTGTTTGAGATACACATTAAAGATATTTCATATTCTGACGGTATTATCATCACAGAAGAAACGGTAAGCGAAAATGACAACATCATCTGTAATTATACTTATATCGAAGAAAGCTATGTTTACAGAGGTTATTGGCGTAACAAAAATGACTTTGTTAGAATAGACTTGAACCCAAATCAGTATCATACTTATTCAGACCCTACTTATACTCCTGCTGAAACAAAAGCAAGTAAGAACCTGTTTAACAAGGTTATATATTTCTTCATGAAGCCTACTGTTGCATATGAAGTAGATGCCAGCAACGATAGTTTGATTTACGATTTAGAGAACGACGAGGATATCGGTACTGTTGTTCTACATAACAAAGAAACGCTGTATCATAAGATAGATGACAATCAGCCAGACGCTGACCATGATATCTATATCGGTTCAGTGTATATCAGACAAAATACTTCGTTGCACTCTACAATCCTGGTGGACTCCAGAACACGAGGCGGTGGCGTGCTCGAAACAATGAAAGACTCCCTGCGCAAGCAATTAGAACCTGAGTCAGATTATTATTTAGATATCGGTTATTACGATGGTGAGCCATATCAAGAAAATGGTGTAATCATTATACGACTAGATAATTGTCTGCTTAAAGAATTTGGTGGACGATTTACTCATGGTGATATCGAAACCAAAGTAAAGAGATGGTTAGGATTTGGCGTATATCCGATTATAGAGTACGTCGATAGCTATTCGAAGAGAGATATGCCACAGTATAATTTAGTAGTTGAAGACTCTTATACGAATGTAACTAACGAAACTCCAGAAATATTGCTTGAATGTATTGAGATTTCATAATATAATTTAATAAGGATTACACGATAGGCTGGAGGTAATCCAGCCTATTATATTAGAAAGGTGGATATCTATGTACTGTGCCAAATTAACAATACCTAAAATGTCAGACTCATACAAATTATATGTGTATAGTTCCAAAAACCCAGATAGCATCAATACCATTGAAAAAATACGTGTACTTATGCCAGCAGTTATCATTGATGAGGCGGTTGCGGTAGCGCAGGATGTTGATGGTAAACCTTGCTATATTGTGTACGATACAGACAAGGCTACCCCACAAGCGGGCGTTACAAGAATTGCTCCGCCATGGAATTTAGTTCCTACATCTGAATATCAGTCAAGTGTTAACGTAGTTCCTGTAAATAACTACACATACGTAAATCAAGTAGTCCTTGAAGAACTGCCAATTAAATACAATGGCACTATGCTTTATTATTCTGTACTGGGTGTAGATGAAGCAAATAACTTGATTACGCACTTATCTAAAGTAAACGGTGTCATGATTGACTCTGACTTCCAATCTGAAGGCAAACGTCATTTATATTCCTGCGACGATTACACAGGAGAGTCAACAGATAAATGGACATATGTTACATCCGTTGACTGGAACGAAGAAATTAAGATTGGTGATATTACAGACGCAGCAGCAATGCAACGTTTTGGTATCCCAATGATTGAAACCGTTCCTATCTTTACAAGTGACGATGTCTTCTGCCAGACCAGAAGCGTGCCAGTCAATAACTTCATGTTCTTAGAAGTACCTAATCCATGGCAACGTAACAATAAGCAGTATAATTACAGAGAGATGAAATCCTACAAGCTTCAAAACGTATGCGACGAACAGTATAGTGATTTCAGTGAGCCTACATATCAAAGTTTGCTTCCAGTCAGCATCGAGAAGATGCTTATCTTAAGAAAAACAGACCCTGCGGATGAAACAGCAATTATTCCTGTAACAGATTTAGATGCGGATACGTATCAAATCATTCGTCGCGATGGTATTTACTATAATGCCAAAGACCATAGAAAACTCAGCCTTAACAAATATAGTATTCCATTAGAAGAACGAACAGGTATCTTCTCTGAAGCCTCAACTCAAGATGAGATTAAAATCCAAATGGAAGCCCTACCTAATCACATCTATGCTTTTACCATTTACTTATTCGATGTATACGGTAATGTTTCAGAACCAGTTCAATTCGTAGCAAGAACATAGGAGGTGTCTTATGGAATATATAATTCCAGCATTACTCAAGAAGACCATTACGTTCAGACGATTAGCATCTAAGAACGTATTATCTTACGAAGTATATGCAACGTACAAAGATGATACCTATTCTTCTGGTGTCAGAACTGAACTCATGGATACTATCCAGAACCCTAATGTTCCAAATCCAATTATCAAGCGCATTGATTTGTCCTATAATGACAATGCCACATGGGAGTTACCATATGACGCATATCTTGATAGGGACCACCAGTTTAGATTATATTTGAATGGCTTTATCTTGAATTCCTTATGTTATAATTATAATCGTCTCAGCAAGTTAATAACTCTGGATACCGTAATGCAAAATTATACGGTTAATGATAAAATGGAAATGGAATACTACCAGGATATTATTACAAAAGATTATATGTTAGAGAAAGATTGTCAAATATCCATTAAGCCAGTTTTTACAGAAAGTTATTCCTATGGATATCATAATGTGATAATATAAAGGAGAAAGAGATGAAAGTTAAACCAATCGTAAGAGATAACGTTGTAATCGCATACGTTATGGAGTCTCCAATGACGGGCGATACATATTGTTTTTATACAAAAGAGTCAGGCGAAACAGTCTACTGGGATTTTAACGGAGACATGGAAAAGCCAACGTTCTGGCCTTCTATGTTAAATAAATCCACAGGTGAACACTTCTTCGTTACAGATGGCAAAGTAAAATACATGATGACGAACGGCAATCAGAAAGAGATGGATATGATAAATATAGAATAGGAGATGAGACCATGGCATTAAACGATTATGATAAGACAAGACAGTATACGAAATACAAAAGACATGTTAATGAGTCCAACGAAAGAATTGATGCCAAAGACGTCAATAAAATTCAACAGGATATAAACGTCCAGCAGCAAGAAACAAATACCGTAAAAGATACGGCATTTGAAGAACGTGTCTATACTATCTTTGAAAATAACTTATATACCAATGCCATGTTCTTAGACCGATTCAATACTGGCGAATACATTAACATGAATGCTTCTTCTGATATTAAGATTGACTTTAATAAGAGCCAGCTGACTTTGGAAGACCAGGTTATTTCTGGTACGGCAGTTAGTACACTAGTACATAGCGTGCATGGTATTGACATTGAGTTAAATGATTTCTTCTTGATTGTTAACGAAGAAGTACCAGTTGGCGCAGAAGTAAAATATTACTTAGAAACATACACAGGTGAGCGGTGGCCGATTATACCGAATGCATTAAAGTTGCCTCTGCACCTCACAGAAAACCTCAGATTTGGCTTTAAGATTATTACTGAAATAAGAGCCAATGCATTAGGCGAACGTCCTGTATTAAACGGATATGCAATTCTGTACTGGGATGCTCAAGTTGAAAAGAACTACGGCATGACAAACCCAGACTTAATGAGGTTTCCCTAGTGTCGAAATAGGCTCTGATGATGGGCTAACCATAATTGTCAGAGATAGAGCCCAAGATGATAAAGTGGTACGAATTATAGAACCAATGGACACAGTTCATCTGGTCTATGATTTCGAGAATAATGACGGACGTCTGGCTTTCGTAAAAACCAATTGGCCTAACTATAACGGCATGGAAATCAATCAGATGCATAAGTTATACTATGGCGATTACCTTAATAGCTTAGGCGAAACAGAAAATGTATTACAAAAAGTTAGACAGTCCACTGACTTCGGTGAGAAAGTACTGGATAATGTTGAGATTGTTCGAACCTGTAGACAATGTCCAGTATATGATAATTTAGAAGACGAAATGGAAGATATGATGACACAGCAGGGAGGTAATACACCATGAGAATGGAAGAACTGTCCGATAGCCGATATATAAAAGGCACGGATACCGTTGAGCGCTATTTATTAAATTTAGTGCAAGAATACTTTAAGAATGCCAATATTGCTTCTACTACATCCAGAGAATTCATTATTAAGCGTGCTGTTGAACGCATGAAGGAAGAAATCTCTTATGAAGGCATCGGTGTACTCAGTATTACCTTACCTGATGGAAAGATGCGTACAGGCGCAGTGAATATTTCTCTTGCAGATTTATATGGTGAGCCATTGATTAGTCCAAAGAACGCAGCATTCAATGTAAACTTTGGTAATCAAGAAAACACGGCCTGCGAAGGTAATGACCCTAGATTATCCGATAAGAGAGAGCCACTGGACCATCAGCATGAGATATCCGATGTTATTGGTCTTGAAGGAATTCTCAGCACTCTTACTGGTAAGATTGAGCGTGTACATGATTTAACTCATTCACACGATAATCAAAAAGTACTGGACATTCTTGTATATACAGGAGCCCAAGAAACAATTGACTTGAGATTGTTGGAAACCTTAGAAGGTAAAATGGTAAAGCTCATTGAAGAAGTCCACCAACACATTATTGACTATCGTCAAGAGGTCGAAGACAAAGTCGATGAGGTTAATACCGAAATCGAAAGAGTAGTTAAAGAAATTGATACCATTAAACAGTATATCCTAGAGACCAATCAAGAACATTATGATTTGTCAAAGAAATATACAGACGATAAAATTACAGAAGCACAGCAGGCATTCAATACAGAATTTGCAAAGTACTTCACCAAAGAAGACTTAATAAAAGCATTGGCGATGGCAAATAATATTATGACATTAGCAGGCACCATGCGGTTTAATCTTAAACAGTATTTAAACTTCACAACCTCTGAAGAAGTAACAATAGCAATTGACCCTACAATCATGGCTGAGTTAAGTGCTCGTGTACAGTCCTTAAGAGATTGTCAAATCGAAGCCTTTCTTGAATATCAAGATGAGAACTATAAAACGGTACGAACGGCATTACCATATGTTTTGTTTCATGACAATGCAATAGATGGTTCGATTCAGTTAAGTACCAAATACGGACTGAATCAGATTGTTCTCATGTTTGATTCCACATCTTATGTGATTCCAGATGAAATCAAAGATGCAAGTATAGTATACAATGTCTACGCTAAACAAAACGTAACGTTATAAAGGCAGGTGTGACCATGAGTATAAAAGGACATAACGATAATCAATATACCAAAGAAAAAGACGCCGTCGAACGATACCTGTTACGTATTATTCAACGATACTTTGATATCGAAAAGAACTTTACGAAAGAATCCACTGAAGCAATTATACTTGAAGCCCTTAAGCGATTCAAGCAACATATTGCATCACAGACAGGATATATATTTGCATTGAATGGACTGACTGGCGATATTACACTGACAATCCAAGATTTCGGCGGAGAGCCAATGATAGATAAACAGACTGCTTTTAATAAAGACTTTGGAGATATCGCTGACACTGTCTGTGAGGGCAATGACCCTAGATTGTATGATGCAAGAATTCCTTTAGAACACGTACAAACCATTGACGATATTAAGGGATTACGAGAAGAATTAACCAAAATTGTTTGGCCGACTTCAGGATTTGCGCACTCCCATGCAAACCAGGAAATACTGGATGCATTAGTATACACTGGAAGACAAGCTCAGATTGATTTAATTGCCCTTGAGCAATTAGAAAAAGCAGTGATAGACCACTGCAATAAATTCTCTACATACAATCAAGAGCTTGTTGTTATTAAAAGAAATGGATTAGCTTATCTGCAAGAATACATTGCAAACATTTCTAAGATTGTAGTGAATGCAAAAGAGTTTACTGAGAATGCAATTACATGGTTGTCAGATGCACAAGCATATACAGACGCTAACGTATCGACATGGAAAAACGAAATGTTAAAGCGTATTCTTAGCTTGGTTACACAATCACGAGCACAAAACGTTATTGAAGCCTTAAAGAATGGATACATGTTACTTGATAGTGGAGAATTTACTTTCCAGAGTGGCATTGTTTCTTTGGTTTCTATTGGCGATGAATCAGATGGGTATACAAACATTAACGAAACGTCAAAAGCAAGTTACAATATATCGTTAAACAAGTATAAGAATGGCAGAGTCAAGTTGTATTTCAAATACGATAAAGATAACGAAACTATCACCACTCCGCTTCCGTTTCATTTTAAAACCGATGCCTTTGATGTTATTGTTCAAGACACGCAAGATGACGATGGTAAAATTATTATTACTTGTAACCTGCTTAGCAAGTTCTCTGTATATGCCACTGAAGACAATAAATATGATGCTAATACCATTATCGCAGCTGACAGCGTAAATATTGATGCATTTTATGCTTTACAGTATCGAGCTAATCAAGAAGATTTTAAACTCTGTAAAATAGACTCTACCACAAAAAATACTTTTGTATCTAAATTGCTAAAGCAAGATACAAGTTATTTAATAGATGGTCAACGTTCATATATCGACGGCAAGTATTATGACAGCGAAGGTAATGTTATACAATATTTAAACTGGGACAGTGAGCATCCTATTGAAGATGATATTCACAGCAACATTGCTACTGTAAACGGTAAATGGCAATCAGTAGATGGCTCTGAGCCATTTGCTTTTGTAGCTGAATATAAGATACACAAGCTTACAAAAGAATTTGACAACCCAAGAATCTATTATGAAGTATTAGGAACAGAGGAGGTGGTATAGTGGTAACTTCATTAGATAAAATCAAGGAAGATATGATTTCAAAAGTTATTACCCAGTTATCAGACATGAGATACATGACGGATACGGAACGAGACCTGTATAAGTCTAGCTTAATTGCTAAAGTACAGGAAAAGCTACTTACCACTACATTAAGAACGCAGGACGGATTAACCAATGCAGAGGATTACAATCAAACAGCGTATGAACTGTACTTAGATATCGTTACCACATTCGGTTATGTCAATGAGCTTTACAATACCATTAGTGCGCATCAAATGCTAAACGAAAGTATTGTAAATACTTTGTACTCTACGATTGCAGCTTTAAACGATAAATTAGATGAATATGCGGCTGTTATTGGTACCGCAGGGTCTCCTGATTGCTTTATCGAAGGATTTAGAACTCAGAACTATCAAGAAACTGACCAAAAGTTTTACACCGAACGATACGGTGAAGTAATGCCATTAGCGACTTATGTACGCTTTAATCCTGAACAGGAAAACATTACATTAAATTATTCCAGACAACAGAATGTTATGGTGTACAAATCTGGTGTACAGCTTGGCGAAATCAGTATTACAAAGCAATATGGTTCTGGATTCATTAAAGCACGCAATTCTGAAGCACGCTTAGAGAATGCGATTGACACATCAATGAGTAGCTATTGGGCGGAAACTATTTTGTCAGATGCTGAAATGAAAGTAAGTGGTGCAGGATTTTCTGATGCTACAGGGCTGGGAGAAACAAATCGTTCGTTTTATGATTTACCACGAGGCGCTTTGTGTGAGCTCTGCCTGACATTCGAAGCATTGACCAAAGTGAATGAGATTGTCTTAAGACCATTTGGTAGCTTCCCGATAGATATCGTAGCTATCAGATATGCACTGTCAGATGATGAAGATGACGATACTTATGATATTGTCTGTCCGAATAATCCAGTACATGAATGGTTAGATAGCCAGACGATTGGTCAAGAATATGCATTTCATTTTCCAGAGGTAACATGCAAAAAGCTTTATATCTTAATCAATCAGTTACATTGTATTAAAGATACCTATATGATTTCTTGTAACCAAATGTTTAAAAACGAACTTTGGTTTAAGGCAACGTACAACGAAGCAGAGAATGCAGTAATGGAAAGCACAAGTGTGTTTGCTCCATTATATCTGGACCGTGCAGCAGAAGACCCAGTGTGGCGTTATATCAATAACAAAATCGTTACTAACAAAGTACTTGATGTAAACGATTTATTGATTAACAACAATAATAAAATGTTACCTGTTACCAAGTATCAGTATACATACGGCTTTTACAATATAGCTCCTAACTTTGTAGAATTCCAGAAAGCCAGCGTGTATGTGTCCCAGGAAATCGAAGTAGATGGTGCAATAGATACTATCAGATTAGAATCTGAAGAAGAACATTACAGAACCACTGATGGTTATATTGCAACTGATATTGAGTTTTATGTTACGACAAAGCAAAATCCGACTTACCAAGACTGGAAACCTATATGTCCAGTAAACAAAAACTACGTCTATAAAGAATTGTTACAGCTGGATTATGCTTATTGTTACTTAAGACATAAAGCGGTATGTGGTAACGTTCTTACTAGTGATAAAGATGGCAATCAGCAAATGGAAATGATTCGTCCTATTGTTTACATGAACGATATTGTAATGACAGAAGATGCAGACTATATCTTAAGATACGACGAAGAAGGTAATGTTATTGCAGTAGAGATATCCAATATCGACCACTTTGCAATGTATACTGTATCCTATCAGCCAACAGATTCTTCGAAAGAATTAAACCTGATTAGTGAAGAAGACCCAATCCCATCCAATACATACGAAGAAATCATGGGAGACGGCACAGGTGCATACCAGCTTCAGAACTATCCGTATTATAGTCGTACACAGCCAGGACTTACTTCCAGCTATGTAAAAATCATTGATATTACCACTAACAAGGTGATGAATCAGACAAATTCAGAGGATAGTCCAATTCAATGTGTAACAAATAAAGAAAATCCTGCTGAGAGTTATAAGAACTTTATTGCAAATACGAACAAAATACAGTATTATACTAATGGGAGGTATATTTATTTTAATCGGCCAATTCTTAAAACTCAGAAGATTGAAGTCAATTATCCGAGTTTCGATTGCAAGATTAGAGTAAAAGCCATACTGCGTCGTAATACTAAGAGAGACAGCTGGATAACACCAGTGCTCAATAAATACAAGTTGGAGTTCACAACAATCTAAAAAGGAGGATTAAACCATGACAACACAACAACAGCAACAGATTCATGATGTATTATATCAGTACTGTCATGAATTCTTACAGACACAAGAGATTACTCATGCAGCAAACGAAATCATCAAGAATCCTACGGAAGATACTATCTTAGAAATGACTACATACCTTGACTCCTTTGATACCGTAAGACACGGTTGTGGAGCAGGACAATCCTACTTGATGCCAACCTGCTTGAACCAGGGACTGACAGCAAATAATGTAAGATTTGCAATGTCCGAAATCAGAAAGATTATCGCAGAAGGAGGTAATAACTAATGGCTAAGTACACAGAAGAACAAATTCAATCCGTATGTGACGCAGGTTATGAAATCATGGGTCACTTTACAAACGTACAGAACTGCATGTTCCCGTCAACAGTAATCCGTCAGGGCATGGAAGCAGGTCTGTCCGCAGAAGAAATCGCATGTAATGCATATGATGCAGTAGCTAAATTAGACCTTCACCAGACAGGCTTTGGTCTTGTTGGTATGGGCGATTCAATGCACAACGTTGCACTTTACATGCAGGGCGAAGTACAGAGACGTATCGAAGCATTAGATGCGGCAACTGTCGAAACCACAGAAGAGTAGGAGGTAAGCTATCATGACTTCTTATACAGATACAATGAAAAAAGCTGTTCAAGGGGTTATTGATAAGTATACTGCCGACACATTGGATAATTTTGTACGCGCTACAATTAAGGATGCGGGCATGAAGAAAATGGACGAAGGAGCATCTGCAATTGAAGTTGCAGATGCTGTTTTCGATTGCATGAGTGCTGATTTTTCTGGTAACGCATACATGGCAGCTGCTTGCCAACAGATTTGTCCTCGCAGTATCTTATTGTTAATCAGACATGAGATTGTTAAAACACTGAAATAAAGGAGAATCATTATGGGTAACTTGTTACAATATACTAATAAAAGCACGGCGATAGATAACAAGCTCAATACCCTTTTGTCTCAAATCAATTATGATTACAAGAACGGTAATATCAGAACAGAAACAGAGTACTATTACAGAATCAAAGAAATGCTAACACAGTTCTATGAATCGTTAACAAAACCAACGTTTCAATACAGACCAGCAGTTAGTACTCCAATGTCTGATGAGTATAACAAAATGATTGTAGAATCATATAGTGACATGGAGTATATCATTAAGGACTGCGAAATATTAAGCAAACTAATTTCGCAGTCCTTTACTGATGCAGAGCTCAGTAGAACAATGTTGTTGAACGAGTTAGCGTATATCTCTAAGAAGATTGCTGCAATAGGCGAGAGTATTACTAAGAACCAGCCAATGGGGACCGTCGTATTTACAGAATTATTTAATGACCAGGAAATGATGGGCAATACCAATGCCGACAATAGTTGTTATCTAAATACCACGGATGGCGTGCTGACTTTAAAGCAAACTACAAGAGCCCATGCAACCGTAGCTAAATTAGAAATAGACAGCGAAATAAGCAATGGTTTCCCAGGTAATACTCACTGTGTCGATACATTAAATAACGAACTGCATTTCATTGGACAGGATGGTTTGCATAACGACCCTAGTTCCATGGTAGATGGCAGACCAGATACTTGGTTTGAGTTCGAATTATTTGCTATTACCGACGAAGTAAGAAAGCAATGTAATTCATATGGATTTGAATATGACGAAGGCGTAAGTTGGGTTAATAACGACGATATCTTGCGTTTGAAGTTAATCGTTCATTTGGCGGCAGATACTACATGTTCATGGGTATCTATTAATCCGTATTTATCAGAAATCAAAGGCGTAAAGAGCGGATACTTAGAAAAGTGCGAAGTGATTACGGCCTCTAATAATGTATATGAAGTGGCACTTAACCAAATCTTTAATGATACATTGGTGTTCCCATTCCCGCCACAAGAAGTAAGCCGTATTGAATTTACGTTCAAACAGCCTGCAAAATACCTAACCAAAATAGGACATTTTTATTATACGTCGGCAAACACGTCTAACATGTCCATATTTCAAGATTACGATTATTCTGATATGTTTGCTAGGGTGGATGGACAAAAAGCATCTGTGGGCCTGCTAGGGGCCAAATATGACCCAACAACAAAGTGGATTACATATCCAGATACATTATCTCCGTTACCAGATGCAACCTATACACAGGATAAACTATTCACATTACCAGAAAGCACGATTACCTGTAAGTCAGGACAAGAAATCATTGATGCTTACAGATACATGATAGGTATCCGTGACATCAGAATATCTTCATGCACCTTTAAAGAAACTGGAGAATACGTAAGCAAACAGTTTACGACAGATGATATTATCACAAGTATTACATTGGACTCCGTCGAATATATTCCTGGTGATGACCCAGACATCTTAAGATATTACGTAAGCTTAAACGGCGGCGTTACATGGCATCAGATATATCCAATGCATAGAGCATATCAAGGTGTTTATAAGTATTACGTTAATAATGATTCCATCGAAAACCTCTTGGCAGACGACAGCACACAGAAGAAGAGTAGAAACTTAAGTATCGTAGGAGAACCAAAGTCTGTACAGCTGAAAATCGAGATGAACAGACCAGTAGGCGTAGAGAACTTAGAGTACTGCACGCCAATCGTTTACCAGTACAAACTTAAGATAACCACTGGAGGTGAGACTATTGAGTATTAGTTCGATTCAAAGAAAAAGAAAAACTGAAGAATTCACACAGCAGCTTTTACGTAAAGGTGTCGAACCAAATAACTTCGAACTCAATAGACTGCTGGCAGAGTACTTTGATAATCATATTATGGGAATGCCTTGTTATAAACCGATTAAACAAAAGCCTTACGAAGAGTCCAGTAAGGACGATTATAATCATAACTTTAGAACTCTTGGCGAAGATATGGAAACTATTTATCAGGCTAATATCGAGGCAAATAACAAGGCTGTTGCCATGCAGGAATATTATGACTTAGAACAGCATCGCGTGCGTAACGCATTAACAAAATTAGCATTACGTGTTGAAAACGTTACTGATGCGTTAAGAACTACTAGTCATGTCAAACAATATGTACAAGTATTTGATGACCTGTATGGCGTAGAGTTTTACGGAGATGCCAAGCGTAATATTCCATATACCACATCCTTTGTGGACTTACTACAAAAGAAACTGTACACGGACCGTATGAGTGCAAAGATGAATAAGATTGCATTACAGAATGCCACAATTGCAATCAAAGGCCTGAATGGTTTCAGTGGATACACAGCAAAAGGTACCCTGCAACATGTCTTAGACGACGTCGCAACTAACATGTACATTCTAGTAGCTCAAAGCACGGGTACAAACGAAAAGACGATTGAAATCCATGTAGACCTTGGGTCTATGCTGACATTTAATACAGTATCGTTTTCTTTTACATCTACACGAGTAATGCCGTGTGAATTATACTTATCCGAAGACAATGAAAACTTTATCCCTGTATATGATGTCAATAATAGAGATTATGCAGAATGGAATTTCAATGTAAAGACAGCAAGATATTTAAAGATTATTTGCCATAAGACTGAGCCAGATGGATTAAGCACAGACGGCAGTGCGCACGAATATTATTTCATCTTAAAGAATATTTCGATTGCCAAAGAAGAGTTTGAGTCAAAGTCAATATTTGTATCCAAACCGATTGTCTTCAATGATTTGACCAGTACGATAAAGTTAGATGCTACCGATATGGTATTCAGCAGTACAAGAATAGATTACTTTATCGGTTTTGATAATGGCGTCGATAAGATAGGCTGGGATGCGATTGAAAACCACAAAGATTACCCGTTAACGATGTTTAGTAAGCGACACAAGATTTTAAACTATCACGTTAACGGATTTGCAGAAGAAGGCGAACTGTTGAACCTGTATAAGCTTTTTAAGCTTCCAGAGAACATCAATCAAAACAGTATTAAGCTTACTCCTGCTTATAACATGTGGTCTGTTAAGCGATATAACCGCAAAGCAGGCGATTCCAACGAAGACGGATTTAATTTGGCAACAGGTGACTTTAGTACTCATGTTAGTCACTGTAACATGTCTCAGTTATTTATGGATTGTGAGAATTATGATAAATTTGGTATCCAGACCAATGTCTTATACGTAATGACTCAGTTTGTTTCATTAGAACGGTCAATGAATTTATTTAACAAGTTCGTAAAGGTCGTTGAAGATGATTACAAAACAGATGCTAATGCCGAAATCCGTATCTTTGTCAATGGATACGAAGTAACTACAACTGAGAATAAACAGTATTCATTTGCATTACGTAAAGGCATCAATAAGATTCAGATAGCCATTTACTGTCCAAGTAATAATGCAACTATTAAGCATCTGTATCATAACTTAAACTTTAAGGCACTTACGAACGATGTATTTGGTTTCGTACCAATGAAATATACCAGTAATGGCGTATTAGACAAACTAATAGGCGATACCTATCAGTATTACACCATTAAAGATGGTTACGTTTATGTTAAGTGTAATCCAGATGACATGATTCAGTCAGACCTGAATGATATGGGATACTTTATCAGTTATTACGCACTGAATGAAGATATGATAGGCTACTTTGAAAACAATAGCCTTTCGTTTAGAATCATGGCTGTGCTTTCCAGTACGGACCGTAATGTATCTCCAGAGCTCGTAAACTTTAGAATCACAGGAAGGTAGGTGAGTTAAATGGCTGTATTTAGATATGAATGGTGTAGAGTAGAAGGTAACTTAATTCCAGACCTTGGTAAAGAATACGGAACATTTACTCAACTTCCTGTTGATACAAAAGTATTCTATGGTACTCCAGAAATTCAAATTGACAATCCAACAAATGTCGTTAACGGTTGTGTGTATAAGGTTGTGCCTATTTCAGAATTTGGATATACATCTATTCTTGATATAGACGATAATTACAATGACATTACCAAGAAAATCAATGAATATGATAAGACAGTTGATGTAGAAGATGATTCAGAAAATAGTGCGCAATACTATTATGAGCCATTTGTAGTTACCGAAAGTAGTGTTATCTTCCATGCAGATTCAACCAAGAAACGCTTTGACCATTATGCTATTGTGTATGTGGACCAGTATGCCACTCCTGATATAGTAACTATTGTTGCAAAGTATACTGGAGCAGCTGTTCCTGTCGGTACTGCATTCGAAGATAAATATCTGGAAGTATGGGCTGTTTATGCGGATGGTAATAGAGTACAAATTAAGGAAGGCTATAATGTTGAACCAGATGATAAGGTTATTACACAACTGGCAAGTAATACAATTAAGATTACTTATACGTCTCCAACTGGAACAACGTTTATTACAACAGCAATCATTGAAGGTACTAAAAGCTTGATTGGCATTGAGGCATTCTATGATGGTCCAAGTATTGCTTATGGCCAAGAAGCATTACGTAAATACTTTTACGTTGTTGCGCAATATTCAGATGAATCAACAGCAACAGTTACAGATTTTTCGTTCCCTAGCGGGAACGTGGTGAGTGCAAACAATGCTGGAGTTATCACTATTTATTATAAAGGGTTCTATGCAAACGTTGTTATACCAACGTATGAGGTATCCTCATCCAGATTGATTGCATACTATGATGGACCTAATGTTGAGGTTGGCAATAATTTCGATACGAGTTATTGTAAAATCAAAATCTATTACCAGGCTAATGATAATGTCAATGCCTATTATGAAGATATTAGTCCTGATAGATGTACGTTTTCAAATAAGACCGTAGAACATGAAGGTGTTAATCATGTCGTAGTACAATATCAAGGTAAAACTGGCATTGTTTCAACAACCATGATAGTTACTGGTATCAAGCCAGAAGCTGTCTTAAGTTTTATCGAAGCACAGTATACTGGGGCTCCAGTTACTAAAGGTAAATCTTTCAGTGTTGAACGGGTAATATGTAAAGCACATTATACCAATGGTGCCATTGTTATTGTCAAAGACTTTGCGCTCAACAGTAATGTTATTCAGTATGTAGGTGTTAACGAGTTCCTTGTTACATATAAAGACAAAGATGTTATTGCCACGACCACGTTAATCGTTACAGGACTTGAGATTGACCCAACAGAAACGACAGGCTATGCACCAATTACATTACAGAATCATTACCCTGAAGCAACACGTATCAATAACAGATACAGAGGCCCAGCAGAAGCTTATAAACATAATAGTATAAGTTTTATGTTATGGGAGAACATTAAAACTCTGTACGAGTTATATGCAAAGATTGAGCAAGATTTTAATGATTTGGTTGATGCAACGCACGGTAATGGAAACATCAGAACAAAAACCATGAATGTGATTTATCAAATCGAAAGTGAAAGCTCAGCACGTATTACCGATAGCAGATTTACTACTGGTAAGTATCAATCAGAAAAGGAGGAAAGTCATGAGTAATAGCAGTAATCTGTTTGTAAGAAACATACCAAGCATTAAAGAACGGGACTTTAGATACAGAGCCCCAATGAGCAGTGAAAATCTGAATGCAATGCAACAGGAAGCTTTTCATGATATCCTGGATTTGTTTAACAAAGCAAATCAATTACAAAAGACTATCTACGAAATGAATCTGTCCAACAACATTGAATCAGTGTGTTATGCGAAACGTTTGGAAGCTGCGGTCACCAATTTGGATAGACTGCAAGAAGCATACAATAACTTAACTAGTAAGGACGATGAATTCCGAACTGTTAGTCGTTATGCATTCGAGGCAACTACTACTGATGACGAGTACGCTGCAACCATTGACCAAAATACAAATGATATCGTAGCGCATATCGCCAGCAGTATCAGTAAAACACGTTTGTATGATTCTACGTATGATGAAACGCTGGTATCACCTAGCTTACAAGCTTATATTGGACCAGATAGTTTCAAAGTTGGCGGACTCATCTATGCAATCGAAGATAGCGATATTACGCACGCATTCGATGGCAATGATAACAATGTTTGGTTTCGTAAGGTTACTACCAGTCCAGAGGTAGAATTTATTGAAAACGAAGTTATAGTTGGTCTCCCTGAGGATATCATTACTACACGTTTAATGAACCAAATAATTGTTAAAGCCTTCCCTGTTGGATTTGTAGACATTATGGACGTGCAATATAAATCTAACGGCGCATGGCAAAGAATCCCAGGGTTTACTGAACATCATGGTTGTATGGAGTATTCTGCGAACGATGCTTTTGGAAATGCATATCAATATCATGCAATCAATAATTCGTCGAATATCAAATTCAATTTTCAGGGATTACAGACTAGTCAGCTGAAGATTAAGTTACGTCAGCGTAACTACGAATATGATGCGGAAAACAATAGACGTATCTGGTACTTTGGTCTCAGAGATGTTAACGTTTTATATAACGTATATACAAGAGACCATAGCGTATTCGAAATGGTATATGACTTCCCAGAGACCGATAAGAACATCAAGGTTTATGACAGCGAAGTCTTTTTTAACAATGCGCATATGACCGACGACGGAAACTTCGGTGTATCTAAAGAGTATTTCTATTTTGATTCCAATGGTAATACTCATAAGATTCCGTCGACATGTCCATTTGTATTACAGGGACATAAAATGATGGTCCGTTATACCATTGAAGGTAACCAGGTGACGCCGAACATTTATAAGTGTAATGTAAAATACAAATTAGCGTAAATTATGTATTGAATATTTCGTCAGAATAGGATATAATCAAATCAGTAAAACTCATAACTTGCTGTTTTGTTTTATATCCGTAAGACGAAACAGGAAAAGACTAGATGAAATATTCTGGTCTTTTTCTATTTATGGTATTGACATCTAGGATTTTAAGTTGTATTATTAAAATACATCAAGTGAAAGGAGTAAACAAAATGAGCAACACAGAGTTATGCAAGTTTTACATGGGATTAGTACCAGAAAAGAAAGGCACAAAAATGCCAGAAGTAGCTTATACAGATATCATTCCAGCACTGGATAAGTTCTTCGGTGAATTATGGACATGGGAGTTAGCGGACGAAAGATTTGCTATGGATAATTCAATGGTCTGTACAACAGTAACGGTTTATACTCCAGGAAGAGTATACACAGGACGTTCTTTATGTAAGGTCAAGGATTATCATGTGAATCATTTGTTCGCTATTTTAGATGCTTGTCAAACATTTATTGACAAGAAGACAGCTGCTCCACAGTCTACGCCTCAGGCTAATCCTGGCAGTCAGCAAATGACAGCAGACCAGATTATGAGTGCTTTGGGTCAGCCAGCGCCAGAGCAAGTAAACACAGCGGCACAGTTCTATAATTACAAAGACAACAACGGTATTCCGTTACAGGGTGTTCCTATGGATGCAATGACAGAGAATTGCCATAGAGAACTTCAGCAGGAAGTTACAAGCACACCTGCACCAGAGTCTAATGTGCCATCCGATTATGATGCTCCATTAGAGAAATACAAAGGCTTTTCTCAGAGACAGATTGACAGACTGAACAAGTTCAAGCAGGATTTCGATATCACGAATGATGCAATGTTTGGTAACTATGTCAATACATGGGACAAAACCCTCACAAGTAAATCACAGATTACACCTGCAAATGCAAATGCGTTCTTAGACTGGGTTGAAGGCCTGGGAAAAATGGACTGCTAGTCAAGAAAGGTTCCGTTTTTGATTTGGCGGCTACATATATCGTGTTGATTGAAAAGTGTAGCCCAACCGAGCAACGCAAGAAGGAAATCATTGCACAGCTGTGCATGTTTCTTGATAATGGTTATACTTACGAAGAGATTCGTAACGCGATGCTGGATGACTTACACAAAAAGAAGCCATTCCCAGCCTATAAGTTCGCAAAACCTTGCAAGCAGGAAGGTAATCTTTTAAAGCAGGGAGTGATGTATTATCATAAACAATTAAAGCTTATGAATTCGCTTCCTGTTATTCATCATGATATAGACAGCGGCACCATGACTAGCGAAAAGATAGAGTACTATTTAGAGCCAGTAGCCAGCTATACTATGAATGATTTACTTACATACTTCTACTCCAAAGACATGGCAGACGTGCAGGAATACAATCCTAAACGTATGGCAGGGATGTTCAGACATATGATAGAAAAATATGGTCTGGACAAATTGCTCTTCATGATTGAAGGAGCAGCACGTATGTATGAGGCAGAGCACAAAGTATTTACATTAACTGATTTCGATTCCTATAGTTCAACAGCTTCACAGTATCTTGAAGAGATTAAGAATAACTGTGTATATTCTGGAGGCAATAAATATGTGTACAGAACAAGAGTGTTACCTGTGTGAAGTAGGCTTCGGATTCGAATCTAATGGAGAGAGAGGTTTTAGTCGTGGGAATTATATACCGTATCGGACAATTTCTAATTTTATTGCAAACCGTAATAGATACAGTGTGTTTTGTAGTGCGTACCGTTATAGCACTACAGATATCGCTAAGTCAGACTTATTCGGAGATTTATATTTAGACTTCGATGATGTTAATGATTTCTCTCATGTAAGAGCGGACGCATTAACGGCACTCAGTTATTTAAAGATTGTATACCACATCGAAGAAAACCAAGTGCAGATATATTTTAGTGGGAACAAAGGCATTCACATTATTGTTCCTGCTAAGATACTTGGGATTGAGCCGATGCCATTACTGAATGGGGTATTTAAAACCATTGCGTTATCTATTAAGTCTTTTACGCCACACAAGACTATTGATACGCAAATCTACGACAACAAACGTTTATTTCGTATAGCTAATACTATCCATGAGAAAAGTAAGCTGTACAAGATACCAATCACTTCTGATGAATTACGAAACCTGACAGAAGACCAAATTAAGACAATGGCTCAACAACCAAGGGACCTGCACTTTAGTACATTATTTGCAACGAACAATATTGCACAAAAGCAATTCCAACGAGCCGTTGAAGAGTATTATATCTTAGACAAAGAAGCGAAGAAAGACCGTAAGTTTAAGAGAAAATACGATTTTACACCGCCATGTATTCAATACATATTGGAAAATGGAGCACCAGAGGGACAACGTAATATTACAATTGCATGTCTGACAGGGTTCTGTAAGAACTCTGGAAAGTCTTTGAATGAAACTATAGACTTTATCTCAGAATGGAACGATAAGAATGTGAAACCTACTGGGGCTCAAGAGATGAAGAAAACAATCAAAAGTATCTTTATGGGCGAAAAGATATATGGTTGTAGTACTCTGAAGACTATATCTGTTTGTGATGAAAGCAGATGTAAACTATCAAAAAAGAAAGAAGGACAAGATAATGTACAACAGAAGCATAGCACAATTCAACAAAGTAAGCAAGGAACAGTTCGTAGCTGACTGGATTGACACATTCGGTTGCACCAAAGACGAAGCAGAAGTAATTTACGACAATATCAAGTTGCCAAAGAGAGCAACCACGGGTTCCGCAGGATATGATTTCTTTGCTCCAATGACCTTTGAATTATCTCCAGGCAAGACCATTAAGATTCCTACAGGTATCAGATGTACAATGGACATCAGCTGGGTATTGATGCTTTTCCCGCGTAGCGGTCTTGGATTTAAGTTCCGCTTACAGTTAAACAACACCGTTGGCATTATTGACAGTGATTACGTAAATTCTGACAACGAAGGCCACATCTTCATTAAGGTAACCAATGATTCCAATGAAGGTAAGATTCTTAATGTACAGGCTGGCAATGGTTTTGCGCAAGGTATTTTCTTACCATTCGGTCTGACAATCGACGACGATGCTGATGGCATCCGCAACGGAGGCATGGGCAGTACTACAGAGTAGGAGAATATTATGAAAGAGACAGTGCAAAAATTATTTACACGCTTAGACAAACTTAAGAATCAATTCCTTTATGAGTTTATGACATCAGAAAACATTCATCGGTTCAGAGGATGTTGTCAACAGGCTGTAAATGAAGCTAATCAGATATTGAATGGACATCATATACATGCGGTTTTGCAATTTGACCAAATCAAAGACCACATTTATGTTGACGTAACATTTATAAACATGATTACAAACAAGCCTGTTGACCCTACAAAGTAACTAACAAGGAGAAAACAACATGAGTAATCAGATACAAGTAACTGACCAGGAAACCAATCAAGTCATTACCATTAACGCACCTAACTTTTACGGACCTGCAATTCCTGCTCAAGATAACGCTTATACTGATTCCAGTTGTTCCGTACAAATAGGCAATACTAATCCTAACAATGTCACATTTAATTATCCTCAGAAACCTTCTGAAGATTATGAGCTTGCCATGTGGAATACGCTTGATACATTCGAGACTAACGCATGGCAAGCAAAGAATATAGGCATTAAAACTGGCTTTGACAGCATAGATAAAGGATTCGAAGGCGGGTTGTTTCCAGGATTTATTATCATAGCAGGAGATTCCAACCTTGGTAAATCAGCATTTATCACCCAGCTTGCATGGGGTGTTGTTGAAAATAATCCAGACGTATACGTAATGGACTTCTCTCTTGATGATGCGATGCCAGATAAGCTTGCCAGAGTAGCGGCATGTTCTGGTAAACTCATTATCAATGCTGTTAAGACACCGTTGAATTACATGAACTATCCACTGATGCTCATCCGCAGAAAGAATGCGATTTTAAATTTAAGAGCCAAAGTAGATAGATACCGTGCATACGATGCAACATTCAGTACTTTTATAGAGGACATTGAAAAAGAAATCGAAGAAAAACTGATATACTTCGATGCAAACGGTATGAACAAGAAGCTAGTTGTATGTATTGACAACTTCCACGATTTGAATATCGCATCACAGCCTAGTTTACAGGACAAGGCGAAATTCGATTACTTAGCGCAGTGGTGTTCCGATTTAGCGATTAAGCATAATATCGTGGTTGTTTGTTCAGCCGAATTGAAGAAATTGAACGGTAACCGTAGACCTATCCTTGATGATATCAGAGAAGCCGTTAAGATTAAGTATGAAGCCAAAGCTGTATTGCTTGTCTATAACGAAGTCCACTATAAAGGCGACGGTGCTGATATCTTTTACATGAAACAAGGTAATCCATACAAGCAACCTGTATTCGAAGTACACTTTGCTAAGAACAAATTCGGTACATACAAAGGTCGAGCATTCTTTGAGTTTTATCCAGAAATGGCATATATGAAAGAATGTGACCCAGCAGCACAAAAAACTTATTCACAGATTATATTTGGTTAGGAGAACAAGATGGAACCGATATTAGAAACGCAATACAATGAGCTTACAATTAAGAAATACATTGATAAGCCAGAAGATACCGATAAATACAAATCATGGAACACCAGCATTTGGGTACACTGTGAATGTAGTTGCGGTAATGAAATTGATGTTCCATTGTACGGAGTAACGCATGGACTCATTAAAAGCTGCGGACATTATAGACGAGAGAAAGCGGCGGAAGCCATAGAGAAGAATAGAAACTCAACAGCAACTGCCGTATATCTCACATATGACAACAAGACAATGAATATCAGTGATTGGTCAAAGGAAACTGGTATTCCACGTAGTACAATCATCTATCGTATGAACAAAGAACTGCCAGTTGAGAAGATATTAGAAAGGAAGGATGACGATGGGCAGAATCAGTAAGAAAGCTGATACAATCAATCTAAATCAGTTATCGGCTCTTGCAAAGACCAATCCACGATACGCCAAGATGTTCGCAGGTCTTGCGCAAATTGATAATTACATCAAGAAATTTGTCGAAGACATCGTATGCAACCAGGCAGACCCTGATATTTATTTTATCAAAACCGAGTTGATGGCGCAATGTTATACTTTGTACTTGTATAATGCTGAACGACAAGCCACTATTGGAGTGAGCTGGCCATTAGCAGACTTCTTGCAGAAATGCGAAAACAAGAGCATAGAGATTGATGTTAATACCAAAGTTACACAAATGCTCAAGAAGTTTGGAGAAGCAGGATTAAGTACAGGCGACAAAATCAACTGGATATACTAAAAGGAGGACAGACCCATGAGTGAGTTAACCATTCAAGAGAAAGGTTACAAGAGACATCAAGAGCTTTGCGATGAAATACACGAAACCTATGTACAGAAGAATACTGCATATGGAGATTCGTTCCATGAGTTATATAAGGACCTTGGAATTATCTCCGCAGTAACACAGATTACCCACAAGTACAGCAGACTCAAAACACTCGCCAAAGATAAGAACAATAACATTAATACTGGCGATGAAGCCATTACTGATACCTTGCTTGACTTAGCTAACTACTGTTTATTGACGGTAATGGAAATCGAAAGAGAAGCAGTCGAACAGGCCGCAAAACGAGGCTAATACAAAATTAGGAGGATTTTAATATGGCTAACGTTATACTGTATACAACACATTGTCCAAAGTGTGAGGTTTTAAAGAAAAAATTAACCCAGAAGGACATCAAATTCGAAGAAGTAACTGACATGGAAGTGATGATGGAGAAGGGATTCATGGCAGCACCAATGTTAGAAGTTGATGGTAAGGCTATGAATTTTACAGAGGCCAATGATTGGGCTAACAAACAGTAGGAGGATGTGTCAATGGAAATCAGTATTCGATTAACAAAAGACTTTGAGCGTTGTCTTGAAGATTTGAAGAAGAAATACGGTGAAGACTTTGAATTTATCAATGGTCTGCATCCAAGTCAATTAGATTATTCCGAGTTCTTAAACAAGTTCGTACAGCAGGATACCATGGCGGATGCCACAATCGACCCGAATGCAAATGCATGGCATAAAGACATTAGAAGCTTTATGACCGAAAAGGGTAAGAGTGAAGATAAGCTGTTCGGCCTGAATAAGATATTCTTAGAAATCAAGAAGAAATGGGGATTGCGTACTGCAAAACAGTGGCTGGAGCAGGAATTTAGTAAGGGCTTTTATCTCAACGATTCCGCAACAGCAAGTTATTTCCCGTACTGCTGGGCTAATGACTTTACAAGATTAGCAACAGAGGGCTTGTTCTTCTTAAATAACTACAATAACGAGCCGCCTAAGCATTTAACTACATATTTCGATGATGTTATCGAATTCGTAAGCTTCTTGTCTAATAGACAGTCTGGTGCTGTTGGTATGCCAAATGTGTTAATTTGGGCATGGTACTTTTGGCACAAGGACGTAGAGCAGGGACATGTAATGAAAGACCCCGATTATTACTTAAGACAGAACTTCCAGAAGTTCATTTACAGATTGAATCAGCCGTTCTTAAGAATTGACCAGTGTGCTTTTACTAATATTTCAATCTTTGATAGACCGTATCTGGAAGCATTGTTCGGCGGCATGGAATTCCCAGACGGTACATTTGCTATTGACCACATCGAAGAACTGATTGATTGTCAGAAAACATTCATGGAAGTGGTAAGCGAAATCAGAACAGTAAACATGTTTACATTCCCAGTGTTAACGTATTCTCTGTTATACAAAGACAAGCATTTCATTGATGAAGGCTTTGCTCGCTGGTGTTCTGACCATAATATGAAATGGTCTGATTCGAATTTCTTTATCAGTGACAATGTAGGCGTGCTGTCAAATTGCTGCCGTCTGTTAAGCGAAACAACAAAATTGGATGCTTTCATCAACTCTATTGGCGGTACTGCTTTATCTGTAGGTTCTTGTAGAGTAAGCACCATTAACTTAGTAAGAATCGCTTACGAATCCAAGATGAACAGACGTAAGTACCTGGAAATCTTAAGAGAAAGAGTAGAATTAGACTGCAAAGCTTTATATTCCATGAGACACATCTTGAAAAGAAATATCGAGAAAGGTCTGCTTCCAAACTACCAGGATGGTGCGGTAGAGTTAGATAAGCAGTTCTGTACTATCGGCGGTATTGGCATGTACGAAGTTATGGATATGTTCGGATACATCAATACCGATGAATTCGGTAATAAGTCTTACTCTGATGCAGGTGTGGACTTTACATTAGAAATCCTTGATGTAATCAATAACGTGAAAGACAATTTTGATTGTGATTTCACCTTTAACCTTGAGATGATTCCAGCAGAAAACTGCGCAGGTGTTATCTGTCAGGCAGATAACTTACTGTATGAACAAGACAAGTATTTTATTTATTCCAACCAATGGATTCCGTTAATGGAACAATGTACCATTCAGGAGAAATGTAGACTGGGTAGCTTATTTGATGCGAAGTGTGGCGGTGGCTGTATTGCACACATCAATATCGAGAATCGCTTTACTACCAGAGAAGCAGCATGGGATATGTTGAACTACATCGCTGAGCAGGGTGTTATCTATTTCGCATTCACTACTAAGATTTCTGTATGCGAAGATAAGCACGCTTTCATCGGTGTATCACAATGTCCTATTTGTGGTAAGCCAGAAGTGGACCAATATGCTAGAGTAGTAGGTTTCTACACTCCAGTAAGTAGCTACCAGAAGATTCGTAAAAATGAGTTTACACATCGACGTTGGTACAATGTTCTTAATAACGACCAGATAATGAGGTAGAACATGATAATTAAAGGACTTAGAGACGAAGACTTTTGTCAATATAAGAACGCCGCAATGTTTATTATATTCCCGTATTGCTCATGGAAATGTGAGCGAGAATGTGGAGAGCGAGTGTGTCATAACGGCACGCTCGCATACGCTCCTGACATCAGCGTAAACGTTGAAAATATTGTTAAGCGTTATCTTGGTAACCCAATAACAAAATCTATTTGCTGTGGCGGCCTGGAGCCGTTAGATTCATATGATGATTTGCTTGAGCTTATCTCTTGTCTAAGAGAACATTGTCAAGACGATGTTGTAATCTATACAGGATATAACAAAGACGAAATCTTAGATAAAATAGAGACCTTGAAACAGTTTAGTAATATAATCATCAAGTACGGGCGATTTATTCCAGGACAGCAATCTCATTTCGATGAGGTATTGCAGGTTGAACTAGCAAGTAGTAACCAGTATGCAGAAAAGATTTCTTAAGGAGGAGCTATGTTAGTACCAGCAATACTTTATAAGCAAGAAATTGAGATGCGATTTCAGCAACAATTCTATACTGATGACATGATGTATGAGCAGGGATACCTTGGGTCTAATGCTCCAGAAATCAATGACAGTACAGATGGCAATGAATATCAATATGCCATTCTTGATAGTAACAATCAACTGATTGGATACTTATCATATACAATAGACTGGTATTCCTCATCAGCATATAGTTTTACGCTATTCTCTTTTGACAAGGGAAATGTAACTATTGGTCGAAGCTTATTTGAAGAACTCAATAAGTTACTGACTGAATACAAGATTCATAGAATTGAATGGAGAGCCGTAGAAGGCAATCCAGCTATTAGAAGCTACGACAGATTCTGTCACAAATACAACGGTAGAGTAATGGAACTTACAGATGTCTTTAAAGACAGACATGGTAAGTATCGTAACATTTACATCTACGAAATCATTAACAAAGAGGTGAACTAGTATGGCAGGAAATAACTTTATCCAGGGTCTCTATGATATGGCAAAATCTGATTCACAGGTTGACCCGTTGACTGGAATACCTAAAATGGACGAACAGAAACTTAGAAGAGCTTTGGACCAGAATTCTAAGTTAGGTCGACGCAATCGTGATAACTACGAAGCAGGGGAAACAAAGTTCAAAACATGTCCGCGCTATGACCCATGCCCTATTTGTGACAAGTGCCGTGCGAAAGCTAGTCATCTTTATGTAGCTTGTCAAACCTGTAAGATTCCTATCTGTAGTCATACTTATCAGGACAGAGAGCGTATGATTAAACGTAAGAACTTCGAGATTCCAGTAACAGAAGAAACCATGAACATGATTCGCGAGATTGACAAGGAGGTAAACAACAATGCCTAGTTCAGAAGAATTAGCTCAATACGTTGCCGCCAATACGAATGCCATGGTTGCAGAAGAAAAGCAAAAAGGGGCGGGATACTTAGTCCCGCCACCACCAAAGCCAGGCGAAGTTATGATATGTCAGCAGTGCGGCAAACCAATGTATCCACAGGATTTTCATAAAGACCCTAAGATACGTAAACATGAGTTTAAGTGGCATATCCACTATGCTTGTGAACAACAAATATGGGATTTAGTAGATAGACAAACACCAGGCTTAATGGCAGAACGTAAGGATGGTATTTCCGTTGGCAGACCAGCAATGTATCTCGGCGGACCACGCGGCGGCAATCGTTCTTGACATTAAAGACGTTTTAGACTTTAGCTGGTGTCCTAAATACTATGATTTAAAGAACGACAATCCCAATGAGCGTAACTTAAAAGAAGCCTATGACATGGCCTTGCACCGTTGTTTTTATTCATATCTGACAGCATTACAAAACGATACTTTAACAGATAGCCTGAAAACTTTGAAATATAAGTGGGGCAAAGAATGGGTTAAACAGAAAACCAATGCTGAAATTATCTGTACACCATCTGCTTTAAAGAGAGATACCTATGACGCCAAGCGTAGAGCTGGTATAGATGCAATCATTACTTTCGACAAGCTAATGAATACACCACAGTTTCCTATCTTGGTTAATAAAAAATATTCCATTAAGATAGCCAACAATATCACTCTTACAGGTGTATGGGAATATGTTAGAGAAATAGAAGTCAACGGAAAGAAAGTTATACAGTTAATGAAATTCAGAACAGAGAACAATCGGTTCCAGGTTCTTGGACAAATGAACCATGATTTAGAACTGACCGCAGCGGCATTAGCATTTAGTCAAATGTTTAGTGCAAATGATGTTCAGCTAGTATATGTTGACATTTACAAGAAAAAGATGATATCATCATATCGAACACAAAAAGATTTTGACCTATTAAAGAAAACAGTGATAAGCGTTGCAAGATGCATAAGAGGAAATATTCGATGTGTATCACCTGATAAGAAATGCTATCATTGTGAATACAGAGATGTATGTACATCATCATTGGAAGGAGAATAGATATGCAGAACACAGTTACACAAGCAGAGATTGATAATTTGATTTCACGTTCACAGATTACTGTTAAGAGCGTATTTGGTAAGTGTACTATCGTTGCGGTACAATTACCAAACGGATTCGTAGTGGTAGAATCAAGTGCTTGCGTTGACCCAATGAACTATGACGAAATCAAAGGAATGAACATTTGTATCCAAAGAATTAAGGATAAACTTTGGGAACTGGAGGGGTACAGACTTCAGTACCAGATAGGAGGTAGATAACATGAGCATGAAGTTAGGAATTGCTGGTGGCAACATGGAGATTACCGACGACAATAAGACTATAGTTTCTGCTAATATCGCACAGGAAATCGAAGATAACTGTGAAAAGCCTGACGATAAAAAAGATTGGCAAAAGCCAGACTTAACTGTAAAAGATTGATTGCTATAATTGAATATTGATGTTATAATTGTTGTAGAGGTGATTAAAATGTATATCAATACGCTGGAACAAAGAGATACTGAATATGTTCTTGCTATTGACCCTGCATTGTCTACAACAGGTTACGCTGTGATTAACTTGCATACGTTAGAATTGGCGTACATCAACAAGTTTACAACCTCGTCTAAAAATTCAGATGATTTTCGAATCAATGAAATTGTAGCGAGGTTGTTTTACGTTGCAAGTCAGTATCCTATTAAATACATAGTCCTGGAAGACGGATTCATGGGTGCCAATACCAGAACCGCTCTTCAATTAGCAACACTTAGGGGTGCGATTATAGGAGTCTTCAGTTTTAACAAATATCTTGTATATCACATGCTACCTTCTCAAATACGCAAAGAGTTAGGCTGCGGGGGAAATGCTAAGAAAGACCAAGTTGCTGAGGTTATACAAGCTATGTATCCAAACAATAAAAAGCTTGAACTTATCGGACCATACAGCGACAAACAAAACAAAGATAAAACGAGTGATATCTACGACGCGATATCTATCGGTGTTGCCTTTTCTAAATCCTTAAGTCACGGGGGTACAGATGGATAACTTTTATGTCAATCAATTAGATGAAACCTTTAGACCAAATCATGACCCAACAGATGAAGGGTATTTTACAGAATCAGATTATCAGGAACTACAACGTAATCTGATTCTGTATAAAGAAGGCAACCAAGAAGCAGTTACTTATATCATTCGAATCTTTCATCCGTTTATATCAAAGTACGCACGCTTTATCGTTAAGGGAGACTTGCCGTACTTTGTTTTCAAGGATTTCAAGGGAGTAGAAAGACGTAAAGTAAGTGCTACAATATCCAAATTCGTGTCGTTATTCATAGAGAAGAAAACTGATGAAACAGACAAAAAGAAACTGTTCTCATCTACATGCTATAAAATTAAAACGTTATTCTCTAAATATGAATATGGAGATATCTATAATGAGCTCGTACTAGCTTTACTCAACATGGCTAATAAATACAAGATTACAACTGATGGTGATAAATATCACAAAGCAAACGGAACCTTCCATATGTACATAAGCAAATGCTTTCACTGGGAAGCATACCGATATCTGAATCGTTTAATCACAGACCCATTAACACATAGCTCCGTCATTCACTTATGTGACCAGTTCGATGACATGAATACCGAAGAGAACTATCCAGAAGTGTTTGTGGAAGATGAGCAAGCAACGTTTAAACTCGAAAAAGCTATTGATACAATTAGTAGACAAGATAATATCAAAAATGCAAATACATTAACCTTGAAAGAGCAGGAACCTATTAGTTCCTATGATATAGACTCTTTGAATTTTAACTGGACTAATGGTGTTACCTGTAGTGAATTGTTCACAACTCTTACTCCATACGAAAGAGAGATTGTACTTCTCAGTTTCGTAAAACATAAGACCGATATTGAAATTGGTAATATTTATGGATGTCATCGCTCAACTATCAACGACCACAAGAAGAAGGCGATAAATAAAATCAAAGCAAAAGCTATTGATTTAAAAATATTAAGTGAGGAGTGATTTGAATGGTAACACAAGCAGAATTCAAGAAACACTATGAAGACCTGTACAAGAATGGAGCCATTTATGTATGGGGCGGCAACTGTGAAATTATTACTAAAGAACTCACTGATAGACTCTACAGAATATTTGGCTCAACAAAATACAACAAGGCATATTACGATAAGAAACTCAAGGAAGGCAAGGGTAAGATAGGTGCTGACTGTTCTGGTAGTATCTTCCCATTGTCTAAAGGCGACAAGACAGCTAAACAATATTACAATGCATGTCCAATACAGGGCGATATTGATGACTTACCAAAAGACACTGCTTGTCTCGTATTCAATGATGGCTGGACCCATGTAGGTGCATATCTTGGTAATGGCACCACTATTGAGATGGCCAGCAGTACAAGTAATTGCGTAAAGCAAAACTTTAAGAAATCAAGATGGAAGTATTTTGGTATTCCATCCTGGCTGGAAACTGATATCAAAGCACCAGTAACTCCATCCAAGCCTGCGCCAGTAACACCAAGTCAGCCTAGCACAGAAATGTATCGTGTGCGTAAGTCCTGGCAGGACGCTAAGTCACAGATTGGAGCATACAAGAATCTGGATTACGCTAAGAAGGCTTGTAAGACAGGATATTATGTTTTTGATAGCAAAGGCAATGTAGTTTATCCTATTACTTCAAAAGATGCTGTTATTGTTAACATCCAGAAATGGTGTAACAGTTATGCCAACACTAAGATTGCAGTAGATGGTAAGTTCGGTCCAGAAACCAAGAAGGCTTTGTGTAAAGCTTTACAGCATTGTTTAAATGTTAAGTATAAGGCAGGCCTGGTAGAAGACGGCTCATTCGGTGCGTTAACGAAGAAAGCTTGTAAATCAGCTTCCTCAGCACGAGAGCTTACATACATCTGTCAAGCAATGCTGTACTGTAAGGGATACGACATGAAGCATAGTCTTAAGAATAATGATTTAGATAAGTCATATGGCAGCGGCACCAAAGCTACGGTATTGAAATACCAGCAAGATACCAGAGGTCTTAGACATGATAGTAAATGTGGCCCAGCTACATTCTATGCAATGTTTAATTCATAATAAGAAAGGAGAACAGAGTTATGAACGAAGTATTGAATTGGTTACTCGAAAACTCAGTCACAATTTTGATTGTCATTGTTGCTGTTGCAGGCTTAGTGTTTGCAATCATCAACAACAAGGAAGGTCTTCTGTATAAGGCTGCACTGTATGCAGTATCTGTTGCAGAAGAAACCTGGGGCTCTAAGACAGGCCAGATTAAGTTTGCTGAAGTTTATACTTATCTGAAGACCCAGTTCCCGATTATCACGTTTTTCATTTCAGAGAAAGCACTGAAAACACTCATTGAAGACGCTCTTACAGAAATGAAACGTATTCTGGCTGAGGCAGAAGTTGCTAAGCAGAAAAAAGAACAAATAGAAGAGTAAAAGACCACTCCCCCCGTAGCACAAATCGCTACGGGGGGAGTTATTCTTATTTCGCATAGGTTAACTGTTCTCTATAACCATGCTCATCTGCATTCTTCGCTATCACTGTGAATGTGTCTTTATCTTCGGTTAATAACATATAGTTATTCCAATCCAGACCATTCTTCTTTAAGACCTCTTTTTGGCTTCGAATCAATTTCTTTGGCTGTTTCATATCCTTCTCCTTACATGAAAACAACCCAGGGGTTACCTGGGTGTTTCTTAGTTTCTAAAGATTACCGACACTGCACATTGCTGATTAACACAGGTATGCTCCTCTTTGCAAATATCGTGAGGGCTATCTGAGCTATTTCTCTTAGTATCAGACCCACATACTGGGCATTTTCTGTTGTTGTTTACTACTTCTGGTTCTGTCATGGTTATACACTACCTTTCTGTTTAAGATAGTTATATTATACCACATGACAATATATTTTGCAACAATATGTTACATTTTATTCTTCATCTTCAGCATTTAATGGTGCAAGCTTAGCCCTGAATACATTGATGTTTGGTGGCAACAACAACATGTTCTCTTTAATCGTACCGTTATCACGCAACTGAGTAAGTACTTCAGCTAAGCTTTGCATGTCCACTGCGGACAGTTCGGCTTCACCAATAGCAATCGGCTGGAAAATGATTACCTCTTCAGTTAACTCTTTCTGTAACACAGTAAGCTCATCAAAGGTTCTGACACTATGGTCTACAGCTTCAACTTGGTAATGATATTCTGCTTCCTGCATTTCCATGTCTAAGATATTCAACATGTTAAGCATTTCCTGATAGTGTTGTTCTGCTGATATACGAGTTGGAGTGCCAGCAACTTCCTGTTTCTTTGCTTCAAGTGTTTGTTTCATTTCCTGTATGTAATAAAACGGATTCATTTCTACCTCCTTAAATAAAAACACACCCGCCTATCCTTACGATAAGCGGGTGTATGTAACTACCTTCTTATTCGGTATCGCCAACGACTTCTTCGTACTTAGCAAGTACTGCATCCTGGATACGTGTTCTGGTAGCTGTGTTGATAGGATGAGCGATGTCCTTGTACTCGCCGTTACCATCCTTCTTAGAAGGCATTGCAATGAATAAGCCCTTGTCGCTTTCGATAACCTTGATGTCATGAACTACAAATTCGCCATCAATAGTAATTGAAGCTACAGCTTTCATCTTGCTGTCTTCCTTCTCTACAGGTCTAACCCGTACATCTGTGATGTTCATAGCTGCGTCCTCCTTTATTATGATACTATAAGAGTATCACAAATAGACAGAGAATTCAAGTAGATTAAATAACTTCGTCAGGCGTTATCAAATCTTTGAACGCAAATGCATACTTGCTAGACTTTAATTCCTTCAGGCATGGACGCATTACTTCAGCCATCTGCGGATGTGCTGGACCAGTAGAATCACATGCTCTTAATGCGAAAATATGCTTCCACTCGCAAAGATTGGCAGTCATTACGATATCTGCCTTAACCGATGTTGGCAATACATCTCTTGCCTGTTGCGGAGTTGCCTTTGCTTCTAACAGACGGAAGTACATTCTTTCAGCTTCCTCACACGCATGTCTCCATGCGCCATAAGTTTCAGCCCATGCTTCAGCATCATAATCGCCGCCTTCTGGACGTGCAAAGAAACAAGGCTCAATAACAGTAATTTCGTTATTATACTTACCTAAAGAGTAATTACAATAACGAGTAGACTCCTGAGCGAAACTTACAGGTCTATGACGAACCAGTTCATGAGTAACGCCACGGTCTACAGTAAACAGGATGCTAAGGGTTTCATGCACCATGCGTTCTGCGTCTGACAAGGTGCTATAATCTTTGACAAGTCTTGCATCTGGAGTGTCATTCTTAAAGTAATGAGCTACTCCATCTGCTACGCCAACACCATCGGCAAACTTATCAAAGATATGGTTAGCTGCTTCGTTTACCAGGTCAAATACTGGCTTCTGAATACCATAGCCATATGCAGTTGCAAAATCAAAGTAATCATGCCAAGCTCTAATGTTACCAGAGACTACGTATCTTTGGCCATAGCTTGAGATACCATCATATGGTTCCTGAGCAGAATGATAAGTCATCCGTAAATAACAAGGTCTTGGTGTAGATTCGCTATGACACTGTGTCGCCATTGTCTCAGCAACTTTCTTCATAAAGTTATAATCTGCACCTGTAACTACCAGAGCAACATCTGCATGTTCAAGCATTGCAGTATGCTGACGCTCAATCAGAGCGTTTACCATTTTAAGGTCGGTACCTTCACCGATTTTATCTTCGGACTTGTAGCATACACGAGCAACACGTTCGATTTTCTTTGTCACGTTTGGCTCTTCAATGAGCTGATAACCTGCATTAATTATCTGCATTGTCCTGTCCTCCTTCGCTTTCTTCTACTGCCTTAGCGTCCTTAATGATTTCATTTACGATTTCATCTGGTAACAACAAGGCTTTCTTTTCTAAGACATCCGTAACCATATCCTGCTGGTCATTGGCAGTAAGAAATCTTTCTGCCCATTCTGGTCGTGCAACAAACATAGAACCACTTGGGTAAAGGGTGTTGTGTTCGTCACTAACAATCGGGAACATGTTAGGAACCATTGGCTTTTCAGTAACACCAATTACATGAATACCTTTACCAAAGATTTCACGACATGCATCACATGGCTCATAGTCCATAATGATATGTTTTGGTGCTTCCGCATCATCTGGAAGCTTACCTAACAGTGCAATCTCGTTTTTCGGTTGTCCGCACCAGAAACAAACTGGCATGGTTGGATTTACCCCATGTTTAGGGCTCAACTTAATACTGTTGCTCATCTTAATCCTCCTTTAGATATAATACAGTTCTGTAGAAACATGATACGGTGCTTTAACACAAAATGAAATGAATTCACTTTCATCAACAGGCTCTGGCTTTTGATAACACACTGGCTGATTATTTAATAATCTTTCAACAATGTTTTCCAGTTGCTGTATTCGATGGTACAATGCTGAATAATCCGTTTCCATTTGTGGAGTACACATCTTAATTATTTCTATTTCGAACATACTACGATTATTATTATACCTCATTTTCTCAGATAATTCAGCAAGAATTTTCATATATCTTTGATAAATTATTGTATCTGCATCTGGATTGCTGAAGTATATATCGCGATAGTATTCATATAAGTCAACACATATCTTTGCTAGTGATTTGCCACTTTGTTCTTCTTCGGCAATAATATCTAACAACTGTGTAACGTCCTTAGTTTGAATTGCATTTGCCATGCAAGTAAGTGTTGTATTCTCAATTTCTCCAAACACTTCTTTAACTAATGCCAAGGTAATTTTTCCATTGGCAAACGTTACACATTGGTCTAAGAGACTCAAGGCATCTCTTAGACCTCCATGTGCAAGCTTGGCAATATGCAACAATGCAGCGTCAGTTTCCCATTCTATATTTTCCTGAATAAGAACCTGCTGTAATGCCTGTACGATACCTACGTCGTTAATCAACCTAAAAGTATAACGCTGACAGCGTGAAGTAATCGTGGCAGGCACTTTGTAATCTTCAGTTGTAGCCAGGATAAATACAACATGTGCTGGCGGCTCTTCTAATGTCTTCAATAAGGCATTAAAGGCACTAGAAGATAACATGTGTACTTCGTCTATAATATAGACTTTGTATTGTCCATGCTGTGGCATATACTTTGATTCCTCGATTAGTTCTCGTATATGGTCCACGCCGTTATTTGATGCAGCATCTATCTCGACAACATCTGTATTATTCATTTGACAACATTCACATTGTAAACATGGACTGCCATTTACGGGCGACTTACAGTTAATGGCTTTTGCAAAAATTTTTGCAATACTGGTCTTACCAGTTCCTCGTGGGCCACTAAACAAGTAAGCATGTGCAATTCTATGAGATGTAATCTGATTCTTGAGAGTCTGCACTATAGCGGACTGCCCATGTACATCATCAAAGACTGTTGGTCTGTACTTACGATATAGTGCAGTGTAACTCATTTATTCACCTCATTCTTCGTCTTTTAATAACGGGATTGGAGTATCCAGTTTCTTTAACATCCGATTCAGATAGTATATGGAAGTGTTTAAATATTTAAGCTTAAAACAATCCTTAATAGCTATCAGTAAATACTTCAAACAACCTTGTCTCTCAAATACTTGATAACATGCTTGTAGAAGCTCAACAGCGTAGTTGGTTTGTGTAACAATATAGTTTAATGTAGAACCTGCATATCCCTGAGTCTTATACACTCTTTGTCCAATGATTACTGCAAGCTCATCATATATAAGATTTGTTTGTTGCTGTGCATCAGTGTCGTGCTGATTCACAACACCTTTTTCAAGATTAATCCATATACGTATAGTATCACCTACAATAGTCTGTATATGCTGGCAATGGTGACTTAATTTTGCAATGTCATCAAAAACACCAGCAGTATCAGCATGTGTAATATGTTTACTTGAAGCACGTGTTTTAAGTACTTCATCCAGCTCTTTCTGCAATCTTTGATTCTCTGACCTTAAATATTCGACTTCATTAGCTTGATTCTGTACTGTACTTTCAGCATTACAACATGCCTGAATCATTTCTACCATTGGTTTAACATGGCTTTCTATATACTTACTTGGTATTCCAAGAAGCATTGTGTCGACATGTAAGTCGTCTTCTGATGTTTGTTCAGTCGCAACTTCTTCTGTTGCTGGTTCTTCTGAAGTTTCTTCTGGTTGCTGAATTGCCGATGTTTCTTCTTGTGGCGCTGCGAAATCTGTTGGTAATATACTTGTCACAGTTTCACTGGTCTTTACTGTTAAGATATCTTGCACACCACTTTCAGTCATTATACCAGGATTTGTCAACACAGGCACAATATGTATTGACTTCATGGTTTCAGTGAGTAATGCGTACAATTCTTCCTTTTTTGCCTGACGGCTACAAAGTAGTTTTGAGTTTACAAATTCCTGTATTCCATCAATAGATATCATAAGTTGCAATGTCTTGCTTTGCATATCCTTACGATAATCATGTTCCAAACGCACATACATGATACGTGGATATGCAAGCGAAAACAGCTTCTTATTTTCCATAGATGCATGAAGATAGTTTTTCAGCATGTTCTGAACAGGAATATATATGCCACCATTCTTACGATTATGATACACATACAGTGTCTCAGCACTTGTTTGATTTGTTTCTGGGTCAGTATACTCTGTTATAATTTCTTTAACAAGAGAAAGGGTATCTTGGCCATTCTCATCTGCATTAGCTGTCCCTTGTGGTTGCTTGATTAACGCAAGCAACTCTTTTTCATATTCGGGTTTACGAGGCATTTTAACTCTCCTTTCTTTCAATAATGGTTTTTAGTCTGGCTATTTCCTGGTCCTTCAGTTCGTTATCTAGCATATAAGCTTTCATTATAGTGATGAGCTCTGCGATATCGTCGTTCCTAAAGATGCAATAAATATTCTCGTCGCCTTTGAACCTGAATGGCAGACACATTGTTTTGTCTTCGAATTTACATTCGTCAGCGGCTTTTTCAAGCCATTCTCTCTTAATAGAGATAGATTTTTCGCCAGACTTCAATTCATTACCTTTACGTTCCTTACATTCTGGATGGAGAATTCGGTCAACAATATCACCCTTCTCAAACCATAAGGCTCCAGACGCTCGACTGCGTCTTGCTTCCTGCATGGTCGGGATGTTGTTTAATTTATCCGCTACTTGTTGTTCTAGGTCTTTCCATGAATCTTCAGCCTGAGCTGTTTTATTATCATGAGTACTAAAAAGACCAGCGGTTTTCCGCTGGCCTTTCTGTCCCTTGAGTTTCAAAAGACTTTCGTTTGTGCAGCGGAAACACTTGCCGTAGTTCATACAAGAACTTTCATATGCACAACTCATGTCTTATTCCTCCATTGCATTATTATAACCGTGACGTGGTGTAGTTGGTGCATTAGACTGCATACCACTTAAGCTGTTTTCAATCTTAAGCATACCGCTGTGAGTAATCAGCAAATCCTTCTTGTCCTGAAGAATCTTAATGATTGCTTCCATGAAGATGTTTCTACCGCTGGACATTTCTACAAGCTCATACAATGAATATTTGGTTCCTGCCCATGGGTTCTTCTGAATAACAGATGTTACAACGCCCTTCATCTCGTCAACAGTTAACTTCAATGTATTGTAAGTAGTTGGCGGAGAAATCTTCAAGTCAACGAAGTTACGCTTTTCCTCAATCTTAAGTTGCATACTGTATCTATCATACATCTGACTAACAAATGCATAATCAATACGAGCCACTGTAAGCAATGTGTCAATCTGTAACGCAGCTTGCTGAATCTGTGCTGGTGTAGGACTGTCAGATAACTGAATACTGTTACACTGTTGAGTATACCAATCTTCCTTAATGCTCCATTGAGGGTTTGTGTATGTGCGTTGTGGTACTGCTGGATTAAACATAACAGGCTGTGCAACTACAACCTGTTGCGGTTGCTGAGTTAAATTCTGGTCCATGACTAATCCTCCTGTGTGATTTCTTTAAAATTAATGAGATACTTGAATATATTCCATAAGTCTTTGCGTACTTCAACTTCTAAAGAGCCCAGCTTTTGAATATCAACCAGGAAATGCTTTCCTGGCGCAGTAACATTATTGGTTTGGAATTCTTTCAAGATAGTATCATACAATACTGTATCATTATCAAAGACATACATAATTCCTGGATTAATAGCATGAAGCTCATTCACTAGGAACATGTATTTTTTATTATACTCAGTTTTTGTTTTATTGACAAACGTTACATAAATATCCCATGCGTTGATATGAAACTTTTCTAATGTTTCTTGAAGCAATGGCCGTACTATTTCATACGTAATCTTGTCTTTAAATACAAAACATATCTTTGAATTGAAATTACCAAAACCAGTAGCTACGTATTCATTTACTTCTTGGGCTGTAATCTTATGAAGCGAATCAAGATATTCCATCTTTTTGCAGAAGTTCATGGCATACTGTTTCTGCTCTGTTGGAATTGACAGAGCAGAAAGATGCTGTTTCATCTCATCAAGCATTAGTTGCACCGCAATGTCTTTACTGAAGAGACTTTTACATATTTATCAACAAAGTCTTTAGGCAATGTACCTGCATCTACTTCTGCGAAGATGCTGTCTACATCTGGGTCAAGCGTATGAATAACAAGATGTTTCTTGTTCATACTTACTAACTCCGCAATAAACTGGTCCTTGGTAGCCTTTGTTACGGTTCTACGTTCAGATTCCGTAACCATGATTGTGCTACCGTTTACATCAACTTTGTCAATATTAGCAGTTAACATATGTTGCTTAACAAGCTCTACCAGGTCTTTCTTCTTGGCCTCAAGCTTCTTAAGCTCTTCATTGATAGCCACCAAAGATTCCATATCCTTGATTTTCTGTTGGTCAAAATGCAATGTTGCATCAACTGATGTTCCCATGTTAATCCTCCTTGAAAATTCGTTTGAAAGCTTCTGATGCATGTTCGTCTGCAAGGTCGGCAACTAGCTTCAGATGGTCATAAAGTTCTTTGGTCTTCGTAAAGAACTCATCAAGCTTTTCGATATTTACCTTAGCCTGTTCAATGAATGGCTGGTTGATATCAAAATCTGCATAACCTAATGCAATAACAGTACCGATATAAGACTTTGGTAATGATAAGAACTTTTCCATGATTTCTTCAGATTCTGCACCACGAGCAAATACTAACAGTTTCTGAATCATTGCCCAAAATTCTTTGGTATCAAAATAATTTGTAACCATGGTTTGCATCTGATGTGCATATGCAATCTCTTCTTCATGGTCAAGATAAGACTTTACCCATTCTCTTACAACCTGTTGCTCATCAGATACACTGTTCGGACACTGGTCAACCTTAATAAAGGTCATAACTTCTTTGTCCATACCTTCGTCCTTTTTACGGGAACGCATTACGCCAATAGGATGATTAGCACATGCACCAGGCTTAGCTTCGTGAATCATACACTTGAACTTACAGCCGTCCTTAATATCGAATTTCAGCAACGGACAAAAGCCATTATCTGTGCTTTTTAACAGAACCATTGGAATCTTAGATTCCGCTCCCAATTCAACATGGGCGTACTGCTGAATAAACTCTGATGGCGTAATGCCCAAATACTGAGCTCCATTGTAAACATCAAAAGGATTCAGTACAATGTCTTCTCTGTACATACAACACTGACCACATTGTTGACATTTGAATCCAAAGGTATCGTCTAATCCGATAACCTGAACATCACCTGCACCAACAAATTCCTTTACGTGTTCTAACATATCCTGCATTTCGTTGTCGTGTGTTTCCATATAAACCTCCTTAAATGATATCCAGTCGCTTAAACAACTTGGATTTATATAGCTCTCTAATCGCACTGTCCTGAACTGCGTCAATAATTGGCATGGCAGTGCGTAGTGCTCTTGTCCTTTCAATCGTAGCGATATTTTCATAACGCTCTACTGAACTATTGATAACCAGCTCTATGCCTTGCTTTGTATGAGATTTAATCTCCATACCAATCGCCGTGCTGTCAAAGTTCATTGCTTTGCATAAATCTGCTGGGTCCATATTGTTTTCAATAATACAAACAGCAACATTAATACCAGCAGTATATAAATCCTTAATACATCTTACCATAGCATTGGTTCCAGCTTTATCACTGTCCAAAAACAGAATTACATTCTTTGTAATCCTAGCTATAGCATTGATTTGATTTTCAGTAATTGCTGTTCCCATAGAGCCAACAACATTTGTAATGCCTGCTTGATGCATAGCAATTACGTCAAAATATCCTTCCACCAAAATAACATGACCTTGCTTTGCAATACTTTCATACGCCAAAGGTAAGCCATATAATAAATCACCTTTGATGAACAAGCCTGCAAGTTGTGGGTCTTGTCCTTCTCTTCCATCCTGGTTAACATCATTAATGTACTTCGGCTTATCGTTTGTTAGTCCACGATACGCCATACCAACGCATTTTGCGTTACGTCTCTTGTGTTCCAAAATTGGAAACACAATCTTGTTTGATATGCTCCCCATGTCTGTACGATACTTATATTCTTCTGCATCTGTATATCCCAAACGAAATAAATCAATCATTTCTTTTGAGATACCACGTTCACATAGCAAGTATCGCAATGCCTCACCATGATTCTGTAAGTTACTCCAGTACCTTCTCGTATGATTATCAAGAGTATCTTTATACGCTTCATGTACTGGATTAGGTTCTTCAAGAATAACTTCATAACCAACATTATCTCCTATCACTTTACACGCCTCCTGAAATGGTAAATTCTCAATGTCTTGGACTAATGTAATCACATCGCCATGTTCCCCGCATCCAAAACATTTATAACTACCGTTAGCAAATAATGCCAAAGAAGCCGTCTTTTCAGAATGCCATATACAAGGAGCAAACGCTACATTTTGAGTCTCTCTAACAATCTGAATTTTGTCTTTGTAGAATTGCTTGACATATGGAATTAGTGGGGCATACGCTTTAAGTTCATCTGTATCTATATCCATATGCTACCTCCGATTAAATAGTTTAAAGCCCCCGTCAGGGGGCTTTATCCTTGCTTTAGGAGTTCATTTCGTTTTCAATGTACTCATCGGTTAAACATGGGCCTGGGTCAGCAGCTCTGCCTTCTTCAGACATCTCTTCGTCTTTACCGTAATAACGAATAGGGAATTCATCATCATCGCGTAATGCTCTCTGAATTCCTTCAATAACAAGACGATTAACATCCGCAGCATTGCTTACAATACCATTCTTAACAAGAAAGTCTGCAAGCTCATTTGGGGTAAAATCTCCCATCTTGTCTGGTGACAGGTCAGTGTTCAACACTTCTTGCAACGTTTTAGCCATTGTCTATTCCTCCTTATAATCGGTCTGATGACCACATTTATCGCACTGATGTACATGTTTTTTCTTGATAAATCTTTCGATTTTCTCACCGCCACATACATCACAAAGGTGCTCTGTTTCAAAATACTTTAATGGCGTTTCAAATGCATCTTTCCAATAGAAGAATGCATTCGACGAACAACACACAGGACAGAATAATTCTGTATCGTTATCAGCAGCAAAATCATCGCGACTAATAACTTCTGCACTCTGCAAATCATTGAAATATGCAAGTCTATCTGTATTCTCTGTACAGCATACATCAGCAAAATCCTGACTATTTAAGGAGTCAAACTCTGCAATAACATTAAAGTCGTCAGTGCTGAAATTACGCTCCATAAGATAAACTTTTTGTCCAGAATTTACAGCTAGACAATGCGCCTGTCCACATTTTGGACAACGCACCAATGCCTTTTGGGTTACTGCCTGCTTAATATCGAGCTCTTTAATGTCGACAACGTTATTTGGCAAACGCTGTCTAATATTAAAATCATCTCTAGCAACTTGTACAGGTTTTACAGCAGGTTCTGATGCTGCCTTGCATTCATCATCACAAGCAACAACTTTATCTTCATCGCCAACAAAATCTTTGTACATGTCATACATAGACTCAAATAGCTTTAAAGCCTGCTTTTTAGTGGGATGACTATCTACTTCAATAGCTACAAGCATCCCTCTGTCTTTAATTGAGATTTTCATCAAATAATCCCTCCACATCATCAAAGCTTACACTTGCAGAAGTTAATTCCGTTGCGGTACTTATACCATCATTACCCTTGCGTACCACAAATGTCTTGTCTGCAACATTAGAAAGGTGCTCATTATGAGTAATCATGATTGTCTGTCTTCCATAATGATTCCCAAGGAACTTGATATACTCAGCAAACTTAATAGACATTTGCTCAGATACCATTTTACCAGGTTCATCATACAGCAATGTGTCACTCATAATCTTAGGGTCATTAAATATTTCTCTATATGCATACTTAGAAGCTACAGAGATAATGTCTACGAAGCCACCGCCATTAGCGTCTTCTGGTTTCTGAATGCATTCTACACCATTAACTGTACTCTTGATATAGAATTCATATGAAGCTTTAGCGCGATTTGGTAGCTCTTTGACAATGAATTCGTAATCCTTACTTTGAGTTACAAATTGCAATGCATCTGTAACTATCTTCTCAAAGTGGGCTCTGGCATTATCTCTGGAAGCTGTAGCAGCCTGAGTTAATATAACAATAACCTTTTCTAAGTTCTGGCACATTTCTTCGTAATTAGCCGCATGTAGCTTAATATTTGCAATATCTTTCTGCAAATTAGCCTCGTTTTGCTTAGCAATGATGACATTTGTTTCTAACTGTTTCAAGGTTTGTTCAAATGTCTCTATACTCATACAAGCCTCCTACGCTACAGGTACTGCGAATTCATCGGTAATTGCCTTGATTGCATCGAGCTTATCCTGTGTAATTGGACCAGTAACATCAATGGCAGATAATTTTGCCATGATAGCATCCAGTTCTTCCTTTTTCTGTGCAAGTATCTCAGGGACCTGTCCCATTGATACACCAGCGAATGCTTCGCATTCTTCGATAAGCTGTTCTCTTTGCTTGCGCAAGTTATTCAGATTTGTTTCTGCAATAATTGCCTGCTTCTCGGCTTCTGCACATTGATTCTTCAAATCGTTAAGAGTCTTATCATAACTCTGATACTGTTCTTTAAAATCCATTATTGTCCCTCCATAAATGATGTAATTGCTGGTATATGAGATTCTTCAACTTTCTGTCCGCAGCATGGGCAAATACCATTATCTAAAATAAAGGCATTCTTTTGTTGCTGTGCTTCCTTGACCTGGCTATCCAGCTTCTTTGTGGTACGCTTAAGAATTGCAATGTTATCAACAACAGCACTTTGCTTCGTTGCGATATCTGCAATTTGTATAATCTTTGGTGCCATTCGCTGGATATAATCATTGAGTAATCCACAGTAAATATGGATTGCATTCAAATGCCGATTGTACTCTATAAGAGCATTGGCATTAGATTCAAATGAAGATAAGTTTTGCTCAATGTTTACGCACAAATCATATTTGCTTTGTAACTGGTCAATAGATTGTTTTAAATCACATGCCTGCTCTACAATCGGTTTGAAATGAAGCAAGCTCTGTGTTCTATTCAATGTATTCTGATGATGACCAATAGACATTTGAGTAATCTGTAACTCTTCATAAGCAAGATGCAAAGGCTTTGTTTGAGTCAGCTTAGTTTCTGCTAAGCTTACTACATTCTGAAGATTGCTTAATACACGGTACTGGGCATAACGCACTTCGTCCTGTGCAATAAGTCGTTCATATTGGTCATTGCACACTATGAAGTTTTCAATTTTCTCAATACCTTCGTTCAAAGACTTCATTCTTGCCACAAGTGCAGCATATGCCGCGGTAAACTGAGTCATCAACGCAATGTCTGGCAACGCCTTTAACTCATTTTCTTTCTCTGTAAGTTCTTGTTCATAATGCTTAATGGATTTGCGTCCACCTTGAATCGTCTTATTTGCCTCTTTAATGGCCGCATCTACCACATGGGTACCTGTTATTCTACCAATAGCAGAAGCTTTCACCAGCGGGCTTTCTGTGAGCAAGAATGGAGCATCTAACTGAGACAATACATTAAGATGAGTCTCAATATCTTTAGTGATATTAACTTTAGGCATCTGGTGTACATTAGCAACCTCAACAGGAACTGCATTGGTAAAGCCACGATACATTTGATGAGTTAAGTTACCATTCTCGTCAATGAAACCTACTTTGTAATAGCCAGTATCTTTGAGGGTTCGTCCCCTCTCAATAAATGTACCATCATTATATTCAATGCGAACATAACAATTATCCTGACCTGCCATAATGAAATCAGTACCTAACGGCTGATTATCAATAACCCACATGATACCTCGAAGAATAGATGTCTTACCATTGTTGGATTCACCTACAATGATATTTAATCCATCATCAAATTCTACTTCGGTATGTGCATGAGACTGAAAATTCTCCAGAATAACTTTGGAAATTTTCTTTGTCTTTTGAGCTTCAATATAGCCTTGCTGAGCTTCAAATTCATCTGGAATTGCTTGCAATGTATCATGATACATCTTAAAGGCAAGCTGTTCTACCTTGGCATCTACCTTGCCTGTAGTACAAATATCACCAATAATTTTGTCGATTGTCATAGACGGCTGTACCGCTGTCATGGTATTGGCAATGCTTGTCTTAAATCCATCCAGTGTAATCGAAGCCGCTTTAGCTTTATATTTTGACGCATAATCAAATATTACTGTAGATGGCTGCGCTATGCGGAACTGATGGAACTTATAGTCCCATTCAATGCTACCATTCTCATCCAGATTGATATCTAATATACCATACTGTGGTGTATGCGTCTTGTTATAATCCGTTTGTTCAACTCTCATCATTGAACCTGGATTAAAAATATCAAGATTCTGTCCATCGCTCCACTCAAAGGACCGATGGTAATGACCTGTCAAAATAAGGTCAGCATCTGTAACAATGTCATTGGCCATTGTACATTTAATGTCGGGATGTTGCGGAGTGTCGGCAATGTAACCATGGATAGCAAGAATGTTTAAATCTGCCTCATCCTGTTGCATTTCGAAATCACGCATGTTGCCTTCATCAATATGAGCGTAATACTCTTGACCGCTAATGGCTACTGTAAATTCCTCACCGTTCTGAGTTGCAGTAATACGAATAGGATTATCTCTATCAAGTATCGTAACGACACCTGCTTTAGCGAGCAACCCAAGTTTTGTCTGGTCAATAGTATCTGTAGTATAGCCTTCAATGTCATGATTACCTGGAACTACATAAAATGGTACTCCCATAGACTTAATCATTGCAGATACCTGGCCAGCAAACTTATCAGACACTCTTGCTGTATGAAACAAGTCACCAGTATGGATAACCATATCAACATTAAGTTTTTTGATAACAAAACCTAACTCATACAGTTTCTTCAAGAATGTGATATAGTAAACGTCCTTTCTGCTTTCAGGACCCTTAGCGGTACCATGTGAGTCTGTAATGTGTAAAATTCTCATATGGTCCTCCTAGTCAGTTTGTGTTAGTAAAAACTGTCTTTCCTCAAGTTTCTCGAATAATGTCTTACCTTGAGTATCAACAATGTACGGCATAAAGATTTCCTCGAACTTAACCATGTGGATATCTAGCAATGCCATTTGAGCTTCAACCCAGTCTTTGAGGATTCTCCATGCCACCTTTTCTGCCTGCTCATGTGTTGCTTTGATATTCTTAGTGCCATTGGCTTTCTCCGTACATAAAACTTTATAGCACTCATCAATCTTTGCTGGCAATTTAATTGGTAGCTGATTATATCCAACATCAATCAAAAAGCTCAAAGCGATAATGGATTCGCCATCATAATCTTTCATAATAGATTTTGCCTTGTGCTTAACAAGAATGTGTTCAATCTCGCTGACTGTTTTGTAAGCGTCTATTGTTGTAGTGTAATTTAAAATTGCCATGCCTATTCACTCCATTCAATAAACCAGTTGCCATCTTCTTCTTGAGCTACAGCAACGATAGTCTGTTCATGTTCGTAGTCAAAGTACAAGTCTTCGCCTTCTTTTACATAATGAGAAATCATTACCTTACGTCCAATGAATGGAACCATAAGTGCTAACTCAATCTTGTTAGCAGATTCATCAAATGTGCTGAGCACCTGGTCGTCGTCTTTGATTTCCTGAATATACATGTAATGACCATCGTGTATAATCTTAATCTGTAACATTATATTACACCTCCATTATATAATAAAATACTTTACCTTTCAACTGCTTTGTTGTGAATCAGTGTATGACATTCAACAAAAGGTATAACAGATAGTACTGCAACTGCGTCACCCTGGCAAATCTTGAAAGGCAATAATCTTTTAGAGGTAATTGCGATTTCGTACAATTCGTAACTACCAATAACTTTCGTAGTTTCTGAACGGTAATCCGTACAGTTTGCACTAAGAATTCCAAACGTATTGTTTGGTAGCGTAATAGATGCGATATTCAATCTTACCTTGGTACGTTTAAATGGTAATACCCACTTATCTTTTAACGCACATAAATAATATCCCATCTCTACTCCGATAAAACTAGAGAGAGATGGGATATCACTATCGACTGGCGTTACTTCAAGTATTGGGTCTTCTTTATAAGTAACAAATGCCATATTATGCTATTCCTCCACTAATGCATGTCGTAAAGCTGCTGCCAAGTCTGCAATGTTTAACGGTACGTTCTTCTTGTTCTTACCTGTTCCTTCGCGTTTAAACACACCTGGAACAGTTTCCTGTGCCACACCCATAGACGTGATAATGCTATCGAACTGTTCAAGGCACTGAGTTAACTTTGCAATATCGCTTTGTGGTGTCGCTACGCTGTTTGCGCCGTAAGAAGAAGAATAGAAAATCTCACATTTGCGTACCATGACAGTGTTAAAGCTTAAATTGAAAGCCTTGACGTTATTCAAGATAGCGTTCTCGATGAACTTGTTGATAACGTTCACTGTCTGCAATCTCTCATTAAGAGACTCTGACAAGATTTTACGAATAGCTACCTGCTTATCTTCTGGGTAGTCTTCTACAAGAGTGTACTCCATTACAAATCTCAGCGGTGCGTCAATTCGTTTCTCCTGTACTGTTTTGATTTCCAGGGTTGCTAATGCTGATTTCTTGAATAAGTCAAGCACAAGGTTGCCGTTGTCGTAATTGTACTCAAGTATCATAATCTTTACTCCTTTCTATTGTTCCATTTCAACAAGTCGTTCCATGTCTTCAAGCACACAACGACTGTATTTTGTTGAATATGTACCTTTTTTTACTTTGCTTTCACCACTATTATAACATACTAATGCTTTTTGTACATCATTATATTTTTTTAAATATTTACTCATCATGTACGTTCCGCATTCCATGCTAAAATAAGGGTCAAAAAAGTTGTCTTTACCAAACCTTTTGCTTAGGCTTGCATGATTACATACATTGATTTGCATTAAGCCATAATCCTTTGTGTCACTGTAAGCATTTGGATTAAACCTTGATTCATGCCACATCTGTGCCATAAGTAACTCATAGTGCTCTGGAATCTCATACTTAACACACATTTCGTATAAATAGTCTTGGTACTCTATTTCCAAAGTATATTCCGTACCCTTAGTAGAGTACATATGATAAAGCTTATTTGGTCTAGGAGTAGGTATAGACGTAGGACTTGGTGTTGGTGTGGGACTTAATGTTGGCGTTGGCGTATTGGTTGGTGTAGGACTTGGAGTAGGGGTATTAGTCGGAATTGGTGTTGGTGAAAATGTTGGAGTAGGTGTCGAAGTAGCAGTAATGCTTGGAATTACAATTTCATCGTCACCATCACTACAGCCGCCTGTAATGGCTGCCACAGTGATGGCAATTATAACGAATAATAATCCGTTTCGATGAAATCGCTTATTTACTATATGCATGGCTATGCTTAGCTCACCGCATAGTTCTTCAGAGTTTCGAGCAGTACGTTACCCTGATTGCCAGTCAGTCCCTGATAATTCGTATGCTGGAACAACTGGAATAAGATTTCACCAAACTTTTCCTTATTAATACCCTTTGCTGATAATAACTGTTTAACTTCCGTTAACTGTTCAACAGAGATAAGTGGTTCTGGAGCTTCATCCATAACATCACTAAGTTCAGAAGAACATACCATATCAATGTTGGTATATTTTCTTAACGCTCTTGCCTGGGAACGTGTAGAAGCCATACGGATATAAGATGCCGCCACCATCTTACCGCAGTTACTAACATTTGCATCACCAATGTCGGAATAGAGAACTTCACGAACCTTTTCTGTGATAGGGTCGTAATCATAACCACCAATGGTAGTCTGGCAGATAGCAGTCCAACCATTCTGGTCACTTGGGAACTGAATAATAATCGTTTCGAACTTCCACATTCCCTTTTCGTGTGCGAATGCAGTCAAGCCCTCCAGCTTAATAGCATCCTTACCCTTGATGTTTACGCTGAATTTCTGTTTAAATTCATCGCTTAACTTTGGGGCTGACTTGTCTTTGTAATTAAAATCGGACATGGTTTTTCCTCACTTTCTTGTAATTGTTGCTTTTTCCACTGATAATCGTAATGAACGAATTCTTCACTGTATAAATCACCAGTAGATAATGTTTGGGTTAAATCAGAAATAATACCACCTGCTTTAACCATAGCGACCTCGACAACATAACTTTCATCATCTGTTTCTCTTGCGTCTTCAATCACTTGATAGCATCTACCTTGTGGGTCGTATACACGTTCTCCTGACGACAAGAATTGAAACTGATTTCGTGGAATACATGACCATCCATGTAGGAACGTTGTAATGGATATATATCCAAATTCCTTAACGTATTTTTCGTAATCACATATTAACGAAAACATATAATTTGGTCCATTATCATATACATCACAGATATTGTCATCATTCTGCCATGCTATATACATTCTTTCCCTCCTTTATATACTAAAACGCTTCTTCTGTCAAATGTTTTGGTATTTCACGAAGGAATCTGCTGGCCTTTGAAATAATAAGCCCGCCTTCTTTACCTGCACGTTTCTGACATGCTCGACTGATATACAGTTTCTTTTGAGCTCTAGTCATGGCTACATAGAACAGACGACGTTCTTCTTAATGGCTTCAGTTGTATTTTCGTTTAATGCATTTGCATGAGGGAATAATCCCTCCTCGGCTCCTACAATGAATACAGTATTAAACTCCAGTCCTTTTGATGCATGAGCAGTCATGAGTTTGACTGCGTTAAGATTAGCTTTTTCAGCACCTTTTGCATCAGAAAGTAATGCAATCTGGTCAATGATTTCGGTCATATTATCATTTGCATCATTCGCTTCCATGCTAAGCATCATTTCAACAAATTCATCAATGATAGCAAGCTTCTCGTCCGTTTCTTCTGTTTGTACATTAGTAAGTTCTGTTTTATATTCCGTTAGGAAGAGAACATCCTTAACAATGTCACTACATTTATCGTACTGTTTGTTGATGATACTAGACACTGTCTGTAAGCGATGACTGATAACTCCTGCTTTCATATTTGGTAAATATGCATTGATAGCGTCGTGGAAGTTAATACAGTTATCTTGAGCATTGTTAACAATATTATCTATTGTTACTTTACCTACTCCCTTAAGTGTGCCTAAGATACGTTTAAAGCTTTCGATATCATATGGATTCACTACTAACTTACAGTATGCCAACAAATCGCGAACTTCTTTTCTGGAATAGAATGACTGTGAACCAAAAACAGTATAACCGATACCGCACTTAGTAAACTCTTCTTCCAGTATACGAGACTGGAAGTTTGCTCTATAAATTACAGCATAGTTAGATAGGTTCTTGTTGCCATTCATGAGAATCTCTGAAGCAATCCATCTCGCTTCATTGTAAGCGTCCAGGCCTTCAAATACCTGAATCTTCTCACCGACTTCGTTTGCACAAAACATTTGAAGCTTAGTACCAAATTGATTCTTGTTAACCACGTGGTTTGCTGCTTCAATGATTGTCTTAGTAGAACGATAATTCTGTTCTAGCTTAAGTTTTACTGTATTCGGATGATTGTCGGCAAAGTACTCTAAGTATTTCGGCTTAGCATTTCTGAATCCATAAATGGATTGACATGTATCGCCAACCATCATGATGTTATTGTCGCCAGCAATCAGCTGAATGAGCTGGAACTGAGCACTATTGGTGTCCTGGCTTTCATCTACCATCAAATACTTAATGTTATCATGTACCCATTGCAACACGTCTGCATATGACGACAGCAATAAGATGGTATAGATAATCAAATCATCAAAGTCAAAACTTTTACGTCTCCAGGATATATTCTGATATTCCTGATACACCGTTGCATTAAGTTTCTTTTCGTTTGGGTCTGCTAATACCTTAACAGGTTTTATAAGATTGTTCTTGTAAGTACTAATCTTAGAGACCAAATCAGTTACCATATATGACGTATATTCAACGCCTTGTGCATCAAGAATTTCTTTGACAAGGTTTTTGCTTTCTTTAGTATCCATGATTGTGAAATTCTGAATACCTAATCTACTACCGAACATACGCATTAAACGTGTACAAATACGATGGAATGTACCAATCCACATCTTATATGCCTGAGTAGATACAGTAGAAACACGCTCACGAATCTCTCCAGCGGCCTTGTTTGTAAACGTAATTATCATAATGTTATCAGGTGAAACACCTAAATCATCTATGAGATATTGCGTTCTTTTTACAAGGGTGGCAGTTTTACCACTACCTGCTCCTGCAAGTAGAACCACATTATGATTCATAGATTCTAAGACAGCAGTTCTCTGCTGGTCATTTAAAGTATTCAAATCTGTAGGCATATGCCACCTCTTTCAAAACAAATTAGCACGGGACTTTCGCCCCGTGCTTGCTTACTACTGGTTATTCTGTTCCAGTACTTCATTAATGTCTTCTGCGGCTTCGATTCTGTTAATCTCATCCATGTCAGCATTGAGCTGTGCATTTTCTGCTTCGATAGCTGCAATTTCTTCCTGGTTCTGATTGTCAGCAAGATGGCCAAGTTTATTAACCAACTCATTATAAAGTTTTTCACTTGAACGTAACGCATCTAAGAAGTTATTCTTACTGCTGAACTTACCGACGATACCGTCAACAGTAATTAAATTACCCTGTGCGTCTTCATAATACCACCATGCACCAGCCTGACGCATAATGCCAGCTTCCAGTAACATCTGTGGTAATGCAACAACAGAATCAATACCGCCTGCATATGTTGCATAATAGATACACTTCGTAAATGGATTGTGTTTACCAGCGAAACGATTCTTGTGAATAATACAAGAAATCTTTACGCCATCCTCTTCCTTAATAGGGTCGGAAGCCATAATCTTATTACGATTCATCTTAATACGCTGAGATGCATAGAATGCTAATGCCTTACCACCAGTAGTGGTTGTAGTATCACCAAACATCTGACCAACATTGTCACGTACTTGATTGATAAATAACATTGTAACATCATTCTTAGATGCATATCCATTAGCAACACGGAAGAACTTAGATAACAGTCTTGCCGTTAATGCAATATTCTGTTTCTCTAAATCGTCTTCAGTTTCAGTCTTTGGTGCCAAGCCAGCAACAGAGTTAACAATTATCATGTCAACATCTCCACCGACAATAAAGCCTCTGGCAATATCCAAAGCGTTTTCTGCATTGCCGACATCTTCCTGTCTCCAATACAGTAATCTTGCAAGGTCAACACCATGGTCTCGTAAAATATCAAGAGTTACAGAGCCCTCAGTTTCAAGCCATGCGGCAACGAAATTTTCATCATCTCTCTGGCTCTTTACCAGTGTGTCAATAGCAAGACTGGTTTTACCAGAAGAGTTTGGACCATAAAGTTCAACAATGCCCGAAAAGCCACCGCAATGCAGTGCATCATTCAACTCAAGGGATGGTGTTGGTATAACTTTTTTGGTAAGCTTTCCTTGAGCCGCAGCTTCAGCTGCGCTCATTACAGTACCTGCACCATAACGCTTGTTCATTTGCGCCATAGATGCCTGTAACCGTTTCATTTTGTCTTTATCCATGTCAATTCCTTTCTATAAGAAGTCTCGATAAGACATGCCGACTTCTGCTAGTTTTTCTTCCATAGTAATTGGTGCATTGATAATGTCTTCGGCTACAGTATACAGTGAATCAAAATCAATGTTTTCTAATACAGCTTGAATGATAGCTTCTTCATCTTCACATTCCATATTGACATCTTTGGCTAATTTTTCAATGATATCACTAACAACAGTATATGCTTGTTCTTGTGTGATATCATAGATATAACCACCACAGTCCATAAGTTCATATCTGTCGTAATTATCTGTTAACCATTGCTCAAGAGTCTCTTCTGCTTGTAAAGCACACTTAAGTACATCAACATCCTGAGGTGTAAGCTTACTTGGTGGCATCCATTCCATTTCTTCATCTACCATCCATTCATCTGATATCATAGTGTAGCTTACATCTGCAAGGTTACTGTAATAGATATAATTACCATTGCTTCCATTCATAGTAGACGATGGGAGCGTAAAAGTAAATTTCATACTGTTACTCATCTTCTTCATCGCTCTCTTCATCTTCCGTATCTGTATATTCTGTAAGAGCTTTTTGGCATTGTTCTTGCATGATTGTTAAAATGCCCTTAACTATACCAATAGATTCAAGGTCAAGTTTACCTGTCTTTTCCATATTCTCTAACAAGGCTATGGAAGAAGACAGGTTCACTAACATCTTATTCTCATTGGCAACTTGCATTCGTACATACTGTATCTGCTCTTCGGAAAGGTTAATCATCTTTCCTAATTCAGTTGCAATGTGTTGTTTAGGGTCTTCAACAGAACCAATCAAGGAAGAAAGATAATAAAACATCATTGTCTGCACGCCATGTTTTGCACCTGAAATCTTATTACTTTCCATATTGTCCTCCTATCTTAGAATGGAGATTCTCCTTCATCGAACATTGAGAAACCGCCTGGAGCTGGAGCCTGCTGTGCTGGTTGCTGATACTGAGGTGCCTGCTGATAGTTATTCTGTGGTGCCTGATAACCGCCATTGTTCTGATAGCCATTATTGTTCTGATAACCGTTGTTATTCTGGTAACCACCGTTATTCTGCTGACCCTGATTTTGCTGTAAACTCTTCGCATCCTGAGTTGGGAAACTAATGGAATCAATTTCAAATACATGACCATACTTTTTCTGACCTGTCTGCTGGTCCGTAGTCTGGTATTCAGTATAGTGACCCTCAACACGAATAGCCTTACCCTGCGGGAAATACTGTCTCAGCGTAGCAACCTGTGCTCCCAATAAAGAACATGGAACAAAATCAGCAGTCTTAATGGACTGGTCTCCGTTCTTTACTTTCTGTCTCTGTTGAGAACTTAATGCTCTGTCGATTGCAATGGTAAACATTGCCTTTTCGACTGTTTCCTGTCCAAACTGAACAGTACTATACTGTGGGTCTCTTGCCATTCTTCCTTCGAAGATACATAAGTTAGCTAAGTTAAGCATGTTTTCTACTTCCTTTCTTTAATGATAGCCCTTTAATCCCGATAGGGATTGAGTTGTTCCTGTCTGTATAGCTCGACTGCACCTGTCATGAACGCTTCATTTAATGCAATGCTAAGCCTACATGCACACTGATAAGAGACATTGTGTTTCTTGTAAACATCCAGAATCTCGTTGTATATTTCCAACGCCTCTTCTTCTGAGATGTCTGCCTTTACATTGTTTCTTTCCTGTGACATGGTTGATTTTTTATAGGCATTAGTTAGCATATAGCCCATAATATTCTCGTTCAACATAAAGCACTTCTCCTTTCTATACATACTATTATTATACAATAAATAGCGGAGAAGTGCAATATGATGTTACATTTAAAAGATACTTCCGAACTCAACAGGAGTCACTGGCTGAGTAAAATCTGTCACTGGTGTAACATTAGTTCTATCCTCGATATCAAGATTCTCGGTATCAATAGATTGCTTCTTGAATGCCACAGGCGATACATCAGAAGCATTGATGTTATTGTATTTTTTACTTACCCTACCCTTAACAATGATAATCTGATTCTTCTTGACTACATTCTTTAAGGTACTAGATAAGTCGGTATCAAATACATTAACAGTACGCTCTACATCATCTTTCGTTTTAAACTTAATGGTGATATATTCTTTACCTTTCTTGGTAAGCTTACTGACCATACCTGTTACGATACCAGTTGTACGAATAACTTCGTTTTCTTGAGCAGAATCAAAATCTGCATATGGAAATGGGTCTAATGGATGTTCGGAAATATAACTACCCATATAATGCTTTTCAAGCGCAAGTTTAACTTTTCGCTTATAATCTGCTTCTGGTAATGGCAATGCCGTAGGCTTGTCGGCACCCATAAGTTTGATTTCCTTTTCCTTCTTGATGTCTACAAGATAATGATTCAGAAGCTTATATCTGTTTGGCTCACAATAATCAAACGCACCAGACAAGATTAAAGCAACCTCAACATCTTTTTTCATTGGATTCGGACTGTTTTTACCAGTCTGCAATCTAAGATTGTTTAATAATGTTGCAACGGCATTGTTGTTACTATCATGAATACGATTATAGTAGTCATCAAAATTCTTGAATGGAACTGGGTCTATCTTTTTATACTCACTAATAAAGTTCAGTACAGACGTGCCAACGCCTTTGATAGCCTTTAATCCATAACGAATAGCATTGTTCTCTAGGGTAAATCCTATACCAGAATGATTGATATCTGGCGGTAATACATCAATCTTACGTTTCTTTGCCAGAGACAATGTAGCTGTAACGTTTTCCTGGTCTTCATTAACCGTACAGTTTGCAGTTGCAAATTCAGCTGGATGATGCAGTGACAAATACGCAGTCTTGTATGCCACTACTGCATAACAGAACGCATGACTACGGTTAAATGCATACTTTGCAAATGCCTCCATGGATTCAAAAACCTTTTCAGATAATTCTTGTGAATAACCTCTGGCTAAACTTCCAACGCAATACTGAGACGCTTCGTCTTTAACACCAGTTACATTATGGTCTTCATCATATTCAGATTGCTTACCATAGATAAATTCATTTCGAATCTCTGGAATCTTTTTCTTGAGCTTTTTACCCAATGGTTTACGAATACGTAAATCCGCACTACCAAGGTCATAACCAGCCATAACCTGACCAATCTTAATACAGTGTTCCTGATACCAAATACAACCCATAGTATCTTTAAGAATAGGGTCGATATCTGGATGCCAACTGTCAATAACACCAGTTTTCTTTCGTTCGACATACAAATCAACCATTGACTTGCCTGTTTTTAAATCTTTCTCTAGTGGGCCAGGACGGTTACCAGCGTTTACCGCACATATACCGTCAATGTCTCGCACATCAAAGTCTGCCAACATAGCAGTCGGTGTATAACTGGACATCTGAAATATATCAGTGGTTTCGCCTGCACGTAACATATCGTATACTGCGGCGTCACTATAATCTTCAGAATCATACCAGTCGTAACCCAGTCCTGCTAAATCCATGGTTTCTTTGATAACGTCCAGAGTCTTTAATCCCAATACGTCAATCTTAAGAAAACCAAAGAAATCTAAGTCTGCCATCTCAAACTGAATAAGCGGAAGAACAGCAGTATCTCCTCCGTCAATAATTGCTGCGTTTTCGTTGATTGGCTTGTTAGATATTACAACGCCACCAGCGTGAATGCCAGTACTGGATAAGCAACCACAGATGTTCTGAATACCAGCATAAACAACAGGATATTTCTGAAATATCTCTTGCAGTTTATCATAGTTCTTCTTCAGTCCTTGTTTTTCACGGTCAGACATGGTTGCATATTTATCATTGTCTGGATTGTTACTTACATCTTCAATCAATTCATACGTAACAGTATGGCCGTCGACAATATCTGGAATGTCTCTGGTTACTTCGTTTGCTTCTTGGAATGAACAACCTAAGAACGACATAATAGCTTTGATTGTATTCTTAAGCTTATATTCCTGAAAAGTGATTATCTGGCTAACGTTTCGTACTCCGTATTTGCCTAACAGATACTTAATGGCATCAGCTCTACGACTACGCGGAATATCGGTATCAATATCGGGGAACTCAAGTCTTCCTGCGTTCAAGAAACGCTCAAAGAAAAAGCCATGTTTAATAGGGTCTACCTTAGTGATGTTCAAAACATAAGATACAGCACTACCAGCGGCAGAACCTCTACCTGGTCCACACAAAATATCGTTATCTCTACACCACTTGAACCAGTCCCACAAGATTAAGAAATAGCCTGCAAATCCTGCATTACAGATAACATCAAGTTCATAAGTAATCTGTTTAAGATATTTAACAGGATTGTCAATCTTATTCTTGATTATCTTTTCCTGAAGTTTTTCATACGATAACTTACGAAGATAAGATGCTTCATCATATCCAGGCGGACATGGAAAGACTGGCAATAATGCTCGATGGTCTTTCGGTTTTGGATTAACATCTGCTAAGTTGGCAATCTCTGCTGTATTGCTAATACATTCGGTGGGAATGCCATACTTGAGACAATATTCTTCCATTTCTTCTGGTGTAAACAAACGATTGTTAGTTGTAAATACCTTTTGATGACACATGTTCTTTAAGATGTTGTGATACTGACTGTCACCCTGATTGATATAATGACTATCAGCAGTCATTACTAACTTATACCCTGTTCTTTGTGCAATATCAACCAATGCACTGTTTACAAGTAACTGTTCTGGAAAATCATGAGGCTGTACTTCAAGATACACATCATCAAAGATATTTGCAAGCGTGTCAATATATTTCACCGCATCTACGTCTTGACCATTTAAGATGCAATGCGGCACGATACCGCCTACACATGCGGTTAACGCAACAATACCCTTACCGTGTTGTTGCATAAATTTCAAATCCGTTACAGGGAATGCCTTTTGCCTACCCTGTATAACATGAGTACCTGCATGAGATACTATCTGATATAGGTTTGCCAAACCTTCTTGCGTAACAGCAATCAATGGAAGATGAAACCTATCTTCATTTGGATTGTTATCAACGTCAAGACAATGATATACTTCACATCCATATAGAGGTTTGATAGCCCTTTCCTTGTGGTCTGGATTAACACAAGCATTATAATGCTTAACTAAACCAAACATGTTTCCATGGTCTGTTGCGGCAAAGCCGATACAGTGATAGTCAATGCTATTCTGATTCTGTTCATAAATAGCATCAACATACGCCTTATGGGTTGGAATGGCATCTTGGATAGAGTATCGTGTATGACAATGTAAATGAGCATATTCTATCATTTCCGCTTCTTCCTCCTCTTTTTGTGCGAATTCTTGTATGGTGGTTTAATGTTCAAACGAGCCCTAGCATAGAACTCTTCTTCGTACATTTCTGCAAATCCTGCCAGATATCCTAATCTCTTATCTGTTATGTATGGATACTCATCTCTATGCTCAGAGATGTGTTTAACATACTCAGATAGTGTCAAGTTTCCTTTATCATTATTACAGCGTGTACAGCAACATTTCATATTGCTGTAAGTATCTGCCCTTCTATCTCTTGACTTAGGTATAATATGGTCAATGGTTGCAATATCCTCGTCTGGAATTCGCTTATTACAAATATAGCAGATTCGTTTAGAGTCGGCAATAATACTATGCTTTTTTTGTACCCGTTCTTTTTTCGTTTGCTTCAGTCTGACTGTAGTGGCATTGATTCTTATGGCTCTACCAGATTCTAGTAATCCTAAGGCTCTCTGCCACGTACAGTGACTTAAGTACGTATTATCGGGTCCAAATACAGCTATTGTTCGCTTTGCTGCCATTTAGCCTCCACCTTTCCTTATGGGGTAGCGGACGCATTTACCATTCCAGAAACCGTAAACATAACATCATTGCTACCCTTTGATTTAACAACATAATTGTTTGGATGATTTGGTAAGACACCTAACTGGAATGTATCAGTACCAATCACTCTCATTATATCATTAAGATTGTCATATTTAAACACTGTTTTGAAAGTTCTTGAGACAGTGTTCTCGGCAGTGATATTGTCTTCGATATTTCCGTAAGCGGAATTCATAGTGACAGCAATACCATTTCCACTTACTTCAAAGCCTACAAGACCGTTTGTTGTCTGGTCTTCAATAGCCTTGATACGTGTAAAACAGTTTGCAAGTTCTTCTCTGTTGATTTCAACATATTCTGTTGGTGGAGCACTGGTAAAGTTAGCACTGATATTAGTAGGAAACGCACCAGCAAGACGTCTAGCGAAGTAACTGATATTCATAATCATACCCTGAGTCTTCTGATAATAACTTGCTACCATATCTGTTCCGTCTACACGAACCATATTCTGGTCCATATAGAACTCTAACTCGTTATAATCCTCAAAGAGCTTGATGGACTTTTTGAACTTATTTGCCTCAAGTAAGATTTCCTGATTTGGATTATTACCTGTGGCCAACCAGTTCTTTGCAAATGTACGCTTATGAGTGGTATCCAGTGCAGTTACTTCAGCATTCATACCATTTGTGTAGATACGCATACAGTTGTAAATTGGCGTTGTAGAATTTTCAGTTACAATACTACATACGTTTTCCACTGCTTGCTTAATGGCATCTTTGTTCAGCGTTACCATGGTAGAAGATGGGAACTGGTTCTGCGGTAAAGCCATCATACCATTGGTACAACCAACCAACTTGATTGGAGTTTTCTTTAGAGCAAAGTTGATAAGCAAATCATTTACTTGTGCTTCTAAAGAAATTATCTCATGGCTTGGAATGGAACTGATAATGGCTTTAAATCTCTTGAAGTCAACATGTGGTGCAACTTCTTGTGTGTTACCGCCCAAAGCAACAATCGCCTCTAATTTAGTAAATTCGATAGTATTGGTTGTGTACATTTCCACGGAACCATTACCAGTCGTTTTCATGCAGAGACAGTTATCGCCCTGACCTGTAGCGTTTTTACCGACTGTGGGCTCTAAGTATTCTAAAGCCTTCATCAGTACTCGCTGTTCGATACTGATACTAAACATATCTAATCTCCTTTCTATTTGATGAGAAATAGTTTCTTCCCATCATTACCAAAATAATAATAAATTTTATACGATAGTATATCCTTCCACGACTTGTTGTTACTATCATTAAAGGATTCTATCATGTCCAGTAAATCATCCTCAACTTCATATACTGGCTTTTCATTGTCATGAGTAACATAACTATTTCTTACACATATAACCTGATGAACAGACAATGGGATAATGTAAAAGTTTTCGCCGTTAAAACGAGACCAAACTTCTTCCAATACTTCTGGAATGGTCATATAAGCGGCTCCAAAGACATCATATTTGTTACAAAGAACAATAATGTTATTGTTGCCTGTTTGTTCGTCCACATCCTGAATAATGCCACACTCAGCCGCGGAATTTCCACCAACACCCATTGTCAATCCTTGTGGAACCTGCAATAGAGGGTACATTATGTTATTCTTTAATGCACTTTGCTTAAATGTCATAATGCGTTTCTTTCTGTCATATTCAGTGTTGTGCTTGGCAATATGTTGCACTGTTTCAAGGTCAACATTCCATTTCGATAAATCGTCTTTGGTAATCATGTGAGACAGAATAGTGTCATTGGATTTCTCCTGAACCGAAAAAGTCATTGCCAAATCCAAGAACTTAACATATGCAATATTCTCGTTATACTTACTAACGTACTTCTCGTTCATCAATCTCACAAATACACTGTCTTTGACTGTATCCCAGGATGCCGTATTCAGTTTTTTAAAATTTTGCAAGTCTTTTTCGTCATTGTATTTCATCTTATTCTTCTCCTATCAGATTTCTAAGTTCCTTGCTTAAATTGCATGTAACATGATTACAATCGCTACATGTAAAGTTTAATATATCCTGTACGATTTCATCTCCTGTCTTATCAATATGGCTACAGTTAGGACATAAATCACTTTCACCAAGTTTAATATGCCCATCTATACTAATATGTGGCGTGCAGTACTTACCCTTAAGGGCCATCATAGATATTATTATCTCTAATGCCTTTACTTGAATCTGCTGAGGTATAGCACGAATATTGAAACATTTACACGCCTTTGCGGTCCACGGTAAATTATTTTCAAGAGCTCTACCCTGCGGATATATCTGTGGCACCTCATCGCACAACATTACGTTGTCCAGCTGAAAAACAGGATGCGTAGTATCTAATGGTATTGGATAATATCTAGGGTCGTTGGTTACCTGGAATAAAATCCTGTCACCATGATGCTTACAAATAGATTGTACGATATCACAGTTTTCCATTAACCATAATCCATTCGTGGCAACCGTAATAAAACAATATGGCAATGCCTTAACTGCATATCCTAAGAAAAAAGCAAATGCAGGATGCTCTGTTGGTTCTCCACCCGTTATCAAACAAAAAGAACCTCCATACCGCTTTTGAAAAGCAATTGCTTTCATAAAAGTATCGAAGTCCATATGCTGACCTTCTGGTGTTGCACAGTTCATACAGTGTGTACAGCCCATAGAGCACTTTTCAGTTATTTTTATCATCATGTTTGCGAAACACCTCCTGTAAGCAATTTACAATAAGAACAGTAATACATGTTGTTGCAATGTCTGTTAATGTAACTGGCTTCAATAAAGCAATGGGATAACGTAATCCGAACACTATAAGAACTGTAACTATATAACGATAGAGAAATTCATCAATGCGTTTTTTCACGATTATCAACTCCTTCACAGTTATCTCCTTGAGCAGTCATATACATTACTCGACTGTCAAGAACACCTTTTAAGGGGCCAAGCTTTTCACACTTAAAACCATCTGCTGAACATGTAAGATAACGACAACAAGCCTTTCCTTGTCCAATCTTACATATGTTCTTTAAATAGTTATCGGTAAGTTTCATTGTTTTACCTCCTCAAGTCCAAAAATATTGCGTGCGTAACGTTTAGCGTCAACCAGTTCTCCTTCAATAACAACATTGCCGATACGGAACATATAAGACGCATTATCGTGACAATCATCACAAAATGTATTAACTGGTGCTTCTTGTATTGCTAAACGATACATAGCTTTGTCTGCTTTCCAAAGCTTATCCAATGCTTCAATCGCATCTTGAATAGTAGGATACCCTTGCTCCAATGATACGAGCGTATATTCAGCGGTATCCTTTATCTGAATAACGCTTCGTTTAATAATGTAATCCATATAACCTCCAGAAACGAAAAAGAGCCCCGCTTACCGCAGGGCTCCTCACTAGTCTTCGACTACACAGAGGATGTCTCTTTCATTTAAGATAAGATATGTATCCTCATCTTTTTCATCCTGTTTGATAGGTGAACCGCTAAAGCTGGAATAAATAACTGTTTCTCCTACCTTTACGGCCACTGGTACTTTTGTACCGTTCTCAAGTAACGCACCATCACCAACAACTAATACCGTACCTTTGTTGGTCTGTTGCTTGTCTCTACCTGGCATAATAATACCAGACTCTGTTGCTGCACTAAGCTTTTCTTCTTTAACGAGCACTCTTGCGCCGTTAATACGAATCTTGCTTGTATCCATGTTGCACCTCCTAGATTACATATGGTTTGATATTATAAAGCTTTGCGATTTCTTGTTCAGAAACGCCCGAATCCTTCAAGAAATTCATTGCTTCGCTTTCAGTAGTGAATGTTTTTGGTTTACCATTGTCACCCATTAAGGTAAAATGCCCGTGAGCATAATCATCACAAATGGTTTTTTCAATAATATATCTTACCAAAGCCTTTCGTCCTTTCTAAATGGTTGCTTGGAATGCAGATACTAACTGATTCCAGAGCTCCGACTTACACTTTGTATAGTCGTCACCTGTTTTTTGTAATACAGTATCTAAATCGTATACTGCAATAACTTTTACTGGTACATCTGATGCAGTCCTTGCGTCATATATCTTACCATAAGTTACGTCAACTGGCAAGCTCTTTAATGTACCTGTTCTACTACATGCTTTCAGTACAGATAAACCATTACAAACAATGACCTTTGGTGCAACATGTTCTATCTCATTATCCAAATATGAGTGAATACATTCATAATAAGATGTCTCATCTAACTGAGTATTGCATTTAATCATATCTGTACAGTAAATAGAATCTCGTGATACATTCATTTTCTTTAAAATCATGGATAGTAATACGCCCACTCTGTCTGTATGACTAGTCATTGTTGCTACCTCATAATCTGTCGGCATTTTACTGATGAACATAACATCGGCATTCGTATTGCCATTAGGTAATGCACGGAAGGCACATTTATCCTTGGAAATACAATTAATATTACAACACTGACTGTGCAAATTAGACATTAAATTGGAATATTTCATTTGTCGTAAAACGACATTCATTCCAACAGAAATATCATCAGTAGATAATTTATCTTCTAATGATTTAGAAATTGCAGATGGCCTGAGTACCACTTTATAATCACCAGATTCAGTCTTGACAATTTTGGAAGATAATTCTTCCTGTATCATCTCTGATATAATCATGGTATTATCCACGGTCATTCCTTCTCTCCTCAAATAGTTTACGTATTGCATCATCAATCTCTGCCATTCGTTTGTCACCAATACCTTTAACGGTGCCAATGGCATTGTGTAAATCTTCGGTAGTAATGTTATCGGTATTCTTCAGCGCCGCTGCGAATCCTTCATCATATACACTACCTAAGAACGCACCCATTTCTGTTGCGTTCATCTGTTTGATACCGCGATACATCTCACGGCTTAAGGTATATTGTCTTGCCATAAAATAAAATTGGCAGGGATGTTACTCCCTGCCTACTCCTTCTTAGAATGACCCTCCGTCTTCATCAAACATCGGGAAAACAGCTCCAACTGCCTGTTCTTCCTGAACTGGCTGTGGCTCTGGTGTAGCTACCATTTCCTCAGGTAAATTCATGTCAGGAAACGGAGCTTCCTGCTGATTTGCAAGGTCTGCAACGGCTTCTTCTACTGGAACTTCAGTTTCTACTGCTGGAGCTTCTTCTTCAGTTGCCGCCTCTTCGGTTTCAGCTACAGTATCTTCTGTTGCTTCTGTAACAGCATTATCTGTCTTCTTGCGTCTTGCACGTTTCTTTGGCTGTGCAGGTGCTTCTTCTACTGGCACAACATCTTCTTCGGCTGGTGTCTCATCTTCAACTGGCGTTAAAGTAAATCCACCACCTGTCGTGTTGTCAGTTGCAACATTCTGCTTTTCAGCCATTTTAGCTGCTACAGGATTGCTACGCTTTTCAGCTTCCAGTAACATTTTAACAAGGTCTTCCTTGGATGCATTGGCAAGTTCTGTACGCTGTTTCATTGCGTTACATACGTCGCATACACCGTTCTCATCTACATCCGCAGGTGTAACTAATCTACCGCATTCTTTACATGCGACAGCAGATACTAACTGCTCTTCGGTGATGTCTTCGCGACATCTCGCACACTTCAGGATGGCAATATCGAACTTGTCCTTGCCTTCCTTCATAATCTTGTAAGGGTTTTCTTTATCAGTAGAGACTTCTACAAGACATGCTCGTGTGATAGTCGCCATAAACATTTTACCGCCACAATGCGGACATAATTTATTTTCTGACATCTGCCCCTCTCCTTTCTGTCATGGATATAATCTTACCGCTTTTTCTTTTTTGATGTTTGAAATGCATCTTGCTTTTGCCACGTTCTGTATTGATTACATAAGCATACTCTTTGCCTTCTTCTAAGTCAAAGACGAAATCATTAAGTGCTTTCTGATATACAATAGAAGGATATACCCTCATGACACCACGGCCATGAGGGTAATAGTATTCAGATACATTTAGGTTGCTGTCTCTTACATAATCCTTAAGAATATGGCTTACTAATAATCCGTTAGGATTATTGTTCAGCGTATAAAGACCAAACATTTTTGCTAATTCCGTTGCGGACAGCATGTGTTCCTCCATAAACACCTCTTGGCCTTTAATATACCGATATGTAAATTTACTCATCGGCATCTGTGCTGTTATCCACAAGCTCAATGGATTCTGTAATTTGCTGATGAATAGAGTTCACATAAATACCCAAAAGTGACTCATATTCCTTTGCTTTGGATTTCAGAAGATTGAACTTGTCAATATAAGAAGCAGCGGTACGAACACTTAACGTCTGCTTTTTAGCTAAGACGTCCTTTAATTCCTGTGTAAAATTGAATAACTCATTGGTAATCTCGGCAGTGAAATTCTTCTCAATCAAGTCTCTCTGTTCTTCGGTATCTATAACTGGAATAACTTCCATCACGTTTCTGCCTGAGTTTGGATTGACAGCATATGCTGACATCTCTCCGAGTGCAGTTCTTAAATTGTATACCATATCAGTAAACCCTGACGGAATGAACTTACATAAGCCTGTAGGCATTAAATTTACAGGATGTGTGTCGGTAATAATACGATTGATAATGTTTCTAACCGTATCTTTATTGTGATACACAGACCATTCTGCATATCGGTTTTCTACCATATCACATAAATCTCTGAATGTTTGATAATCAGCATCTCCTGGCTGAGCATACGGTGTTGCTACACATACACCGCCTGCACGATTAAAAATAATCTCTGCTACTGGCTCATACTGAATATCTTCCTGAACCTCGTCAACTCTTTTAACGCCAATGATTCGTTTAATAGAGTCTGGTTCATTGCGGACTTCATCAACTTCGACACGAACTTTATCGTTGCCATTAGTGCCGCTTACGTATATAATGCTGTTCTTAATACTGGAAGATGCTCTACGAAAAGCATCTGCCTGTGAGATATTCCTAACGTAGCTTTCGGGAATATTGTTCGCCTGAAAGATACCAGTTAAATCGCTAACTGGTATCTTCATGTCGATAAGATTGGTGAACAACAAATTACCTAAAAGCATGTCCTGAGGGATTTCCTGGTTCGTTTTGCATAATGCATTACTCATACCATCCCTCCTTATACGCTAAGAACTGTCTTCTGCTTTAACGGTACAGGAGTAAACTGCATCTTGTATAGCTGAATACTCTGATAATTACCAGTATTTGCGATTGCGTTAATGGAATCGTTTAACTGGCTCTTGGTTGTGGCTGCAATCATGTTAATCTGGCCATCACAAACTAATGCATAGTTGTATGTGAGTTGGCTCGCAACTGCCTGCTGTTCAGCAATAGCATTCATGTTTGCGGCAATTTCCTTGGTTGTAGCGTTGTTTGCCATTGCATCAGATAATGTTTCCTGAGTAAATACCGCTGTGGTTTCTTCTTCAGTAACATCATCACTGATAGCCAGTTCTTTCTGGAATTCGGCAATCGCTGTCTTTAACTGAGTGATGACAGCATTTGCCTTGGCAATTAATGTCAAAGCTTCTTCATCAACGCCCTCATCTTCTTCAGTCGGATTGTTGAGACTGCTTACAACCTTCTGTAATGCGCCCATATATTTCTTCAGGTCATCCTGAGTGTCCAGGAAATACACCTGCTTTCGTTCAGGCTGTTCATTTGGACTGCTAATCTTTGCAATAAAATCTATCGCAAATGCTTCCGCTTTAGCAATAATTTCGCGTGCTTGCATATTAAACCTCCTATTGGTTGTTGGTGCCGAGAACGTTTCTTGCAATACGGTCTTCGACTCTGGCGTTCAGCGCCTTTAATGCCTCTTCTACGTGATACAAAGCCTGAGCATTGTAATCACTTGCGTATGGTCCAGCCTGGAAACCTATTAAGCGGTCTCTTACAATTTCGAGCAAATCACTGTCGATAACTCCATGAACGGAATTATCCAAGTTTCTTGGTCCTTTCTGAAGCTGAATATGGCCAACTACACAACCGCCTTCTACGATTCTGATTTCGTATTCATGGTTTGCATTGCCAGGACCAATCTCGTCTATTGCAAATACCTTGTTTAAGTTTTCCTTGGTCTGGATTGTATCAAGTTTTCGTACATCACACATTAATGTGTCCTCCTCGTAATATTTCGGTGCGTATATTACAACGCACCGAAAATAGACTTGTTAACAGTGGACTGACTATCCTTTAAGTCTGCAATATCACTTACCAGTGTAATACTATCACAGAATTCTTTCAAGCTACTATCGGAACAATGTCCTCTACCCATGTTTACCAGAACGCCGAGAGTCTTAAAACCCTTATCTTCCTTGGTAGCCTTGAACTTACGAGTAAATTCATCGGATACATAACAGTCACCATCCGTAATGAATACAATATCTGCCTCTTTGAACGTAGAATCCTTGATTAACTCAAGAGCCTTGTTCAAAGGAGATTCGAAAGATGTACCACCGCCATGGAACTTTTCAGCACAGGTGATAATCTTCTGTGGAGCAATTTCATCTTTCTTGATGACAATCGGGTCATCTGCACTGCTACTGTAGATGATACAAGCAAAGTCACGTTTCTGCATCTGAGCAACTTCAAGAATACCGACAGTAAGAGCCTTACTCCAAATTTCTTCATCGCCATTCATAGAACCAGAGGTATCAACACACACGATAATAGGACCTTTGTTCTTCTGTTTGTGCGCTTCCTTACTGTATGTCAATAACTGATGTTCTGTCATACGACGATAGAAGTCTTTCTTCGTAGAATCATTACAGAGATTCATACGGTCAGATGGTAACGTATCCTCAATCTTGTCACCTACAGTAACAGATTTGATTTCAACTGCACCATGCTTAGCTTTCTTCTTCTGTTCAGTAATAGCAGATTCTTTAAATCTACCAACCAAATCGGTAAGCTTATTCAGCTTGGAAGAACGTCTAATCTTTTCGATAGCGTCTTTCTTGTTCTGGAAAGCAACACGTCCATTTTCGCCTGTGCCAAGACCCCAGGCTTCACATAAATCAGACACTTGCTGTACTTCCTGAGAAGTTGCATCAAGTGTCTTACCCATGCTAACGCTTACTTCTTGTGCAAGAGAGTCGTTCTCATCAATCAATTCATCACACTCTTCGGCAATCTTATTTGCCATAGCCTTGAGTGTAGCCGCCGCCTGTTCTTTTGCTTCTCTTTCTGCCTGAAGCTGAGCGGCATATGCACCATTACCCTGGCGTTTTGCTTGGTCAATTAACTCATCAATGTCTCCGATTTCTTCCATTAAGGAGTCAATCTTCTCTTCCTCTTCGATGAGTCTGTCCATCGCATCTTTCTTCTTCTGAAGGTCTTGTACTTGCTTCAGTGCTTCCTTCAAGATTTCTATCGCTTCTCTACCGATAATTTCGGTACCCAGAGCGGCGTTAAACTGGTCCATACGACAAGTCTGACGTAAAGAGATATACTCTGGTGTATTGATTAAGTTACCGATAATACCACGATTCATACGGGTAGAAATATGCATTTGAGTCTCAGGCAATACAACTGCCTTATACTTATAAAGACTTAAGAAGATATCCTGATGCAGATATTTGAACGTCGGTAACAGCTGTTCTCCGTCCCATAATGTCTGTTGCATAACAGGTGACTGTGCTACGATATCCTCATATGTTTCAATGTCAATATCATAGTGCTCCAGTGCATTATAGGAATAACCAACGGCTTCTTTGCGGTTGGTCAAACCTAAGATTTCCTGTACAGACTTACCCTGCATGTTTGCAGGGGTGTCTGTTGCGTGCTGGATATCTGCCTTGTATTCTTTGTACTCCTGGGACTGCTGAAACTGTTCGATTTCTTCGGATGTCATATCCTGAAACCCACCATGATGACTTACTGGGGTGGGAGCAGGATTGTTTAAATCATCCAAATCATCAAGCAGGTCATCAAACAAATCGTCGTCAAAACCTACGTTTCCCATGTACTATCTCCTTTCTGGATTAAATATCAAATGCACCACCGAAGGTTGTACCTAATGCAGCGGCAACAAGCTGCTGATTATACTGAATCATCATATCTCTGAAGTTTACGAAATCCTGAGTATCCTTACCGCTCTTGGAAGCTTCGTTGATGAGCTTATTTGCCTTACCAACAATCTTTTCAATAACGCCCTTGGATTCGATAGCCTTCTTGGACTTCAAGGAAGAATCAGTAATGGATTCGATATCGGTCTTCACCTGGTTGAAGTTATCCTTTAAGTCCTTGAAACGGTCATCATACGGATTAACCATCTTAAGGATAGCGGATTCGATAATCGGAATATGCTCTTCTTTCTCCCAGAGAACATATACAAGAGACTTAAAGTCATCCAGACCAACAACGTTTCTACCTGCAAGTACTGCGGAGCCCTGCATAACCTTGAAACATTCATTCTGTCTTCTATCAGACACATGAATAGCCTGACGCTCAAGGTCATTGATAAGACGAATGAAATTGTTGATAATGGTCTTCGGAACTGTTACGCCCTTAGTTGCCTGCTGTAATGTAAGTAACTCATTAAGACTAATGGTTGTCTTACCTGCAAGACCGAGCAAACCAGCTCTGTTGTCGATGTAATTGCTGTGCATCCGCTTCTTGTTACCAGAATCGTGAACATACTTAACATTCATACGGAAAATGAAACGGTCATACATAGCATCCAGGGTCTCATCTTCAGGTGGCTCATTAGAAGCACCGAACATGGAGATTAACGGAACAGGCTGTGCCTTACCGTCGTTGTAGAAAATATGCTCATTCATGATAGTCAACAATGCATTTAAGGTAGGTGCATTGGACTTAAATACTTCGTCAATGAAAGCAATGTGTGCCTCAGGTAACTTACCCTTGGTAATTCTAAGGAACTTATCGTTTTCCATTTCCTTAACGGAGAACGGGCCGAATACTTCAGACGGGTCAGAAGTCTTATTCAGCATCCACTGGAAGTAGTTGGCATTCTCAACTCTTCCGCAAAGTTCATAAGTAATCGCGGACTTAGCGGTACCAGGCGGGCCTAACATAAGTAAGTTGGTACCTGTGGTTACAGCAAGCATCATCAACTTAATGAGTTCATCTCTTTCTACGAAGAGATTGTTCATCTCGACGAAAATCTGCTGCATCTTTGCCTGAGCAGACTGAAGCGTAGACGTGTTGAGCGGTGCATTGATTGGCTCAATCTCGATACCTTCTGTCTTTACTGGCTGAGCTGTTACGTTTGCTTCGTTTGCAACTTGAGTTGCTTCAGTGGCAGTAGTGCCAAGGTCGTCAAATAAACCATCAAATTCGCTTAAATCTAAGTTTGTAGCGGCCATAATTTACCTCCAATTATTCTTCTTCAGCAACAGTAGCTGGGGTTTCGATGATGTACTGAATATCGGCATCTCTTCTGTCGATATTGTACTCGTATCTCTTAGTCAGCTTGTTTACATCCTTGGTTAACGCATCAATGAACGCAAGCTGGTCGTTCATGAAATTCTTGATTGTTCTTGCCTTAGCCTTGTTGAGCTTAGCGATTGCACGTCTGAACGCAATCTTCTTACCCTTCTCTTCATCGAAGGTATCATCTGGATGCAACTTTGCCTTACCGACAAAGGAATCAGCAATTTCCAGGGACGGATGGTGCGGCCAGTCAAGATGACACATGTCGCACATTAACTCACCTGCAACGTTTTCAAGCTTACAAACAACAATTTTCTTTTCTTCATCAACAAAAAATCTAACACGCATAATAATGCCCTCCTACATAAGTAATTTGTAAATATTCATGACAGATGGTTCTGAGAAACCGATTACTCCCGCCTGACGGAAGATATCCATGAACTCATCTGCATCAATGTCTTCTTTGATTCTGGCGTTAATTAAGAACTTGCCCACGTAGTTCATCTTATCTGTGATAGTGGTAAGCTGTGCTACCTCCCTCTGAACTTCTGGGTTCTCATTAAGCCATTCGCCAATCGGCTTTTGCACTGAGAAATCAATGCTTTCTGATGCACCCTTTACGGATTTAGCACCAGCACATGAATAAACGTTGCCGTCTCCGTCAACCAATGCAACGGTTACGCCACTAACATGTGAACCTTTCTTAAGAACAAACGGCTGTCCTTTTGTGTCAACATAAGCAAAGTTGCTTTTATGATTCTGGCATATGCGTGACATAGCCCAGCAAAAGAACATACAAGGGTCTTCCTGTTCACCTTCAACATCCTGGCTTCCATTATATACATAAAAACTGTTACGATAATTGGACAGTTTTAATGGATGAAAGATGATATCGCCAGAAGTATCATCTCTTTCAGCAATTACTTCAAGTTCATCACTGTTATCATTTGTGATTATCAGTTTGAACATGGATTTACCCATACGTGTACTCATTGGTTTTAACTCGTAACGCATCGGCTCGCCCCAATTGCTAACAGCGTCCTGTAATTCATTTTCAAAAGCCTGTACAGGAAGCTTAAGGTCAATACTTGCAATTTGTAATGCAGACATTACATCACTCCTTTCACGAATTTTAAATCAAAAAACTCCCGATAGGGAGTTTTAAAATAATGCTCTTATATTGCCAGTTACCTGCTTTGCCATTTTGTTAATGAATGGCTTCTTAAGCATTTTAATTGCTTGTCTTGCCTTGTATCCAGTAAGCCCTTCACGGAAAAACCAAATGAATGGTATCGGAAATCTATACCATTTCTCTTTGATTTTGATAGCAGGATGAGCGTGGGTCTTCACGAGATACTCCATTAAATGCATCATATCAGAGTCATCATCAATAATAACGATATTGGTAACATCGCGATTATGATTTAACCACTCCTGGATATCAATGCCACGTTCCATGCCAGTACGTGGTGTATAATCATAAATTTCAAGCCCATATTGTTTGAGAATTTTTCTCAAATAGTGCTTAAGATTAACCGCCACACTGCCACGGCATGTTGCAGATAAAACAATTTTAGCTCCAGTTTTGCGTACAATCTTAGCCAAATTGCGTACAAATCTAGGATTGATTGCATTATCGGCTCTGCATCGCTCTGGATGTTTTTTGTGATTCTTGACATACCAGTGTTCGGAGTTTAATACTCCGTCAACATCAAGGAATATTACTTTCATTTTTGCCCTCCTTGTTACCGATAATTAAGCTGGCATGAAATGCCTTGGTGTGTTCGTTCACCTTGTCTCGTGTATCGGTTATTTCATAGCTAACATAACGTATCTCATTAAGAATATGTTCTTGTAATTCATTGACAATACATGCCAATCTCTCCATGTCTTTTTGGGCATCATGTAGTTGGCGTTTGGTAACCCATAACTCAGACTCTAACCTAGATATACGCTCATCTCGCGGTTCTTGTCCTGGCATTAACGGGTGCTCATGTTGCATACCGTTACTATCAGTTAATATTTCCACGTATTCTATGGAACCATCATCTCGCTGTCGTTGTTCAATTCGTGCATCGAATCTTTGTTGGTCCCATGAATAACTTAAATCTTTATTATCCATCATACCTTTTTAATACAGGAGTTCACGATAGATTCTACAGCCTCATGATGTTCAATTTGGAATGCACTCCAACTTGTCCAGTAGTTTTCACTATTATCTTCTTCCCCAGTAAATGGATTGATGCCTGGACATACGGCTCCAAAGATATCATATAATTGGTCACCTATCTTAGTTGCAAAGTGAACAATCTTAGCATTGAACCATATCTCTCCTTTAAACCTTTCTGCAAGAATCAATGCAAACCAATAACAATAGCCTCGATAAAAAACAGTTTCTAACTCTTCTGCAAACAATTCTTTGAAATCATCAATAAATTGCTCTACTCTATTCATTGCCCCACCAGCTTTCCATCAACCCTAATGGGTCAAAGCGTGGTGTTACTTCGCCTTTGTTTTCGTAATACTCATATACCTCTTCAAGAATATCACGATATGGCAACCAATCAATAGCACATTGTTGTTTGCTGTATCCAACAAGACATTCCGTTTCTGCTGGAATTAACTCTCTTGCTCCTTTCGGACGATAAGAGTAAATCAGCGGACAGCCTTTGTCTGTTAAGATACTACACTCATCTCCATATGATGGGTCGATGATTTTTGCATTTACGTTTTTGATACGTAAAAATAAACCTCGTGAAACAGCATTGTTCTCTGATGGGTCACCCTCCCACCAGTCAATAGAAATACAACCAGTTTCGTCAATAAGGCGAATAATTGACTCAACTGTTATCTCATCCTTCAAGTCCTCAGGTGATATGTGGCAGCCCATTGTCTTACAACAAAGACCGCCACATCCACGACAAAGCTCTGGATTGTATTTCAGTATTTCATAATTGACTGGTTTGAAATATTTAGCAAAAATTTCATTCAGGTTTCTTTCCATACTGACTCCATATCTTTCTTGAGACTTCTACCACGTTGTTACTATTTGCAGACAGTATTGCATTACATACTTCATCGTCTGTTTGTGTGTCAGGACAGTCAAGCATGTCAGCTGCTATACGATAGAGCGAACTGCATGTATCAAAAAGTTTATATCCGACACCTTCGTCTGGTTCAACATTCAAGCCAATACTTTCGAATGTCTTAAGAACGTCTTCTAAGTTGGCCATGTTTTCACATAACTTGTAAAACATTTCTTCGTTGGACATATTGCCTCCTTACTGAGCCTGAATAGTAACCTTATCGGATGCAATAATCTCCACAGGTACATTAAGCTCATTAACTCTGGTAGCAATAACCTGATAAACATAAGTCTGATATTGCTGCACTGCCTCATCTGTGAACATCAGCTTATGTGTAGAGTCTTTCTTGAAAAGATTGGTGTGATGGTCACTATCGAACATTGTTGGATGCTCGAATACAGATGGTTCAATTGCATCTGGTAAAGATGTTGCAATTAGCTCACCGTTGCGGAAAACTTCATAACCTGTAATATCATCATGCGGAATTTCCCAGATGACATATACCTTGCCAGATGTATAGCCGTTTGAAATAGCGATTGCATTCATTGGTCTTCCTCCTCTCATAAGATAATTACTAACAACGCCAGTTCTATCAAAGTTATGACTTAGCAAGTTACATGCATTGTTAATTGCTTCTATATCGCCACGGTCTTCAATACCGTAGTTGTCCTTAATATAAATCAATCGTTCGACGATTTCTCCAATGGTTTGTTCCATGTTTCGTCCTCCTTTACCTGTTTCCAGATATGCTTTACCGAATCCAATGTACGATTTAAGACTTCGGCAATGTCTTTATCGCGATATCCTTGATGTTTCATTCTGATAACAGTACGGATATCCCAATCTGTAATACGTTTGCGGTTATTCTGCACACTATATTCTTTTAATGTTTCAGGTAACCATTTTGGTTCTGGCAATATGGAGCTACGAGTGTATTTTTCCCATGGGATAAGTTTCTTGTGATGTTCTGCCCATTTCCAGAATTTTTTTGCATTGATAAGCTTACACGTAAGTTGTCCTCTCTTCACTGTAAATGCTGGTAAATCGAATTTATCTATCCAACGATTGATTACACGAGAATCACAATTGAAACATGCGGCAACCGTTCGAACATACAAATCTGGAACAACATAAGAGTTGTATCCTAGCTTCTGAGCCTTACGTTTAACAGAGTGGAGTGTTCTATTTAACCGTTTTGCTATATAGTCCACTCCACGTCTCTCATAATATTTTTCCAAAAACGCTACCTCTTCTTCAGTCCATTCTTTTCTCATACACTATCCTTTCATAGCCGCAATCAACGCTTGTCTTTGTGCCTCATCAATGGTGACAAGTGCATCAGTAAGGTCTTGATTGTTTAAGATGTTCTGAAGACGCTCTTCGTCCTTAGAATTTGCCTTTGGTGTACTAGTGGTTATCATATCATATACTACCACATTGTCGTATTTTGAACCAGCTCTTCTTGCTCTACCGATACGTTGTGTTTTAATTGCCAGCGTATCTGGCTGGTCAATATTGATAACATACTTAGCACACTGTAAATTCAATCCTTCTGCCATTGCCTCAGTACCTACAAGTACATTAAAAGTCGTGGTATTCTTGAATAAGTCTACCGCTTCATCACGCTTATTATCGTCTTCGGCACCAGTATACTTCAACACAGGTTCATTTAATTTATCCTGAATGTCTTCAGCAATCATGTCTGCACATGTTCTGAATTTAGTGAATAAGATAACCTTATCGCCATTCAAGACAATATCTTCAACCAAGTCAAGAATGCCTTCTGTTTTGCTAGACATTTTGTAACTTACAGGTACCAGTTTGCCAAAGACATCTTTCATCATCTTCGAATAACTACGTAAGAACAGTCTAGGGTCTGTTGACGCTGCCTGGCGTGCGGCAATTAATCCCTTTGCTTTGCCTTCCAGTTGCTCTGCCTTATCCTGATTGAAATCAGGAATCTTACCATTTACCTTCAGCTTCTCCATAGCATCCATGATGGTGTCTTGCGTAGCTGATATTTCTTGTAAAATCGCTTCCTGAGTATTATCCATCTGACAATCCATACGATTGACAATGGTAGATGGTAACTGAATAGATACCTCATATTCGGTACGACGGATAACGATATTTTGTACCAAAGTACGTAATTCATCCAAATGCTTTGCTCCAACGACACGTTGGCCAAACTTACCATTGTAATCTATGGTCAAGAAATGCTTTGAGAAATCTGTCCATTTACCGAAATATCCAGGTGATACCATCTGTACAATACCAAAGATATCTTCTGGTTTAGACATAATCGGCGTACCTGTTAAAAATACTGTTGGTCTACCCTTAACGATTTTAGCTATGTTATTATTCATTTTACCTGTACGTGCTTTGATACTATGTACTTCATCAATAACGACAAAGTCAATTTGCATTTGCTGAAACAGTGCAGTATCATTCAAGAACGTATGGTAATTGGTAACAAGAATAGCATCTTTAGCCAATGCAAAATTGGCATAGGATTTCTTACGTTGTGCAGGAGTGGTCCCAGTCTTGTCCATTGCAAAGATAAGATTCAAATCCGTAAACTTATTAATCTCATCAAGCCATTGTTTCTTAATGGATTTTTTACAGATAATCAGTATCTTGTGTACATTTTTGTGGTTAATAAACCACTTCAGCACACCGATAGTTTGAATGGTTTTACCTAGACCAACATCGTCTGCATTCAATACGAAACCTTCTTGCTGAATCTTATCTATCATAAAACGCATACCATAATCCTGATAATCATATGGTTGCAGCTTTAAAGTCGGTGCAATGATAGACTGGTCTGATATCTTATACATTGCAGACATGTCTGGCATTGGTTGGTCCATAATCACCCAGCGTGGTGTTTTATAAACCAGCTCACCAGCAAACTTAGCTTCAAGCGTTCCCAGCATACATGATTCGATTATCCACTGCTTAGTAAGCGGATTAAATGTCGCTGTTGGTATTTGCTTAATGCGGTCACGATAAAAATAATCAGCCTTAAGGCTAAGTTGTTTATTTGGCAACTGAGTAATCGTAATCATGATTATACCTCCTCAAGAATCGTAATCTTTAACTTAGGAGTATTATACACTATTTCGTCCTCGTTGCGTGTATTAAAATACGCCAAAACGTGTTTTTTTTCAGCAATACCAGTCTGTATATAGCCTTGCTTTTCGTTACGGTCAAAGCGATGAGCAAACCATTTAGCTGTTTCAAGATTCTGTGTCCATGATAATCCTTTTGGATTTCTTCCTACTGCTACGCCACGATATATCGTAAACGTTTCTGGTAAAGACTCATAGATAGCATAATCTTCCTCTGTCATCAAAAGCTTTTTGTCACACTTCTTAAACATGCGTATCAAATAGCTAATAGGACAATTAACATCTTGATTTGGATTTTCACTATTAACCCATGCATAAGCAAAATATTCTGCTAAGTCTTTTTCAGACAAATACTGATAGCAATACTTTAAAAATGCAAGATGATAAGGCTTACGCATTAACATGAAGATTCCTGTTAAATCGCTTTTATCTATTTGGTCTGACACCGCCTTCTGGTATTCTTCCAATGCTTTTGGGTCATCAAGAGCATTTACAAAACCAGATTTTAACGGTATTATGCAAGATGCAAGAAATGGGTGCTGAACAAATAATATTGGAGAAAAACCTTCTACCAACTCAAATGGCAAATACAGAAACGTTTTGGCTGTTGCTCTAACAGCATCAAGATTTGTCTCCATCTTCGTCGTCCTCGATGTGTCTTTCAAATTTCACCAGACGCATAGACACAATGGCGTCTCGTATTCTTTCTACGCTACCAAATACCAGGTCGTGACGATGACCAAAATCATCATAGAAATCAAGCGTATATCCTGCTTCATCGTATTCGGTACGATTCTGATATCCGATACCGATACTTTTTAAGTCCCCGTCTGAAGAGTAATCGAACTCAAAGAAATCATGTACCAAATCCATAACTGACATATTCCTGGTTTGGAATGGCAACACCAGATATCTGGTAAGTCCTTCTTCAACCAGAATTACTTCTACCTCTACGCTATAATGAGCGTTCATACAAGGAAAGATGTTGTCATGTATAATGGTTGGTCTGTGCATGACATGGTCAAGGACATAATACGGCATGTAATATATATCCTTAAATACCAGCGTGCCGTTGACATCGTCAAATTGTGTTACCTGTTCCTTGGTTAAAATAATCGTCTTATCGTTCAATAAGTCCTGAAGTATTTGGCTTCTGACCTCTTCATCTCCCAGACTTTCCTTGATGAAGTTTCTTTCAATTTCGCCAGTATTTGCATTCTTAATACAAACTGCAACACCAAGACGGTGGCCATTGAAGCTAGTAGCGGTATATTCCATATGAAATGGATATCCGTATTTTTCAACGTTTGTATTCAATGACTGAAGTTTCATTTTTTCTCCTCCTCTTCTGGTAATCCGTTTTCTCTAAAGATTCTGTTGATGGCTTCATGATAAATGTCCATGATTCTCATCCATTCGTCAAGAGTCAATAATGGCATAACGTTTTTGGTAACATCAAGCAATCCTCGTTGTTGTCTTACATCAATCGTTGGAGATACGGAACTGATATAAACATCGTCATCTTTCTTGGTAACTGCCATGTTAATCCTCCTTTGCTATATATCGCAATGCTACCTGATAAGCTTCATCATAGCTATTCCATTTGATATTTCCGTGCTCATGCAATTCCATATCGCCGATACGCACATAATAATGAGCACCACCTGGGAATTGAGTTACACGAATATCATGTTCTTTAAAATCTGGCCATGTGAAAGTTTTACGAGTAACGAATTGAGAATGATTAACAGGCCCACGATGATAGCCACCAACTTGATTGAATACTAAGTATTCGGATTGACGTAATATTTCACACTGTTGTGAGAAGCACATGAGCTTGAACTGAGTAATAGCATCAAAGATATTTAATCGACGCCTTTCTCCTAGCATTACGATAGCTTGAAGTAATTGACTAAATCTCATGTAATTGCCGTCTTCTTCGTATTCTTTGGCATGATGCATATATTCAGCAAGACAATCGCCCCAACGTTGATTGGTTTTCATATAATAGTTACCAAGTTCTTCGATAGTGCTGATTTTAAGCCACCAACCTTGATTTTCATCCTCATATAAGAAGGTATATCCATCGGGTTCGGGGATTTCATATAGTTCATCAAAGAATCCCATAAGACCTCCTTTGTGCTAACGTATAACCATTAGCAATAATGATAATAAAATAAGCTTGCCTCGGTGTTTTTTAGCAAATAAACATGCATAGCCCCAAAGCAAAAGTCCAATAATGTTCATGAATACTGCCATATCATTCTCCTTTGCGGATTATAATGCCGTTAGGCAATTAGTAATGAAGAACAATCTTATCAAGTTGCATATAAACATGAGTATCGTCCGAAGGTTCCAACCGTAACACCTGAGCGTTCCAGCCATAGCTGTCTTCCCAATAGGTACCATTGATTGCTTCTTTAAGCATTGGCTTACAGTTCTTCTTGAACGTACCGTTCTTCTTAAGTGCTACCATATCCCAAAGTTTAGAGCCATCACCGTTTACGGCATCAATAATAACCTGCTTAAATCCTTCAAGGTCTTTGAGAATCTCATCAGGTGTACACCAATCGGATTCAGGGTCTCCGTAAACGGAACTCATGTCGTATTCCCATCTCCAATCATCATAGTCTTCGCCGTTCTCTTCAGCTGCAATTCTTTCTTCTTCGTAGGCCTTGTATTTTGCCTGTAAATCCTGGTATTTCTTGATTTCCTTATCAATCATACCCAGTAATTTTTCATCATCAATAATGATACTTAAAGTGTATCCGTTGCTTAATCTTGTAAATTCCTGCATATTATCCTCCTAACACTGGTCAAGTGGGCCGCATAATTTGCGGTATAACTTCAATTCTTGTAACCAGTTATAAATCTTAATTTGGTCATTAACGTCGAATTCTGTTTCTGGAGCTGGTGTATTATCTAAACGATATAACATTTCTTCCAGCTCTATGTCATCTACTCTTGTGATGACTTCCGCTGCTTTTTTGAGCATTTCGGATGTGCTTTGGTCCCGAACTGATTGCATCTCATCGCCTCCCAATCAATTTTGTCAAGAATGCCCCAAAGTCTTTCTACCTCAGGTGAACGCCATGCAGTCATAGCGTAAGAATGAGCATCAGAAGAATAATGATAATGATTCCACTGAATATGGCTTTTACAGCTACGATTTGTTAAAAACAAAGTATTTGGATAAATGTGTGGCGCTAATTTATAACAAGCCGAACTGTATGAACCTGAATCAATAATATCATGTTCTTCCAGTGCTTCAATCAGCTCTTCAATGGTCCAAACATTTACCGTATCAGATAAATCGTCGCCATCATCATCTATCACAGTATGTTTTACGGCATAGCCATTCATGACATCGTCTTTTTCGATAACAATATCTTTTTCTTCAAGTTCTGCAACATAGTTGTTCAGGAAATATTCTACGGCATCATCAAGACCGTCTGCACATTCATCTGTGTCTTGATACAGAATCTCACCATCAGTACCATATTCAGTACCGCAGAATATTCTTTCTGTACCTTCTACTACCCAAAACCTTGGTGCTGCTTGTCCAACGTGGTCCTGAGTAAGCATTTCGAATTGTAAATCCTGTAAGAAATCTACATCGTCTTCTGTCAGTTTAAATTCGGTATATATTGGCTTGTCTCTGTATTTTAAGCCTCTGGCAATTATCGACACGAATATCAATATTGCTAAGCCATATACTAAAAGACAAATCCACTTTAATAATAGCATGTAACTACCTCCTTATACTCTATCGAGAAAATCTTCAGGCAAAAATTCCATTGGAACCAATGGAAACTCTATGGTGTAAAAGATACCTTCATCACACTTTGTCGCACCTAAGTTGGTGCCTACATTGTATTCCGCTTTTCCAAGGATTTGTAATGCATGTGTTTCTGCTTGTTTATCTGTTTCATCACATGTCATAAAGTATCTTACAAGTTCACGAAATGATACTGTTACTTTGACTTTGTCACCTGGCTTAAACCTTACGGAATTATCTAATTGATGCTGATTTGCAAAAACCTGTTTTGTAAGGTCTATCGCAATCTGAGGACCAATAGCATATATGCCATCCTCTATCTTTTCTGGCGTAACCTGTTGTCCAAATGTACGGACAACGTCTTCGTCAACAAAAACCTGAGTTGCACGATATCCGTGTCCTTGTGAAGCATTATATCGCTGTGTTGCAATATGGTCCAATACATCAATGTCATGAGTGACAAGCTTAGCTCCATGCCAAAACCCTCGGTCATTCTTATGTTCATTCATGTTTTTAACCATGTATCCGCGATATCGTTCTTTGCCATATTTCTGAAGTTTTTCCTGTCTATCGAGAAGTATTTGCATTAGCATAGCCTTAATGCTGTTCTCGTTATAATAGTAACGCATATATTTATCTTCGATGATATTGTCTTCACCACCGATAATAAGATTATAGCGATACTGCAAGTATTCCTTTCCTTCGTGGTCACTAATACGGATAGTATTACATACTCCGTAATCCAACTTTAAGTAGATAGAAGAGGTACTATAGGCGTCATATCTTTGAATTACAAATCCTTGACCCTTTAGTTTTTCCACTATCGTATCTGCATAATGTTTAAGTGCCATTTACCTTTCCATCTCCTTTCTGAATCATTACTGTTGGTATTCGTGATTGTATCTTACTCATTTTGTAATCTCGCTCAAGTACAAAGAGTTCATCACTGCATTCATTATACAGAATGCAATCAACACAATCTCTGCTATCACACCTCTCAAGGAAAGCATCACGTTCTTCTTTGGTTTCCATGAGTATTTTCATTATCATCACCTTTCTGTATCAAAAGCGTTGGAATCTCACTCATAATGGATTCTCTAACAATACCTTTGTTACTTCTGATGGTAACACTAGGCAAACTAGGTTTGCATAAAGGCTCAAGCACACATTGTTCACATACAAGTTTTTGACATCTTGTATAGAGCAATACTGCTTCATCATGAGTTGTAATTATCTTCATCGCTATCCTCCGAAGGAAATACTCCTCGATACATATCTGCATGTTCTAATTCACATATATCAAATACTTCTTGTCTCTCAGTCGAATTTAGTTGAGACCATAAATTAAGCAGGCGGATGAACGAATCTAACGTCACCCGCCTGCTATGCATATCTTCAACAAATTGTCTTGCTGGTCTTTCTTGATGCAATATACCCATGTTATTTGCTCCATGATAAAATGTCTGTTTCATTATCGTAAATAAGAGCTTCCATTGCGGCCAGAATCTCTTCCTGATTCTCAACAGAACCAGTATACGCAATAGAATTAAATTGCGTTGTTCCGCCATTTAACCAAGTTGCTAACTGATAAGTACCATCGCTTAACTCATAAAGAGTTGCTTTTACTTCTACATTGGCATTATCACCAATCCAGAATGTTTGCTCCTCCATAACGATAGCAACAGTATTCTTATCTAAGCTCATTTCATGATTTAGTTCCATTTCCAATACCTCCTTGTTGTAATAGTAAGTATGGAAATCTCCATCATCGTCCTTATATTTCCTAAACCCGTGTTTCATATAAAATCGTTCTAGCTCAGCATAGCTCATATCACCATAAGGATTGATATCTAGCTGAAGCGCAAACTGACTCTTCTTGATGATGTCAAGTAATCGTTGTAGCATCTTGGTACCGTAGCCCTTTCTACGACACTCTGGCCTCACGTAGAGCCTATTAAAATACATTTCTCTTTTACCGTAATACTTACTGCATTCGGCACTACCCAATGGAAACGGATATCCGTCCATTGTAATCATAATTGACAAATGGGTAGGAGAAATTCTGCTTAGCATTTTAATCATGGATAACCTCCTAAATCAAAATACCTTTGGTGTGGTCAATTTCATGTTGTAATTCTACAGCAGTGAAGCCACCAAAGTTTCGCTTCACATACTTGCCAGCCATTGTTTGATACATAACGCTAATAGAATCATAGCGTGTAACGGTACGCTCGCCTTCCAATGACATGCACGCCTCTGTGCTTTCATGCGTGCTGTTGGAATGAGCTACAATGACTGCGTTAATGAATGGCTCAAATCTGCCATCTGGCATCTGTGCGATGAATATCTTAACATTCTCGCCAATCTGATTCGCCGCCAAACCACAGCATTTCTTCTCGTTAGTTTCGTTATTATGTATAGCTGTTTCCATTAAATCCTGTACGATTGCACGGGCTCTTTTAAAGTCTTTCTTAGCAATCATATCACATGGTTTGGATAAAGCGTCTACATCGGTAACAATTTCTCTTATCATGCTGTACCTCCTATTTGATTATTCCGTTTTGATACAATAGTATCGTAAGGCATATTCCAAAGCCTAAAGTACTAATAATCCAGGCGATTGTACCAATGCACTCTTCGTCTTTGCCTGCTAAAAGCAGTGCTATAATGCTGGTAACAATAAATAACAAAATCAGAATAACAATACCGACACAAATCTGCGTAAACATTAGTTATCTTCCTCCTCGTCGCCTGAAATAATATTTAACTGGTCACCAATGTCTCTTAGTGTTTTGCCTAAAAGTTTACACATCTGACGTAACCATGGTGCATCCTGTTTGTTTAGGATACTATCCATTTCTTCTTCTGTCATGTCAGAAAAACAAATATTTTGGTGCTTTCCATTACGTGTCATACGGAAGTAAACACCATCAAGATTACGAAATTCTACTTGTTGGTTGTCTTCCATTATTTTACCTCCTTTTCCTTGCGCTTACGACATTCGCTCATGATGTTCTCAAAAATAGTTTTGTAACTTGAAGTTTCAGCTTCTGCCCTGCGCAATACAGGATGAGTATATTGGCCTGTATGCAGATGAAAGATAAGCATTGCAAAACCAGCTGCAAAAAATGATGCAATAACCATACCGTCATCACTACGGTTAAACGCAATCTTATACTTACCTTCATCTTCTTCATAGCCAACAAGTAACTGTACACCTTCTTTAGCGTCGGTGTATTCAAATTCAATCTCTATTGGTTCCAATTCTGGATATAATTCTGTTGCTATTTGACCAACAGTAGTACCAATGAGTGTATCAACTGATGATAACATTATTTATCCTCCTTCTTGTTGGGAATTATAAGCGTTGGCATTTCAGATACTGGAGCTTGTGCAGTTACCAACATCTTGGTTAGACTGACAAAGAATTTTAATTCATTAGCTAAAAGCTTTTCACACTGGTCAGAATGAGGCCCATATGGACAATCGTAACATAACCTACGTGAAGGCATTCCAAAATGACATTCAATACCATGAAGAATATCTGATGATGAAGATAATAATTGCTGTTTGGTATTTGCAAATGCATCTAATTTCTCTTCGTTTCTATCAGACAAGATTCTTTGGTCCAGCATCCATTCTGCTACACCATTGATATAACAACCGCAGTCTTCTGCTCCAAAACGGACTTTGCGTGCGTCGAAGTCAATATCATCCATAGTATATGTCTCGATATCGTCATAATCAACGCCATATTTTTCTGCAACTGCTGAGAAAAAATCATCAAGATTATACACACCAAAGGCATCGGCCTCGCCACTAATAGGGTGTTCTTCAGCATAGACTTGGTCATGGATTCTTACGACATCCTTCCAAATATATTGATTCATATTAACCTCCTACAATGATTCCGTTAGGAATAAACAGAAAAAGTAAAAGCCTGTTCCGAAGAACAGGCTTGACTTTTCGTGGTAGCTATGCTACCATGTAGTTAATACAAAACTCCTATTCGATATTAGCAGTATCGAAATAGGTTCTGAATGGTACAAGCACTACCACACATAGAATTGTATGTTTACATAGATTATAACACCATCGTTTCTACATGTCAAGAATCTTTACAGTGTAACTATGATAATTGTGTACATTTGTCGACTTATACCATTCGGTATAAGTTTTTTTATTGCAAAAAATTGTGTAGACATGCACATACATAGTAAAACTGTATCAATGCTTGTAATCGTCTCGTAGATAAAGTCTATACGCTGCGAGTAATAAACTAACCCAGATAGACATTGAGTGCCAATCAGCTCTAAAGTGATTTCCTAGATTATCAGCACATACGACAGGATTAAACCTGTATAATAATAAATAACTGTGGAGACGTACACAGGATAATAAACGGTGGTGGCGCTGAGAGCCCCTTCAGTAGAATCTCGGCAGACAGGTTGTGGCGTATCTTACACACCTGTACTGAGGAAGCTACATCGGTCATCCTCGCTTTTCCAAAAGCAAAACAGACGATGGGTTCGTGGGCCATGATGTAAACATAGGGAGCTCATACCACTATCTCGATGATAATATCAATACTTGGATGGTATATGGATGCATATACTGGATACTGATATTTAGAGATAACACATACGGAATATCATGGATGTGGGTATGAGGGTTATCTGAAATGATAACCAAACTAAAGATACTGTCAAAATGCGAGAGACAAGCACTGACATAGACCTCCCCCTAGTTCATTTTCGGGGCTAGGGGGAGAAACTATGTCTTCTTACAGCTCAAGACAAGTACATTTAGTCATTAAAAACCCTAGTTTAGTCATAGACTTTAGTCATTAAACGAATGGCAAATCGCTCTTCAGTGCTGCCAATCCATCCTGCATTGACTTGATTGCTTTCTGCTGTTCTACAAACTTCCTCTGGAGATACATAACCATAGCGGAAGGCAGAATGCCAAGGTCTACGCATAACTGATGGAAATCAGGGTCATAAAATGATTCCTTATTTTCCTTCGGCGCAGAAACAGGCTCGGCCTTAACTTCCGATGGTCTTAAGGTTTCAACGTTCTTTTCGAATGGAATAGCAATGGTTTTTGCTAACCATTCATCAGCTTCAGTTTCGGTTAAGAAGCCTTTGTATCTAGCTCCTTTAACATCAACAACATAAGGCTTGCAATCTTCCCACTTGCGGAATTTAAGATTACATACTGGCTGTTGGGTCTTAGGGTCTAAACCATAAGCAACAGCATAAATATTATACTTAGCCATTGTTTTCCTCCAATCTTGTCTGTTCAAAAAGCGAACACACACATTTACCTCCGATATCAAAGAATTCTTCGCATTGCTGACATGGAATATGCGGACACAATGCATCGAATTTCTTACGTCTTGCACGATACTTAAGACGATAAATGATTCTATTAATAAGTTTCCTCATGAATGCCTCCTATTTCTTGCGGAACATTGTATGACAGTTAATAAAGAACTCCGCAGTTGCATTAGCAATCTTTTCATACAGTTCCCATTCATCTTTAGATGTAATGGAATTAAGACCTGTAGCATCAAGACCAGCAGAACCGATTAAATTTACACGATATATCAAGTTAACAACGTTAATGTATCTCTGATGCATAGCAGTTTCGTGCTTCTTGGCTTTGATACCATAGTCACTACATATTACATTAACATTTTGTTCCGTCAATTCTCTCTTTTTCTGTGCAAATACTGCTCTAGCATTCTTCTGAATGTTTTCCTGTTCAACCATTTCACGAGCTTCTGCCAATAAAATCTCTTGGTCTTCAGGGCTCAAATCTTTAAATGAAACAACCATTGGTCTTTCCTCCTCCTCTATACCAAATGTATGTATTGCAAATCGTACTCCACCATTGCTCATATATAGCTGTGGATTAAACGAACGCTTGACTGTGACCAAATATGGGTCATTTGTAGCAGTAACATTATACATTTCTCCTGTTTTTAGATATCTGGATTTACCACGATACATAGCTGGAATTACTTCACGATGCTTAAAATCAGTAGCTCGTAATGGACGTATGATTGACATAAGGTACCTCCTATTTCATGGTATTATGTAAGCATACATATGCATGAAGCTGTTCTGCTGTTATCTTAGCTTTTGCAATTGGATTGCCGTTCTTTTCTCGTACCGTAAATGACAGTGATTCTTCACCTGTCTTATTGTCTGTTGTTCGTACCCAGGTAAGATAACTGTCTGTATTAGGTACTCTCAGTTGATTCGCCATTAGCTACCTCTCCTTTCGCAAATGCTATACTTGCTCTTGGTATTGCTTTAACGGTATAACCTCCGTATTCAGAATCAATAGTATAACCTTCTGCTTCAAATTCATTACGCAGATTATGTGATGCAAATTCGAATATATCAAATGCAAATACAGCCATACACTTATAACACAGATAATGCTTTATCTTTCCAACAACCATTTCGGTTAAACCTGTTTCGATTTTATGACACATCTCACAGGATTTATTCGATACAAATCTACTCATTGCACTAATCCTCCTGATAGATAACAGTATAAATAACCAAAAACTCAATATGAGGTTTGTGTACAGTTGTACATACTTTAATATCCAGTATGTTATGTGTTGCTCCGAATTCATTTATCTGTTTTTCGACAGCAGAAATGGAACCGATACTGTTACATATAAAGTTTTTAATCTTCTTTCCCATTTATGACCTCCTCTGGGCTTGTATTTGCCTCAAATTCTGAGTTTTCATCTTCTACCCTGTCATCTGTATCCTCTTCCTTGTCAGACGCGGATTTGGACGATTTAAGGGTATATTTCGGTGTCAAGTTAAGCGTTGCCGCATATGCTTCTGCTTCATAATGCTTGAAGAATACCTGGTCACGTTCATTATAGCTGATACAATAACATCCAGCCTTGGTTGTGCCAACAATCATACGTGGATATACGGTACGTACTTTCAAATTAATGATTTCCTTAGTACCGTATGCTGCAAGAACGTGTACAAAGAAAATTGTCTGACCTCTCTCATAGAAGTTTCTAAAATCAAAATCTGGCTCAGGCAATCCTTTCTCTTTCGCTTTTTGAAATTCACGCTCACAAAACTCTTCAAATGTTTGTGGCTCTGGTCCTTCCTCTGGAATATCTAAGGCTTCGAATAATGAATTATCATGAACTTCGACTGGTTGAGCGTCAGTTGTCTTTGTTCCCTTTCTACGCTTCTTCTGTGCCTTGACTCCTGTATTAAGTAAGGCTTCCGCATCAGATTGTTCAGTAGTATTCTCGATATCTTCAGTGTCATTGATGTTTGTTACAGTGCCATTGATTTTATCTTTGGCTTCTTTGATAGCAGAGCCTAAGCCCTTACTAACTCGTTTTGAAAGCTTGGCCATTATGATACCTCCTTAAATATTTAAGCCCCTTCCGCTAGGAAGGGGCTATCGTGTTACATACAACAAAGTGCGATGAACATAGTATTACAGATAAGACTGTCTGCTAAGTACCAATACTTTATCGGATTCTTGGCTTTGTTGTTTTTAGATTGTATCCAGCTCAACAACATAAGCGTTAAGAACATGATAAAACCAGTACCGTGTGGCAATATACATGCTAATATAAAGGAAATTACCCAGTATATGAGCTCAACAAGCTGGAGCAGTATAAACATACCTAGCTGTTTCGGTGGAATTTCCTTGAATACGCTATCCCTGAATCTTGTCGGGCCACCAATTGCCGAAATGCCCTTTAACATAAGCAGTAAAATGTTTATGTCCAAATGCTTATTAAGGTCAGGGTTTTTACTAATAGATTCCGACAAAGTCATTACACTTTCAGTCATGTTTTTGTAAGCATCTGCCCACTTATGCCGTTCCAAGATAGGTTTAGAAATCGTTTGTATGTAATCATGTAAACATACATGATACACCTCAATTAAGATACAAATAATCAATAATACTTTTTCTGTTGTCATAATTGTCCTCCTCAAAATAAATAAAGCCCAGGCGGTCCCTGGGCTCTTATTATTAGTCAACAGTTCTTTCGATACCGTCCATTGCATCTTGTGCTGTATAGTAGTATCCACCCGCCGAATGACTATGCCTGGTGTCAAAGTTTCTTTTTCCGCACAGAACGAGATTCGAACTCGCGACTTCCAAGCCCCAGGCCTGGCGTTGTCCCGCTCAACTACCCGTGCAAGAAACTCTTGAATGCATCCCCCAGGAGTCGAACCCAGAACTACTTGCCAAGGCGACATGGAGCGCTACTCATTGCTGCTTGGCGTTCACCCGTCACACCCTAATCAGGGTGCTTTCACCGAGTTCACTTAGTTGACATTGAGTACTCTATCTCGTAAGCTAGACGAAGATGCATAGCTGGGCTAGTAAGATTCGAACTTACGGATGCAGCAGTCAAAGTGCTGTGCCTTGCCGCTTGGCGATAGCCCAAGGTTATGAATGCATTATAATACCTTTCGGTAAAATTTGCAATGCTCTTTTCAGAATTTTCAGCGATAAACAGGGGATGGAGCATATGACATCCCCTGTCCTAGTAGCCTTATGGCTCGCACACTCGCTCTTATGTACTTGTAGTTCCTCGTCGTTTATCCCTATCTAATAGACAGTGAATGGTCGATTTGTCTCATCTCTGCTTTTAACCCGACACTACGTATACTACCAACTATAACTTGTTTAGGTTTTATCGGTCTTTTTCTGGTTACATCTAAGTGGGCCTGGTAGGCAAAACAAGTAACGTTCCCGAAGCATTTGGTGTTGAGGCTATGCGCTGCTTTTTCACCATGTCTTCTAAAACACTTAGCGGTTTGATAACGAGTTTTCCTTCTCAAAAATATACATATGTTCCCACGCTTAAGTTCTTTATTACATCTAAGTGAACTTGGCCTACGTCATATTTCATACGGATTTGTACGCATGGGTGCGTCCGTGGCTGATAATGTCTTAGCGGTTTATTTCAGAGTATCCTTCTCTATCATCCTGTTTAACTATACGCCCAGTCAGCAATCTGGTGACATACGGTCCTCATATGCGAGACCAGTGTTCACTTATTTTGTTTTGTTGCATGTGCCATACGGCTCTAAGTTTGGGTTCTGCGGGTTCCACTAGCAATGTCTTCCCTATCTTAGCGGTTTATTATAGGGTTTTCCTTCCCATAAAGTTTAAATGTAAATTTCAGCAAACACAAAGTTTTCTTTTTGCAATGCTTTAGAAATAGCCCGTTTTAATGTGGTATTTACTGGCTCAAGAATGCCATCGTCAAGAACTTTTACACCTGGTACATTATATATAATTTGAGCAACCTTTTCATCAGTTTCGTAGAAAGGCACATCGACCATATATTCCATTGCTACGCAATCAGCATGATATAACTTATCGTGATAAGTATTAGCTGTAACGAAGGCTGTAACTTTTTGTCCGTACTCGTCTGCATAAGCTGTTGTGAAATACACACCTTCCATATTTGCCTTACGCAATTCCTGCATATTACCTCCTACACTCCCATAGCTAACGCATGATAAGTCTGCACCAATGCTTTGTAGCTTGCTTCACGACGAACTGTTTCACGGTATTCACGCTCCAGAATATCATAATTCTTTTTGAGCTCTTCCAGTTCTAAGAACAATCTCTGATTGTCTTTCTCCAGGGCATGTATATTGTTGTCTACCTTAACAGGCTTGGTGGTAGCCTGAAGATAATATACTTTGTAATCAGCAACCTCTCCTTTGGCCTGCTTTTTGCCAACTGTGATTGCTTCGATGCCGATACCTGCCTTTTTCAGCCTACCTGTTCTCAGCGTATGTACGGCAGACAAGAAACGTGTGACTTCTGCTCTGTCCGTTACTATGTGTCCACATAAAATCTGCATTAATTCAGCTCTGGTGATAATCTGTGTGGTATCTGCAACCTTCTTCAGTAAATCCACAGTGCCATCGTAATTGTACTTTGTTGTAATAGCCATATGTCCTCCTTATGGTGTACTCTTAAGAGTCGCTACTGGTTTCGGAATTCTATGTAAGGCTGTCTGAGCACTTACAATACGATTGTAAACATCGTTAAAGTTCTTTAAATCTTGTGCTGACAAATTAGATACATCAGCACCATCGGCAACAAATCTTGCCTTTTCCATGAATGTTATACTGGTATTATACAGTCTTCCCATGACGTCGACATATTGGTTATCTTCAAGAATACGATAACCATAGCCCTGAATTGGGTCTAATCTTAATGCCATAGAGGTGAGTTTCTCGATTGCTTTTGCAACCTCACGAGAATACTTACCATTTAAGCATCCACACGCTTTACGATAAGGTATGCCGATAATCTGCTCGATATCTACATGTGGAATCAATTGTCCTTTCTGGGGATTCTGTTTTACATAGTCCACCAGTTTTTCATATGGCTGAACTTTAGTAATCAAAATAATCCCTCCTTATGCAGCCATCTCTACAACTTTTGCAACATGGAACATGCCGTTAGAACCACCCTTACTGGATGGTCTATGACTACCGATACCACATGCAAAACCTGCACAGTTGATAACTTCCAGAATCTGGTCTAAAGAATAGTTGTCTGGAATATACTTAATAGTAAACGTTGTTTCCCAGTCCTTAAATACATTTCTGTAACAAAGAACAGGGCTACCCTTCTGCGGGCTAAACAGAGACTTGTCATATGTACTCGCTGCGAATGTAATCGGCAGGAAACTGTCAAGAATCTGCATATTTGCATTAAACTTTGTACTGTATGTTTCGCCCAGTACACGAACAACTGCATCACACAGAGCTTTCTTTAAACCAGAAGACGGATAACCTGGAACATTGTTTGCTAATGCGTTTCTCCAGCCTTCTTCGGTATAGTTGGTTTCCTCGCCCTTTAACCAGTGGATGGAACCAACAAGATGCTCATACATGTTTACAGGAGCCTTGGTACCCTGAACCTTGCCCTCCTGCTTATCTGCGAGCTGCTGAGTTGTACTGTCTCTCATTTTGTTAAGAATTAAATCACTATCCCCCTGAATGGTGATTGTTGCTGTAGCAAAACGAATCTTATTCTGTAATTCAGTTTCTACTACCTGTACTTCTGGGTTTGCACTTGTCTGAGCTTTCTTAGCTGCCATAATGTGTGTCCTCACTTTCTACCTACTTACTTTAGTAGGATTTTGTTTTGTAATGTCCTACGTTGCACTGACATGTATTCTGCTGTCTTTGTGCTTGTGTTTATGAACACATATAAAGGCTCTAAGAGCCATTTGATATGTAATGTTCGGACGTAAGCTGTATTGAGAACTGTTTTGACTTCTCCTAAGCTATCCTGTTCTTATTGACCAATTAAAGCCAATATATGTATTCATAATCATTAGTGGGGCGTTAGCCCCACTAAATTTATAAGCATAAATAAAGGCTCTAATGAGCCTATGTATTGTTATTTGGTACTTTGTGCTATACTGTCCTGTTAACTTATGCAATACGCTGTGTTGTAGTGAGATTAGCTGTTTTTTTGCTGACGTATCCTGACCTGTTCTGTACTATTTTATTGACTAATTAAAGCCAATATTTATGCTTATAAAAATAGGGCGGTAATTTAACCGCCCCTCTGTCTTATCATGATATAAATTGTCATTTGTTGTGGTAGAAATGCACTGAGTTGTCCTGTCCTCTTTTACATGAATATTGACTCTAAAGCCTTTGATATACGCTATTCTGTTCTCAGGTCTCGTGTTTCTGAAATGTTCTGTCCTGTTCGAACTTGTAGTGTGGTTATTAGCCATAAAGCCAATATGCATGTAAAAGAATAAAAGACTTGTATTGTAGTATTTTCTGTTATTCTGCATTCTACTGATATGGTCTGATATGAGCAATTCTATCCTATATTGTACTCGCAGTAATCTTACCGCAGATATAAAGGCTCTAAAAGCCATTTGAAATATGATGTAATGATATACGCTGCACTGTCCTGTCATATTCTGACCTTTGTTGCATTCTTCTCATTGACCATTAAAGCCAATATATCTACGGTAAGATTATATATTAAGGATTAATTACTGCCTGTAATGCCTGGATTGCAGCTGGAATATTTGGATTAAGATGAGCATAAATCTGATATCTATTAATAAAATTCTCAGCATCACGCTTCATTCCTTCCATAATTCTGTCTGCTTCACTAGCATTCTGAAAGATTACTTCGGTTTTCTTATATGTACCATCTCGTTTACCTGTATTAACAAAGTATCGCACGACAGTTGGTTGCATAGAAACAGTATCTTCTTCCTGTTTGACTACTGTAATCTTAAGAAAACGAAGTATGTCTCTTGCCTGCTCATTTCGGTGAGCTTCAGCGGCAATAGTATCGTTCCATTCAAATAAGTTATACATTTCACAGGTAGGATTGTTACGAGCAAAGTCTACAATCTCCTGTGTATTGAATTCATCGGTACCATTGCTATACCCGATACTTTCAAGTTCTAATGCTACTTTATGAGCATCAGCTTTAGATTTGAATCCACATTGCGGAATCCATTCGCCTATGATTGCCATTTGGTTTACCTCCTATGTACCAAAAATAATAATTAAGGCTAAAGTAGCAAACATTGAAACAACCATAATGACTTCGCCCCAATCTGTTTGATTGCTGTTAGGTTTTTTAGGCATCTTCATTTTCAGCCTCCATTTCTTTAATAATTGATTGAATATCTTCACGGCAGAAGTTGAAATCAACTACTAATTCATCTTCTGTAAATCCAATACTAAGCAATGTCTTAATCACGTCATCGTTGCGTTCTGCTACAGACATATGATTAAGTACTGCATTCAATAATTCTACAGCGCGGTCACGGGTTATTGGTTTCTTAAGCTTCTGATAGTCTTCTCTAGTAATATACTCATTACACTGAGTAATACTAGATACATCTGCACCGTAATTACACCCATGCATACATCTACCCAGCCAGCACCAATGACATGTCCAACAATTCTTGCCTTTTGGTATCTGCATAAGTCACTTCCTTCTTAATTTGTATTTACATTGGTTCTCGTTTGCTAATTTTAAAATACGTTTCCAAATTTTTTCGTCAACACGATACAAATTACATACAATGTAATATTTATCAGAATCTATAAGAAAATCCATTGCTTTAAGCATTGCACAATCTTTAAGTAACCCGTAGATTTCGTTTTCTATATCTCGCGGATATTCATCTAAGTCATTACCATTTTCATCGTAATACGGCAAAGGACTTATAGATGCTGTACTATGTAAGTGTATTTCAGAGTCCTTATATTGAAAAACGAATGTTAAATAAGTATTGTGCCAGTAACAATGAGTACCACTGAACATTCTAAACAAATCATATACTTGAATCAATTCTGGCATTCTATATTTACCTCCATAATTCTAATGTTTGTCGTTCTGGTATTTGCTCATAATAAGACCTGTCTCCAGTTTCCTCGTATTTAGCTAAGAGTTCACACACAGTTTTTTCACAAGTGATAGGTCCTTCGATATATGAGTACATAATGCCAACACGCATAAGTTCTTTAATACAATGAATTTGATGCGTTGTATACCCGTTAGGGAGAACAAAGCTATCGTACCAACATACACAATAGCCAGTATACTCAACAAGCCACTCCATAGGGGCAGCTCTGTCTGGTATTTTAGCATTAAGTGCATCTTTGGTTTCGCCAGTAATACGAATAAGTTTATAAAGATGGCTAGGTTCAGCATATTCAATATCGCCATCGGGAGAAATAACAATCTCACAATAGCATTTATGATTATGCTGAGCAATAAAGTCTTTTACATTCACTTTGCCATCACTTCCTGCCACCACTCAACGGTATCACATCTGTTGTTTCTAATACCAAGCGGTGTTTCGTATTTCTGGTCTTCCCATAATGCCTCGTATTTCTTGTTTATCTCAGGAATTGACATCACAGGAAAGTGCAATGGAAATGCACGGACAAAATCATCGGGAGTAATTACATAACCAGCAGGAATCGGACCGTTCTTCTCTGCGATGTTTTTCAATAATTCCTTAAGGACAATCTGAAATTGTCCAGGGTTTCCCTCTACGCAAAGATACAGTATCAGCAACAAATCATCAGGTAATACAATGTTGATACCGAATACCTCGAATTTCTTAAGGATAATCTTTGAAGTAAATATCTCAGCAACTTCTTCATCGTGCTTGGTCATATCTTCGTCTTCTCTGGCTTTAATGCTCCAGTGGATAAATAACTTAGAACATAAATCAATTTTTTCATGTGTTTCCACAACAACACTCCTTTCTGTAAAACAAAAAGACAGGGCATAAATCTTATGAAATATGCCCTGTCTCATGTTCGTCAATCAATGACTACTTTACTGCTTCCTTCAGTGCCTTACCAGGAACAAACTTAGGAACAACAGTAGCTGGAATAACCATAGGCTGCTTGGTAGCAGGATTGATACCATTCTTTTCAGCTCTCTTAGCTGTAGTGAATGTACCAAAACCAATCAGCTGTACGTTACCGCCTTTTGCGAGCTCTGCACTTACAACATCCATGAATGCCTTAAGATGAGCTTCGGTGTTCTTCTTGCTATCATTGGTTACAGCCATAATAGCATCAACTAATTCTGCCTTGTTCATTGTTTTAATCTCCTTTCTTTAAGGTAGTGGGACATTGGAGATTCGAACCCCAGACACCATGATTAAAAGTCATGTGCTCTGCCGACTGAGCTAATATCCCAAATATTCTAATTACGGTATAACATATTACAGCAAAATTGTCAAGAAATAACAACAGCCCTAGCGCTTTGCTAGGGCTGTCTCCGTATGTCCCTCGACCATACATACAGAAATGAGGTAAAAGGCATTTCAGCCAGAGGCGGGGGTGAGATTTGAACTCACGACCTTCAGGTTATGAGCCTGACGAGCTGCCGAACTGCTCCACCCCGCTATGTATTGGAGAAGCAAAACTGATTTTAGCTGAGGCACTGCCGTCAAAGCGTTCTGGCCTACTGCTTACATACGGGAACTTTCCCTTTCCGCCAACCTACCTCTTCTCCAAATGACTCCAACGAGATTCGAACTCGTGTTACTGCCGTGAAAGGGCAATGTCTTTACCGCTTGACCATGGAGCCAGGTTTTTCTTTCGCTACCAAAGCCTAAGCTACGCAAAAACCTTGATAGCGATGTGCGAACATGTCCGAAAACAGAGGTCTATACACTAGAAGTTGTTATTGGAACAAACCGTTAAGGATTTGTTTTTGGCAACCCAGTTACCTGGGTTTGGAGTGTTTACATATGAACCATCAAACAATCATATGACCGTATGGATTCAAACTGGGCATGTTGGGCTCGAACCAACAACCCCACGGTTAACAGCCGTGTGCTCTACCATTGAGCTAATACCCAAAGCGGTCCTACTACTCTTCCAGTTCGCTTTCGCTACTACGTTCAACGTTCAGACCTATCGTTTCTGACTAAGAGGTGACTAACCTGAGCCGTTTATTTACCTAAACTTTAAGAGATGTCTATTCTTTTCTGCATCCCGTGCTCAAAAAGAGGCGAACACATTAACCATCAGTGTTATTTGGGCTTGCTCCTCTTATCACTTCATCCGCACAAGCTTTGGATTTCTGTGTTATACAGGATTAGTCAGTATCCTGTAATAGTAGAACATAGCAGAGTCGAACTGCTGACCACGATTATCAGTCGTGTGCTTTACCGTTAAGCTAATATTCTATAATACAAAGCTGCTACTTGGCCCTCTTCAATAGGCACTTCACATTTAAGAT